ATGCCCAAACAGATGCCCATACGTTCAAAGAAGCAAGGCTGACTTTGTCCTTAGCTTGAACAATGTATTGCACGATGTTGATCGGAAGATTAAGAGCAAACGAGAATGCAATAGTAGGTTGCATTGCTTGCTTCAACATACTGATGCCTAAAGATTCATCAGGCAGGTCTGCTTTCAAAACACGGGCTTGTACAGCAGTGCTATCAGGCTCACGCACAACCAACAAGCTGTTATACTTGTTTAGATAGGTAGTTACTGTCGGAGATAGAACACCTGCAAATGGGAGCGGTTGAATAGCAACCCCAATCTTTGCAAGTGGCCCTGTAGTAAGGATGCGGGTAATTTCGGCAAGGCTCTTTTCAAGTTCACCGATAGCTTTTTGATCGACAATGCGTGAATAGGAACTCTTAATAGAATTCAATTCAGTCTTGAAGAAAATCTTCTGAATAGCCCAAGCGGTATCAATGTACGCCTTAGACTTAGGATCATTCATTTGGTTTTCATCAAGCTCACGATGAAAATATGAGTTTGTTGTCGTAGGAATAGTAACAGGCATATTAGCCACGGGCAGGCTAAGAATAGTGCTTTTATTTGCACCACGCTGCCCAACAAACATAACATCCATGCCGTCTTTGAAACGAACGCTAGGCTTGATGATATGGTTGGCACCTTGCGACATTGCTTGAATGTAACGCTTGACAGTACCTTCTTTGTCAACAGCCGTAGAGTACAGATGGTCGATAGTCTTGCTGATTTCAGCTCCAATATCTCTACCGTTATCTGTCCAACGCTTCTGATTAACAAGGCCTTCACTTAGGCCACCGAAGATTGCTTCAAGGTAGGCACTAAGCTCACACATGTACGTAGCAAGTTCTACGTACATCTTAGGAGCTTTTACCGAGCGCCGCGGGTGTAGATGCCTACGGAAATCAGCATCGCTATCTGGATCAAGAGCAACAGGTAGAAAGCTTTCAATCGTAGAACCTGTGGGTTTTGCAGCCGCTGACAAAGACAGAACATCCGCCTCTGCAAACAGCCTAGGCATTTTAGGTTTAATAAACATTTAGAGATACCCCGTATTCGCAACAATGTCACGCCACAGATCAGAAGCCGACAGGTCATTTTTTGTACAGTAGTTTAGGATTGTGTTAGCAATCACTACTCGTACAGGAGGAGAGTAGGGCAAAAAGAATGTCCTAGTGAAGCCTAGCAATGTTGTTTTGATATTGGTAGACTTAGACAGATACTCTTCAAAGGAAGTAGTGAAGTTTTCAATCTCACTATCAGATAATACCGCATCTACAGGAATCGCTTCCATGCGTAGAAGAGATAGCTCTGAATTCAATTGGGTAATGCTTGAAGTAAGCTTCGCTATAGTGGCTGTATTATCACCGGTTATTTGTTCATTCGGATTGGACTTTAGTTGTCCAACCAAATTTGCACTTTCCGCAGATAATGAAGCTACCCGCTCAAGAGCTTTAAGTACGCTAGGTTTCATGATATGTCAGCCCTGCAAAGATTTGAAAGAAGCTACCCACAGCTTACGTAGTAACTGGTTGTGAGCATGTTTACTCATCCACGATACTTGTTCTACAGGCTGGGCAACCTTAAAGCGGAAGACAAGCATATCACCAGCAGATCGAGATACATGCAAAGAATAATTGTTATTAATGAGAAGCGGAAGACGCCCAAGTACAGAAGGACTCTTCATAAGATCAAAGTATTTAGGTAGTGCAGACCTAGGCTTAATCGACGTTGATTTAATATTCATCTTCTTCCAACGTTCTTGGAGAAAGATGGGTAGATCACGATTATACAAATAGCCTTCTGCTTTGTTGAGCGTATTATCTAAAGGTTCTTTACGCTTAGGCATAACACAAAAGCTTAGATGAATATCACGACTACCTCGTAGCACAGGCGCTACCTCGAAGTGAGTCTTATATATGCGGAACAGGTCAAACACACGAAGCTTACGAAGCTCCTGTGCGAGAGTCTTAGCATACTGACCAAACTCTTCAGCAAGCAAATCTTCATACGCTTTGTACGGATTTACTGCTGTTTTCTTATAGCCTGCTTGCTTCATCAAATGCAAAAACCCAAGGACGCTTATCACGCGTTCCCTGGGTGTGGTTTCTTTTAGGTGGCCGCTTTCATCATAGGCGTCCCATGAAGATGAAAAATCTTCACTAATAAAGGGAGGCATACCTTTAGCGCCAAACTGAGAAAATAGTCCGTTAAGCGAGGTGTTCATTTATTACACCTATGTTTAAGACAAAGCTTCAGTGGTGAATTGAAGACGATCTGCGTTGGCTGTAAGGGCAAAGAACTTAAGGAAGTTTGCGATCAAGTCGGCAAGATGTTCGCTATCGAAGTTTTCCCAATCATGGGTAGCATCTTCACGTTCAATCATTTCCTTACCGATAACGTCGGCTAGCTTCTTCACAGCTTCAAACTTAGCAAGGCTACGATTGCCGCGTATGCTAAGGACTGTATTTGACTTATCGACGCCTTCATACAAAGGAGTAGAAACACGGACGATATAGTCAGCCATACCTGGACGAAGACGATCTAATTCAATGCGCAGGTAGCTGAGTTGCGGCATATCAGGCTTAGGCATTTTAGACTCTTCAGAATGAGAAGCTAACATACCTTTTTGTTCGGCAAACCGCAAGAACGGACTAATCCGGTTCTCCATTTCTTTGAAAGTCGAATAGGACATTACGCCCTCCTTTATACAATATATTTACAGTATTGGTTATACTTGACGGTTTAGCCAGAGAAGGAAGTTCAAGATGGCTCTATCCCCAGCAAAGTGAATAGCTTTACGATTCTTTACGTAGAAGGACTCTGTTACGTAGTTAGGTTGACCTTTAGTATCCCAAAGCCAGTCTTTGCCAAATTCCATTTCTTCATAAAGCCAAATTCCTTAACAATCTTTTTAGCTTCTTTAACACAGACATGGTTAAAAGCAACGTGCTTGTTAGTTTTGGGAAGGAATATAAAAGCTGTAATGCCGTCAATACCTGAAATAGAAACCTGAATCGTACTCATTTCTTGTTCTTCCTTTTCTTAGCAGTAGCAGGTTGTGCATCCCCTAGCAAGATTTGGTAAAGCTTATCCTTGGAGGTTTCATGCGTAGTCTGCAAGCCCGATCCAAACTGCTTTACCAAATCATCTAATTGATTTAAAGCAAACTGAGTTTGTCTAGGTGTGGATGTTTCCGTTATAAGACGACGTAGTTGGAAATATACGTCAGTCAAAAGCTGGGTAGTATCACTGACAAAAGGAACTAAGACTTGGCGTTGAACCATTTCTACTTGTTCGCTCATGTCAACAATAGTACGAAGGTCTGCAATAACCTCCCGCTGTTGGGACATTATCGTACTAAGCGCATATATGTCCCGCGAAGATAACGTGCTTTCAAGTTGCGTATTCAACCGTTTGATAAGCTTGGCATTGAACTGAAGCATACTAACGTATTCACGTTTGAATACAGCTTCCGGTCCGCCCGAGCCTTCTAAGTCTAAACTACCTATCTCCTCTTCCAAGTCAGAAGCTTGTGATTGAAGATCAGGTAGTCTCTTGGTAGCACGATTTAAACGCTTATCAGCTTTAGGTTGTGCATCCTCAGTAGGACGTTTCTTTTTCTTACGCTTCTGTTCAGGCTCAACAGGTTTCCCTACTAGACCCGGTTTCTTTGCTTCAACCTTACCTGGTTTACGACCGTTAGGCATAGTAATCTCACTCATGTTATATATCTCGATCTAAGCCTTACGAAGAGTGCGGATGTGCTTTATCTATAGCGTCCCACTCTTCCCAAGTGATTGAAGGAATAAACACCAACTTACTGTCCACTGCATTAAGCGTACCTATATGCTTGCCCTTATGATATACCTGATTAGGCATTACTAAAGAACATTGGTTTGCTTTAAGCCAGTGTGTAATGTTGGGTATCTCTTCTTCACGCTTGGGATGGCTTGAGAGGATTCGTATTTTTTGAGGCCGCATCTATTGAATCCCATTTATGTAGAGGACAAACAGACTCACGTAACTTGACTTTAAAAGTAATTACGCAGCCGCACTTATTGCAAAGGTCTACGCCGAAAGAAGTACGCTTCTGGTCACAGGAGTCACATACCTTTCGACGAGCCTCTGCTTGCACTTTAAGCATAAACGCCGTTAACACAATTCACCGCCACTCGCTTAAGGAAGTTAACAGTATCTTCAGGACTACGTGCACGATCTACAGGATTAACATCAAACTTCTTATCCTTGTAGTTGATAGTAATAGTGTGAATAGCCATTTCATACGGAGAAGCAAGTCCACGTGCAGTCAAGGCCACTTCTTCACCTTCAATGTCAAACTCATTTGATAAGGTAAAGTCAATTTGACCTTCACCTGTAACATCTGACAGCATTACCTCGAAAGAGGGCATACGACGACGTAGATTGGCCAGCGCATCACGACGGCAAGCATACTGAGTACCGTCTGTGTAAGGGGTGAAGATAACGTCACCCGATAAGGCGATCTTAACGCGTTCCATAACTTTAGGTTCCTTTTTAGTGTTAGAGTCAGTAACCGTAACAGACTCTACTTCGGGAAGATCCTGGGTAGAGGATTCTGTATCATCAGAAGGTGCTATTTCCTCTTGCTTCAGATCATTCTTAGTAAGAGCCGCCCCCTTCTTAACATAAGCACCCTTAAGGCGGCGAACGATCTTTGGGCCATCAATAATGATGCGATTACCGTCAACATTATCTAAACCTGCTTTACGTGCCCTACGACGGGTAACGCCATTACTACGAGAGATAGCCATTACAGGCCTCCTTACTTAGCAGCAGCCCGGCGAACAGATGTAGCGGCCTTTGTCTTACGAACACCGCGAGTTGTAGCAACGCGAGCAGAACGTGCGGGCTTGGCAGCAGGTGCTTTGCGGGAGATAGTTACACGACCTGGCTTCACAGCAGGAGCAGCAGCAGTTTCACCACCGGACTTCTTAGCAGCATTGAACTTGGAAGTATCAGACTTACCGATAGAGATAACACCGCCGTTCGGAAGCTTAACATGCACAACCTTACCGAACATAGACTGGCCTACAGCAATACCGGTTTCCTTGATACCACCAGCAAGAAGGATTTGAGTAACAACGTCAACGTTGGCATCAAACTCTTTGTTGGCTGCATCACGAATCTTGCCCTTTTCAGTCTTAACCTTATCTACTACCTTAACAGCCTTCTTGTTGTGGCTATTGATAGCGGAAACAGCTTTACGGACTTCAGCAGCGACCGTCTTATCAGCACCTTCAAGTAGCGCAGGAAGTAACAACTTGAATTTAATGCTGCTACCTGCAGGAGGTAACTTAGTACGGGACTTTACTTGTTGTCCACGAAGAGTTTTGTACTTGTGGTCATTCTTCTTTTCCAGTGAAGCAGAATACTTCTCAGCAGGTTTTGCTGTATAGAAGGTAGGACTAATAAGCTTTGCACGACTAGCTGATTCAGGGATTTTCCCATTAGCTGTCATGATACGGTTTGCCAACTTAGTTAGGGCAGCAACATCAATCAAACCATCCGCAGAAAGATAGGGATTTGCAGCAGAAACAGAAACTTTGATAGAAGAGTCATCCGCCAGCAAGGCTGCGGAAAAGGAAATTTTAGCCATTTTAAGTCGTCCTTTAGTTAATAAACCATATGTCTAAATTAGCATCTACCTTTGAATTTTCTATACCAAAGGTGTGGACGTAAAAAAAAGGAGCTTTTTAAGGCTCCCTTCGGTGTTACTTAACAAGTAGATCAACTATCAACCGCGACGCGATGCACGGGTAGATGAAGCGGCAACCTTCTTTGCAGCAGCAACCGGCTTTGCAGCAACCTTCTTAACCGGCTTTGTAGCAGCGGCCGGGGCACGTGACGAACGAGTGCTTGCAGGCTTTGTAGCAGCGGCAACCTTGGCCTTCGTAGCGTTCAACGAAGCACTACCTGCCGAGCGGGAAGCCTTTGCAACAACCTTGTCAGTAGCTTCACGACGCGATGCCCGTTCCGAACGAGTTTCACGCGCTGCGGTAGTACCGGCCTTCGCTGCACGTGCACCGCGCGTAGAAGTCTTTTCAGCAACGCCCTTTGCTGCACGACGGGAAGCACCAACCTTCTTGATTGCATCGGAGATCGGTGCAAGCTTCGAGACTTCCCGCGAACGACGCGGCACAGATTTGGGTTCAGCCTTTGCAGCACCGCGTGTCGAACCGCGTGTAGAAGTAGCAGCAGCCTTCGCCGGAGCAGCAGAAGCACCTTCCTTGGCTTTAGCAAAACGTTCTGCATCAGCCTTGCCCACAGAAACATAACCACCATTCGGAAGCTTGACGATGATTGTCTTACCCATCATCGACATGCCGATTGCGATGTTGCTCGACTTAACACCTGCTTCAGCCATCAGCTTGATGAAAGCATCGGCATTCTTGTCGAATTCCTTTGCGCCGATTTCACGCTTCTTGGCACCTTCCTTCTTGGAAGTAGCGATCAGCTTTTCAGCCAACTTGTTGTGGACTGCAATTGCCTTCAGAGCAGCATTGAAGTCTGCCGTGAAGTCTTCAAACTCTTCCAGTTCCTTGTAGTTGCGAAGCATTGCAACCATCTTTACACGCGAACCCGAAGCAGGCATACGCGAACGAACCTTAATGAGTTGGGCGCGCTTCTTGGTAAAAGCTTCGCCGCCTGCCTTGGCCTTTGCTGCGTCGTACTTCGGAATAACCTTGCCAGCGAAGTGAATTTCAGCAGGCTTGAGTTGTTCCTTGGTTGCAACCTTGTCGATTTCGCGAGCCAGTGCAACAATCGCTTCGACGTTCAGGAGGCCATCTTTGGACAGGAAATTGGTGGTCATTTTAAAACTCGCTTTCTTTGTGGTAGATTATTTGTGAAACAGTTAGGGCAGGTGAAACACCATTGTCACACATACCCTTTATTTACAGTATTACGAAATCAATAACCGTTGAATGCCATGTAAAACAAACCTGACGGTTCCGGAGTTAAGCAGCAAAGTTGCTCGTCACCTTTCTTTTGAATGAAGTATGCAGTACCTTCATCATTAGATGGGAACAGCCCTTTACCTTGTGACTCCCAGCCACAGTCTTTCATAGCTTTCTTGAGTAACTCAAGATCCCAGTTTTGACATTCAAAGTCATAAGAACCAGGGCTGTGAACACGCTGAGGATTGCAGCCAGATTTCTTGAAGAAAGCAACCAACTTGTCTTCATTAGGTGTAGAAGACGATACTGAGATTTCGATTTCCATAACAAAACCCTTTATGAATTTTTCAACATCTGGCGCACACATTCTGCACCTGTTATCAAACCTACTTCGTATTGGTTGATCGCTGTCTTCAACCTTTGATCTTGGGAGCCACGCAGATCACGATACAGACTTAGCAGGATAGGATCAGAAGTGCCGATCTCCAACTCCTCTGCCTTTCGAGCAATTCTTGCTTTTGCTACCCGATCTTTACGAGCAGCATTTTTCGCTTCAAGTTCATCAACAAGTTTCTTTGCTTTCGTCATTTTCTTGCTCCTTGTGTTATTCTGCTTCGTGAGCAGATTATATCACAAAAACGCAAGAATGTCAAGCCTTGTGTTTCACGGGCTTTGTGACATGCTGAAGCTTAGATTGGAGCTTTTTCTTCTCTTCTGCTTTATGCTGGGCACGTAATTTGTCCAACTGTTGCTCAAGGTTGTGTATCTTAATCAACAATGGGTTTTTAAGCTTGTGCGGTTTCTTAGATTCGGAAACCAAAGGAAACGTGATCTTCATCAGAATACTCCTCTGATTATAACTTAGGGAACTCTACACTAAACTTACCACCTTCTGGAGAAACTACACACGCTTCATCACCAGAATGAACGAAGTGATATTCACCAGTTGAAGTAGGTGACAGATCAGGTTGTGGCTCCCAGCCGATATGTTGCATCTTAGTCATTACTTTAGCAGACCAGTTAATGCACTTATACACATTGGCTTTTGCTTCGTACTTAATCTTTGTAGGCTTACAGCCGGTGGCTTTCAACAAAGCAATTAACAGCTTTTCATTGTATCCGGGTTCTTCATCAGACACAGAGATCCGTGACTTAATAAGAAGTGTTGTTTCTGCGGATACTGATTCTGCGAAATTCATAGCTGCTACCTTTGCGTCTTGTTCTGTTTGGATTGTGTATTCGCCTACTGAAGGATCAAAGCCGCAATCGCCGTCTTTAATCTTGTCACCTACTTGGAAGCCGTAAATTGCACGATGTGACCAACCATACCATTTGCCATCGGTTTCACTCTTGCCTATACTGCTAACCGTATGCTTGTCAGTCGAGCGTTGAGGAATAATACCGTACTTTTCATAAAGACGTTTTGCAACATCCTCATTGCCAATGTACGAGCCGTCTTTAGCATAAGCTGAAGTCATTTCTGTGGCGGGTGTAGTTTTATCAAAACCCATAGACCACAGTTCTTTACGAACTATATAAGGGCCAATGTCTTCCTCAGATATTAGCTTCTTATCAATGTCGCCGGCAGTTGAAATGAGGATGTACATTTTTAATCCTTGTTAATCTTTTAACAAATTCATTATTTTAACCCGGGTCAAACCTGTAACTAGTTTAGCTTTTAATTCTTTAATCTCGTCGTTCGCTCCTCGTATATTAACTTTATGAGTCATTGGACGAGAATTACCAAATCTACGAGCATCTGTAAGATTAGTCTTTAGATGCTCTCTAAAGACTTGTTTATTAGCAATAGCATCAAGAATTTTAAGGTCTGCTTTCAATTGAGCTTTTGTCCATTTAGACTTTTTAGCTTCAGCACTTAGAGATTGTGCAACTTCAATAGTTAGTTTCATTTCAACACCTTTGAGTTTATATGGGAATAGGTGGGTATCTAATTAAAAATACCCACCAGTTAGTCAATTACATGAAAGCGTGGGCACGGGCGCGCTTGGCGAACTCTGCGTAGAAAGCTGGCGAACGAGCAAAGACCTTCTTGTAGAAAGCCAGCAGAGTCGAAAGATTAACGACACCACGAGCAGTACAAACAGCTTGGTCCATCTGTTCTTGTTCAGACATTTCCGGTTCCGGGAAGTCTTCAATGTTGAAAGATTCAACAACAGCAACCTTATCAACAACTTCACCTTCAGACTCAGGTTCCGCACCGACAGGCAGAACGATCAGCTTGTCATTAGCTTCATCGCTGGCAACAACGAAGCCGAAATTGACTTCACCGCTAGAATTGGAAACGAAAGCAATGAAGTGGCCGCCGACAACAGCTTTCTGCTTGGCAGACAGTTTAGCAGTTGCCTTCTTGTATTCGCTAGACAGGCTATAACCGCTGCTGCATACAACATCAAGCAAGCCCTTGAGGGATTCGTGATCTTCGATACCAGTACCCTTAACCAACAGATCACCAGCTTCAGTCTTACGCAGAACCCACATCTTTTCTTCGTCATCCATAAAGATGTTGGAAGAAACAGAACGGAAGCCCGACATGCCTTCTTGGAAAGCAACTGACTGAGTATTGACACGAACGATGCCTTCAACGCGTTCCGAGTACGGAGCTTTGTCAACAGACTGGAAGGAGCCACAAACAGCCATCAGCTTGTTGTCGAAAATCTTGCTCAGAGATTGACCCACAAGAGCATGATCTTCACGGCTTGCACGGGTGTGCATAACATCAACGACGACACGCGCAAGACCGTCACCAGCAAGAGCGTAGCCGATAAGGTTTATGGTAGGAACCTTCTCAGCAGCTAAGTTAGCAGCAACAGAAGAAACAGAAGTGGACATACGACGACTAGATTGCATTTTAAAACTCCTTAAGTTCAGGCCGCTCGGCGATTTTTACCTGGCTCAGCCCTTAGTGGTACTACGAAAATTATTTTACGATACTACCCTTTAAGTGATTTGACGACCAATGCACTATCTACATCATTCCTTGATAAGTAATAATGCTCCAACTTAGCAATAGTAGATGGACCGAATTTGTACAACGCATTCAATCGAACCAGCAACTCCAATATAACAGGTTGCCAGTCATACAGCTTTTTCTGGCGTAGTATCTCAACACTGTCATACCATACAGACTTACTACCTTCTACACCCCAGCGCCATTCACTAGTTGCACGATTGAGTAAGAAAGCATGCTTACCTAAAGAACCGGCTAAGTGGATGACCGCAGTATCTGCTGATACAATATGCTGACAACTATTCACCAACGCAGCGGTATCATAGAAGTCACCGCATATATTTATATCGTTATTGATACCTTCTACGTTCAGTCCTTTTTGCAAAGAAACTAGTTGAATTTCATCAACAAAGAACAAAGGTTGTAAGACTTCAAACGGTAGACTACGTGTTGCATCTTTGATGTTTGTATTACTACCTGCCCAGCAGATACCGATAGAGGGCTTGCCGTTGTTACCAGATCGCACCAACGTACTTGAAATATCCAAGTAACGTTTGCCACTGACGGTATCAAGAACTTCCTTGAACAGATAAGGAAGACTCATTGTCAGAAAGTAATGCGTGTAATCGCAGTTCTCATGAACACTCGAAAGGTCGTTAATAACATCAACACCTTGAGAAGTGAAAATGCGATTAAGAGCAGGCGGACAATGGATTGTGATATTACCTACACGTCCTTCGTCACGAATACGGTTTATATACCGCAGCATCATCAAGCTATCACCGAAGCCTTGTTCGGCAATCAACAACAAGCGATCTGTAGCTTGACCGCCCCAACGAGGTACTTTAATCTTGCTTAGAGTGTCCAATGTAGCTTTTAACTGGACACCTCCTGCTCCTTGAAAACGGTACTCATAAAGTTCAAAGCCTTTATAGTAATCACCGTTCATCAAGTACAGTTCACTTAGCTTGTAATAGACTTCCAACTTAGTGGGATCAGCTTCTAAGGCAAACAAGTAGTAAGCCTGAGCTTGTTGGAAGTTATTCAGTTCTTGATACATCAAACCCAAGTTGCTGTAAGCGGTACTAAACTTAGGATTTAGAGTGACCGATTTCTTGAAGTAATCAATAGCTCCTTCATAGTCTAAGTCTGCATGTTTGACCATGCCCCAAGAGTTGAAGGTTGTTGCAGAAGGGATAACAACACGGGAGAGTAATTGAGAAGCACGAACATAATCACGCTCCTCGATCATAATAACAGCAAGGTTGCTACGAAGAGTATCACAACAGGTTGCGTATATGATACCTTCCTTCCAAGAAAACTTAGCGGTTTCCTTATCACCTGATTGGTAATACTCAAGGCCTAGGTCTACATAATGCGATTCATTGTCGGGATTATTTTTAATAAGTTGTTTAAGTTTAACAACAGATTCAGCATTGACAGGCATTTGATTATTTCCTCTTATGTGAATTTATTTCGTGTTGAGCCACTTCTGATAAAGCTTGATTGAGTTCAACATGTACGTACCTAATACCCTTTTGACAACGTGAGTCATTAGGATCTGAAACATGCGAACCTGTTTGTAAAAACTTGTATATACCTTTAGAAAAAGAAGGAAGACCGCGTAGTATGTCGATCTTCGGAACCTCTTTTACATTGCTTTCAGCTAATGCTGCACCTATGCGGGCTGCTTCAACAAACAGAGGCTTTAGGATTGCTTCTATCTTAGAGGTGTATTTAGACTGAGCTTTTACTTTATCAGTCCTGTTATAAAAGTTGTCAAATAACATTTCAGCTAAACTTAAAGGTGTAGGTACACCCATGCAGATAACAACTTTCATTCAGGATTCTCCTCAAGATACTTAGGAGTTACATACACTTGTCCATGAGATTTAGTATGAATTACTACTAAGCTACCTTTGTCGATAAACTATTTAACAACCCTACGCACTTGATCCCAGTTTCGAGGTGCACAGTTATGAGCAGTTATATCAGCCATTAGGTCAGCCCATATAAATCTACTAGATCCTTTAGTGCGTAACTCTATTAGCTTACGCCAAGCAGCATAGTTAGCCGGGGCGGACACGCTAATAAACAGTTCCATCTGAGCCTCCGACCAATAAAGTTGGTAAAGGATTGAAGGGCTTTATGAAGATACTGTCAATGTTTTGCAGTCGCACAAACTCTCTACCGTTTTCATCCCAGCCTACTGAATTTGTTAAACCGTACTGCGAAGCAAGCTCTAGTTCAGTGAAGCCTGTATATATGGCAACAGTGTATAGGACTTTACCTTCTACAAAAGCAACAGCGATAACTTGAGCTTCTAATTGAAGTTTCTGAAGCTCTACAGCTACAGTCTCACCCAACGCAAACTGAGAAGGTAGAGGATTGCCAAAAGAAATAGATAGTTCCATCAGAACCTCCGACCAACAAAGTTGCTAAATCCATTGACCCGGGTAGTTGGGGAATTCGTAAGTGAAAGAATACCTGTAGCGTAAGGATTACGCATAGCTGTACCACCTTGGCTACCGTCACCGCCAAAGAAGCCTTGTTGCGTAATCTGCTTCTTCAATGGGACTACAGTATCTTGAATACGTGCTTCAATACGTCCTAAAGCTGCATCAAGCTGGGGAGTACGATCAACGTTCAAGCTAATGCCCTGACCGCTGAAGTCGAAAGCTAAACTACCTTCTGCAATCAATTGGGTTGCAAGAGCATAGTAAGACGCACAAGTAATCCACGCATCCAACAGCATACCTTGCATGTTGGTACCTGTGAATGTTGTTGTCGCGGCAGTCATGTTGAACAGGTATAAGCCTCGTTCAAGATAGCCGAGTATATCACCTGCAGTGTATTCCAATTCAGGAATAACATTCTGGATACGAGACTTATTCAGGAAGTCTTCGATCATTGTTGCTGCCAACGCGATCTGCGGAGTTATACACCAGTAGCGATAACTGTAAGTACGAGGACGACCGTTGATCTTACTCTTTACAATTAAAAGGTTTGCTTTCAAAGAAGGCATAAGCATGATTGCCGGAAAGCTAACTAGTGTTTTCTCAGCACCTACTGTCTTTGTAACAGAAGGATCTTCAAAGCTTACTGCACCTGATAGCACTTCATTGTTACCGGAATACACTTGAAACTTGCTAGGTGTGTTGCTTGCGAAATACGCAAAGGGAAGTGCAAGCTCGACAGTATCATCACCGTCCAACACTACTATTTCACTGTCACGCCGATCGACACGAGGATCAATCAACATCGTATCGAAGTTCTGATACTTCTCGCCGTTTGCAGCCCTCATACGCCAGCGAAGACGGTATTCGTCTGTACGCTCAACACCTAAGTTAGGCAAGCTAACCGCTGCTTCCCATTCACCAGGGTTTGCAGTAGGACTTGCATTGTATTGAGCAATAACCGTCTTGTCTTTATCCAGCAGAGCTACTCTGGGATACCCAGGAGCAGGAATGATCGTCGTATCATCTTCATCTAAGAAGGTCATCAGTGCAGTAGCAACCGACCCATCAACTGCTCGTAACATAATGAAGCTCCTTATGCGTAGAACTGAGTACGCACATAATCACGGTAGTCAGTAACGTTGTCTAATCCAAATTCCATAACTGACTTTTCTTTTGCGGTCAGCCACTCAAGAGTATGGTTCTCTGGAATCTCATCCCTGTACATAAGAGCCGTGTATAAGCAGTCTTCAAAACCGCTAGGAGCAATCTCCTGCTGAGTACGCTGAAGGGTAGATAACAAACTATTCTCTAGGTAGTCTAAAACCTTGTCTTCGACTACCTTAGTTAGCATACCGTTATCTACGCGTATGTACATTAGGATGTACAGCATAGTCGTAGGAGTTATGTGTTTTGCGGAGAGCATATTAGGGGCAGACAACCAGATGTGGCGATTAAATACCCATAGATGATATGGGGTGCGTGACATGAAATTGTACATAGGCTGCATATAGAAACCGCTATGCACCATCGGCAGATTGAAGGCTTTGTAACTACCTTCATAGTCTGTGATATTTGGATTCCAGTATTTGTGCTGTCTGACAAAAGACTTAGAAATGCACCCTATTAGGAAGTAAACAATTCGCGGTGTCAAGCTATCGTACTTCAGGCCCAGGTATTGAGACTGGGTGTGAGGAATACCGATAGTGATAAACTTAGAAGACTTCTGTCCCCATACGCGAGTGTTAATCCAACGAAGCGACGTATAACCTACCTTAGACAAATGCGTATATTGTTCATCAGAGATTGCAAAGGTGAACAACCAAGTACAGGCCAAAGGTTGCGCTTCTTTAGGAGGCGTTTCTAAGTATCCAAAAGATACTCCGGCATGAGTACATGTAACATTTACCAAAGTAAAAGGCTCACGGGCGGAGAATACCTTCGGGGTACTGTACAAAGCAGGAGCTATGTAGGTATCAAATAGGGTACCAACATCAACATATTGACTCCGTACAAGCGCCGAAAAGGTGCCGCCCGATAAGGGAAGCACCTCTAGTTTGAAGTTGTACGGAGTTTGTCTATGTTTCATAAGTTAACTTGAGAATAGAGCTTGTGTAGGAATAGTCTCAGCACGGATATGTTGCACCCGTTCATCGTCGTCTGCACCTACACGCATAAAGTTGAGTATGCCGTTTATGATAGACCCGATATGAACTCGGCCCATGTCTGCCCAGTAGCCCTTACCGCTGCCTTTTAGCAAAGATAAGTTATACTCTTTACCCGGTACGGGCATATGCTGACGGCGGTATGCTTCATTCTCAGGAGTATTAGATAGAGAAATAATTATCTCCATGATCGTTCCTTAGTTCTGTAGAGCGAAGCGCAGAGCCTTCTTCTGCTTTTCATCCAAGTCTAGGATGGTAGCTGCATCATCTAGCTTCTCAAGATTGAAATGCTTGGTAGACTTATCAACATTAGGTACTAGGATGAATGTTAATGTACGGGCTACATTGTCCAACTTGTACGTAAAGATTTTACGTGAAGCCCGGCTATTAACAATTGCATTCAAGCGTGCCATAATATCAATAATCATCTTCTGCTTGGCCGCGTCAGTCTTGATAACAGCGCGATCCCAGTTAATGATTAATTCGTCATCTACTACAGAGGCCTTCTTAACACCCTTGATGGTCGAAAGACCACTAGTCTTAGCACGTTCATCCGTAACGGGCATCGGAAGCTTATCACCGATAACGATAAACTCATTGTGCGAAAGAAGAAGGTCTACGCGCTTCTTAGCTGCATCAATCGTAGGTGTTTCTTTACCGACTGGGTACTTACCCGGTACTTTGAAGTCAGGGAAGCTATTGACATAGTAAGTAAGATTACCGGATTTGTCAATAACGCCTGTAACAACAATGTAATACTGATCGAAAGTAAAGCCAGAAGAAGTCTTCAGGTTTTCGATACCGATATATTCAGAGAAGTGTAGTAAGTCTTTATCCTCAGGATCATACGTAACATATACCTGACGGAATACATCCTTATAAGACTTAGCATCTAAACGGTCGATGATATAGGAAGTCAGATCATCTACAAACTTTGACATACCTGCTGGGAGATGCTTATTAGCAATCTCCTGTAGGGCATCAAAAGCGTCATTGATAATGGGATCAATGCTTGCCTTCAATTCGGCAATAGCTTTTAAAGCAGCAGGCTGTTTCTTGTTACCGACAAAGGCTTGTTTAACCATTGCTTCAGCAGAGTCCAATTCCAGGACATTTGCGTACAGCTTGTCAATAACGGTAATATGCTTCTGCAGGTCGGACGCCTTAGGGGCAACAAACTTAACATCTTGTACCTTAGCCCGAGGACGTTTTCCACGAGCATCAAAGGAAATCTCAGCGGAAAGGCTGCCTAAAAGGCGCTCAACAACCGCTTGACTGTTCTTAAACTCAAAGGCAATATCATTAACGACATCCATAATGTCATTAAGGCTGCGGGCTTTCTTAATCTTTTCCAGTCTCTTAGAAGCCATTTTCCGGGCACCTTAAATGTATCAACATGACTTTAAATTAGATTTTAGGTAGTAAAACTACACTTCAAGGGTTTTGCATATCTAAAGCACAAATGGAAAACCCTCCAATTACGGAGGGTTTTCGTAGCACAACAAGTAACCGTTAGATTACTTAGCGCGGGGGCGACGAACCTTAGCAGCGGCCGGCTTAGCGGTACGCGGCTTACGGGTCGAAACCTTCTTCGGAGCGGCCGGCTTAGAAGTACGCGGCTTACGCGTAGAAACCTTCTTCGGGGCAGCAACCTTGGCCTTAGTAGTACGCGGCTTACGGGTCGAAACCTTCTTGGCTGCAACCTTGGCAGTACGCGGCTTACGGGTCGAAACCTTCTTGGCGGCCGGCTTAGCAGCAACCTTAGTGGCACGGGGCTTGCGAGTCGAGACCTTCTTGGCAGCGACCTTAGCGGTACGCGGCTTACGGGTGCTGACCTTCTTGGCTGCTGGCTTCACAGCCTTGGAAGCGCGGGGTTTGCGAGTCGAGACCTTCTTAGCAGCAACCTTGGCCTTAGTAGTACGCGGCTTACGGGTCGAAACCTTCTTTTCCGTCAGAGTCTTAGCCTTCGTAGCAGCCTTAGCAGCACGAGTGGACTTAGCAGCGGCCGGAGCAGCCTTCTTGGCACGAACCTTCTTTACGGCTTCAGCCGGGTTCTTACCTTCGCGCTTTGCACGCAGAGCAGCGGCGCGCTCTTTGTCAAATTGCTTTTCCTTGGTGGTCTTGTGAGCTTCACGAACCTTGCGGGCCTTAGCAACCTTAGCCTTGACGGCCGGGTTCTTACGGACCTTAGCAGCAGCCTTGCGGGCCTTCACTGCGGGAGCAGACATATCTTTTTTCTTCGGCTTGGTACTCTTTTGAGTAACAGCTTTAACACGGCGTGTAACGGCCATAGTATTTCTCCTTAGGAGGTTAATGACAGGATTTGCAAATCCTAACTAAACATGAGCAACCTTTCGTACGGAAGGATACTCGGTTAGGTCAAAAATTGATAAATGATTTGAGGTGTTTACCAATGTTTTGATCTTTTGGTATAGCGTTTTATGCTGCTAAACAACTACACCTAATCTGTGTAACGTGACCTTTAATTAGTATGGTCAGCACAAAAATACACACTTCTATAAAACTACTTTTTGTTGTCTAAAAGTTATCTTTTTGTACATTTGCGTACTAAACAATTAGAATAGTCTAAAGCCTTTTGCAATGCTTAATAAAGGCTCTTGAGGTTGTAACACCCTAGTGTTAACTGCCCAATCAATGTTACGCCCACTAGCTGTTCTTAATTGAGGAACATCTGTAATACGCATGCCCATACTCTTCTTAGGCAGATACAAGAAACTACCTACAGGCAGTTCAGGTATCGTCATGGGAAGAATAATGTTCAAGTTACCTATTGTTACGAACTGTGTCCAGTCTGTAACCTTAGACATTTGTGCAATGTTGGCATGAATAGGATCACTACCTAGATCAAAGGTTATGTCAACATGTGTAAATTGTTTCGCCTTCACCTTAATAAGAACATTGCGTCCTGCATTCATACGCAGTTCTGCTAAGGTGAGGGGTACGTTATTATTCCATAGCTGTTCATTAAGTATTTCATGACCATTACGAACAGAATAGGTTATAGACTTAAAGTATTTAGGTATCTGAAGTGAAAATAACACCCAGCCTGTTGAGGCCAAACGTTCAAACACATGCGGCCCTACGCTGCGGTCTATGTTGACAGAGTTTTGATCTACAATGTCCTGTGTAGTTAGTATGTACCTTGTACGCCCATACTGTTCAAAGCCTGGTACAAACCCAGACCTGAAACATACACCACAGTCAGGACTTGATTCAATGATAGAAGTGCCAATCAAAGAAGGATCTTTAAGGCGTGCTTCATCCTCTAAATCGAATTCATCACCTTCATCATAAGTACCGTCTGCACTAAACTTCGCCTCATTAGGTTCACCGAATAAGGGCTTGTTCCAGTCAATACGTATCTCTTGGCTTTGTGCAATACCTTTATACTTAGGCTTTGCTTCAGCCGTGATGTCCATTTCAGTAATAACCTCTTGCACCTGCTTACAGGTACATACTCGCGAGGACATGTTCTTTAGGTAGACATATACTTCATGGTAGTCTACACCTAGTGCATTCAAACCTTGTTGTTGATAAGGTGTTACAGATTCCTCAAGTCGTGCCTGCGCCTGATCTTGGATAAAGTTCTTGCCGTGCACTCGCCTAATAGAAGGAAGACCTTTTTGTATAGTCACGATTGACTCCTAATCAGTTGAGGCTTAATTACCACCAGGGATGTACATAATAGCACCTTGCATTCATTACTTTTAACATACATAAAAATTAGTTTAAACGGTTGCTAAATGCACAAAAGTGTAAAAAACATACAATTGCTAAAATCGAGTTGTAAAACTTAATTTAAGCAGGTGAACAAAGGAAAATAAATGAATGCACCTGCACACCCGCCTTACTATACCATATTAGGAATAGACCCAGGTAAGACAAACACTGCATACTCTGTTGTAAGGATTAAGCTTGCGCCCTTTAGGTATAAGATATTAGCACACGGCATGATTAAAAACTCCGTTAATGACCTAACGGGAGCAGGCGTTGCTAAAAGGGTAGGCCGATTTAAGACAGAGGTGCGTAAACTAAAGCGCATCTATAAGGTTGATGCTGCATTTGCTGAACGCTTCATGACAAGAGGTGCTTCTAGCCAAGGCACTACGATTGAGGTTGTTAGCTTTATGTTGTGCGCCTTGCTGCACCTAGGTATAAAGCATGTTCAATTTGTCACAGCGGCACAATGGAAGAATCAGTGGAACAGACATAATGACTTAAAAGCCTACTATAAACAATTACACCCTATGCCACCACACCCAATTGATGCAACAAGCATTGCAATATATGGTGCGTCACAAGTGTTTCCAGAAGAGATACCTTGTTTTCAAGCGTTGGATAACATAAAAGATTTTACACAACAGCTTTTGGCAGCAAATAAGGAACCTGTAAATGAGACCCGGAACAACCGCAGCAAGAACAAAGGTAGTGCAGCACCAAGGTGCACAACAAGGACACGTAAAGCTCGCACACCACAAGCCCCTAAGCACGCGGTTAAAGCAATGCGCGGCTCTAAACGGAAAGGTTCTCAAACAAAAAGAAAAGCCACCAGAGGAAGTCGCAAGGCTCCTGCCAAAGCTAGAGTTAGTAGAAAAGCCTAAAGAGAAAGCACCTGTTAAGGCAAAAGAAGTTAAGTATGTAGAGCCCAAGGGTACTTGTCCTTACGTAGATTGGTATCAATTTACTGCTTGCACAATTAAAACGTGTAAGAACCATACCGATCAGACTGAAAGAAAGTGTATTGCCTTAGATCGCGTAAGGCCAGAAGGTGCTAAGATAATTTCAGATGCAGAGATTCATTTCTACAAACTGAAGGATGCTGGCCTTAAAGGACGTATAGTCCAGATCAAGAGGAAGAAGGCAGTAGATAAAATTAAGTGCTTGTTGATCTTGCACAAGTTTATCAACTACCTAAGACTTAATAAGGAAGAAGGTGGAGTATTTGCTACACCTACTATCTTAGAAGTAGAAAAGTTATATCCCTTCAAGATTAAGAAGCTTGGCTGGGAAAACTGGATGTGGGAATATCTACTAGATACGACAGTCTGGGATGAGTTCTTGCGTGGTACTACTGGTGAATGTAAGGAATACACTCTCCAGCAAATCATATCTATTAAACCTGTGAAATTTGAACGTTTGATTTCTGAATTTAACTCTCCATATAAAGGTACCGACAATGAACACAGCACTGAAAGACAAACCGACAGCATTTGCATACCAGACAATCGCCCAAGCAGAAAAGGACAAAGCATCGTCCTCTCTGTGGGTACTAAATAACAGCGGAGGTAGCGGTAAGCAGAAGGGTGTTATCAACATTACAATCCCTGAAGGCAACGGTCAAGTGCATACTATTCGTGTGCCTGTTACGTCTATTCCTATTGACTTGACTACGCAAGCTACTAAGAATGCAATCTTGACGAATCCGCAGTTCCGTCGTCTTGTTCAAGGCCGTATGGTTGCAATCGTTAGCGAAGATCACGCTACCGACCTTCTTAGCACGCCGGAAGCACAAGAAGAACAGAAGCGTTTGTTTAGCTTGGGCTACGATGAACTGCCGGATCTTCAAGAGACTGCTCCTGAAGCTGTTAAGGATCTGCTCAATGAAAATGCAGGTACCGTCGGCGGCTATGCAATGAACCTTGCTCACAACAATGACGGTAACGAAGACGACCTGCTGTCCTCACTTCGTTCCAATGCAGATTCTTTGAATACTGAAGAACTGCGTTACATTGTGAACAACAGTGTCCATGCTAAGGTTAAGACTGAAGCTGCAAAGCACATCGTTAAGTAAGTTTAATACCAAAGGGTGCTTATATGGCACCCTTTCCTATTTCAAGGGAGCCCGTATGCTTAATCAAAACAGTAAAGTACGAAGAATCCTTTATCAAAGCTTTGTTGGTTGAAGCTGTAGCTAAAGCGCGTGAATCAGACTTTGTAATTCCACTTTCGCCCACGCTAATTGCAAACATGCGATCCGCTATAACTGACAAAGTTATCCCGGTTACTCATATTATATTAGGCTCTGCTCTACTGTCTAAGATGGTAGTAGATCCATCATTCTCTATGTTGTTCGACCCTACTTCACGAAGAGAAGACCTACTTTCAGGTTTCTTAGGAGTGTTATTAGGGATGGATGTTCTGACAGATGCTTACTTTGCACCAGAAGAACGATTGCTGCCTAAAGACTTCTGTGCAGTCATTGCTATAACTATGGCTCCGACTCCTGCAGAAGAACCTATTATTCGACAGCTTGTTTCTGCCTTAGTAGCGTAATACCTAATCTCTGAACGCTGGACAAAAGAAAAGCCCGCAAATCCAATTAAGGACTGCGGGCTTTTTTACGACCTAGTTTTCCGATTCTTTTAAAACTCGAAGTTTGCAAAGCTACTGGTTGCACATACATCAGGCTTACCTAGTGCTTCACGAAGGTTGTTACGCTGAGAACGTAACACAATTATTTGGAACTGCAACTTCTTTTCAATCTGCTCCAGGACAATGAAACTATTTTTCTCAAATAACTGAGCAAGTTCATAGTCCTCACTTGATAAGGTTGAATTAAGTATCTTCTCGACCAACTCCAACTGCATCAATTCTTCGTGCAATCTCTTATACAGGCGATCAAACAGAGAGCTAACCTTACCATTCAATATTTGCCAGATGTTCTCCAACCCTTCTAGGTTGTTATCGGCGTAGTATTGTTTGGCCGCAACAAATAGTTTGTGCTTCTCAGTATCTTTAGTGCGATCGGGATGGGTGCGCATTGAAATCTTACGATACAGTTTCTTTACCCTAGCATCTTTAGCGGGCATAGAAAACATTTCATTAAAATTACGTATCGCTTCTTCTGCTTCCTTACGCTGTTGATCCCTATCATACTGGTCAAACTCAAACTCTAAATCAGCTTCTGCCCTATGTTCTTCCTCAGAAGACAGTTTAGGTTGGTTGGCAAGAATTTGTGCGCGTTGCTCTTCTTCCAAATGCTGAATTTCAATCATCAGTCCATGCAAGGCAGCAGCACTCTCTTCAGTGTGCTTATTGATGGAAGCAGTCATACGTGAAATCTTAGCAACCGCTGAATCAAGTCGGGCTTGTGATCGTTTACGTTTTTGAATAGTTGCCTTAATCTTGTCATCTACAGATAAGGTGTCGAAAGGGCTATTTGAGAAATCCCGTTCATATACAACAATGGGATACGTTACTGTTAGGGAAGTTGTCATGGAAGCTTACCAAGCTGTTTTCGTATTTGGTGATAGGTACTATGAAAGTCCAACTCTTTGCAGATGCGCTCAAGTTGTTTTTCATTGTACGGCTTTATTCTAAGCTTATCAAGAGTCATGTCGGGGAAACAGTTGGTCTTGATCGTAATCAGCTTCTTACTTGTTGGGAAGAAGTCCTTTACAGCCTCTACGTTCTTATGCAGAGCAGGTGTCTTCTTAGTAGGTAGCCATTTCTTAATGCTACCGTGTGTATTCAAAATCTTTGCAGCAACTTTAGGGCCTACTTTATAGACACCTGGAATGTTATCTACACCGTCACCTAGCAACATCAAGTATTCAACCATCTGCGAGGGCTTAACACCCCACTTGTCGAATACACCTTGTTCATCAAGGATTTCTTTCTGAGGTTGAAGCAGATGAATTCGTTTGTTTACCAGAGAAGCAAAGTCTTTATCACGGCTACCGATATAGATTTGTGCTTTAGGATCATCTTGGTTTGCAGATACAGCAAGTGATCCTACTAGATCGTCACCCTCTTGCCCACGAATACCAAAGACTTTAATACCCATTGCATTAATCAAACGCTTCAATGGGAATATTTGTTTATGGAGTTCGACAGATTCATCAAGACGCTCACGAGTACCTTTGTATTCAGGGTAGAGACGATGACGGAAGTTGTCACCTTCTCTATCGAACACTACTGCACAATGAGTAGCTTCTACAAAAACAAGGTCGGACATGATGATTGATATAACACCGCGTACTGCCAAAGCAGCGTCCATATCTTCAGGCTTGCGTCCATAGTTGGAAGCCCAAAATCCTCGGTACAATACATTAAATCCGTCAACTACAAGCAGTGTTTTTGTTTTAGCCATTATGTTCTCAGTATTTAACTTACGCGTGTTTTACTACGTCCACGGCCTTCCCACAAGGAATGAATACCGGGCTTAGGCTGATTGTGATCGTATCCTGCTTTAGGTTGTGCTGCTGAATCGGACATCACTTGAGCATGATATACTTCAATCGAGATAGGAGTAGAAGCTTGTTCGTTTTCAAAATTCTTACAACCTTTACAACGGGCAGAACCTTTGATAATCATCAATGATTGCACCTTACTTGATTCCTTTCGATTTCTTGCACACGAAGACGCCCGCAATGTGCAATTAAGAGTAGAACATGTAAAGTAGAAATCAGGAACTACGGCAGCTTCTTGTGTAATAGGTGCTGCGGTTGAAGTTGTTGGCATGGTGTGTGAAGTGACTTAGAGTTGATCGAGTATATAAATTAGTTAGACTTCACAAACTGAGAAACATTACCCAGGGCAGAAAGATCAATGGTGCTAGTAGCTTGAATGTAACTCGTAACAATAGGTTCACAATGATCGTCAGGGAAGAAAAACATGATCTTATCAGAAGGCATGTGGATAACAAAGTTACGCCCCTTTGCGGCCCACGGCATCAGAGGAGCAAGTCCTGGACCTGCGTGGCTATTAATGAGCAGGTGCGGATTCTGCATAATGATATTTTGTTCATCAGAACCCAGTTCTTCAAAGATGACAATTTCACCAGTTACCAATCTAGCTACCTTAATATCAGCCATTTATGCTACTCCCGTTTCAGTTGAGTTTGAGTTTGTGATGCTACCTTTAACACCGTGAGGATTACCTCTGAAGAACAAGTTATCAGATAGCAGATGCAACCCATAAAAGTTCCATGCAAAGTAAGCACCTAACTTTGCATGATACCTTGGACCCGGATGCTTCGTCACATCTTCCAACTTCAGGCGCTCTGCACATTCGTCAAGGCGCTCCTTAAGATCGCGTCGAATAGCTTGGAGTTTTGTAGCAGCCTCTACACCAGATAAGCCAGATAAGCCAAACAAAGGAAGTTCTCTGTAAGAAGGTTTGCAGCACAAGAAGCTAAGGTTCCACTGCAAGGCAGCGTATATAGCCAACTTAGTTGCAGGCCCTTTACTACCGCAAGACGGGCAGCAGACAAAGAAACGTTTGATACGAATGTCACTGCCTTCTTTCAATCCTAACTGAGCAGGTTCAGGTTGCCCATATAGGATGTTTTCTTTATCGAGTTCTTTTCCACAAAGACAAGTATTTATATAGTTTGACGTTTCCTTCAACGGATCGAATGTACCATAATCACGAATAGGGTTTTCTTGTTGCTCTTGCGTTTGTTGAGACAGATCCTGAGACACGATGATACCTTATTTGCGAATAGCAGTTATTATGGAAGCCAGCCCATTAGATATGCTGGTTATTATTGAAGATGCGCTTGCAACAAGTATAGTTATTGGCAACCATATGGGCATAGTGATGACTGTCCATTTCATCATGAAGAACATCATATAGACCATTGCTGGGATGCACAAAGGTATATACAACCACTTGCTGCTAAACACATCAACGTCAAATAGCCACAAGTCTACCAATGTTTTGAAAACGATATTCAAATATTCCATATCACACCTTGCAGGACAGTGCTTTTAAAGACATAGGCACACCACCTAATGACTTTACAGCAGTATTGGTAATGCTCAGAGCTTCTTCACTATGGGTTTGCGCTTTAAATAAAGCTTCCTCTGCATACCTAGTTTGAAATACTTCAGAAGCTTCAATCTGCGTAAATTTAATAACGTGGTAGATGTTTACAATGTCCTTATACACAAAAAAGTAAGGATTGTAATCACCTGAAAAAGATTGAGAGCCGTAAACAACAACACCTTGCTCCAGCATAGTCGGCGTTATGTCAGAGACTTCAAAGACTACAGGCTTACGGGCGTCTCGAACAACAAGAAGGTGTAGCTTTTCTTTTTGTGACAGTATGGGCATAGCAGTTGCTCCTAATCTGTGAATAAAATGCAAATACAATATAAGCATCCTACATAAATTAGTAGCATTATGGCTTTTTGCTAGTCAGCTTTAAAAAGAATTTGTTGATAGCCCCTGTTAAACCTTGTTGAACATGTTCAACAGATTCCTTACTACCTATATAGATAACATGTTTGGCTGAGAAGCTTGCAGATTCACCTACCCAGTTTTCACCGCGTGTTTGAACAACTATTTCAGCAGGCTTAAGCAAAGAGGCATCAAGTCGGGCGCGCTCAATAGCTTTCTTTACACAGCCTACACCGATGAAATGGTCAATATTAATTATCTTATTTAAGTCGTAAGTCGCAACCAGATACAAAGTAGCATCTAATGTAGTGTCCTTACTACCTACGATTTTCTTCTTTGCTTTACGAATCAGGTATGTACGACTTACATTTGGAATGTTGCTAGGAAGAGTAAAAGAAGACTGAGCGAAATTTTGAAGGTCTTCTTGCACCTTACGCTCAAGTGGAACTTTAGTGCGTATCGGAGAGACTGCTTCATCTGCGGCCTTCGCAATACGAGATATGTTATTTGCAATCATTGCAGCACTTTTGTCACGGGCGTGCATACGATTGATTCGTTTAACCGCAGCACTGTAATTGTTGTTAGTAGCCGAGACAATATCAGCTTGTTTGTACTTACCAGAATCTTGACGACGGAAGATAATAATGCTATCCGTCTTAGTAGAGGCAGCTATCTTATAAGCGCCGTCATGGAAAATCTTTTTATTCGACGAGGCATTTGGCCCAGGAAGTTTCTTAACCATTTTTGGGTTCCTTCAGTTTAATACGTACATCAGTTGCACTGTCAATCAAGCTACCGATGATTAAGGGTTTGCGATCTTCTGCATATACGGAAGCTTGTAGCTGAATGTCTTCAGGTATATAAGCTCGGATAAACTTGTCAATCAACGCCAGATACACGTTACCGTACTGCGTAGGATTCAACTTAAAGCGCAGTGTAGGATGCTGCCTGCCGTGCAACTGAAGTAGTGCGAGAGCAAGTAGATGCTCTTGGTCTTCCGGGTTAAAGTCAACACGTGCCGGAGGAGAATAAGTTTCAAGGCCACAACGAGACATGACAATAGGTCCTTAATTAGATATTGCTATCTTTATTTTACAGTTTTATTTAATAGCTACCTGATTCAAGGTAGCTTGGACAATGATTGGTAGGTCGGTCATGAAATTACGATCAAAGCTAAACATTATTCCGTTATCTACATCCCACCAAAAGTCAGAAGTAATAGACTCAGCGTCAAAGTCCGGCCAGCTTCTAAGAGGAAGATTCCCCGCATACATATTTTGCAGGTAGTTGGTGTAGTGATTCACTTGATTGAGTGTGTCAAAGCTACCGTAGACACGAAGGGAGCAGGGCTTACCGCTGAACAATTTTGTAACAGTAGGCACTACTATTGTTTTATAGTTGAACAACTGCGCATCCATGTGAAGTAAGGACATAGTCAACACATTATTTTTAAGGATGTCGATACCCATATAGTGCAAAGTAACAGCACTAGTTAAAGACAACCCTTTAAACTTGTTCAACGGCCTATTGATCTTACCGCGCTGAATAAGAGTAGGACTAACTATGTCCAGCTTTTCCCAAGGATCAGTAATGCCTGTGGGAACTTCTATCTCTTTTGATACTAGTCCGTCAGCAGAGCGCCAGCCATTGACAATGTACTTGGATTGAAGCTCACTAGGTACTTGTTTGAATAATTGCATGAGATTAACTCCAACGATGTTTTTCGTATTCTTCTTCAGACACTTCTTCAAGGTCGTGCAAAGACAGCAACGCCTTAAGCTTGTCAGCATCAACACTCTTCTTGGTATCAAGCAAGAAGGCAACAATGTCCGTCAAGTATTCAATACGATTTTGTAGTTGAGAGATTTGATCTTCCCGATCGGGCATGTTGTGCTGGATAAGATCAGACGTAGTACTATAAGCATAGCCCGCAGCATGACTATACTTAGTGAACTTCCAATACTTCTTCTTTATCATTTGGTCATCTCCTCATATAGTTTTTTGTAACGAGGTTGCACAATATCAGAAGTCATAAAAACATGCACCAACTCGTATCCGTACTTAGCGGGACCAGAAGCAGATAGATTAAGCATATTTGCTTTTTCTTGCAGAATCAAAAGATTGAGAAGGTCTACAGGATCAGCACTTGCCACACCTCGACCATGATCCCATACATGCTCAAGAATTTTTATTGAGCTTTGCGTAAGGGTCTCAAGCGGTAACTTCATTTCACGACAGGCTGCAACAAACTCTTCAGAGAATTCAGCTAGATTCACCTTATCCGTAAAAGTAGAAGCTGTGATGAAGGCAGCATCTGTTGTATTGAAGTAACGATACTTCAAGCCTTCTTTAGTAGGAGGGCAGTTAGGGCAGTAGTAATCGCCAGCTTTCAACGAATCAAACTGCTCTGCATTTAACATACTGTTTTCATCTTGCTTTACTATACATAACCGTGCAGTGCAGGCCGGACAAAACAAAGTGCTGGTCAGCGTAGTAGTATTCATGTTATTGCCTCACATCAGTATCGGGAATCTGGCCTGCAACGTAAGCTTCGGTATCGTTCAACACCATAATAGCATTGATGCCTCCCATCAGCATATGATTTCGATATTCCTCATTTGCTTCTGCAAAAGCTTTGCGTTTCTCCTCAGGCCATAGAAGTTCTGGTTGGCAGCAAGAGAAGTCAGGACAGCATTCATCAGCGAAGGTATTGTGCTGAGGATTACCTGCCACCCACAACGCAAGTTGCTTTTGAGCAGACTCTTTATAAGGCTGCATCAACTCAGGTTTGAGTTCAAAGTGCTTTCCATCTTCAGACTTAACCCAATTCGATATATCACTTTTATCAAAAGACATATTACACCTCACCAACTATTACGTTTTTCGATACGTCGGAACATCGCTCTTGAAAGCAGCAGCACTTTTGGCTTCCTATTATCATACATAGAAAGTAAATGCTCATGGTAGATAGCACAGTCCTCTGCAAAGGATTCATAAGAGCGATCCTCTCTTAATATAAGAGCAGGTAGTACTTTATTAGGCACCGTTATCTGCACACCTACCGTTGATACATGTTGTACAAGGAATAACTCATAGTAAAACTTGCGAATCTTACGAAGTAACTTAGAAACATCTTTCTTACTACCTCGCGTCTTTTCTTTCTTCTTAGTCATATATGCTCCGATTAGGTGGATACAAGTCAGCATTGTATTGAGCCGTATCCCAACAACGTGGTCCTGTTATCAACAGGTGCTCACGGTTTGCAAATGTTTTGAACGCAACTTTTTTGTCACCGTATAGATAATACGGAATGACTTCAACAATTTCATCTCCTTCTTGTTTCGGGCAGTCAACTTTTGACTGATCTTCATCCCATACAAGTCGAGCATCTGTTTCTGTCAAGAATAATCTAGGTGATACACAATCAACAGTACCCTGAAATACATTGTAGAAAACAGTACCGTCTGGGAAGCGCACGGCTGCACAATACTTAGCCATTATTCGTCGTCCTCATCCTCGTCATCGCTAATTTCACCAGGTACTACAAAGCTGCCTACTTGCTCACCTGTACGAGGATCAGCATACACTTGCTTGACAGAAGGAAGAGGTGTATCTTCAAGCATCTTCAAGAAAGCTTTGCCTCGTTCAGTCAAGCGATACATTGATCCTTTAGTAGGCTGGTCAGTCAAGCCGATCAAGCCGATCAATTTTTCTTTCTTGCAATACTCAATCACCTGTTTAGCACCAGGTGAATTCAGATTAGCATCTGGACGTACATGAATGTTAATCAGTGTTTCAATAAAAAGAGGTGTACCTTTGATGTTTGCAATCTTAGGAATTAGTGCCATAATCTTTCTCCCAAATAAAATCAATACCGTTGTCGATAATACCACCGTGAGACTTACGTTCTTCGTCAGATAGCTTTTGCAGACCCCACAGGTGCGAAAGGGTGTTACGTGAAGGAAAACCGTTAGCTAACGTTCTACCTAACTCCATCATTGTAGCCGTCTTCATCTTGCTGCGAAGGGCAACAATGTACATTGTTACTTCCGCTGGGTCTTCGCATAGAGCGGCTATAAAGCATTTGAAGAAAATATTAGCCTCAAGTCCTACCTTCGCACATTTTGATTCCAACACTTGAAAGAGAAAGTCCTCCTTCATCTTTGCTTCAATTTCAGGATTGCGAATATCCTTCTGTTCCGCAAGAACAAGAGACACAAAAGCATGTGCTATATCATGCGACATACATTGAACAGGTGCTGAAAAGAAAGCAGCCAGCCAGTTTTTAAAATCAAACATTCTTTGCTCCCATCTGCTTGCCTAACTTAAAAGCGGTAAACATCAACTCAAGAAGAATTGCCTTAGACATGGGTACGATATGCGTATTCTCAAACATAGGGCGAATAGCTTCTTCCATTAAGGTAGTAGATTTCATTTCTATTTGTACATCGCGTAAGACTTCTTCTAAACCTTGCAAGCCGTAGCCTTCGGCTGTAGTGGAACTATTTTGTGGGCTGGGAGACGCGCAATTCATAAGGAGCCTCTTTGATTTCAGTAAGTTCACGATGGTAGCTATCGTCGTTCAAAGGTTTGTGTTCAACGCGGACAAAACGCATCGGCTTACCAAAGACTTGAGCAATGTCCATGTCAAGCGTAGATAGACCAATCAAGGGTTTGTGTTCTTCAGGCATGTGATCGTAACAATGATTATATGCACGCCAGGATTCTTCACGAAGAAGACGTAAGCCGTCTGTACGCCAGCATGAATCATGATTGGACGTATTATTGAACTCAGAAGGAGGCACAAGCTCAAGGTGAGTCTCGTCAGTTACGGCAATGAATACCATTCGCGGACGAAGAATAATCACATGAATATTTTTGCGATAGTTACGCTTCCATTCAGGGTGATGCGTGTTACCGTCTTTCTCATACCCGTGATTTTCACAGTAAAGATCGAGCATGAAGGCCATGCCATACTTGCTGTCATTTGCACCGTCTGTATGAACAACAGGGCTAGGCACATGCCAGTCCATGAATTGTTCAAACAGCATGATAATCAGATTCTTCGGATCAGATGTTTTCCTCAGAGTCTTCCTTAACGTTGGTTTAAGTTTCTGCATGAGACGGATGAAATCTAGGATGCTCTTCATCAATCACATAATTAGGTGAGGGTGTATGCGCTTCCTCTTTCTTACGCTGTTCCTGCTCCTCTGCTATATTCCTACGAACTAGCAGAATAGATTGAACTTTGGTTGAGTGTATGTCTGCGTCCTTCAGTTCTAAAGAGCGCAAAAATTGTGACAATTGGCTTGCGAGTAATCGAGCTTGAGGACTGTTAGGACTTTCAAAGCGAAGACGAACTGAAATATCTGCCTCATACTCTTTACGGCTAGGCTGAAGTTTCCTCGGCATCTTGGGCTCCCGACAATCAGAAGGATTCATCAAGAGCGCACTCTGCTTCAGGCTCTACTTCTTCAAAGTCTGTAACGAATTTGATAATAGTGTGGCCTTTACCTTCGTTCAAGCTATACGGAATATTCTCGCAAGAGTGACCCGGTTCACACACAAGCTTACCGTAGAAGTGTAAGCCTTCGGATTCCGCTACACAGCACACCGTCACATCATAGTCTTCAAAGTTGTGAAGAGTATCTCCAACAAAAATCTTTATACCCTGATCGTCGATAAAGCCTGTATCAATACCACCTTCTATAGCTCGTTCTTCTGCGTAGGGTTCGCAGTGTGCAACTTGAACAGAGTTGTACAGAACAAATTTACGTCCACGATAGCGGCTGGCCAAACGCTTCAGTTCGCCTACGCCTCGTGAGAATGAAGGATGAACATACGGACGTTCAGTGAATACAGGCAAACCTTTGGCTTCGTCAGTATGTGCGATGATGAAGTTACCTTTCGCATAAGTGCGAGAAGCCGAGACAGCAATAGTGTAGCCCAGCCACATTGCTTGAGTAACCAGATTCGTGTAACGTTGGGCATGCTTGTCCCAATTGAAGCGATCTTCATTCTTGTCCAAGCGAACTTGAGGATTCTTGGTTTCAATTTCAAGCAAGTTTGCCTCGAAGTGCTTGTGATCCAGGGTCTTACCTTCTTTTTTCAACTTTCCACCGCGCTGAGTCATTTTTCAATCTCCAAACATTCACAACTGTATTCAAAAGTTTCACCGACTACTTTGTGCAGCCCACCACCTAGTTCACCGTCATCGAGTATCTTTACATATACAGGATAGCGCTCACCTGGATAGAAGCCACCAAGAGTCATGTTGTAGCCCGTTACGACACCCTTGTACGAAGTGTATTTAACCTTAACAATAGCGTCTATAGGAAATTCTTGTTTAGCAAAAGCCAACTTTTCTTGAAGCCTTGTAGGTTCGCCAGCTGTTGGACGCAACTCACTGTACAGAAGCTTCAGGGAGTCCCATTCTTCATGTACATTCATGATTAGCCTAAAAGTGAGGAGAACTTGTCAATATGCGACATAGGTGTGATAGCAATCACGGTAGCGGGTGTCGGCCGAAAGCGATAGCGTGCTTGTGTTATTTCGTCGTGTGTCGCTTTGAAGTTGAGTACAATAATGTCCTGAACGTCAGGAATTGTATCCCACTTAATACCATATAGTAGGATTCTCTTTGAAGAAACAAGTATGCTGCCTTGCTTAAACTTTGCGAAAGCTTCAGTCCGATCGTCATCGCTAGTAGAACCTAATACAGGCATGACAAGCAGTCCGGTATCTTTAAGTTCTTCACATACAGAATGCACAGAAGCGACAAGAAGGTCACAAAGAACAAGATAACGATACTGCGGTTGAAAGTTTACCAAACTATGTAGATTGAGCATCGGGGCAATCCTCTTTGCTAAGATCGTAGATAACCTTACGATCAAACATACCGCTTAACTCACGGACGATCAAAGCATGCTCCCCGTCAAAGGTTGCATTGCTAGGATCAAGTTGAAGGCCATGCTTGAAACAAATACGCTTGAGGTCTTGCATGAACGCATCGACACGGCGATTATACTCAAGGGTATCTTTTTCCAAATTGTACATCTTGGGTAGTTCCGGTTGCCTATGACTAGGCATAGAAGTACCTGTGTTAAATTCAATCTCGAGGAAGCGTGTCCAATAAAGGGAGTCGGTCTTTTCGATCATCTCCTTGACTTCTTTATTGTTCAAAGCAAGTTGGAGAGCATCTGTCGGTGAGCATAATGGCCCTACTTCTGAAAAGCCGCTACCGATTTCTTGCTTGTTGCACTTGACCTTACAACTGTAGCCTACGAATTCAAGGCTCATAATATAGTCAACTCCGAATATCGTTCAGCATCTTCGAGAACAGGCTTAGGAATGACGTACAGAAACTTTGATACCCACTCGCTACCTGATATGCCTCTAGGCGAACGCCATTGAAAGAAAGAAGTATTCCACTTACAGCGTTTTACTTCCCATCCGTTCCAGATCAAAGCTTCGACATTTGACTCAGCTTTAGCTTCGTACTCTTCTGCACTCATAGCCCTACCTCTTGATAGGAACACAACTAATACTGTTTCCATAAAAATAGCAGACGTTTCCGTATTCATCATCTACATGCCTGCTAACAGTTCCGCTCGAAGCATCTACTATGTATTTAGCAGACGGAAGTAATACCGTTTGTGCAGACGCCGCGGGCTGCTCTACAGTACCGGTTTCTGGTTTTTTAGCACAAGATAACAAACAGATAACTGACAACGCTATCACTAACTGAAGGTATTTCATTTAGATCACCATGAAGAGTGTTGGGGCGTCTGACCATCGCAGTCAGCCAGCATCTGTTCATCCTTGAAATCGAACGCAGCATCCTTCACAAGTACATGCGCCGTATGCGCTTCGACGAAAGCAGTAAGGCCGATATTGAACGCAGGCATAGCAACAGGCACCTTGGGATCGAGTGTCTCGATGAAGTCCTTATACAACTTCTTGCCGATAACGCTAGGCAGGTCAGCAGTAATAGTAAACCACCCAGGAAGAATATCTTTCGTGCCGTCATTCAGTTCAAACACAAGCGGTTGACTGACTATAACGTAGCCCGTAAGTTCTTCGTAACGCGATTTGAGTTCTTCGTATTGGGTACGAAGCATATTGGCGCGCTCAGGCTTTTCTGCAATAAGCTGGCTCTCACCGCAAAGCAGGTTTTCCATGTACGAGACTAGAGAAACGTATTGTCTGTACTTAGACCCTTTAAAGTTTTCACGATGGAACATACGATCAGCCGCATCACTAAGCTGGCCATATGAAGCACGCGGGTATTGATTGAACCAGCGTTCACCTTCAGCAGTTTCCAGAATGTAACCATCGCAAGTCGGTTCATTCGTCTGATCGTAAGAGTTTGGCACGCGGTGATGTTCAACGACAGTCAGGTAAACGATTTCAGAACTTTCAACTTGTTCATCCCAGGGCATGAAATGTACAGCACTGCGAGAGTATGCACCTCCGCCATTTGAGATTTTACCTTTGACGATGAAGGAAATGACAGGAATCTTTTGACCGATTTCATAGCGCATGATTTTATTCTCCAGAAGACGTTTGGGTGTTGCAAGTTGGTAGATCACTGGGTATTGCATAGTCACCGTCAAAGTATTCTTCTTTAACAGTAGACTGCCCGTGCTTGTACATAGGCAAGTCATTGAGCTTTTTAAAAGCTAGGGCCATCATCATAAAAGCTTTTTCAGACAGCCAAATTGTGTCAGGCATATTTCCTTCTCTTTGCACTGAAACGCAATATAGAGAAGCACTGTACTCTATTATCTGTACACGCCTATCGGTAGATAGGACTATAGCGGAACGTGTAATAACGGAATCAAATTGATCGTCGATGAATTCGATAGTGGCCATGACTGTTCAACCTTCGTCGCAAATACGAAGGGCAGCTAGTTCTTGCTGACGCGCTGCGATAACTGAAGGAAATTCAAGACGGAAGCGTTGGCCCGTTTTTTGATTGACGAAGATGATGTATTCAGGTTCTGCATAGAATACAGGAAATGAACTTTGCTTATCCTCTTCGGTTTTGTTGTGTTCTTGTTTGATGCCCGCATGGCATGAGTACATTGCCATCCAAGGGCCGCAAAGATCGCAGCCCATATTGAACTGATCGTAGTGGAAAGGATTTGAGTAGGGTGGGATTGAGGGCATTTCAAGCACTGTAGGAAGTGCTGAGGGTTGTACATTGCGTACAACTTGTCCGCTGTAAAGGTTTCCTAAGTCAGAAGAATCGAAATCAACAGGTTCTGCACTATCCAGCAGAGCTTGTTCCGATTGAATACGAAGATACTCTTCCTTGGTTACACCTTGGACTTTGTTTGCCCAACGAATCATATATTGATCCATTTTAATATACCTCGACGTATTGATAATAAAGTTGAGTTAGGGGAGACAAAAGCTCCCCTAATAAGTTACTTGTTATTTACAGTTTTATTTACTACCTGGGCTTACAGTGACCGGGATGTTGAACATCTGGCCTGTACCACCTTGAGTCATGACCGTAGCCCCAACCCCATTCCACTTAGCAATAGCTGCCTTTTGGTTCTCGACTTCCTGCTTACGGATTTCGTAGTTCTGCTGGAGAATCACAGCGTCACGATTGGACACAAGCTTGGATGCTGCTTTTGCCATATCGTCAGCCGCTTCATTGGCCATCTGTGCTTCAAACTTCTTGTTGATCGCACGTTGGATTGATTCATCCTTGTACGTCATACCTTCAGTAGAACCGAACGTCAATATCGTAATACCCTTGGTCTTGAAGAATTCTTTTGCAGCCGTGAAAGCCGCTTGGAAGTACAGAATCTTATCATGCCGGCCCTGTTCGAGATTGTGCGTGCCGAACGAAGAACTCAAGGACTGTGCTACGTAGTTGCGGATGTCACTGTCGATCACAGCATCCAACTGCTTGCCACCGTACGTATAAAGGAATAGTGCAGCATTTGCTTCCTCGATCTGAGCAGTGATAACTGCACCAAGGTCGAAGTCGATAGACTCATTTGTTTCAACTGTGATAGCTTGATTCTGAGCAGTAGTTCCCTTTTCCTTTGAAGATGTCCATTCCCGGCTGACCATAGCGCGATTGATCTTAATCAGCTTGGCAGTAGGGACGACTTGCCACTTCTTATCGGCACCATCCGAACAATCAGGACAAATGTCGATTACCTTTTGCGGGATGATGACACGTTTAACCGCAACCTTTACTTCAGGCTGATTGAGTGCTTCAACACTGTCAAACTTCTTTTGATTGGCAACAGTGTTACCGTCGAGCGCAATCAGGAAAGCAGTTTCGTTAGGGCCAATCTCTTCAACAACACTGACTGGTTTTGGTTTCGAGCAAGCAGCCAAGCTAAAGGCAAGAACTGCGATAAGAAGAAAGTTGAAGCGTTTCATGTTACTTAGTTCCTTTGTTAGTAGGGATTGCAAGCCAGATAAGAGCCATGATTAAGAAGTAGAACACCAGAACAGCAATGCGTGCCCAGGAGCTACCGTCGCCGACATACTGACTTGCAACGAAGGCCGCGTCAGAATGTTCAAGTTGGTTGACGATCACAGGATTTGCAAGCACCGCCGCAACGGGCAACAGTGCTTTATACAGCAGTCCTGCGACTAGCGTAAATACAATGGTACAAACAGCTTTTGTTACGAGTTTCATTTTTACTCCCTTTAAGAAACGATTACGATCAACGACTAACGACTATAATACTTAGGAATTGCTGCCTGTGCTTCTTCAACCGTATCTACGTATTCACAGACAGTGTAGGCAACAACACCTGTATATAGTAGCGTAGGGTTGTCATCCTTGCTAGACGAGGTAAAGAAAACATTACCTTCTTTCAAGCCCTTGAGAACAACAAACGGTTTGCCTTCGACGTTGAGCGGATTCTTAAAATGCTCAGAGTCTTGGGGAACGATACGAACATCTTCAAAGTTTTCGATTATCCTGTAGCGAACCATACGCAACACTTCGCACAGAGCATCGAAGGGATCTGCGTAACGACGGCTCAGGTATTGATCTTCATACCAATGACCGTCCTTGCCTTCGCAACTTGGATTCCAGTACTGGCCATGATCGCCGTTGTAGATTGTGAATACACGGCCAGGCGCTTGATTGTAGTCGAGCTTGTCAGAGTAGTCTTCAAGGCGAAGAAGTGTTTCGAGTTTCTTCGCCAAGTCTTCAGCTTGTTGCTCTGTCGCCATTTGATACCCAGGCTGAACGCGCATGTAGAAATCATTTGAAGTAATAGGTTCGCCACGACGATAGCTGCCTGAGTGCTGAACGCGAAAGACAGAAGCCCCTTCCGCAGTCCACACACCTACAGGATAATTTTTAGACATTTTATTCTCCACAATTGGTAATCTTTGGTTACAGGTAGTAGATACGTTACTACCGGTGGCCTTCGCCTACGAGTCGTTTTACTTCATTGAACATCGTTTGTAGCTGAGGATCAGGCGCAATATGATGATCTTTCAGATAATGCACGTATCCCTTAGGTATGAGGTACTTAGTATCGCCCAACGTTACTTCGTGTTCCTCATTACCATTCATGATCCCACATATACGACACCCTGACAGGCCGCGGTAGGCTTCCACTGTGTAGTCAACCTTTCGCGCGGTAGACCAAGTAAGTATCTCGAACACAGCTTCCAGTTCGCTGACAACCTTAGTATTGTCACATCCCACATCGACAGGCATCCCGAACTGAGGGTATTGATTATGGCTGTTATTCCAATACCCAATATAGACTTCTTTCTTAGCCAGCGGCATTTTATTTCCCGAGTCCAAAGTGTTCAAAAAGAAGTGAGTCACCGAGCTTGCTACCTTCAAAGTCATTTTTATTTACGAGGGTAGCACAATCACGTACAATCGCTTCTGCGAATTTTATTTCCCAGTCTTCCAATGCGAAGTCATTGGTCGACATTCGTAAGCACCGAGCTTGTTTGTAAATCTCTTTAAGTTTCTCATGAGCCATTTTGGTCTCCACGAACTACTTTAAGGTGTATGCGCCACGACAAGGGCTGCTGATTCAAAACTTCAATAGAAGCCCCGTCTGCAAACTCTACCTTGCAGTTGTACAGTGCTTCAAACTTCTTGCACAGATTGTACATCGCTTGGCAAGCATTACGTCGAGCTTCTTCTGAAGAGTTACCTTCCATCTTTTGAGCGTAGCTATTACTGTGCTCCATCATCGTATGGATATAGATTTCAGCAGTGTCACCGCCGAATCCGTTGTCTGAATAATAACACCCGACAAGTTCATGCCAGAAATTTACAGCTTGATTAATAGTTACGTACATGATGGACGCTGCTCCAGTTCGGCGATATAGGTATGAAGTAAGACAGAAACAAACTGCAACTTCTTGTCAGCTTTATCTACAGCAGAAGCGCCGCTTGATTCTTCAGCCCACGCCTGATCCCGTGCCGCCTTGATGACATTATCGACCATCGTAGCAGCTTTCTTTGAAAGAGAATACTTCGGTTGAGTATCAAGCCACTTGTCGTAAGCCTCAACAAGCTTTGCATAGTCTTTCAATTGAGCAGACGTAAAAGCGGTCAGGAATTCAATACTGAACTGACCCTTCTTGAAACGCGCAACCTCTGTAGAGTTGGAAGTTAGAAAGTGGCAGCGCGTATCTTCAAAAGCGATTTGCTTGTAAGTAAGCGTGTAGCCAGCATTGCGAATGCTAGGCTCTTTAATTGGTTTCTTAACCGTAGCCATGTTAGGCTCCTTTGACCAAAGTACATTCTTCGGGATGCGTCAGAACGAACGTGCTACCGAACGTGCAATTCTGAAACATCGTCATGCAGCCACCGAGTTGTCCAACTACTTGCTTTTCATAGCCCGTATCAACTACGTCATCGACCTCAGGAACCTTTTCAGAGTTCTTGTAGCGTTTCACTTCTACCTCTTCTTTCGTAATCATGTTCACGATTTTCTCCTACTACAATTGTCGAGTCGAATGGACAGAAGCATTGGTCTGACGATTTCTTGAAGCTGCTGCCAAAGCTTTTGTTCCAGCTTCTTCCCGAGTTTTTGCGCTAATTTCATACGGGCAGTAATGAATGTTACCTTTAGCGTCCGTATATTTTATATGTACTTTAAACACAGTTACTCCTCAGACTTAATCGTCCCCCAACCAGCCACCTTCATCCCAACCAGTCGTTGCCCCGTCCATTGCAGCAGTGTGTTCATCATGCTCGATACTCTCACCTTCATCGTTTCTTTGTAAAGCAAGACCGCGAGGATTGTTTCGATTGTGATAAATATCTTTACACTTGTTGCTGCAAAACCGTTTCCGCGTATGTGGTCTCCCGCAGTTGTCGCAGTTAGGCATGATTGGTCAAAGCTTTGACGAATGCAAGAAGCTGCTTTTGTTCAAAGCTCCAGTTCCTTGTCAGTGGGCCATGTTCTTCAACACCCACCGTAAAAGCAATGCTTGAAAGCTCCTCGATAGTCAGGTCTTCTGCTTTCTCGAAGGGAGGCATAGGACACGCAGCAACATACTTCCAGCCTTCGATATTCACGTAAGTGCCTGTAGCAAGATTACCAGAATGCACCCAACGCTTTACACCGGGAGCCCACTGAAGAACGATTGTCTCACCGAGACGCCCATCGAAATCAACTTCCTGCACCCAGTGATGACCACCTTAAGCGTACATGATGGCCTGGAGGTACGGGTTGTTGTTTGACTTCTTCGTCCATGTTGGTATCCAGATTACAGCGAATTGTAAGATTTTCAAACTGAGCATACTCAGACATTCTGTCAAACATTATCTGAGCATCTAAAAGAGTGCTGCACCATTCAAGAACCCCTTGGCCGCTTAGCTTGTCAGTACCGCAAACTGAATGCGTTGAGTTAGTGCAAGGTAGGCTGCGATACTTGTACGGCGTCAAAATCTTTTCACTGTCATCGCCGGCGGTGAAACTGAGGCACTGAGCTTTAGGTGTAGCTTCTTCTGCACGGTACTGAAAGTTTGGTTTGCGTTCGGCCGGTGGAAGAACAATAAGATTCACGCAAGGGCCTAGGTGCTCATGGTTTACTTGTGTAACAGCAATACTATCATGAGCTACAAGGCAGCACTCTTGATCTTCGACCACTACATACTGCTCAGGGTTCTGCAACAAGATGGCCGCAAGTTCACCTGCTTTGATTCGTTTGAATTTCGTCATTATGAATTCTCCGGTAAAAATTCAGCAGCTTCGAGGATTGCATTAGCAAGAGTCAAAGCATCCTTCCTGGAATTTAACTGCAAGCTTGACCAGAAAGTACCATCTGTCATCTTTGTGAAGCCTAGCTCGACAACAGGCTTGTGCATAAGACCGCTGTTAGAAAAGTTGTTGGCAATGAATGTCGTTATATGAACATCCTTGTGGGGCAGAATACATTTTGAATCAGCCATGTTAAAGCCCCATAGTTTCGTCTGCATCCACTGATTTTGAATGCTTCACAGGTTCTGCTCCCCAAGAGCGTTGAGTCTTTTTAACCAACGCTTCAAAATCGAGATTGCGACGATACTTGCCTTCACGAACAATTCGGTTGTACAGCTTTGCATACTGTTCATCGCTGAGTTCAGTAAACACCTGAGCGGCCATTGACATAGCAGACATGTCGTTGATTTCGATTGTTGCCATTTTAGTATTGTCCTGCAAATTTATTGGAGATTGCTTTGAACGCTGCCTGAGACATTGAAATCATAACTGTCTCCTGCTTAGGCCGAAGCTCAGTCAAACCCGCAACCTTCTTGTTCCATTTCTTTTGCGTTCGTCTGTGATACGTTTCGGACATCCAGCGTTTCTTTTTGTGCTGCTGAGGAACAACAGGTGTTTCAACAAGCTCGACAGGTTGCACATCACGAAGTGCCATAACCTGGACGCGAACAACGGGACGCCCTTCAGCTTGCTTCTTTTCAATGATACAACCCATACAGTGAGCCCGTTGTTCTGCGTCCGTTTCGTTTTCAGAATGCGAGTGGCGCCCTCTAACAGGTACAGTCTCACAGTTCAAGACTTTTACGTGCAAGTCCGCTAAAGACTCCCACGCTTCGCAAGCATTACGCTTGATGTAATCAAAATGGGCGTCGGTACCTAGGCCCAAGCGCGATGCAACTTCTGGGTCTGGACGGATATTGAATTGTGGTATCTCGGGTACATCAAGAAATCGCACCTTTGCATCTTTGGGGAAGGGAATAAAATCTGGCAATTTGAGCATTGCAGTCTCCAAACGTTTTGCTACTTAGTTAATCTAGTAGAGGCCGAATAGCCTCATACACATTTACTTTCATTTCAAAGTGTCCATCACAGTAAGATGCCATTCAGCATCCTTGAACTCAACAAACTTTGCTGCGAATTCCTTAGCATGATCGTCCATGCGAGACTTGAAGTAATGTTCCAAGTCATCAATCTCGGGATCATTTGGATCCTCGAACACAGCACTGACAACCGGATCGTAGTGAAGATTTGGACTTAGAACCAGCCTACGTGTAACGACGCCTACTTTCATTTTGTTTTCTCCGTAATGCTAGTACCGTCAGTACAATGAGCAGTAAAAGCTTTCTTGCCGAAGTAGGAACTAGCTTCAAGTGACTTTAAGCTGCCATGATCTTTGCAATTTAGGACAGCTATTTCAAAGTGAGGAGCTTCAATTATCTGGTCACTTATGAAGGACATAGCAAATACTATGAGCGCATACATTAATAGATCGAACATGCTAGTCCTTAATCTTGGTAGCCGTTGTAGTGAGGGTCTTCATCATAGTCTGACTCACGATCATCAAGGCAGATACTGTCTAGGGCTGAATCAAGTTCATCCATTTCAGTGTCAAAGTAAATGATGTTTTCAATCATACCTTGAGCATGGAGACGACAACATTCCTCGAAATAGCGAAGCATCTTTTTCTCACGGAGAAACACCCGAGGGCCAGACTGATTGAAGTCAATACTGATGGACTGGCATGTGTATTTACTCTGTCGATCATAGTAGATCGAAAAGTAATTGAAAGCATGATGGAGTTCACGTTTCCAGATAATCCCTTTTTCAGAATCTTCAATCAAGATACGCATTGCGTCTTCGTAGAACTCCGGATACTGCAAGCCTTCCAATATGTACTTCATACAATCAGTGTTACGGCTAAACATCGAGTAGGTGTAAGCCACATTTTGATTTTCGTTAGAGCGGCCAGTTGCAAGATTGAATGCTACACAGGCTAGCAAACGAGACACCGTTGCATTGTTGCTGCACCACACAGCAGTACCTACACGGAACGTATTTAACAACTTAGAGAAGGAGTACATGACCAACCTCACATTAAGGTAACAGGGTTGCGAAAGCGACGATCAAGCATTTCACGAACTACTTCATCAGGAATACTAGAAAGCTTGTCATCGTGAGCAAAAGTTATATAAGGCTTGTCCATGCCCATATAAAATTTCTTAGCGGCATTAGACTTCAAACCGCATTTCTTTAACATACAAGCTGTTTCAGAAACAACGAAGGTGCTTATAACACCTAGATCGTCACCTTCGATTGAAATAACTTGCCAAGTTGTATTGGTTCTTTGAAAAGCTACACCGATAATTAGTAGCTCGGCGGCAATTCGTTGTCGATCAGTAAACCCATTCGTAAGTGAAACAAACTGGTTTGCAAACATAGTGTCACCCGTAGTAATGAGTATCGTCAACAACAGAATCAGCGATTTCGTTCAACTCGACCAGCGTGATCTTTTCATCACGACTACGGCGTCTAATTGCATCAAGGCAAATCGGCCGGCCATTAACACGAACACTGGCAGCTTCAAGAGCTTGCTGCACCGTATAATTCTTTTCGGTAGTCTCGCGCACAGTGTAAGGGATGTCGAGTTTCACAAGTTTAATGCGTGCCATGTTAGAACACCTTATCGTTAAGCATTGCCATCACCTTGTTGTCATCTTCGCAGTAGAAGAGTTCAGGCCAAGGATCAGGGAAGCGATCATTGAAGTGATTCAGAAAAGCTTGACCGCGACGTTGGGTAGCAGCATACGTTTCTTTGTACAACTTGAGGAACACACGATAGTCAGAACGAAGCACCCAACCGATTGTAGGAACCAATTCTTGAAACGGTACTTCTGCGTAGTCAGGTGCTACATAATGTTGTACTTCATCGCGCATATCCTTACAAGGAAGTAAGTAAGTACCTGCGTAGTCAGCGCAATCAGAAATCCAAGTAGGTACCCACGTATCACCCAGATTGAATTGAGAATGAGCAGGAGCAAAAGCATACTTCTTCTCATGGTCATTTACTAAAAGAAACAAATCCATTTTCAACCCTTTCGATTCAAAAGAGAGCGTGAGTCCTTGACACATGCAACAATGTCAGGATGAAAAGTAACGCCTTCCAACCCAGCTGCTTGAAAGCGATCTTCCCACAGCTTAGTTACCTTCTCAAGCATGTCAGAAAGTTCATCGGCCTTACGCGCTTGAGTCAAAGCACGTTCACGGCTTTTAGCATAACCCGACTCAACATCAGCGACAACATTCAGGAGTTCCTCAACAGCTTCTGTACGAACAGGCGTGTTGTCACGCTTGAGCATGTTCGCAACCATCTGTGAAGCACCTTTGAGTTTATTGATAGGCATTTCATTCCCCGCGTTATCAATGTTTCAACCAATCACGATCAACGGTAGACACAACAGGCAGTTGAATGTAATCTTTACCGTCACCTAATAAGTAAGTACGCGAGAACAAACCTGCTTTAGGCATATGCCTAAGTATGCTGTGCAACTCAGTATCAAACGTGTCATACGGATCTTGATACTCGTATTCAGGAACACCGCAGAAGCAAAACGTTTCAGACATACCCGCTTCTGGGAAGCCGCACACCGAAGGCAAGTTCGTATTTATATGAGCGTACTCTTCATCTTCTGGTTCAGCAGCAATAGCAGGCTCAGCTTTGGGTTCAGGCTTAGCTTCAACAACTTTCGGTGGTACTACCGCAGCAACAACGGGATCAGGCTTCACAACAGGTGCTTTAATAGGAACAGTGTCATCGCACAGATGAACAGTTATGCTTTTATTCCGACGTAGAGTCTCGGCTTCTTCACGCGCCTCTCGGGCAAGCTGCTTCGGATGAACAAGGGTTGCTTCACATCTTCCTGAAGTCTTATACACATTGATATACCGAACATACACATTCTTACCCAAGATCGCAGTTCGTATTTCTTGCTTCAAAGCATCAACAGACAAGGGCAGATCAAAAAGTGCGGCCAGTTCGATTGATTGCTTCAGCAGTGTAAATAGGTTTGCTTTAGTAGCAGGAGCATAACCATATTTCACAGCGACCATCTTATCCCGATACGGTTCAGGAAAACGATTAGCAATTTGCGGAAAGAAATTGTAAAAGTCATAAACGTCTTCCTTGACGCACAGAAGGTTGCCAAGAAGGGTGCTATCAAGCAAAGGGAGCAAGAAGCGCCCAGTAAACTTTCCGTACAGCGCATTGCAGTTCCAACGTGTTTCAAAAACTTTTGAACCATCTATTGAAGACATTTCACCCACCCTTTAGATCAAACGTTTTATATGACTTACGCTGGCGACTTTACAAACCAGAGTAAACCCAAGTTCTTTTTTGTGCTTCCTTGCTTCCTCTTTAATACGCTTTGAAGAAGAGCCTGTAAAGAGTTCTGCTTTGTGAATAGTCGCCTCTTCAACCAATATAGTTACTACCAAGTTTGCATCATACTGGCCTTCGTAGTTTTCTGCTTTACGAAGTGAAGAGATTGCACAAGAGAGGCTGAAGTTTGGAATTCCAAATCCTCTTTTTGTCTTCCTACTCTGCTCACGAATTTTGCTTGCAACCTTACGAACTAGACTACGGGCTGCATCGTAGTTCTTTGACAACGCCGTTATCTTAATATTGATAACGGCGTTGTATAGGTTTCGTGTTAGCATCCTTCTTTTAGAAACTTAACGAAGCCACCGAAAGTAATACGGGTAACGTCAAAGTCAAATTGACGGCCTTCATTTTCGATAGAAAAGATTTCAGAAGCTTCGCTGAGTACATCCTTGTTGTGCTTAATGTCTTCAACCGAAACAACAACGATGTGTTTGCAAGACTGTTCGCTACTGTCTGCCAGGAATTGGAAGTAACTGTTATTGCTAACCAGTGCGACTATAGGGCCAGACTTCTTACCAAGTATCGAAGCACCGAAGCTGCCCGTCAGTAGCTTAACGATGCTGGAAGCTTGTTCGATAGTAAAACGGCCTGCGTTATCTTGAATGAACTCAACGTTCCGTTCATAGAATTCATTCACGCTGGAATAAGAAGCAGGTTCAAAGTTGCGAATCTTGGGACGAGGAAAGATTTCAAGAGTTCGCTGATAAGGAGGAGCGCCCGTCTCATCCTCTTCTTCTGCAATGTCTTCCATCGGAGCGTCTTCTTCTTCAGCATTTTGATGCTTGATAGCAGACCGCTGTTCAGCTTCAACCAGTTTGACGTATTTATCAAACCACGGAAAGGATGCTGCACCTGGGATACTTGTACGAACACGATGTGCTGCCAGCGTATTTTCAGCAACACACGTATCCTGAACAACGCGCAGTGCTTGGGAAACAACAATACCCTTGAGCGTCTTTCCGTACAGTCGCATGAATGTCCTAGTGATACTAAGCTTCTCGGGATGGTTCCAGACAATATGAACCCGATCATCTTTAGCAGCGACGCTATTTATATTAACTACTGAACTCATTTTAGCTACCCTCACGATTTGACTACAGGTTTTGAACTACAACGGAAAATACGTATAAGCAAGAGACTCTTCATGGAGTTGTCCATGACACCTGCTCTTCAAAAACTCTTTCAGGGCCTCACACTCCGCAGACTGGCCCATCTTCAATGAAGCATTGAACTCACAAAACCTAGAGCAGCAGTTTCGGAAGTCAAGATGAAAGCGATCATCTGAAATGATGTGCCAACATAAACCCATCATGTTGAAGAAGGTATGATCGACTTCAACCTTTACTTCATCCGGTAGAATCGTTTGTGTTTCAGATTCAGTAAGTCTGGGATTAGGCAACGCATCGTAGTTGAACTTAGGCCACCGCTTTTCATCGTGGTCATATATGCCAGCTGCTGCAAACAAAAGAACTTCAGGGCACACGCGCTTGCTTGCATCTTTCAAACTGTGATAAGAGGTTTCAACATCAATGCGAAGAAGCTGCCGCTTGTAAACAGCTTTCTTAGTAAAGAAGAAAAACGAAATCATTACTGCTCCCTAGATAGATAAGCTCGAAGGAGCCATACCCATTAAAATTGTTAGTGCAACGGAAGAGAGGATCAGAGTAGAAATCTCAGCCCCTATGTAAACACCATACACAGCTAACAGGATGTACAACACAAGATACCGCAAAAAACTATTCATAATTTGCTAAGTCCCCTTTACTAGAACGGCTTCAAGATTGATACCTTCTTTAGCTTGCCATTCGCTTTTTACTACATTGTCACCGCGCGTAGCAAGGACCTTCTTACACCGACAACATAAAAGCTCTTCCCATTCTATAGGAGATCGCATACGCCCTTCTTCCATATAGTCTTGGCGAACAACGCGCGTCTTGATGTGAGGGCATGTTTCTTTTCGTTTTTCAAGGAGCGCTTTAATACGGCGCTCATAACTGTGATGCTTTGCAAGAGCTTTTGCGGATAACTCACGCAATTGCTTTAAGGTAGCCATGATTGACCTCGACGTATAAATAAAATGGGCTAAACAGGTTTATGCTTAGCCGTAAACGATGATACCCTTCTTTGTATGAATACAACCTGTGAGCCACCCGAACGAATCTTTCTCACCAGGCGTGACGTTAAAGCCAAAGCCACGAAGGTAGCTATGGGAAGCATAGTTGCAACCACCGTCACTCGTAATGAGGAGGTCATCTGCAAGAGAAAGAATGCGTTGAATCAAAGGAGGGATTTCATCGAACTGGCCGTTCGTAAGGTAGCGGCAGCCGTCCTCTTCAAAGATTTCGGCTTGATCTACTTCGTCAGACAGTTCAACCTGCTTGAGCAGGCTTACAAGAGTGCAGAGGGTGCAATCTTCTTCGGGAACGATTGAGGAAAGGTTCACGGTACTAATCAGGCTTTGGACTTGGGCTTGCATTTTTGGCTCCGTCGTACAGGTTCGACAAAACACGCTCATACTCATTCGAGCAGTATTCAATAATCATTCTTCGCGCACAGCTTCGCGCGTATACGTATTATAGCATAAATCAAGAACTTTGTCAAGCCCTCGATTTTGCGTAGTTTTCAGACCCTCTAGCAATACGATTGTCATAGGGTTTGCTGAAGGTGTTTAATTAGGAGTTTAGCTGCGTGCCCTGTAGCTACTGATCCCGTCCCTTCAGCACAACTGATTTCCAACGGATGCCAGCAGTCTAAAGACCACCCTGCTTTTGTCAGCAATTCATCCGTTTCTTCATAAGTCAAATTTTCCTGATTAGACAGACTGAATGAATGGGTGAGTTCTTTCCCATCCGAAGTAGTCCGAATCTCAAGAATACTTCCTTTTTGCTTACGAAACTTCTTACCGAGTTTTGCAAATAACGTTTCAAAACCGTTTGTCGGTTCCAGTGATTCCTTAAGGACACCCAGGAATGAATTAAGCTCAGACAATTCGGGGGAACTTACCACTGTACCAACCCGTCCGTCACCTAGCGAAAATTCACCACCTAGATTTATCAGAATTCTGGAAACCTCAGTGTCATCTGAGGACATGATTAGGCTCGCTTTCTGTTCTTGGCTTTATCGAAGCTGTCCACATACAGATCAGAGCGTTTAACATTCTCAATAACAGAAAGGATGTAACGCATTTCGTAGTCAGACACGCTATGGGCTTTAGCCAGTTTTGTTATATTAACGCTCCCTGCTTTCTTGGATTCCCTGTAGGCTTTAAAAGCCACTTGGAAAGAACGACCAACTTCCGTTAGAAGTATGTCTTTCAACTTAGTCCGAACACGCGCAGTAACTGTCCCTTGCTCAATACCGTCAAGAGCTTTAGTAAGATATGTATCCGACTTTCCAGTAAACAGCCAGCGAAGTACGGCTGTCTTAGTTGGCCCTTGCATTACTGAAGGTAGAGTATAGATGAAAGTCATAAACGGATTTAGTAAGCTACCCTGCTGAACATGTTCAACAAGCTTCGCAAGATACTTACCAGAACGCCGTTCAATAGTCTCACTACCTTTGAAGGTGCGAATCTTATTCATATCGAGAGTTCTTAGAGTAAAGCCGAAGCCTTTAAACTCAGGATTAGGTGCAAAGTCTAAGGGTTGCAATCCTACCAATTCATGTAGCTTCATAGGATTGGCAAATACAATAGCACTACAGCCTTCGTACTTAGGAGAATTTAATACCTCCAAATTACGCATCAAGTCAGCTACCGTCAAGAACAAAAGAAAGGTGTGCTTAACGGGCTTCTTAATTGACAGAATATTCTGAACAGGTAGAATACCTATATCAGGAGTTCCCGCACGTTTGAATTTAATTAAGGCGCGGATTACTGCTTCAGGCGAATGATTTGCAACACCGAATACTCTGACCATTTGATTCTCACATTTGAATTAGTCGTGATACACCTTTGCTCTTTTCGACGACCCATTCAGCACTATTGGGGCTACAGTCATCGTCGTGCGGTGTAATAATAAAGATAGAAGGAACTAGCTCACGTAGAAACGGTACGAACTTCTGATTAAAAAGTTCCCGTGTAACTTGGTGCATGTGTGAGGTAGGCTCATCCAGCACGATCATATTTAACTTGCGACTATCAGGCGTCAGTGTTATCAGTGAGGCAGCGCAAAGCAGAGCAAAACACTCAGACTCTGCACCCGATAAATGGCGTACATCTGATACAGCATCCGGCTTACCGTTATTACGATCAACCATTATAGAAACGCCCGAATCCGATGCCTCTACACTAAATTCAAAGGGCTCTGCAAAGATCAAATCCCGATAGTGATTTAAGTTGGTTTGCAAGAGGTTGCAAAAGGCATTTGCAGCATAAGCCCGCAAGCCTTTAGTGCCGTAAGCTTTGCTAAGGATTGTAACTAGCTTCTTATCATCCACGGAAGGACGGAGCTTATCAATCTCAGCTTGGGTAGTTTCTTGCTCCCCTTGATATATTTTTACAGTATTGGCATATTGCTCATAGGAAGAAACCTTACCGGCACAGTCAGCCTGAGCAGATTCTAGGGTACGTATCTCCTTGGAAATCTTTGCTATCTGTTCTCCTACCTTTGTATTCTCCGTAGAAACAGCCTTGGCACTACGAAAGGATTCAAAGTCGGAATGATTTTCAATGATTGCAGCCTTAGCCTTTAGATGTTTTTCAATCTCATGGCAAAGATCAATGCCCTCTTCAATATCGGATAAATCTAGGGCAGGCTTCTCGCACTCGGGTTCAACCGGTATTTCAATTGCGCGTAGTTGATTGCGAAGGGAAGACAACTCCTCAAACTTATCCAAGTTCTCTTCAACGGTCTCAACATCCTTTGCGAGTTGCTTCTTTTTAGTGCGGAGTGCTTTAAGTTCAGGGGCATCAAAGGAAAGCTTTGCAAGTTTCCGTTTAACATCCTTAAGAGCGATTAAACATTGCTGAGCCTTCTTGTTCTTTACAGCAATGTTTAAAGCCTTACGTTCACCTCTAACAATACTCCGAATGGCGTCATAGTCAATCTCAGCTTGGCAAGTAGGGCAAGTCCCGGATGAAGCATGGCTATCTTCATGCTCTAACAAAGCCTCCAACTTTAGACGAATCTTTGCCTCAGCAATAAACTCACCGTAGTCCTTCTCAAGGACTACTTTACTTTCATCTACTTCAAGCCCATCGAACTCTTCTTGTAAGCTTGTTTGTTCCTCACGCAGTTCTTCAACTTGCGTTTCAATGCCTTCCATTTTAGCAATTTCGGAAGTCACGGTATTCAATTCTTTGTTCAAGGTCTTAGCACGTTTGCTCAAGCCCTCGGTAGCCTCTTCCGGCAGAGATTTTTCAATCTTCTTTATTGCAAGGCGTAAGCGTTGCTGGGACTTAGAAGCCTTAGCTACTTCTGCAACATAAGTTTCCCATTCACTAGCTGCATCTTTATCTGCACGTAAAGCTTTCAACTGTTTAGAAGGCGGTGCTTTAAAGGTGTATTTGCTACGAAGTTCGTCCAACTCTTTCTCGACAGTAAGCAATGACTGGAGAGCTTGTTGTTGGGTGAGTAGCTTAAACTTATTAGATTGGAGCTTTTCAATTTTCTCAGCATACCCATCATACTGGGTCTTCAACTTGCGATACTCTACCTTCGTAATGTCAGACTTAGACTCACGAAGTTTCTTCTTAACACCTGCTAGTTGCTGCTCCAGCACTGACAGCCTAATTTCATTATCCTTAATTGCACTTGCTTTCAAGGAGAAGAACTTTTGCAGGTCGCTATACTGATCTAGGAGAGCAATATCAATTATATGCTGAAGCCGATCGGAATCAGAATCACGCAGTAAAGCGTAGGGCTTCTGTGTTGATACATAGCACCTACTGTAGAAGTCAATCTCAGAAATAGGGAATAGCTTCTTGATGAAAGCTTCAGATCGAGGAATTGTATTTACCTCTAAGTCTTTTCCATCTTCAAAGATTGTGTATTTGCTGCCTGTCTGAATAATCTCATACTCAGGACTATCTGCACTAGGTCTAAGAATAAATCCGATGTTACTACCCTTACGCCCAAGCAAGTCTTTACGCGACTTCTTACGTAAAGCAAGAGGAGGTGCAGCATAGACAACATTAGGTATTGCAGAGAAGAACAATGACTTACCTGTACCGTTACCTGTAGGGCGAGCTAGATCAGAGTCTTTGTTAATACCTCGAACATATGTAAGGCCTTCTTTAAAGTCTACAGATACTTTCTTGAAGGAGATAACGTCGTTCAAGTCTAATCCGCTGATGGTAAGCATATTCCAACCTTGTAGCTTTTAATTATGAGATTAACGCATTAACGCAGCGGTGCATTTTAAGGTAGATAGAACCGTCATCGTTCTTATAAGTTTCTATAGAAACAACTGCTAAAAACCCATTGGGAAGAATTCGTTTCTCCGGAGAGTCGTAAGAGTCAATGAGAACATCTAGACCAATCAGAGTACCCAAGTAACCAGATATAACATCGGTATAACGAGTAATCGGATCGAACAGTTTGCTTAAAGTGTATTCTGAAAACATCAACTTAAAAAAGTCATTGCCTGCTAGTATGTGCGTAGGTGTGAAAGAGCAACCCTTGCTGATGGAGCTACGCATGTTGGAAATAAGACCCGCACTAATAGGTGTAATAAAGCGCACCTCTGAAGACTCATGCAAAGCCAACTCACGAACTTGCAAAAGAAATTCTTTTGAGTAAGTAGGGGGCTGGTCATCAATCGGGGCTACAGGTGTACGACCAGCGGCCCACTCAGTAAGGAACTCTTTTAGTTCGGGTGAAAGAGGAACAGAACGCTTAATATCCTGCAGCAAAGTTTCTATCTGTTTACCCATATCTTTATGCAGTGCTTCTAAGGTTTCCAATGCTTGTTTATTCATTATACATCCTTAAACTCAGTTGATTGAAGAACATTAAACAGAAGTTTTTAATTAACGGCTGATAGAAGAGGCTACTGCATCTAAGACACTAAGCTCTGGAAATTTAGTATGCCAAGTATTCTTATGTGTAGTATCCAGGGCTGCAACAGCAAGAGTATTCGGCTTTAAAAATCGTTTAAGCTTAGGTAGCGCACCTTCGCAGATTATGGGTAGCGCAAAGACTGTTGCAACGAAGCCTATATTAACCTGCTCTATGTTTTCAGTAGGTATAATCAGGGCACGCAGTGTGTCATCTGAAGACAGTATAGGCCATACATCTGAACCGCATACGATATGCGTAACAGGTATATTTTTATCAGTGATAGACCTTCGCATGTTTGCGAGTAGTTGGACACTAATAGGAACAGAAAACCTAGAAGTTCTTACACTGGCTATAGCATGCCTAAGTTCTTTAAGGAACTGTTCTGAAAACATGTTTAACTCTCAACCAAGCTAGGCTGAAGCGGATTTTCTGTAGGCGCTGCTTTCTTAGCCTTAGCTTCTTCAATAGTAGATACACTATACCAACTAAGGTATAGAGCAAGACCATTAGGCGTAGCAGCAATGAATGTCGGCATACCTTGATTAACGATACGCACAAGCAAACCTGCTTTCACCAAGTTGTCAGAATCGACAGGATGGCCAACAGTATTGATCGGCCCATTCTCTACAATGTCTTCCAGCAATTGTTGCAGTTCAGCATTGAGAGAAAAAGCTTTTTCAGTTACAAGGTGCTGAGTCAAACGGCCTGTTAGGGTCGTCATAGTGCCAGCAATAGAAATCTTGAGCAGGTTGTGACCACAGTTCTCAAAGATACTGGTAGCATTCATCAGTAGTGCATTAACACAATCTGAAGCAAGCTGACCTTTGATTAGAGCAGAGATTCGATTGACCAGTTGAGTTTGTGTAAGATGTTTCATTGTTGTAAGTCCAAGTTAGGGTCAAGCTGTGAAGGATAGGAACAGGTAACACGAATAGATGAAGTAAAGGTCGATACTTCATAAGTGATAGTTAGTTGTCCACCAGAACTAGCACACGACGCTTTCACCTTATCAAGATTATTTTTACGTGTTTCTTGCCAGTCTTCATTAGCGCATCCGGCCAGAAAGATAAATAGGATTAAGACATACTTCATTTTGAAGCCCTGTTATTAATGAGTTCTCCTACCATCGCAGTAAAGACAACGCGCTCCTCAAGGCTGAAGCTATTTAAGCGAACTTCAATATCTACCAGAAGACTCTGAAGGCTGATAAGGGTAGCAAGTGTTACCTTTATACTGTAAGCTTTAGACTCTTTAGCAAATAGACGCCCGCTATAAGGAATGAACTTTGCTTTACCTATACTGTTAGACAGAAGGTAGTCGATCAACCAGCGAAGCTTATTAAGAATGCCTCGAATATTATCTGACACCTGCGTTTGTTCTAACAAAAGTTTCAGATCATTCTTGAATACAGCGATAAGGACATTCACAGCTTGCTTATCTAGTTCCGCTTCAGGGCTTGCGAGGAAGTTAGATAATACGGTATTAGGATCTACATTTTCTCCGCTCTGTACAGCATAGATAATAGGTTCTAAAGCAGAGATAGCATCACGTACCCCACCGTTAGAGAAATCAGCAATTGTTTTAAGTACCTTAGTACCGTTTTCAATTGTTTTAAAATCTACACCTTCACGCTTGCCGATTTGCCAAAGGCGCTTCACCAATACTTGCGCCTCAACAGGCTTAACTTGCAATCTAGTACAACGCTTTGCAATAGCAGGAAGCATCTTCTCTGGAGTCATCGTACAAATGATCCAGATTGTATCTTTAGGTGGCTCCTCGATAGGTTTCAGCAAAGCTTGTTGTGACAAAGTAGGAAGCTGCTGTGCTTCGTCGATAATCATAAAACGTTTCTTACCAAACGTAGGCATGTTCTTAGCCAAGTTGATAAGATTACGAACGTCATCAATACCGCGAGAGTCAGCAGCGTTGAGTTCCATAACGTCTGGGTGTTCTTTCATCTTGCAGCTTTGACATTCGCCGCAAGGAGCATATGTTTCAGGATTTGGGTTTGCACAGTTCAAGTAGCGAACAATGATGCGGGCAGTAGTTGTCTTACCCAAACCTGTTGGACCATACAACATGATAGCAGAAGGCATTTTCTTAGTCTTCAGCATGCCTGTAACAGCAGAGATAATATGGTCTTGTCCTATCAGCCCATTTAGAGTCTTAGGACGATACTTGACTGCTAGTGAAGTGGATTCCATTATGTTATGCCCTAAGCTTTAAGTGTTATGCAGATACGCTCTATAGGAGTTACAGGAGCTACCGCTATGTCTTGACAGATTGTTTCATGAGGATACTTAATCGTAGCCTCATATATTTCATTAATATACCAATACACTTCTTCTTTAGGTGTATCAGTATCGAAGTATTCTTGATTTACTACGATAGCTTTAATAACAGTGTAAGGTAGAACACGATGATACCACCTAGGTGTTGTTTCATCGCCTAAGCCTAAGTCATAAGCAATCCAAGCTAGAAGGCGCTTTAGCAAATTAGGATACAATGTTGTCCAAGTGTGACGTACTACTTTTGCATCAGAAACGGCAAAAGAGGTGATAACACCTCGATCCCTTAAGTCGGCAAAAAAATTGAAAGTAGCCTTTGTAACACCATCAGCTAAGCCTTTATAGTCAAATACTTTAGAGGCTGCAATAGAAGCATCTACCTGCTTCATTAACTCTTGCACATTCACCTTCTGAGATTCTTTATTCATGTCTTTTACACTTATAGGCCCATTAAAGCAGTAAGCAGTTTAAAGGGCCATACCTTTTCCCAAAGCAGATGTTCAAAAGGAAAACCTATAGTTAAGCCTACCCAAAAAGAAGGGTCAGTCATTAGTCTGCGACATTGGTGGTAGCACTTATGAATGACACCTTCTCTATCTACGTGAACATGGTGTTCAACAATTTCTTGTAGGTTGCTATTCAGTTCCATTGTTCTTAAAATCCATGTGCGGTTTACGAACGTACAGCAAGCCTTTATCATTGGCATAGAACTTGCCCTCGTCTACCTTAGTAATGAAGGACTGTATCTTTGCTTGGCGTGCTGCTTCATAGTCAATTCCGGCACGGTGTGCTACATCCATAAGCATCACAGCAACGTCACCTATTTCACCCGCGACTTCTGCTCGGAACGCCCAAGGATCATCGTCAAGCTTAGTAGAAGGGTAGATGATACTACCTGTTACTTTTGAAGCTTTGACATACTGATTATAGATACTGTCTGTAACATGTGCATATATCTCACCTGTAGGAAGTCCTGCTTCAAGAGCTAGTTCAACAGCTTCTTCTAGCAAGCGGCCTACTACGCCAGCAACAGTACGTTTGTCTGCACCGGGTACCTTGTCAGCAGCTTCACCGACGATATTTGGAATATTGGGTCCAGAAAGACCGGGTACACACTTAACACTTTGTACGCCTTCCTCACCTATCTGTTCTACAGCCTTAGCAGCATACAGGTGAATAGCATTTAGTATGCGCTCAGATAATTCCCAAGTTTCAAGGTCGCTGCAACCTTCATAGATAGCAACGGTTACTTTCTGCTTACGTTCTTCTACAGTGATCGTTTCAGGAGTAACTTTGTAAGCACAGCCCTTAAGTGCATAAAAAGCAGAATAAGGGGATGCAACATCATGGGTGGAGCCATGACAAGACCCACCGACTAATAGTAGTTTCATGCAGATACTCCTAACTTCATTTTAGATTTAGCATGTGCAATGTTTTCTTCTATACTTATCAGATGCACAGAGACTAAAGACAGTTCCAACACCAGTACTAGATAGTAGTGACCATCCTTTTCAGTATGGCTATGTCGAGTATAGATTTCTTTACTATCATCAGCAAGGTGCATACTTATTTCAGGGGAGACTTCAACAATCTCACCGTGCTTAGTACCATTGACTAGTAAAGCTTTAATCTTATGGTGAGGAGTATGCCTTTCATAATCATTAAGGTCTACAGCCACTGTTAGTAAAGCAATCGCTTCAATCAAACAGGATCTAGGCGTACTGCCTGCAAGAGCCGTATTACTACAGATAATAGCGTCCCGAATTAAAGCTTCCGAAGATACCTCTGGATCATTCTTAATCTTTTCTTGCACAGCTATGCGAAGATCAAGAACTTCCTTAAAGTCTAAACTCATTATGTTCTTTCATTTAACGATTGAATAAGTTTAAAAGGATGATAGCAACCCGGGCAGGTAACTTGAAATGTTGCTGCGTCTTGACATGTAATCACATTACCCTTAACCTTAGTAACGGAGAATTCTTTTTCCTCTCCGTCAGACTTAGGATTGCCTTCATCATCGTACTCACCTAATAGTGCAAGATGCAAACGTAGCCCAAGCTCTTTAACAAGATCGCTAGGAGAGTTAAGGGCTAGGCTTATAAGTTCATCATTCGTATGAGTATTTTCATATCGTGTAACAGGTGTATAATCTAAACCAGTAACTGCACCCATATAAGCCTCACTTAACTAAGGTACGCATGTGCCGATCAAGAAGATCATGTATCTTACTAGGTAATTTTTTGCCTGTAAAATGCAAAGCAAAGGCTTCTGCCCATAATTCCTCAGGCGAGCGTTTTGAGTATTCCGTTAGGAGTACATTCTTCTCACTAAGCTCTACACTCTTCGGCCAGTAGACAGATACATCGTCACCTAGCATCAAAGCCATTTCAAAGTGCTGGCGAGTAATAGAGTGAACCTGACTGATATGACGGAAGACAGCTTTGAGGATTAACAATGTTTCTTCCTCAACTTCCTTAGCATACGAACGAAGATCACCGTTACTCTTGAGGTCTTCAAGAATTGCTTTGAGTTCTTTCGGTGCAACATCATTCAACGTGATCGCATCATGGTATAGACGTACCCATGACATGCGCTGCTTAGGTGTCATGTGACGGAACCAAATACCATGCGCGTATTCGTGCGACACGATATAGTCCATTTCTGAAACACCTTCGTCGATTTTTGCGCACAGGGTATCAAACTCTGCTTTAGGCTTGTGCTTGTAAAAACCGCGCAGCTTACCTTTTTGCTCACGAATCTCAACAGTCAAAGGAAGCTGAGGCATACGCATCTTTGCAAGCTTCTCTTTGGTGAGTTTCAGAGCAAGGCGTATTGCTTTACGCTGGTTGTCATCAATCTCAGCAAAGATACGAATCTCGCCCCAATACGAATGGTCGATACGCTCACGAAGAGGCTCTACTTGAACACCGTACGCACTACCTGCTTTAGGTGATCTACCTAAGTAAGCAACTACCTCAGCAAGCTTAAAGTCAAACGGAACATTTTGACCATCGACGCTATCTTTTTCAAGAACAGCTTGATACTTCTTTCGTTCTTTATCCATCTTGACTACGCGCCCTAAAACATTCTTGATAGGCGTGATTGCTAGGATTATGTATTCACCGACTTGCATCAGGAGGGTCCTTACGATATAAAGTATTCAACTTCCTATTAACAAGTAGAGTACTACCGTCAGGAAGAATAGCAGTTGAGAATCCGGGAACAGCTGGAGAGTTTTTAATGCTCTTTATCTGAACACCACTAACTTCCTGCTTAACACGATAGCAGACTCGAAAACGAATATGCTTACCACGTTTTAGTTCATTCACCCAGATAAGGTCTTTAAGTGGGAAAGAACGAGCTTCACCATCTGAAGCTACACACTCGACCATTTCCTTCTTGATCTTGTATGACTTAGCGGTGAAGACTCGTTGTTGCCACTGGAAAGTGGTTATTCGCATCGCAGAACAATACGACCTTCAAGGATTGTGAGACTGAATAGAACTGAAAGAAGCCCTAAGTCTTTTTCGTCACCCTTCTTGTCAAACAGCATAGTGATAGCAAAAGGTATGTAGTGAGCCGTACACAAGTCACTGTGGAAGTTGATGTTGATAAAGGGATCAAAAGAATAATTATCTTCTAACAACCCACCAACTTCCAGAAAGAAATGAAGCAAGCTTGTTTGGATCGAAGCAATGATGTTATCCTGTACAGAAATATCCATCATTGTAAAAGTGGTAGCTTCTATTTCATACAAAGCTTTACGCAGATTTGCATAATAGGTACTGGCTACATACAGTTCTTCAAAGCCGTTTAGGACAGCTTGTGCAGAGGGTGGAGTATCAGGTGCCATGATTACTCCTTCGTTTCATCACGATTGATAGCTTCTTCTTGCGTGAAGGTTGCTTTCTTGTAACGAGCAGAAAGCTTTTCAATGTTGCGATCCAGCACATCAAGAAAAGGAATATTCTTTTCACCAGTAACGGTCATAACGATAGTAAGAGCTTCCTCAAACAAGCGTTGAGCAGCATCTAAGGACATCGGCTTACCGTAAGCGTATTCCTTCTTAGTCAAAGAAATACACCGACCAACAGTACCGTACACACCTTCTTGATAGATGTCGCTGATAAGATCATCAGAGGTATCACCTTGACTAACTTCTTTAGTAGCCAAGAAGTTATTGGTAGATGTCTCAACCATTTGAGTAAATAGAGTGTTGGCATCAACATCCAAGCTTACCTTTTGAACCCAATCAGCGAACAGAGCCGTAAACCAAGTAATGTCGCCTAGCTCTTTAATCAGGGCTAGATTAAACTTTTCAAAAGCCGATACAGCACCTTCAACAGGTTGCTCATAGCGGATTAAGCTACCGAGTTCAACCAGTTCATCAGCAATACCCAGTACCGCATGAAGCAGATTCTGGCGATCATTCAAAGGAGAGGCAGTACGAATGGCCAAACTGATATAAGAGTCGCGCTCACCGGTTAAAGGATCAATAGCTTTGAATACCGTTCCGGTAAGTTTAAGAGGGTGAGCGGGAGTATTGAAAATCATGGTGTGTATTCCTTAGACAGAGAATTTATGTTGGATGAAGAAATTGCTATTAGGGAAGCTAACGTTGACAGATGCTTCATAAGCAGTAGGGTCTATAAGTGTTGCTTCATACCTATATTTTACAGTTTGAAGAAGGTTGTTAACGATGAAATCGTTAGTATCCGCTTGATTATCAGAACGGGCTAACTCCAGCAGTTCTGAAATCTGGCTGTCGTCATATACAGGAACTGATTTTATCTTGTAAGGAAGTATATGATGATACCATCGTTTCTTAGAGTCCTTCATAGGTAGATTCAGTGTATTAGCAATGAACAGAAGGATTCGAGTATTAAGGGCAATATTCTCAGAACGAACTGTAGTGACTTTAATCTGAAGTTCATCTACCACACTACCCAACTTAGTAGATAGGTATTCTGCTAGATCATGCACAATCCTATGAGAAGCTTGCTCACTGAATAAAGGTGCAGAATACGATGTGCAGAATTCATCAATGTGCGTTTGAAGAGTAAGATAGAAGGAAACATTCTTACTTGAAAGGTCGACTATGCTGGAGAAGCTTGTAATAGGAATATAGAAGCCGGATGCGTTAATATGGCCTCCTCCTTTATACTTAAAGGCAAGCTTTTCTACATCAAAGTCATTTACACTTGTAAGGCTGAATTCTACACAGTTATCTTCACGAAAATGGAAAGAGGCTCCAAAAGTATTAGACTTTAGTGCAAGAAGTTCACCTACGTCATGGGCATAAAACTTATTAGCATTTACTGCAAGCCCTTCAATGCCACCTAAGACAATAGGAAAAGCACTGGCTGCAATAATATCACAATGTTGATTATGCCCAGCGAGAAGGAGGTCGCCTTCTTTAACAAACTTATCATATGCAGGGCCACGAGTATCTAACGTAAGCTGGAGCTTATGCCATACTTTAAAGTCATTGGGCATACTACGTAAGCGTTGCATAAAAGGCTCATTATCTGCAAGTCTTTTAGACTGGACATCTTTATCAAACACCTGATCGAGCATCAAAGGAAAAGGAAGAGTTGGAAATAAAAGATCCCAAGCCATCTTGCAGCCGCAACTTTTAGTGTCCAATCTAGCATAAGGCTTAGTGCCTAAAGAGATCATCGAAGTTCTATGGTGGTCTAGCACTAATAACGATTCAGAAACTGAATTTATCTGATCCATGTACTCGGTATCATCATAGGCAAAGTCTACGAAATAAACTTCACGATCTTTAAAGAGTTCAAGAGGTAGCCTCTTATGGTACATACCCGGTACGTAGTCATAGCTATCACCGTGGCGCAACCAGAATACAAAAGCAGACGCAAAACCATCAGAGCAATCGAGAGCCTCTGAGATTTTGTGATACACAACTAACGGTTTGTTATCAGACATTGTACACCTTATCAATTTTAGCGCGGGGATATACACCAAGGGGAGTACGATCAGCGGTGTGAATTGTAACAATCGGTGCCCCTTCCCCAAAAGCTTCTACGAGTTCGGACTCACGAGGATGAACTTTATGGTCATCAGACTCAGTGGGTAGACCTTCCCATCCTATGTCATGAAACATAAGATCAAATTTACTGCGGCGAGCATTAACAGGGCCGTCTGTATCACCTGATATGATTAATACTTTACCAGTTGCTTGGTCAATGATAGTAAAGCCGTAAGCTTCTAGTTCACCGTGCAGCACATGAAACGGTTGTACACCTATAGTACCAAACTCAGTATCAATAAATACGAAGTTGCTGGAATAGCTTGCTAGGAAGTTGAACTGGAAGTTGACCTTATTGTTACGTAAGAAAGGCATTTGCTTTGCAAGCTTATAGAATTCACCCGGACAATATACTTCCTTGATAGGTGTCTTAGTCACATACTTGCGATAGTAGTACAAGGCTTCAAAACCACCAATGTGGTCTGCATGTATGTGACTAAGGAACACGTGAGTAATATCTTCAGCCCACCCATACCGGAATGCTCGTTTGATTGAAGACGGACCGCAGTCAATCAAAACAGAATCATTAACTAGGTAACAGGTTTCGTATTCATCAAAAGCGCCGCCGGTACCGAGTGGGATTACGTGCATGATATTATTCCTTGTCGTTCTTTACTTGTTCACGAAGATTGCTCTTACTTTGACGTACTAGGTCTTCTTCGCGAGGAGGGCTAGTAGGACGACGTACTTGAGCAGCCGCTAGTTCAGATACTGGTGCAGAAGTATCGGTACTTGCGCCCTTAGGTTGAGCAAAGAAATGCACCAAGGTACTATCTGCAAGCACTATAGAATCAATGTACTTCGCACTTAGTGGGATGTAGTTCATTGAAGCTACTTGGAGAATTTGCAAAGAATACTCCGCCACAGGATTACCGAGAATCTCAGCGACGACAATAAACTTAGTACCCACGCGCAGGATACGCTTGAACAGCACAGGTGTTTGAAGTTTAAGCTCACTACCACCTAGGTCGATTTCATATTCAACAAAGCAGCGAGTAGATACACCTTTTTTAGATGTAATGGGAAGAGGATGTTGTGACATAAGTACCTTTTAAAAAGCGGATAGATCAAACCAAGAAGGCTTTTGGTCACGAATAGATTTAGTGTTACCTTGCTTGAGACGGCTATTGACAACGCTCAATTCATCTGCAACATAAACGAGCTTTGCTTCTACCGTTGCTTCGCGAGGAGCATTCTCAGCCCAGCCGCCTTCACTACAATTGAGGATGTGCAATACTTTCGGACTGATAATAACATCGCACTCCATCAGCATAGCAATAGTTTTTTGATTAGGTGTGTTGAAAGCGTTCCAAGCACCCTTGTAGTAATCAAAGCTACCGTCCTTCTGTACATAGAAGTGCATGAAGCCTTTATGAATATCATGCAACAGAGCGCCTTCAATCATAGCTGCGTGATCCAAGGAAGCACGATTATCACTCTCGTCAAGAAGACTATCAAAAGAATTGAGATAGTAGACCATTTCAAGGATATGCTCAACTAAGCCTCCTTGATAAGCATGATGCACACCCTTACCAGCAGGTGCACACATGAGTCCTAGTATTTGAACATCCTCTACTTGCACATCGTGATTGTAACGAGAGAAGATAGGTTTTAGATGCTCAGGAATGTAACGTTGAAGCTCATTCCAGTTATGTTCAATTTGATCAGGTGTAAGCATTATTTTATCACCATCATGCCGTTAACCATATAGCCGTCCGCTTCTTCAGTTTCAATACCTTCATCGCTTTCAACAATGTTTTCAGCAACACTGAAATCACTATTGGAGTAGTTGAGGTCGAAGAACATGAAGTCTTTGAAGCCAGCTTCCCGAGCAATATCGGCCAACTCTGCTTCAGAGAAATACCGCTGAGTCATCGGTTCTTCGATTGTAATACTGGCAACAGTCTTGTTACCGACCATGATTGAAACGGGTGTAGTGAATTGATCGAAGCACTGAGCCAATGAACGATCATAATACACATGCTTCTTGTACCGGAGCTTACACTCAACATCAAAAGGAATGTTGAAACGTTCACGAAGATCAGCATTAGGATCAACGGTGATTTCAGCCATGTCTTCGTTGTCAGTAGATTCAACAGACAAGCTTAGACGATAACCATCTGGGCAGAAGTCTACGAAGAAGCAGCCGCCTTCAGGCAGACTGTCATACATGTTCTTGAACAGCTGGATCAGATACTTCCGATTGTGGGACCCGTGTTCATCATGAAGGCTGCTCATGCTATAGAACAAAGCACAAGCAAAGTTGTGACCATCAAACTTAGTGGTCAGTGCGTCACCTTGAACAAAGTTTGTAGCAACACCTGTATGATTACGAAGATCATTATGGGTGTAAGACTTCAGTGTAAGGTCTTTAGGCAGCTTAACGTGAGGAAGATGCTCACCCTTGCCGCTGAATACTTCAAGCACGTTGAAACCGTTCTTAGCATAGTCATAAGCTTTCTTGCCTTGAGCAAGGAGCTTCTTAGAACGGATTGCAGCCTGGGTCATAACATAACTTAGGCCCCGAGCTTCTGCTGCCTTCCAAGCATAGTCGCGTGAGTACATAACCGCGTACAACTCATAGAGGTCGTACATGTGATTGATGGTGATTTTATTGGATGAAGCTTGTGTAGATTTAGTCATGGTGATTAGATTTCAAGATCAGTAATGATGGAAGAAAGTTGACAGTTTAGATTTTGAACATAGTTGGCCAAAGATTCAATGTGTGTAACAATAGGACTTGACCCGCGAGAAGGATATGATTCCATCTTACCTTCCCCGCAGTCACGTTGGGAAGATACGGGTTTCAACCGACGCTCAAGCTGACTTACATACATAGCAGTTGCATCAAGCATAGTACGAAGATCATCAAAGGCTTGAGAAGTAGGTGTAGCTAATTCTTCAGCAGGATTTGCTGTACTAAATACACCGGTAACTTGAGAGATAGAAGGTGTGCTATCGCCAATAGACGTACCTGGGGATTTCATACCAAAGCTAGGAGCAGATATAGTGCTACCGCTTGCTGCACGGGCCATAGCTTTTTTAGATTTAGGTCTCGTTTCATTCATTTTGATTCTCCTTAGTTATACAGCCATGTCAGCTTTGATTGCAGGATGCGGATCGTAGTCAAGAAGGTTGAAGTGTTCAGGCTTCAATTCATCAAACACTGAGGCACAGATAATGCCGTCACTTGAATATAGTGGAATTTCATTTTCAGAGTTCCACTCTTCGCTACCTGGACCTGTGTAAGCAAGAACAGGTGCTTGCTTAGGTTCACGACTGAGTTGCAGTTCAATCTGCTCAAGGTGATTCACATAGATATGAGCATCAGCTAAGAAGTGAGTGAAGGTAGCAGGTTGGAAGCCTGTCAAAGCAGCAATCACAGTAAGCAAGATCGAAGAGCCTGCGATATTAAACGGAACACCGAGGAACATATCACAGCTACGCTGGTACATACACAGGTGCAGTTCATTCTTTTCAACGTTGGCAATGAACTGGTACATGATGTGACACGGAGGCAAAGCCATCTGATCGAATTCATCAGGACGCCAAGCATTGATAATCATGCGACGATCTGTAGGATTGGTCTTGAGTTTTGCCAGGATGTTTTGAACTTGATCGACTTCAATGAAGTCCATTTCAGCTAGGAAGTGCATATTCTTTGCATCAGAAAATACAGGAGTAGATTCTTTCAGAATAGGCTTGCCACGCCAGTGACGCCATTGCACACCATAGATGCGACCAAGATCATCTTCACCTTTGCGATTCTTGTTTGTCAGCCACAGATTAGGTACTACATTACCTGCAAGATCAACGCCGTCACGATTAGCATTGCCATCCCAAATGTCACAACCTAATGCACGAAAGTCAGCAGCGTTGTCCTTACCTTGCAAGAAGCCGATGTTCTCACCAATAGTCTTCTTGAAGAACAACTTCTTTGTTGTGACAGCTGGGAAGCCTTCGCGTAGGTCAAACTGCATCATGGCGCCAGGTACAAAGATTGAATCAATGCCTGTGCGATTAGCTTGACGCGTACCTGTATCACGAATTCGACGAAGAAGGTCTAAGTATTGTTTCATTATGTTATATCCTTAATTAAATCAGAGATAGTTATTTCAGCGTCTTCAGTATTTGTGAACACTGGAGTAAGAATAATACTATACACCCCACCAACTGCTCGATCAGCCCACATCCAACCCTGAGGCGGAGGAAACACAGGTGCTTGGAAATTACAGTTGTTTGCAATAGCCCATGCAATTGCTTCTTCGCGTGTCAGATCATGTTGTGTAGGCGTAGGCGTAGTCATACAACTTCCTCAAAAGAAATATCGCGTGAAGTAAAAGATGTTATGGTAGTTCGATCATACAGAACACCGTTAAACCAAGCAAATGAACTCCAGGCACATACACCCATACCCGGATAGTTAGTAAAAGAGTTTATACCTCGCGCATAAGCGGCATCGCGTTGAGCGTGTGACAAGTAGGTACTATTCCAATTCACCTTAGACATATGCTCAGACCTAAGGAGTCCTCTGCGCGGCCCCATCAATGTATTATCTTCACCGTATTCTTTATGTGAACGATAATTGTCAAAAAAGGTGGAGCATATAGCCGAGTGTAAATTCTCTAAGTCTGAAGGTGTTGCAGATTGGGCTACTGCATATACGCATAAGGCAGGCTTACTCTTAGCAAGCGTTTGCACATCCAGATTCAGATCATTGGTGACAAGTATCACATCTGAAATATGCAAAGACTTATCAATCACATCCCGTAAGTCTTCCTGCATTGAAAATCGCAAATGAGCATCTGCAAAAGGAAATACCTTAATAGCAACGTCTAGTATCAGATCATTAGAATCAATGACAGACACAGGGTTGTTTGAATCATCACAGACAACAGCGAAATCATATATCTGACGCCGGGACTGAAACTCCTGCATAGTTTGATATACACCCTCGCGCATGTAAGACTGCGTTCTTGCATCATTAACTTCAAACTTATTGATAATGAATTCATAAGCTTCATGCACGGAGCAGATGATATTGTTTATGTCAGTCAGTGCTGTAATAGGTAGAGGGATGCTAGGATTTAGCAAAGCCTGAGTTATAACATTCTCAGAAGAAGATACCTCACAGAAAGCAGGTATAGGAACTGCTGCCAAGAACATGCTGCCAGAAAGCTTTAGAAAACCGCGTCGTGTAAGTTTCATTATATGGCCTATTTAATATGCAACCTTAACGTTGTCTGTCCAAGTTACATCTTGCATACGCTTAGACATACCTGTTTTAATAGAATGAGGTAGGCCATAATCATGGCATACAATTCTTCCATCTAGCAGCCCATAGTTTGTTCGTTTGAAGTCACATAGAAAAATAGGCATCTTCGGAGGAAGATCACTCATGCCGGGCAATGTAGTCTTAGCCATAAGCAAGAGAGTACCATCTGGGCTTATGTGCAAGCAAGGTGCAAACCATTTTTCGTAAGCACTACCTTTTACTCGATGCCAAGTCTCCCATTCCATAACATTTTGGAATGATCGTGCATCATCTTCGACTTTTATAACAGCGTCTGGGAATAACAATGAAGACCAAACAGCGCGTGCACTCCCACCGCCTATATGTTGATCTACAAGGAGCTTCCAAGACTGATGTTTTATATGCTCTGTTATTTCCATCATGTTATTACCCGAATAGTTCCGTGAAGTCCTGTACTCTTCTCATGAGTTTCAATTACTACGCAAACTTGACCCTGCTCAAGAACTTGCTTCCAATTAACAAGTTGTACAGAAGAGCTTGCTCCGTATTTGCCTTGAGCATAAGCTTCCGCTACCGCTTTATTCTTTGCAACAATAACTCCGACAGGTGTAGCTACACCCGTTTCATATATTCGATAAAGGCCCATGATGTCCTCTAGGTTTAGTTCGTTTATACTCTTTTAGTATTGAGCAGTAAGGGTACTTGCATAAACAGCTATCTACATACGAGCAGCCCCGGTCTCTGTACAAAGCACAGTGACAAGTCGGATCATCTGAATCCATTAGCATCCAAGTCCAAGCCCACCTGAAAGTGAAGAACCTGTAAGCTAGACGTTTAAGCGAGGCTGCTTTCATGTTATTTAATCCTTTTAATCGCTTTGCTCCATTGACTATCGTAAAGAATTACTACCTCTGATCTACCTTCATCACAAATCCATTTTCCGTCATTGTGATGATAAGTAGGTTTACATTCAAACCAAGTTAATGATCTGTCGCGGTTTTGAACAATGTAAGTTGCCCAAGTAGGCTTACGAGGAACCCCGCTTGTTCGTAAAGCCCAATCCATCCCTGCTTGAAAACCACCTATATCATAATCACTATCGGCTCTTGCTTTTTCATCTGACTTACACCAAACTACTTTAGGTAGATCGTGATTGAATACAGGTGTATCTAAGTTTCGCATTCTTATAATCTCCGACGCTACATAGTCACCAAGTGCTTCCCTTGCATCTTCAGGATACTTATAATGAGAGGAAGCAGTATGCTTACAGTGTATATTCGGATTGGTAGTAAACCACCAATATTCATTCGTACTTGTTACAGCAACCTGACCCATTTCGATAACAAGGTCGTCAACGCAATACGCAAGCATAAGGAAGGAATAGCCTTTGTGCTTATCTGGCTTGTACTCAGGACTTATTTCATACCAATTAAGGCATGTGTAGGGATCAAAGGGCATGGACGTAGGGTCGAAGTTAGAGTAATCATATACAGTTTTTACAGTATTGAATGCGTAATCCAGAAGGCAAAAAAGGGCAGCTGCCCGATTAGACAACTGCCCTTTTGCTTATAGAACTTGTGCTTTAACTACCCGGTATTCCCCGAGTACAAGTTTAGCATAATGCTTAGACCTGTCCCATTGGCTTCCGTTGTAGCACAACAAAGCTGACGATATATCCCTAGTGTTCTGAATACATTCACGGAATGCAGAAGCCCCTACGAATATACTTACCCCCGGATGAAATAAGTCGCCTTTATAGAAGCGTTGTGCTTCTGCGATCTTACTCCTATGATACCTGGGAATCACCTGAGTTAAACCTTTAGCGCCATCTGGTGACTTGGCAGTGCGATTGAATCGGCTTTCTATCCGAATCAACGCTAAGAGCAAGTGTTTATCAACACCGTACTCCTCAGACGCACGATTGATGTACACGGCAAAAGCACGAGCATCATTGTCTGAAAGGTTTTTATTTACCCTCTTCATGTATGAAGAGGCCTTAGCCGCAAAGACGGAATCAGTATCATCGGTCACTAGCGGCTTTTGCGCTGCTTCTTCCTGCTTGAAAGTTTCGTTGTTCAAAACGATAGGTAGCTCAGGAGAAACAGAAGATAATGATTCGATATTACTACAAGCTTGCAACGGAATCAAAACTAGAGCAAGCAGGCAAAGGGTTGATGAAAGTGATTTTGTTGCAGCCTTGAAAAGGCAGGATATATGCGGAATATACATTCGGCACCTCCTTAGAAGATGTGGTTGAGCGTAATATGGATGTTTGTGATACCGACGTTATTTAAAGTTTCCATATCGCGTTGTTCCACCCTTAAAGGGCGGGTATGTTTCGTGTGCTACCTCCTACGGTTTGAGTTAAAGATGTTTATACTTTGATGAAAAAGAAAGACGGAGGTCCTTCTTGCCCAACATTGTATTGCTGAAAACCTCTGCGCGTATAAATAGGAATTTGCTCAGGGTCTAATACGTTCTCGATGAAGACAGCTTCACCGACTGAAAGAAGGCTGTACATTAAACTGAGGACTGCATCATACAGTCCTTTGTGCTGAGTATATACCCGAACGTTGGATACAACAAGCGTTCGGACATACTCACCTTTAATGTGTCGAAAATAACTTTTGATGTATAGGTCTACAGTGGGACTATACAACCATTCATTGCTACCCAAGTAGTTTGGCTTCGCTATTGCATCCCTATTAAACTGGATGGCCGCTTGCACAAACGTAGGACTAAGGAGCTTTATTTTTGATGATAATTGAAGGTGCGACTGTAACATTTTCCACCCTTACGGTAACATGTCGTCTTTGAGCACCTGGCAAAAGGTAGTCATAGAACATTTCGTACTTCGGTGTATATACTTTACAGTTTAATAAGTAAGATATACCTGCACTTTCTAAGGTAATCTTAGTAACGATCTTGACGTCCTCGATCAACAAATAAGGATCGTAATAGCAGGTGAAGAAAGCACGTTCAAGCAAGCACTCACGATCAAGTAAGTCCCTGATAGAGATTATAGGCTGTACAGAGCGGAGTGTAAAGCTTATAGGGTGGAATTTTAAGCTCAGTCCGTTACATGATAGGTCGAAGTAATGACCCGTGTTGTACAGAGGAGCAACGGCTGTAGTAGGAGCAATCCTTTTAAAGTATAGCTCACCTTTGTAAGCAAATACTTTAGAGGCTTCTACTAACTGGTGCGCTAATAGTCTTTTTTGCATAACCTTTAACAAACTATTTAGCTACGCACAGGCGGTGGCCAGCGCGGTCATCCCGAGAGCAATCATCAGGGTGAGCGCAGGCGCCGAAGCGTCGCGTGTTTAAAGAAAACAAAGTTTTTCCTTTGGAAAAACTTCTATTAAGGATCTATAAGTTAACATCCTTCTAACTTAGTTCAAATTAGATTATTCCTTAAGATTTTACTGATTACTCATAATAAGTAAGGTCTGTAAGACCGCGGATATGAGCAACCTTGCCTCACGGCATCTGTTCGCCTTATAGGTAGCTGACAAACACCCGGAGCCTGTCAATCGCCTATATGGTAGCTGCTTTTCCGTTGTCATTTGTGTTGCCTTATATCCTTCGTTCGCTGCGCTCACTCAAGGCCTTAAATTTCCTGCTACGCTACGTTACTTCCCTTCGCTCGCTCCGCTCACTACGGCCACTTACGCTCCGCGAAATTCAAGTCAGGGAATCATCAGCCTCCGGCTTCTAAACCCTCTCCCGCCCCGCCTTCAGCGGTGACGCCTATATGGTAGCACAGTAGCGAACTGGTCAGCCCACACTAGAGACTGCTGGAAAGTTCAATTGCCCGATTAGCTAAACCTTAAAGATCCAGTGCACATGATACTCCCACATGTCTCAATCGCCGACGGCTAGCTACTCTGTATAACAAGCTACACTCATTGGCTCTGCGATCCAACTCACACAACACTCATGTTATAACCGTAGTTTACAGTATGGTTTAAGCCCTAGTCAGAAACCTACATACGCTATCTTTTCTAGGCTCTGTTTTCCCGTAGATTCTGCCAGGTGTTTCCCAATAGCATATACCGTCTATTTAAAGTGCTTTCTAGTAAGGCACGCTAAACTATTGATTTATATCAAAAACTGTAAATAATACATGCAAGTGTAGTTTTCTCATATTTATTTTACACACGGTATTTTTATGACAACCGAGTACGCTAAAAAACATAAAAAATTCCCGACCTTCAAGGATTTTCCCGACCTTTATAGGAAGCGAATTACACGAATGTATAGAAAGGCTTCTAAGTCTGTATTTGCCTGCCCTGAGATAAACAATGTAAACCATCTAGTAGGTATATGTCCCTTATGTAAGTCACGAGGAGTTCTACCGTCAAAGGTAGAGTTAATATCTACTTTTCGAGGTATAGATCGAAAGTATACCGTCCATAAAGATCCTTGGGAAAAGCATTGTCTACGGAGTTTAACAAACCTAGGTAGACATGTATATACAAACCTAGAGTTCCCAATACCTAAGATCGTATATAGAGGTCAGACTAGAATTCCTTTGTTCTATGATCCGTTAAACAATAGCTTTATAGATTGCTTTCCTACTTTTGAGGAAGTCGGAACATACAGCGGATACTTCACCAATCATATTATTAGGTTTATTCATACTCTAGGGTTTGTATATGAAAGGTGCGTAATAGATAAGCATCGGAAGGTAACCTACTTAGAAACTGATAGAAAATAAGGACGTAAAAAAGCCCCGTACTCAATTAAGAGCCGGGGCTTTTTGTTGGCTGAATTTCAGGTATTCTTGTCAGGATTTAAACAGCTCCTAGCATACTCTCGGCGCTTCTTCATAAGCTCAAGGTGGTCTTTAACATTACCTTTGATGATAGCTGCGAAGGCTTTTACTTCTTCCTTGAAACAGGTATGCTGCATACACGTACAGACAGGTTCTACTTTGAACATGTAGCAATGCAGTTCAGGATCGCGATTGATCTTTTTATGATCGCACGTATCACAATTCATTCGATTAGGCATTTGATCCTACCTCTCAGCCAGTTGCATGTAACTTTTATTGTGTCGAGTAACTACAGGACTACCTGCACGTTTATAGTCCTTCAACCAAACCTCGTAAGATTTGTCATCTAATACTGCGCAACCTTCTGACCACCTTGCTAAATAAGGTTTAATGTACCCTTTTTCAAGGCTGTCTTTCGTAAGTTCCTGCCGATGCAGAATGTATATGGGTAGGCCACGACCACCACCTGTGTATAGAAGATGAAGCTTAGGTGTCGCACCTAGTCTCAACCTAGCTACTTGAGTATCGAACTCAGTCATAATCAATCAAAGCCTCGTCAACTAGATTTTTAATTTGCGGATTCTCTCCTGCTAAGGCATATATAGCACGGATTGTTTCGACAAGGCGTAAGCATTCATCAACTTTGTCTGCGTAAGTGCCTTCACATACATCCATCCACGATCTGTCTTCTTGACACTTGCTTCCGTGTTCTTTTTCTTGCTTGAACATCACTGTATTGATTATAGCGCGGGCGTCTTGTTCATTCGCATCAGTGTTGCCTACGATTGTTCTAATCAAGGCAGACTTATCAATTCGTATCATGCTCATGTTTTACTCCTAGCTTCATCAATAGCTAAACGCATGTTCCAGTGAGGCTTACCGATCTCCAATGCTCCGCTTTCAAGAGTCCTTCCTGTTAAAGGGGCAGTTACTCTAAGTCCGTCTGAGCCGTCGGGGCACTTTCCTAATACTTGCTCAATAAACTCCAAAGGATGCTGTTCTGCCCAATCTAATCTTTCAGTATCTTCTACGCTCATATAGTACCTCTATTGACTGTGCACCAAACTGTTTCAGCACGTTGTATTGCAGAACACTTAGTACAATGGCGTTCAAGAGGAGCACCTGTAACTACATGCACAAACTTCAACTTCCAGTCATGCTTACATTTGACTTTGCGTAGCCAGTTTAAAAATTTCATTTCGGTACTCCGTTATTTTGGATGAACGCAATAGCTTCCTTGACCATACTTACTGCTCGTTTTACTTCTGCTTTTTCAAGCTCATACTTGTGCAGATACTTAACAAGGCCTGTAAGAGGAGTGATCTTTGGAATATCTTCCGCTGACATTTTCTCAGAGGTATCAATGTTTGAGCGCCCTTTATAAGACACGCCGTTCAACATAATGATGTTTGGAAAGTCTCGCGTAATACCCTTAGGTGCAATAACTCCTTCACCTAATGTGATCTTGTAAAGCATGTTTTCATTGCGCTCAATCTTATCAAAGTCTGCATCCTCATTGATCGCAAGATTGATAAGAGTAAACTCAGGACGATTATCTACGAACGTTGGTTTGACCTGAAGATCACCGTCACGACTATAACGAGCTTTGAATTCAACAAAGCCCTTCTTACCTTGCTCACCGAAGTTCTTCTGATACGGAGCACCTTGGAACACAATACGTCTATCTTTCATTACTTGATAAGTATGCAGGTGTCCACTGAATACAAAATCATCCTTGCTACGTAGCAACTTAAGGTGCTGTGACTTCAGAGGATGTCCATTGTCACCTATTGCTCCAGCTTCTTCAATGTGTGCAAAGATTAGCTTAGGTGTTTTATCTTTAGTCTCAAGTTGCGTATAAGGGAATGGTACAAATCCTACTTCAATACCGTCGATAGTGATAACTTCAGGCTTGCTGAATATACGAACATTCTTTAGACCACCGTTCTCTGCAAAAATACGAAGAACGTCAATTGATGTACGACCAACATGCGCCACATCATGATTGCCTAATAGGTAGTAGAAGTTTACATACTGATCGTATTTCAACAGCAAGGTAACTAAAGCAATAAATGTTTCTTCATCCAGCCTAGCTTTATCAGAAATATCACCGGACATAAATAGATGGTGAATATCGTTCTCGACACAATACTTGAAAATCTTATCAAGTTCATGGAGCATCTTTGGTAAAGCTTTTTCTTTGAATACATTACTAAGGCCACCGTCAAGGTGCCAGTCAGATGTTGATACACCGCGTAGCATAATGCCTACCTATATAGGAAACAATGATTTTCGTTTTTGTTGTTCGCGTAATTCTATAAGCACTTGCCCATGACAAGACTTCTTTCCGCACCAACAGCCTAATACTTTATTGTCAAGTTCATGCAAGTCTGCTAGTAGAGGATTGTTCTTCATCCATTGCCTAAACTTTGCAATCACTTCTTTTCTAGTGCCGTCACGCCCTATTATGAAAGGGTTTGCCCACTTTGATCGTTTTCGACCATGACTCTCTCTACCTATATAGATGTCAAAGGGCTTTTGTTCACAGTGGACAATTGTTATCATTGTGATATAGCTGGATGTGCCTTTATAGCTTCCAGCATACCTTCAATAAGAGTAATGCCCATGAATTTCATTTCATCGGCTGTAAGATTGTCAATTTCACTAACTGAAAGCAAGATCATGTTAGGCTTAAATGCAGTAGACCTATTTTCAATAAGAGCTTTATACTCCTTTAGGTCTGCAATAGCTTCATGGAGTTCTTTGTTAGTTGCATAGGCACGATCTTGTTTCTTGGTACTACTATTTAGATCATATGGGTTTTCACACTGCACATGAAGTAGCAACATATATTATTCCTTCAAATGAAAATAGGGAGTGCAGACTGTACACTCCCTATCTTTTTACACTAATTGCGTATAGCCTTCCTCAAATTCCTTAGCTGGACTAAAGGATTGATAGCCACCTTTGTATAAGACATAGTAACCGCCTACTAAAGGTTTGTGCTTGTTAAGGTATGCTTCATCTACTTTAAAAGGAGCATAGCCTTCTTCTTCAGGCGTGATGATTGCATGTACTGAATCATCTTCATCTACAAACAAAACCTCAATAGCTTTGATCTTTAGTGCCCATACTTCTTTGTGGCACACATACTTAGGCATTTCCCTACTAGTACCTACGTCCATTTAAGTTTTCCTTAGTTTGAAGCACCTTGAAGATCAGCATCTGTCACATTACTACCGTCTGCAAAGACCAACTGATCTTTCTCGATTGGGCAGAAGCCACCGGGACACTGTAGTTCTGATTCATCATAGCTTTCAATCTGAACACGATCAATGCCTTCTAGGTAATCATAGTATTGCTTTTCAGTAATTGGCTGCTCAGGCTGATATGGGAACTTACTCATATCCATGATCTGCATCCATGAGCAACACTTAACTGTGCTTTGGTGCTCGATTAACAACTGTTGAAACTCTTTGAATGATACCTGATCTGGGTAGTATTTCATTGTGAATGATACTTGACCATTACGGCCTTTGCCACCAAACCAATGACGTTCAAGCCAACGCAACCACTCATACTGATCTTCAGGCGTAAGTTCTGCTGATACAACAACCTTGTCACCCATGATGTCCGATATTTGCTGCTTGGTTGGAAAACCAACGATGTGATGACCTGCATACGAGTGACTTATGTCTTGCCAAGGATATCCGCGACGACGTAGTTCAAGATACTGAGGATCATCAAACGGATACTGGTTATTACGCAGATAGAAATTGTTTGAGGGTGGGTTTGCAGCTTCGGTACTATTTAGTGCTTTAGATGCAGTGCCTGAGGGCTTCAATGTAATAAACGTGTGCGGAACATTGACACCGATTTCAGCAGCATATTGACGAGCCGATTGTTCAACTGTTTCACGACACTCTTCGATGAACTTGGCGTACTGCAAGCTCCGCTCATATACGTTGTAACTATCCAACGTAGAGCCATCTTCTCCCATTGTCTGGACTATTTCCGCTTCGATAGCAGCCAGCACCTTCGGATGATCTGGCGGCAATTCAGACAGCAGGATTTCGTGCAGATTGATTTGGAAGTGATTCCAAGCAAACTCGAAGATGCCAATCATACCTACGCCGATACGCATAGTGCGTTTTACTTCCGCACTGTACATATACTGCATCAGGTTTACACGCATCAGGGCACGAGCCATCAACCAGCAAGCATACTTGAATTCTTCAAGCGTTCGTGCATAAGTACCGCAGATATCACCGATCGTACAGTAAGCACCCCAAACCGCAATTGGGATTTCTGCACAAGGATTCACGATCACCTTGTACTTCTTATGCTTGGCTTTGTCCAGCATGTAGCCAATCATTTCCTTCGTCTTCTTGTGCACACGAAGAACATTCTTATCGTAATGAACATCTATGTAGTTGTCCACCGTGATTTCATCAATACCTTCATCGCTCCACGTAAGTTGATCGACGTTGATGAAGCCAGGTTCCCCTGTACCATCATGATACGCAGCTTCCGTTGCAGCTGCAAACACACGGCGCGCATGTACAGCCCATGATTCGCGGTTTGTTGGGTTGCGCACAAGCTCCCAAAATTCAGCGTCTACCAGCAAGCTATTATTAGCACTCTTCAAGAAGCCTTCACGTTTAATGTCAGCAAATTCCAGAGCATCACGGTCTTTCCAATACTTAGTAGACATTCGTGCAGCCCGCCGAATTCCACCTACTGCAACGCATGCTGCTAGATAGTCATCAATGAATAATGCTTGCTTCCAAGGTTTAAATCCTGCCCCTTTGATGGTCATTATCTTAATCATTGCTTCAATCAACGGTACTGGTCCTGAAGCTGGTCTATCTTGCTGACCTTTTATTGGCGTGCCTTTACTCCGAACTGGCGTAAAGTTAAAGACAAACAGATGCTCTTTGTTGTTCTTATGGAAGGCAGCTGTCTCAAGAATCATAATCATCTTGACCCAGCCTTCTGCGCTGTCTTCTACATCAAACCAACGAACCTTCTCACCTTCACTGTCGTACTTGTGTCTTGCTGAACGCAGACTTTCAATCCACGGCTCATAGTCCGGATGACCGCCGTTACCCCATTGATCTGGCCCGTCGAGTACGAAACGGCACTCAGGCATGTACTCCCAGTCAACCCAGCAAATATCTGAAGAGTAATCACGACCTACACCGCTGCCTTTGAGTAGAAGATAGAACAATGTCCATGAGAACATTGCAGTAGAACAGTTGGTAAATAACTCACCTGTCTTTGCATACTGAACTCTATCACCGTGCTGCAAATGTCGACCGGAGTAAGGCATTACACCTTGCTTAGATAAGCGCAGTGTATCACGGAATTCTTTACGTGCTGAGAATTCTTCTTTAGTACCTAGATTGTCCCAGGGTGCATACAGATCATCAAAGAATGAAGCACAGTTTTCTGGCGTCTTTGGTCCGAAACGCGGATCGAGAGTGAAGTTACCTTCGACAACTTCTGTGATACGCTCTTCCCATGTTTGATATACAGGGCGTTTCGGGTTGCTACCTATTACAGTTGCATCATAGTTCGGGTTGTCTTCGAGGTATTTGACTCGGCTGTACTTATTCTGAAATACCGCTAGAGGCATGCCTTCTGGTACCTCATATACATCTTTGATAGACTCGATAAAAGTCATGGATTATACCTTTATTGCTTGGGTTTATAGTGATTCTATTGTATTGTGTTATGTAACTCAGGTGTTACAGCTTTGGTGTTACGGGCAATGCTTCTTGACACTGATACTTTCCATTGCGATCCTTATAAGATGTTTCACATTGTTCATCGCTCTCGAAGAACATGATCTGAGCACAACCTTCGTTAGCATAAATCTTTGCAGGCAAGGGTGTTGTATTCGAGAATTCCAGTGTAGCGTAACCCTCCCACTCGGGTTCAAACGGCGTTACATTGACAATGATACCGCATCGCGCATACGTTGACTTACCTAAGCAAATAGTCAGAACAGCGCGAGGAATACGAAGATACTCAACAGTGCGTGCTAGTGCAAACGAATTGGGTGGGATTATGCAGTATTCACCAATGTGATCTACAAAACACTTTGGGTCAAAGTTCTTTGGATCAATGATTGATGAATTGATGTTGGTGAATATCTTGAACTCACGGCCGCAGCGAATGTCGTAACCGTAAGAGGAACAGCCGTAGCTTATAACAGGCCGTGGTCCTCGGTACAGATCGTCATGCAAGTTTGACCCTGGGCTATACACTACCGGTGCTTCCCGCGAACGTACTTGATTAGGCTCGAACGGCCAGATCATTGGTAAACGTGATTCCCTACCCGGTACTAGTATCTCACCGTCGTTACCGTAGCGCTCTCCTTCTTCCCCGTTCGGAGAACACATCCTTGTAATCCACTTGTCGCTTTTTATTGACATAATTAATCCTTATATTGAAAATTCAACAACCAACTTCTTATAAGAGACTGTGATGTTTCCACCCTTGCGGAAGTCTTCACTTTTGACTCTGCGTAACTGTTTTAGGTAGCGCTTTAATTCTACTGCACAACCTTCTTTATCTGGCCTATCTACAACCTCTAGCGTATCAAGAAAACTGAATAGCTTTGTTAAATGCGTAGCTCCGTTAAATTCTGCCCTTATTCTTGATCTTAACTTGTTCTCTTCATTATTTACAGGATTTATAAAGTTCAACCAACAGTCTGAATCAGTATCTATTTCAAGAATCCAAGAACTCATACACCAACCTTTCGCGTCTGAATTGCATATATGTCTTCATTAGCCCAGCCGTGACGTTCTCTCAACAGAGTCTTTAAATTAGATATTACCTCACGTGGGGCATTGAACGGATCCATCTTTATTACTTTACCGTCCTCTCCTTTTTCTTTCGGAAGCTTCAACTGCTTTACATTGCATTTCTTTCTACCTAGAGCTTCCTTCAGATTCTTCCACAGTTTTGTACCGCCCATATCATTATCAGGCATAACATAATATGTATCTACGCCTAAGCTGCTAATGTAAAGAGCTTTAGTACGACCGATCGTATTTGCACCTAACACAGCTAGTGCTGGAATTCCGAGCTTCAATAAGCGAAGTGCATCACGTGGCCCTTCAACCAATATCACAAAGTTGTAATGATATTTATCAATCAACTTCTTGGTAAACTCAAATGGGAACAGTCCGTAACTGTTTACCCATTCTCCTGACATTGTGATATAACCTAACTGCTCTTTAGTCTTCTTCTCATATACTGCTTTGACAGCGCCTCTGACTTTACCTGCGATGCGTACAGGGAATAAAGCTGCAATAGAATCATTGTAGTAGTCATTGATAATCAGACCGCCTACCAAGCGAAGTAGATTACCTTTGAATCCACGCCAAGGTATATTCTCAGGCCAGGGCTGCGCTTCTTCACACTTCATTATTTTAAGCACTCGGCGTACTGTCAAACTTTGATCACCCAGCAAACTTTCTTCATCTGCTTTAGAGATTACTTCACCGACGCTTTTTTCCGCATTATTCCATTCTTGGATTGTCGGGAGATTTGCAACGCCTGCTAATGTATTCCATCCGCCTTTCTTCCCGCAGCCCAAACAGTTGAAGAATCCTAATTTAGCTCTACCGTCACGCCGCATATACACGCCACATGAAGGTCCACCGTCATTGTGGTCAGGGAATGGGCATTGAATCATTCTCCAATCGCCTGCAGGCTTCTGCCGTCCTCCATACTGATGAAGAGCGTCCCTAATCACATCGAAGTTGTCTATGTCTTGTGCCATTTTTACATCGACCATAATTTGAATCAAGTACATTACTTTTACAGTATCTGGATAACACAACTATGTCAAATCTAACGCCTGTCTTCTCTATATCAAGGGAGATATCCAGCTACTTCGATAAGTCGATGCGAACGGAGCTGGCCGACCTGATAAAGAGGGACGATAAGCTTCGAGTATCGGGCTTTCCTTTTTGTGGGCTTAAGAAAGCTTACGAGAAGATGGTCAAAGAACAAGACCCTAAGAAGAAACTCCCAGAGAAAGCAGATGCTGGTCGAGAGTTCTATACGTCCGTCGGTACTGCTGCTCACTTAGTCTTTCAACGCTGGCTAGGGCAGAACGGTAAGATTTGGGGCAACTGGAAGTGCTACAACAAGCAATGTAATCACTTTATCGAATTCGGTGTTAAACAGAATTGCCCTAAGTGCAAGACTGAAATGGAGTACGAAGAGTTTGAAGTCAAAGCTTTCCGTCATCTGTCTGGACACATCGACGGGGTGTATGAAGATAGTCGTGGTCAGTTTTGGGTAATCGACTACAAGACAACTTCCGTTAAAAACATCCGTCGACACAAGCGGGAGGGAGGCTTATTTCCCTATGCTAAGAATAAAGCGCAGATTCTCACCTACTGTGCCCTGATTGAGAAAAAGTACAAGATTGTTATTGCGGGCTGGGCATTACTATATGTCGCGCGTGATGATCCCTTTATGGTCGAAGTCTCTACCGGAACTGTGACAAAGACTATCAAGAAAGCCATCATCAAGAAATGCGAATTGTATGATGAACAGTATGAAGTAATTCAGGATCTACAGACTAAGGAAGACATTGAATTCTTAATTGATACCAAGCCCTGTAAGTCTATAGGCTACTACAATGAGCATTTCAAGGGCTTCACAGGATGCCCATTAGAGTCCTTGTGCTTCACTCCTAAGATTGAGAAGTTTGTTAAACTCACTTTCCGGGATTACAAGAAAGCTAAGAAGGACAATTCGTTAGTCGTATTGTAAGATTTAAAGCTTTAAAGAATTGGGTAGCCTTTGAGCTACCCTTTTCCATGTCCGCAAAAAGAGAAAACTGTAAACTGTATGTATATAATCCCTTTCATAAAGTGAGTTGATATGGACTTCAACGGCTATCGGTTTGTGGCGGCCGCCAACTTGTTTCAGAATTATGGCGGCTTGACTATCTATGTCAAATACAAGAAAACAAAGTCTAACGAAATCACCATTAAACGGGTAGATAAGAACTATATCTGGTATGATTGTCCTGATCGGGAATTCGTGTTCGTCCGGGACTCATTCAACGATGATGCGTTCTATCCGAATGAATCCTTTGATCTGTGTCTCGATCTAAATACCTTCCGTGATGATCTTGGCGCAGGTATTGGTATCGACTACTTCATGACCAACTTCACGCATAACAATAGTGAAGCTATCAATCGTGATTCCCTGCCTGCTAGTGCAAAGAAAGTTCAAATTCTTTCTGACAGCGGCGGTCTGCAATTAGCACGGGAAGTAGCTGGACTGATTCATCCGAAAGACTTGGTTGAGTTCTACAACAAGAACGTCGATGCAGGTATGGTACTTGACATTCCGTTGTGGATTAAGGATGACAAGATCGCTAAACGAGCAGCACTTCTCCAGCGTAAGAACAATGAGGTTATGCTGAAGAATGGGCGTAAGGGCTTAGAGCTAATCAATATATTTCACGGAGGCAGCGTTGAAGATCGCAAAAAGTATCGGGACATTGTTGAAGACGAACGTATTCCGCGGGTTGCTATCGGCGGTCTTCTTCTACAAAAGCCCCTCACAGGTGTCAACACGTTATATGAGATCATTGAAGGTGGGTCGTATCGCTATAAGCAATATCACGCACTAGGTGTGTTTGATATGTCTTATCTGGCTCTGCTGGTTAAGATTGCAAACAGCGGTGACAATCCTCCTCATATCACTAGCGACAGTACCAGTCACATTCAAGCCTCTCTGAATAACGTCTACCATATTCAGATGAATGAGCAACACATTATGAGTAGGCAAGCATACGGAACTAAAGCAGGTAGTATCTCAAACCCTGCTTTGCATCTAAATTGCAGTTGCCCAGTGTGCGGAGCAATCAAGTATCGGGATATATTTGCATTCGGCCATAATCGCTTCAATGGATTTTTGGCGCTGCACAATGCGATTCAGATGGCTCGATATACCCAGTCTCTTCAGGAAGCCTGTCGACACCTTACTCCTCATGAGTATAACAAGTACGTTATACTCCAACTGAAGAACATCAAGAACAAAGCTGACGTTAAGCTGGCTCTCGATTACATTGATGTGGTTACACAGCACGGTCTTAAGGAAGCTCAGAAGAAGTATGCGCGCCATATTAACAACTGGCGTCAGTCTGATGACATACCGCAGTCTTTGTTCGATACAACCTCTACTTCTGAAAAGTCTTCGCAGAAGGAATTGTATGAGCGTACTTCTAATCTGCTGGCTAGCTTGGAGAATCAACTGAAATGATAAACTTCAGAGGCATGGCTCTTAACTTGCTGACTGTTACAGGGCAAGGGCGTAAGACAGAGTTATTTGCAACAATGGCAAACATTCTGAGCAACGTTGAATGCGTTAGATGGCATGTTTGCTTCCAGTATGATTCTGATACCTTTGAGCATCTTTATTTGCTTCAGCAAATTGCCCAAGCTAATAACAATACTCTTGTTATTCATAATCATTCACCGGAACTGTCTGTTGCTCAATCGAAGGCACGCGTTATAAGGGAACTGCTTACTACTGATCTGGTATTCAATGTTGATGATGACCATATATTTCCTTACAAGACGTTGGCGTTGCTTCAGTATGCTATTCGTCAAGGCTTCTGTAAGAACAAAGTTATAACGTGCGCGGCGGTTGACGTTATGAATGTTCATAGCTATGACGACTGGAGTAATGAGCTTCGTTATATGCACCATCTTGTTCCTTTCGTTGAACGTTTTGGTATCAAGAGCGTTGCTCACCAGAAATGGGCTACGGATAAAACAGAAGTTATTCGTACTGACTATATCAGCAACGGCTGGATAATTCCTGTTAGATTCTTCCTCTTCCATTACAACAATTGTGCTTGGTCTGTTCTTGAGTCAATGAGTAATTGGAAGAAAGGTATGCGCGGCTATGACTGCATGATCCAAGAAGCTCTGGTCGAGAACAAAGTCCCTATCTACTTGATGCTTGGTGCTTATATTGAGCATGTAGGTATGAAGACGTTCGACTGGAGTGATAATCTGGAAGATCATAGTGACTTCTATCAACGTCAGGTAGAGACTCGTTTAGCACTACCTGACTTTCCTATCGCAGTGGACTATGTATGATCCAACCTTATGAAGTTCCTTACACTGAGTTTAAAGCTCTTTGTTTGAGCATGTCAGAGCAGGCTCAACTGTTTAGGCCAGACGCTGTACTTTGTATTGCCCGCGGGGGCATGACTGCTTCCCATATCATTGCTAAAGCATTGAACCTACCTATTGCTTTTATTATTCGATATGGTCATATGACCCAATCGGCAGGTCTAGACCTATTTCAACGATTGTTGGTCGTCGATGACATGGTCGATCAAGGACGTACATTCGATCTAGTTAAATACTACCTTGACAAATTCTTCCCTAACAAAGAAGTTATGTACTCTGCGGTATTCCAGGTAGGTGACTACGAAGTAGATTTAGTCGGAGAAGTTGCTAAAGACAAATGGCTTATTATGCCAAATGAAGAAAGCTGTAAAGTAACAGTAGGCGATAAGAATTTGTTTAGCGAAGGGAGTAGTAAATATGGGACTAGCTGACATTTATGGGTATGATCTTGACGGAATATTATGCCCTGACATTAACGTAGAAGGTTTATCACAAGAACAATTAATGTCGGTAGTTAAGGCTAGGTATCATCTGAAGCCTTTGTTCATACCGCAGCATGAACACTTCTACATTGTTACAGGTCGTCCGTCTTCTGACTATCACGATACTTATATTTGGGCACAGAATTATTTCCAATTGCGGTGCCGTGTCGTACATAATTCTGAAGATAAGGTTTTGGATACAGAAGAGTCTGCTCTATTCAAAGTAAACGCTATCGACGAAAACAATATTACCATCTTTGTAGAAAGCTGTGAGAAGATCGCATCACGCATAGCAGAATTGCGCCCTAACATAGCGGTACTAACTCTGTCCGATCTTTGCATCTTATGAAAACAATCACCTACGACGAAACAAAATACGCTCTGCTTCCTATAACGCCTACTGATGTTCAACTGGCTTGTACGAAGGCAGCAATCAATGATATGAATGATGGAGTAGTAGTTTACGTCCGTCACGTTGAAGAAGCCCATAAAGCTTTGATGATGTGCATTCCTGAGATTAAATAACCATGACTATGAAAACAATCTGGCTGGTGCCACTGGAAAAGATTGAAACTCGTTACACGTATGAGTGGGCAGATCACATCCCTGCAATGATTGAAAAGTATTGCGCTCAAAACAACATCAAGTTTTTGCGCCAAGATGATGCGTGGCACTATGCCCACTTCCGTGAGTATAATACACCCGAGGTCCGTTTGGTTAACATCGAAGGCGATATGCCTACGCAAGATGCTTCTACTGGTGCCTTCATTAACTTTGCTTCTACGAATGTTTGGAAGTCTTCACAGGCTCAAAAGATTGCAGATCACTTCCATAATGATCGTGTTCAGCCTGGCGATGTGTTCTACTTCACAGATGCTTGGAATCCTGCAATCATCCAAGTGCGCTACATGTCGGACTTGCTTGACATCCCTGTTACTATTGTTGGGCAATGGCACGCGGGTTGGCATGACCCCAATGACTTCTTAGGGCGTAAGATCAAGAGTGAATGGGCTCCTGCTTTTGAAGCATCTTTGTTTCACGCTATTGATATAAACCTATTCACTACCGAGGCTTATATCAAGCTATTCTTCTCAAGGCTAAGGGACTACCTACTAGCGGGTGACGAAACACAGGCAAGTCTTCGTGAAAAGATTCTGCGGGTAGGCTATCCGAATTCGTATCTGTTTGATAAGCTTGCGCCCTACAGTGTAAAGCCTAAAGAGAACATCATTCTCTTCCCACATCGTATTGCTCCTGAGAAGCAAATTGAAATCTTCTACGACCTTGAAAACACGTTTGCTAATGAACCTGGATATGAGGACTACAAGTTTATTGTGTGTCAGGAAAAGCAACTGACTAAACCCGAGTATCATGATCTTCTAGGTCGCAGCAAGCTTGTATTCTCCGCAGCACTGCAGGAGACTTACGGTATTGCACAGACAGAAGCTATCTTTGCAGGTGCCATGTCTCTAAGCCCTGATCGTTTGTCGTACTCCGAAATGTACTTCAAACGTTTCTTGTATCCTTCTGAATGGACACTTAGCTTTGAAAGTTATCTTGCCCATAAAGAAGAATTGGTTAATAAGATCAAGGAAATGCTTACGCAGTTTGATGATCCTTCTTATGGAAGTAATGGTCTATTGCAGCAGTCCGGTATGCTCATGGAACACTACATCGGTGATACTCAAATCTGTTATGCTCTAACACAAGGAAGATTGTAATGTCACGCATTCTAGTAACAGGCGGTGCAGGTTTTCTAGGTAGTAATCTTTGCTATCGACTGCTCTGCAATCCCAACAATGAAGTGTTCTGTTTGGACAACCTTAGCTGTTCATCGGGTGCTAACATTAAGCCCTTCCTGCAACATAAGAACTTTCACTTCATCAATTTGGATGTTTGTGATACTGGTTTCTATCTGTCTGATCTGGATTACATATATCACTTAGCTTGTCCTGCAAGCCCTGAGTGGTATTCGCGTGATCCGATTAAGACGTTGATGACTTCTGTTATCGGCACGAAAAACATGCTTGATCTTGCCAACAAGACAGGCGCACGTATGCTGTTCACCTCTACTTCTGAAGTTTACGGTGACCCTGAAGTACATCCGCAGCCTGAGTCGTACAACGGCAACGTAAGTATCACTGGCCCACGTGCTTGCTACGATGAAGGTAAGCGGGCTGCTGAAACGCTTTGTGCAGATTATAAGCGTACTACCAACGTTGATATCCGTGTTGTTCGACTGTTCAACACTTATGGGCCTAACATGGCCTACAACGACGGACGGGTAGTTTCAAACTTTATCACTCAAGCTCTCGAAAGCAAGCCTATTACAATCTATGGTTCAGGTGAGCAGACTCGTAGCTTCTGTTACGTTAGTGATATGATTGATATGCTCTGGCAGGTCATGACAAACGATAACAACTATGGGCCGATGAACTTAGGCAATGACCAAGAGTTTACAATTGAGCAACTTGCAGATATTGTAGGGCGCTTAACTAAGTTCGATCAATTCATCCACAAAGACCTACCGGCGGATGATCCCAAAGTGCGTAAGCCTGACTTGTCTAAGTATAAGCGTGTCTTTTCTAAGCGTCTGTATCTGCCCTTAGAAGATGGCGTTCTGAAAACTATTGAGTTCTTCAAACACATTGAGGCTGACAAATGGTCCCTGTGATTACTTCCTGCCATACTACGATCTTTGTTACTACTTCTTTTGAAGGCATTCATTGCTACCCAGATGCCCCTGATGAAGTAGCATTCCTTCGTAGCCCTCACCGACACATCTTTCATGTGAAGGCAACTATTGAAGTCTTCCATGATGATCGTGAACTTGAGTTCATCTTGGTCAAACGTGGGCTGGATAAGTTCTTAACAGGTACTGATCTGCAACACCGATCTTGTGAAATGATTGCACATAATGTGATCGGGTATTTGAACTCCTGCTACGGTGTTCGCAATTGTTCTGTTGAGGTTTCTGAAGACCTTGAGAACGGGGCAACTGTTACGCAGCGCATATCCTCTTAAATGCCACCGTTGCTAATTTAATTGTACTCATTTATAAGGAGAGTACATCGTGGCAAAGATTACTATTAAAGCAGGAAGACGCGTAGCTCAGACAAAGCCCAGTCCGGTTCAGGTAAAACGTGACAAGGTAGCCCCTGCACCTCGTGGTAAAGCAAAGCCTGAGACAATAGATTATAAGCTAGATGGCTTAAGCCTTAAAGCTTTGATTCGTGCTACCCCGCCTTTCATCAAAAACAATGCTCATGAAGTGTTGGTCAAGATGCTAAAGCCGGCTACCACCAAGGGTGGCTTTCCGGCTATTCGTGCAAAGGTGTTGTCTGTTGGTAATAAAGGTCAGCGCAATGTGTACGCTACTGATATTATCGGTAAGGAAAAGGATATTCCTCTGTCTAGGCAGAAGCATGTTCTGGTATCCTGCCAATGCGACTACTTCCTTTACTACTGTGAGGTAGCTCTAAACCATTGGGGTAGTGCTAAGATCAAGTATTCCAACGGTGAACACCCAAATGTTACCAATCCTCAGCTTCAACCTATGCTGTGCAAGCACCTAGTTAGACTAGCTGGTACTGTTATTGAAGAACACATGTAACATAAAACTAGCGATACTGTAAAAGAATCAGTATAACACACTTACTCAAGGTATCGTATGGATAAAAAGCCCATTGACACTTCAAACCTGACCGGTGGGCAGATACAGGAAGCTCTTGATTTCCTTATCTATAAGGGTCTTGAACCCATTATTCGCCATAGTCAGGTATTTGATATACAAGTAGCCCATCTATTAGGTGTAGCTGCAACAAACAAGAAAAGAAAAATCTCTGCCCTAGAGCGGGAAGTATTCATTGTCTGTCTGTGCAATGTACTTACCACTACTGATCTTGATCGGAAGATAGACCTTTTATCTAAAGCAAAGATTGAACGCAGCTTTGTATATAGTTTCCTTGTGAACTTCCTTTCGGAAACAGAAGATTACACGGATCTATATACCAAATACCTTACTTGCTCCAAGCACATGGAGCGAACCACCCTAGACCTTAAGTTGCAGGCTATAGAACGTACCGTAGGATTTACACGCGACCACTTGTTTTCTACATTGAACATATGTAGGCACTACGTTGAACTCGCGTATACCTTTAGAAATAACATTGTGGAGCAGTATCTAAAGCATGGTTACAAGCAAGCCCATGCGTTCTGCAAACAAAAGACTGGAAACTTTGACTTCAAAGACGTTTATCAAAGCTTAATGGCGGCAATTACTAAAGCTATTGATAAATACGATAGTAGTAAAGGAGCTCTCACCAGTTACATAAACTATTGGATTCTAAATGCTCAAACGTATTCAAATGCCAACTATGGGCATGAGTACGGTATCGCTTATACAATGCCTCAGTTGCAAAAGAGGAATGTACAAGGTACTAAAGCGTCTCAGGTAAACTTCAGTGTAAGCCTGGATAGCGTAATGAGTGACAACGAAGATGAAGGTGCTATAGACTTAAAGCACTTCTTAGTAGGTTGTCAGGGTGTTGATCGACAGATAGAGGATGACCAAGAGTCTGCCACTCTTCTCTATCTTATAAAAAGTGCAGACAATCTAGGTATTGCTCGTTTGTATCTCGACCTTGACGAGTATATATCTAGAAAGGAAAAGATCAGAATGCTTCGATCTATGAAGAAACAGTTAGGCTTCATGCCGACTAAAGGTGTTGAAAGTGCTTTAGTAGCGGCTGCTTCAGTGCAACCTACACGTAACTGTAAATAATTAATGTTGTACTATTTTAATACAAGGAGTTGTAATGAAATTAGGTGATGCCAAGCCTCAAACACGCGGTGACCATGCTCGACTGGAAGACCTTGTCGATGTTTTGAAACTGCCGAACGGTAAGTGGGTTCAACTTCGTATTATGCCGAATGACATTTTGGCAATGAAGACTCACTGGATTAATATTCTCGCAGGTAAGACTAAGCGCGAAGTTAAGATTCCTAAGCTGTGCGTTTCTTTCGACCCGATCACGGAAGAGAGCAAGAAGGGTTGCAAGTGCCCATACTGCACTATTGAAAGCCAAACTTCTGTCAACTATCTGGCGAACGTTATCGTTCGCTCTGTTGAAGAAGAAAAGCCGGGTAAGGCTCGTATTACTCCGGAAGAAAAGAAGACAGGCTTCAAGGAGCTGTCTAGCAACTCTTGGACTCCTGTTAAGGTAATGCGTATTACTGCTACCTTGATGCGTAAGATTCAAGACCTGAAGGAACTCAACAAGCGTGTTATCAAGGGCGCTAAGAAGACGTTCCATATCAGTGATGCTAAGTACGGTATTGACATTAATATCCGCTACGATGAAAAAGCAAAGGGTGGCGACAAGTATCAGATCAACCTAGCTGACAAGTCTCCGCTGACTGAAGAACAACTCGGGTATCTGGTCTATGATCTGAATCCGGAGCTGTTGACGGAAATGGGTCTTGAAAGCCCTGCTATTGCTAAGAAGCAACTTGATTCTATGCAAATCGTCGGTGCCGAAGAATTTGACGGCGAAGGTGATGACGATGATGACGGGGATGACCTAGGCGGTAAGAAGAAGAAAGCGCCTGCAAAGAAGGGTGCTCCCGCAAAGAAGGGTAAAGAATTCTTCGACGATGATGAAGACGAAGACGACGAGGATGATGAAGACCTCGACGACGATGACGAAGATGACGAGCCGGCCCCTAAGCGCGGCGCAAAGAAGGCTCCTCCTAAGAAGGCTCCTTCCAAGAAGCGTCCTTCGCGTGACGAAGACGAGGATGACGACGAGGATGACGACGAGGATGACGAAGACCTCGACGATGATGACGAGGATGATGAACCGCCTGCTCGTGGTAAGAAAGCTACTGCAAAGAAAGCGGCTCCTTCCAAGAAGCGTTCTTCCCGTGATGAAGATGACGAGGATGACGACGAGGATGATGAAGACCTCGACGATGATGAAGACGACGATCTGGATGACGAAGACGACGAGGATGATGAACCCGCTCCCAAGCGTGGTGTAAAGAAGGCCGCACCCGCAAAGAAGGCTCCTCCTAAGAAGGCTCCTGCCAAGAAGCCTGCTCGTAAGTCGCGTGATGAAGATGACGAGGATGAAGAGGACGACATTCCTTTTTAACTTCTAAGTACAGGGGCTTGGCTGTAAAAGGTCGAGCCCTTTACTCATTTAAGGGAAGTGATAATGGCTAGAAAATCTGAAGCCCCACCCGCACGTAGTCGTCGTACTTCTGCTGCTGCTACAAAAGAAGCTCAACCTGCGCGTCGTACTCGGGCTGCTAAAGAAGTAGAAGAAAAGCCTACTCGTAGAACTCGTACTGCAAAAGCACCTGTTGAGGAAGCAAAGCCTGCGCGTAGAACTACTCGGGCCTCTAAGGAAGTGGTTGAAGAGAAGAAGCCCACAAGGCGTTCTCGGAAAACTGCTGAGGAAGTTGTTGAAACAAAGCCTACTCGTAGAACTCGCGGTGCAAAAGCAGAAACTGGTGAAGAGGTAGTAGTATCTGGTCGTAAGAAAACCAAAGCTGAAGCTCTTGCTTCTACTGAATACTTTGATCCTTATGCCCACCTTGACAATCAGCTGGATGAAATCGAACGTCACATCGGTCTGTCTGCTTCTTCAATGGACGGTAGCGATTCTCGCCAAAGTACAGGTACGCTTGCAATGGACTTGGTGCTAGGTGGCGGTATCACTGCTGGCTGGTACACAAACTTCGGGCAAGAGCAGTCGTGTAAGACGACTGACGCGGTAACAATGCTTGCAGCGGCTCTGAACTCTGATGTTCCCATCTTGTCGTATTTTGACTTCGAGGGTAGTGCTACTCCTGACTACATCGAAAACATCATGCGCAACATGGGCGTTAAAGCTGACGTAAAATCCATCTTTGGTGTTCGGGATGAAAAGACTGGCAACTGGGTTGTCAAGCCTCGCGTTCGTTACAACTCAGAAGCTATCGCTGAAAAGTTCTTCGACTATCTGGCACAGCTTCAGCGTATGCTGCCTGATAAGAAGAAGATCGGTGAAAACTGGTATTACATCTACGAGTCCAAAAAGATGGTCAAGGGCAAGTCGATGGTTCACAAAGCCAATCAAGCAATCGTAGGTGATAAGTACGACAAGAACTATTTCAAGAAGACTGGCTTATGGCGCATCCCTGCTAAAGACGGTACTCTGCAAGCTATGGTTTTGGTCGATAGCTATCCTGCTATGCTTCCTGAGACACAAGACGTTGATGACCCGAATAGCTCTATCGGTGTTCAAGCTCGTATGTTTGCCGAGCAACTTCGTCGAGTCAAGGGTAAGATGAAGGGTAAGCGTATTGCTGTCCTAGGTATCAATCAGCTACGTTTGCGTCCTATGGTGATGATGGGTAATCCTGAATATGAGCCCTGCGGTGAAGCACTAAAGCTTTACAGCGATGTTCGTCTGAAGCATACCTCTCGCGCCCTCTCTGCTGTTAGTAAGCACCTTGGTGAGACTGTCAAGGGTGAAGGCCAGATTGAATCTGAGCGTTCCGCTACTTACGGTAAAGGTATGGACAACTATCGCTACTTGCATGTTCGGGCATTCAAGAACAAGCTCAGCCGTCCGTACTTGGAAATGTATCTGCGTCTATGGATTACTGATGCTAAGGGCAATGCACAAGGCTTCGATCCAGTATTCGACGTATTCCAGTATCTGAAGTTCACCGGTCAAGTGTCTGGCCCTCGTCGCAAGATGAAGCTGATGTTTGAAGGTAACGAAGCTACGAAGTTTATGTCTTGGATGGACTTCAAGAAACTTATCTTAGGTAAGACTGCTGAGATTAAGGAAATCTGTGCCTCTGTGGGTATGAAGCCTGTCAAGATTCGGGACAAGTGTTTCGCTCAACTCGCTAACGGACGCGGCATCGACCTCTTTGTTGAATACACTCTACAGGGTGGTAAAGATAGTGACAAGGGTAACGATGACGAAGAAGAAAGCGGAGACGACGAAGACGAAGAGTAATATTTGCCATAAGTGTTTGCTTTGTGGGAAAGATCGCGGTAGCCACTTAGCAAAGACTTTGAACTGTCCGGTCGGCCTTAAAACAAAGATCGGCTGGACAAATTACTCTTCAACTCAGTTCTTTCAGCCAGACCCAAAGTGGAAACCTCCCGAAGGTCAATTCACTCTTTGACTATGAAACTAGGAGCCTCTTTTGGCTCCTATTTCTATTTCCGGAAGGCCGTATTCTATATGACTACGACATAGTGTAAATATATAGTACATAAAACGTATCGGAAATCCCATGCCTCTACCTAAACCTCTTTTGCGTAGTTCCAACCGTCCATCGTTACGGCCCTCTAAGCCGCTACCGACTAAGGCGGAACGTGCTGAGAAAGCTGTTAAGGAAGCTGCTGCTTTTGAAGAAGCTGTCCAGGAAGTCCCTGTCAAGTACGACAACCCTTTGTTTGAGAAATTGCAGAAGGTTCGTTCTGTCTTGAATGAGTTCGTGTATGAACGGCACGATGAAACAGACGGTATCCTACTGTGTATTCTATCTGGCTCGAATGCTCTGTTCTTCGGTGACGTAGGTACTGCAAAGACATTCCATATTCAAACAGCGTCTTCCCTACTAGGCTTGTCGAACTTTGACATCCTCATGAGTGAGACTGTAAAACCTGATCAGATTTTTGGGCCGACGGACATCCCGGCTCTAGCTCAGGGCAGACAACAAACAAAATACATTGGGTATGCCCCCGATTGTGAGATTCTGTTCTTCGACGAAATCTTCAAATCAAATGCTACTGTCCTAAATCCTTTGCTCTGGATCATCAATGAGCATCTGTTCCGTGACGGGGATAATGGGATTATCAAGTGTAAGGTCAAGGCAACTTTCGCAGCATCAAACGAACTGCCTAATGACCCTATTCTGAAAGCACTGTATGATCGCTTTCTGTTACGCTTCAATGTAGCCTACCTGAAGGACGAAGAGAATGTCCGCAAGCTGATTGCTAAGTCTCTCGACATCCCAGACTTGATTGAAACTCACTATCTTACTTCGCCTGAGGTAGAGCAACTTCGTAAGACTACCCGTGCTGTAACGCTACCGGATAAGCTGCGTGATATGGCTATGCGTATTCGCCGTCAGGTTGAGTATGCTCTGAATATCAAAATCAGTGATCGTCGATTTATCAAGTCCTTCCGTGTTATGCAAGCTGCTGCTATTCTCGACGGTCGTTCTGAGATTATCAACAAAGACTTGGAGGTGCTTGCAAACATCTTCTGGAATGAGCCTGCGCAAGTCAGTAAGGTTCAGTCTATTGTGTTTTCCAATACGTCGGGCGACACCGCTGAGATTTCGACTTACTTGGAACGCGCTCATGCCCTACGTGAGACTATTGGACAAGGCGGTGACCTTCGCAGCAAGCTTTCGGAATTGAAGAAATTGTATGCAGAGGTCAATAAGCTTAGTAGTCGGTATGCTAGGCAAGCTGCTGCTGAAATCAAGTCTATCGGTATGTCTTTCGCTCATATCATCAAAGAGCGCAAAGTGTTCCGTATCATCCGTGTGCATGTAGGGGCAGGGATTCAGATCAAAGCTTCTCAGTCTTCAACCATGTCATGGTCTAGCAAGGAGCTTCGTGCATTTGGCTTCCGTCACAAGCGTAAGGCCAATTATTGGTATAGCGACCACAAGCTAACTACCCTGAAGCAGACGTTCATCAAAGCAGGTATCACTCTTGAAGTTTCTTCCCTTGCCAAAACAGAATAGGGCATTGCAATGAAATCGTATGAACGTAGGATGCGTTCAGTAGAAGCAGCACTTCAGCGCCTGGCACAAAAGTTCGGGCCTGATGTGCTGTTCCTACCTGTTGAGATAGTCGATCATAAAACTTGCGGCTTTCCTGTAGCTTGTATTGATGCTGTAGGGATTAAGCTGACTGACAAATGCGTTGATGAAGATACCTTCAATCTGGAAGTGTATGTAGCACATGAGATTATGCACGAAGTAGTTGAGGATGAATCAATCCTCCATGTGTATAGAGCCAACACTGTGAATACGGCTGCTGACTACAAGATCAATCAATACCTAGGAGAGTTCTTTGGGTATGATGTGCAGGCAGTGAAGTTCAAGGGCTTGCGTTCTATTAAGTATGACGCTCTTTCGATTGAGCAAATCTGTGCCCTTCTACCGTCGAAGCTACCTCAGCATTTTAACAGTCACATGCGTCACCCTATCGTTATCAAGATCGCTAAACAGTTGCGTGATGCGTTAGGCATTAAGGCTTTGCATCCTGAGATTTTGAAGTTCAAGTATGAGGATGCTTACTATTCAGAACTTCGGAAGCACTACCCTGAATTCAAGTTTCAGAATCTGCCCAATATCAATCCCGATGTAGTCGTGCGTAATCTGTGGGTGCGCCACTATCAAATGTCTCCTAGGTGGATTCACTCAAGCTTTGATCGAGTTCTATCGCACACCCAAACACTTTCGATAGTGCCTACTCTTACCAAGATAGATGCTTTTGACGACCCTGAGTTTGCAATGTTTGCGGCTGTTCATTTAGTCAACACCCTGAATGAAGCCAACAAGATTGTAGAGAAGAGGATCATCTACATTGACAGGTTGATCTCTAGAGCCAAAGAGCGCAGAATCGACCTTAAGCAGAAGTTGGTGACGCTTCGTAAAAAGCGTAAGTATTCTTTGTCTGCCCAGAGTGAGCTTCAGGATTCGATTGATCGTATTCCTCACCGTATTAAACGACTACGGGAAAAGCAATCTGCTTTGGAAGCTCTACCTAAGCTTCCTGACTTGCTTAAAGCAATTCCCTCTGTTCGTGTTAAACGCTTTGATCCTAAAGCAGGTTGTCTATCATCTGCGATAAACCTAGTATCTGATACACCTAGGTATGATCGTGGGCACGAACTGATAAAGCTGATTCGCTTCATTCTCAAAAACGCGGGCGAGTTCTTAGCTGACATTGAAGACCTGTATGCCAATGTTAAAACCTTCGCTAAAGACTTTGCACCTGATGATGCGAATGACGAAGCAGATGCCGAAGAAAAGCTACCTAAATCGCAGAAGGGTGAACAGGACAGTGACGATCAGGAAGACTTTGAAAATTCAGAAGACGATGCGAACTCTGAAACTACCGATAGCGAAACAGAGGATGGTTCAGAGGATACTGAAAAACCTTCAAAAGGAAAACAGTCTGCTGGATCAGACGCTGCTCCTAACGACGATGAAGATATTGACGTTGATGCTTTAGGTGGCGGAGATATGCCTGATGAAGATTCCCCTTCTCAAGGGACAGGTAGAGGCAGCGGCGGTAAGCTTGTAACTCTTAATACGCTTGCTTCCAACCCCAAAATCTTCAAAGCTATTCTGAAGTCAGCCCATGACTTCGGGGCTAAGCTTATTGTCAAGCCTTCGTTCAAACCGAATGATGAAGGTATGATTGATCGTACTCTTACGTTCGGTACAGACCTAACTAGACTTCCTGCTTCCGAACTAGGCCGATTGGGTAGTGACTTTGCGCGACTGTCATTCTTAGTCGATTTAGCTAACGGCAATTTGCTTCAATACACAGACCTAGACCCGCGTCGTGGTCCTATTGTACTGATGCTAGATTGTTCAGGCTCTATGGGTGGCTCTTATTATGAAATGGCCGCAGGCTTCTGTCTGTCAATGATTCATAAGCTCTACCTGTCTAAGCGAGGCATTGCCTTAATCAAGTTCTCAGGAGGCGTCGATAGCATACACGTTTGGGAGAAAGGGCAGCGCGTTCCAACTCTAGCTGAATTGGCTCAAGCTCTATCTACACCGAGCGGTGGTGGCACTGACTTCGATGATGCGCTTCAAGCCTTCTTTGATGTCTGCTTGAAGTATGGGTGGCTCAATGCTCAAGGCCTACTTGTGTCAGATGGATATGGGACTATCAGTGAAGCTACTAAGGCCAAGAAACCTCCAGGGGTCAAGACGACGGCAGTTCTGGTCAGTAATAAGAAGCATCTTCCGTGGGTTGACGAATGCGTAAATGTTACTCGGAAGAATATGGAGCTTGAATTAGTGCGCGTTGGAAACAGTATGATGTAGCAATTAGAAAAGGGTCTTCGGGCCCTTTTTTTACGTCCATGCTTTGCTCAAAAGCTCTCGAAAAGCGCGTAAAATCGACGGTTTGACAAATCGACTTTTTTATGCTATAATACGTGCACGTAACGCGCGACCGTATATCGCTATGCAAAATGCAAGAAATCAGGGTTACGTTTTTGAGAAAATCACAAGGAGATCAAAATGTCAGTTACAACTGCACCCAAAATGTTCATGCACACTAAGAAAGCTGTCCGTAGCGGTTGCCCTGAGCATCGTGTATTTCTTGTTACTGCAACTTGGGTTGAAAGAGGGAAGACCCGATACGGAGGTTGGAAGTGTGAAATCTCACCAGTCGGTTTGATCCACCCAGCACTAGACCTGGGAACACCTTTGAATAAGGTGCTGAAGACTTTGAAAGCGCAGAATGGTTCAGAACCTACTGCTGATTTTTTCAAAGACTCTTTCTACTGTGAGGTAACTAAGGAAGACGTAATCAGGTTGTTAGCTGAAGCGAAGGCGAATCCTGAGAAGTTTTCTTCGCATCCTCGTTATCGGGCAAGCTGTAAAGATATACCTGTTGATGAATTCATCAAGAGTTTGACGCAGGAGCAATTAGGTTTTGTTAGCCACATAATAAGTAACATAAAGTACCATTCAATTATTGGTGCACGTATTCAAGAACTAGAAGGTAGTAGTACAAAGTCTAGGAGATCAAAATGAACGTACAGACAGTCGCTTCCCAAGTTGTCCATGCTGCGCTGTGTTCCTCTTACGATACAGGCACATCGGATATAACAAACCCGATGCACTGGCCGAATAGTTCGAGATTCGGCGTCGAGTACAAGTTGCAAGATCGTCAGTTCCCGAAAGTTTGGCAACCGGTCACTGTTGTATATTTCGATAACATCGGCCAGTTGGTAGAGTGGTTGAAAGAAAAGCGCGAGTGGATTCGCGGGACTGACTTCGACTTCTCGATGTCCTACTCTGTGTATGTGTGGGACTGGGGGCCGATGTTCAAGTACAGTAAGTTGATGTAACCCACTAACAATGCTGTTACTCCTAAGACGGTTATTCTCTAGGTATTAGGCCACGGTAGTTCAATTCTACCATAGAGAACCGGGAGCAGGAATATTATGCTTCCTTTCGCAGTCTAATCTTTTAGGAGAAACAAAATGACTTCAATCAGTTTCGTCGTCAAGGGTAGCAGCATTGTTACAATCAACTGGACTACTCTGCTTTGCGAGTGTGGTGCCTGGGTGGTGTCTAAAAAGAAAGCTCAACGTTTGATCGGGGCTACTCTTTATGCACACCGCACTAAGTCATCACCCTCTTTCTTCAGCGGTTGTATTGTCGGGTATCGGGTTTTGGAAAATGGACGTATTGTTTTCCAAGTGCTGTTTAAGCCTGAGCATTGCGGTGTAGTTGCACCAGGGTCCGGTTGGAGGCGTGAACAAAGTACCGTTAACTAACCTTTAACAAAGCAACTTGTGATTTCTTGCAGGTTGCTTGATTAAAGTTAACCAACGTGTGGAGAAGAACATGAACTCGAAAAATCTGAAGCGCGCCTTGAATGCGTTTTATACAAGCCTATTTAAAAGTCAGGTTACTCGTAACGGTAAACGTGCGGTCATTCTCGCTGTCGAGTTCAAGACCAAAGGTATCAATAACTGGTTGTACGTCAGCAACATTTTCAACTTTCGCAAGCTTGTGAATGTTTGCGTAGAAGAACATTTGGTGTGCCTGTACTGCTGCGACAAGAAGCCGCACATTAGGCTTTACACGCTCGGGCAACTTTCGCGTCGCCGTAAAGAACTTGGGTTGCCGATAGGTGTTGGCTGGTACGCTATTGAACGTTTTGAGTTAGAGTCTGAGGAGTAACATCATGGGACTGTTTATTGGCTTAGAGGATGTTGAGTTTCCTGTAAGCCACTGCGGCTTTGAATACACTGTCCATGCTTGCGCTCTTGGCCTTGCACCGGGCTTTTTCCCGAAAGAATTTGAAACGGATATAGGCAACAAGAAAAACTTTGTGCGCGTTACTGTCAATGAGCAAAAAGCAATGTATATACAACTTGCTGGCTGTATCTCTCTTGTTGTGCTAAATGATTGATTTGGAGAAGAAAATGAAGCCGATTGATTTTGTTGTGTTCAAGGGTGATAGCTCTCCCAACACACCTGTTTATCAAGTTGCTGAAGCCATGAACGCTGATATTGTTATTCATGGGCCTTCTGGCAAGTACGAAGTTTTGTCGTACTTCTTCGATCAGGGCAAAATGGTTTTGGAGATTCAACCGCAGACAAGCCAATCTCCAACAGTGCTTGATTTGGACATGTCGGTGCGCACGACAAACCTTCTGCTGCACCACAAGATTGACACTGTTGTAAAAGTTTTGGAGTGGGGTAGTAAGCGTATTTTGAGGTTACCTCACTTCGGTAGAAGGCATCTTCAAGAGTTGACGGAAGTTCTTGAAGCACACGGGTATGTTCTTTATGAGGGTGGCAGCCTCCCCGGAGCAGATAATGATAACAAAAGTAAGTCCTGAGATTCTTCGGGCTGCGCTCAAGCGCAATGGTATTTGGTTTGTCGATATGCGCGGTACTCCGACAAACTTCTTTCACAAAACTTGCTGGAAAGGGAGATCGAAATGAGCAACACTGAAGTGTGGGAACCGATGTTGGGTTATTGCACGACCTTTGAACAGACTTACGACAAGCCTGTTCGTCTTGATAGTGAAGCTGCGTTGATGGCCTTCATGGTTGAGAACATCGAAAAGTTTTACGAACTTCGTATTACTGACTTGGGCGACAACTGCACGATGCAGATCGTTCAAGGCGCTCTGATGTTCCCTTTGCCTGAAGGACGTTCGTGCAATAACAAGTGGAATGCAGAGCTACAACGCTTCCTTACTCTCGACGACAAGTCGGCTTGGGTATCAAACACGGGCGTTAAGCCTGATGCAAAGCGGGTTGATATAAAACTCAACTGTTACGAAGAAGAGTGGCCGGGTGTTGACTGCATACGCTACAATCAGAATCCCAGTGATTGGGATTGGACGTTGTTGCAAGGTGACTCAACTATCACTCATTACCGGGAGTGCAAGTAATCATGGCTCAACGTACATTCGCAGAAATGCTGGAAGTAATCAAACAACACGCGCAAGGTCTTGTTTCTGATGTTGAGCTACTGCTAGCCTTGCAGTGTGATGATCTTCAGGTGAAAGCTCTACTTCAAATGTATGATCTGCCCGCGAAAGCGATGTTTAAGCTTTCTATTGATGATTGGGATGAACATCTGAAGAACCTCTCAGACAAGCGGAAAACATTTGATACCGCTGATTTAAACAAAAACGAGGTGTAACATGCTTGACATACTGCCTTATAGTTTGCTAATAGTGTGGGTGACATGCTTTGCAGTTGCCCTGCTTCATCCTGTCAGTCGTGCTTTCATGAATTGTCATCGGGTGTTGTTGACACAGCATCCTCTAAGTCGTATGTACGTAGAGCGTGACAAGAAACCTGGGCAGTGGTTTGCGCGTGTTACGTGCATTGCGATTATCAATGCTGAAGGCCCCTTCGTTCGCATCTTTTACGGCAAGCCTGAATTGATGCACTTGATGCAGGCCACAAAGGAGAAACAAAATGAACAACGCAGTTGAATCTGAAATGTGTACATGCAGCACTTGCGGTTTTCAATGGAAGCGCGGCCTTAGTGGCACCCATTCGTGTGCTGCGATTTTGAAGGCACGACTTGATGCTCTACTGAAAGAAAAGTTTGTCGTCGTCGCAGGTAAGTATGAGTCGCCTGAAGAAGAGGGCGATGACGGGCGCAACTATAAGTTCAGCGGTGAGCCGAAGTCCAATCTGACCGAAGCAATTACTGAACTGCTGACCGTCAGTGACTACCACTTCAGTGAAATCGAGTTCCGTGATGCGAACGGCAAACACTGGATTGTTAGTGCCTATCCTGATAAGCGGCCGCGCTTCGATAAGTGCAAGCATTGCAGTAAGCCGATCATGCAGCGGCAAGATGACGTATGGGTTCTGAATACGAAGAGGATCAAGGCTGACGATCAGTATTGCTGGATGGATCCTGAACACGGTAGCCAGTTGCACGAACCCGATTAAATTCGTAAAAGCTTTTCTCAAGGAGAACTGAAATGGCTATTCCTGCAGACCATGTATTCAATAAACTTCCTCGCGCTTTCGTCAAAGGCAAAAAGGTAGTTATCTACGAAGCAAACGGTGGCGTGACCAATACTACCGTCGAGGCTCTTATGAATAAACCTCTCGAAGACGAAGATAGCATTGAATGTGAACGCGACGACGAGGATATGGAAGCCGATGATGACTGTAGCGGCTACATATACTCTGAGGAAGACCGCTTCTTCGAGTGCTGAATTAAAACCTGTAGTTATGCTTACCCTAAGTCATTGTGAAAGTGGCTTAGGTTGATGCAACTACCGAACAAGGAGCAATTATGCAACAATTAACAAGGGCTGAATACGAAGCTTTTATAGCAGCTATAAAAAGGACCGAACATAGTAAAAGTCTTTTGGAGGAGGCTCTTAGAAAACTTCGATTCGGTATTGGCGTCGCACCTGCTCCTAGCACTTGGAAAATACCTGATACTCTAGGTAAGTGGAGATCAAATCCAGAATGGGCATTATCTTACGTAGATGCTCATGTTGAATCTTGTCATAGCGCCAATGCTGCATTTTGGAATAATATGGCTTCTAAGATTAATATGGCTTCTAAGATTAATATGGAGAGGAACGAATAAAATGAGAAAGTATGTTTTAGTACAAGAAACTTCCAAAAAGGAATTTGTCAACAAATGCAATGACTTGTTGGCCTGTGGTGCAGAGATTGTCGGTGGTGTTTCAACTGTCGATATTCGTACTAACGGTAGCATGGCTGCTAAGATTTGCTACTCGCAAGCTTTTATAACTGAGGACGGACGATGAAAGCCTATGTAGTTTCTCTTGTATGTTCTTATGCACCCTGCTCTAAGACATTCAAAAGAAAGCCTTCTCAGGTTGCTAAGGGAAAATCATACTGCTGTCGTGAGTGTAAAACGCTTGACGGGCAAATAACGTTTGAGTGTCCGACATGTAAAAATACGATCACTATAGCTAAGTCATTAAGACCGCGCGGTGCAAAGTATTGTTCAAAGGTTTGCTTTGATATTGCACAGACTGGTGAACAGGTATCTCTTGTCTGCGATTGCTGCAAAAAATCGTTTACGCGCAAACCTTCTGCGGTGTCAGGCGGTGAGAAAACTTACTGCACAGATGCTTGCCAGCGTAAGGATATGTTGGGTGAACGTCATCATAGGTGGAAAGGTGGAAAGTCTAAAACCACTGAAGGCTATGACATAGTCCTGACAAAGCGTGAGAATCGAGTCGGTGATTATACTGCTGCTCACAGGCTAGTAGCTGAACAGTGCATAGGTCGAGAGCTTGAAAAATATGAACATGTCCTGCACCTAGACAACGATAAGACACATAATGAAAAGGAAAATCTTTTCATCTGCGGATCAATTTCAGAAAGCACTAGGCGTATTGCAGGCTCTTTACCTTGGCCTACTAAATCTAATCTTTCAACTTACGAGAAACAAGAACCAAATATATGTGAGCTGCCCTAGATAAGATGAAAGTGTCACACTAGACTGAAGAAAGGTTCAAAATGAATACGAAAAATATTACGATAACCAAGTGTCGTCCCCGTGCAGTGCGTAAGGATTGGCTTGTACGAGGTATCGGTAAACGCGCAGTCCATGTAGCAATGTTGGATGATGACATTGAGCAGTATCGTCCAACTGAGCATGAAACTTACTGGCTGCTGAACGAGGTTGCAAAAGCTGCAAGCAAGCGTGGTTGGAAAAACGTCTGGGTGTCTATCAATCGTTGGACGAATGTTGTGACGATTCATAACTGCCATGAACAAGCACGCTATGGGCCTGCTCGCCGTAAGCAATACGTGATCGGTTCTTTTCCGTTAGTCGCAGGTAGCGATCACTTTCTGAATGACGACCACTTAACTCCTCAAGGATTTTGGATAAAATGAAAATTCATTACAAGAAGGGCCAGCGTGTCGAGCAGTTTGGTGCTATCAAGATCGACTGCACTGACAAGATGATGGCCGAAATTCTGAGCGTCACCCATCGCTTTCCGAAGTGGGAAGCAGAACGTCTGGAACAGCAGTTCCGTGCTTACCGCTCTGGTAAAGAATCGTTCTTTGAATACTGCCTGACTTCTTGTGCCAAACTCAAGATCGGGCAAACGAAGGGGACGTTCTACATCTACAGTTATTCTGCTGACGGCAAGGACGGTAAAGTCTCTGTCGAAGAACTCAAGATGCTTAACGGCCTGCGTATTGCTCTGCACCATCAGCGTTTGATGCACCGCATGCTTCGCAGCAATGAAGACTTCCCTTCTTTGGGCAAGCTGTTTGACTAGAGTTCTAGTAGGCTTAACAGGGTGTTCTTTATCGAGCACCTGATTAAGTTTTCTAGGAGAAACAAAATGACACTTCGTGTCGTAGTACAACTTATAATTGCTATATACCTTATTGTTGCCGGCAAACCTTTGCCCGGTATTGCTTTGCTTGCAACGTTGGTTTTCTGAGGACTTTATCATGGCAGCCTCTTGGATTGAAGTAAAAGCACGCGAACTTTCGGAGTTGGTTGAGCAACTCGTTCATAGTGATCCGCATCAAGGGCGTAAAGAATTTCTGGCAAAGATAAAGGAAGTAATTCCTAAGCTTCCTTTTCAGGTTGTCTTTACAGACCTGATTCCCTGCGATATGCTGTTCTACAACTTCAACCATGTTGTGGTCTTCATGTCTATTGACTACAAGAATGCTGGGCATTACGTCGTCTATGAGTGCGATATTGAAGGGCTTGACATTTCTGACGAAATATGATATACTATGATTACATTGCACTGTACCATAGAGCAGGTAGACAGACTCGAATGTGTGTTTGCAAAATTTACACCCGAAGGCTGGGTAGTTCCTAGTTGGTTGACTTTAATGCGTGCCGTAGTTGAAGCAGGCGGTACATTGGACATAAGTCCATTACTTAATAAGGGGAAGTAAATGAAACTTGAACCTGTTGTCGTTACTCTGAAGCCTGGGCAAGCTTTGCGCGTCGAGTTGTTTGAAACAGACGGCGCTTTCGAGATTCACTACGATACGCCCGACCACAAAGGCTGCCTTGTTGTGAAAGAAGCAGAAGGCCTGCCTGACTCGTATGAGCGCGTCGGTATTCTGTATTGCGAAGAATTCGGTCGTGAGGTTGCTGAAGACTGTGCAGCCGAACTCGCATTGAATGAAACTGATGCAGAAGGTGGCCCTGCTGACGATCTTTATGAAGCCGCTGAACAGCCCTTCACCTACGCTATCTATTCCAGTTCGCGCAAGAAGTGGTTTAGTAAAGAAGGCCCAAGATGGCTCGATACGCGGGATGTTACATGTGAGTTTTTACAATCTCACTATGCTCAATCGCAATGCCGTGTTATTCTTCATAACTATGGTATGTCAGAACAAATGGTAGTACTCCGATCTGACCAAAAGCCGTAGAACTATTTAACAGAGTAGCTTGGAAACAGGCTACTTGATTAAGTCTTTCTAAGAGGTGGCATAATGACTAAAAGTGAAGCAATGGCTTTGATCGAAGCTGGGCTGGCAAGAGAGACATTCACATCCTCTGACATTCCCTTTGTCGTTGATGTTAGCAGTTTGCGGGAAGCTGTGAGTGCAAACCCTGATAAGTGGACACAAACAAATATCTTCTTGTCTAAAGAGGTAATTGACTTCTTGTATGAGAAGCGTGAAATCGACGAAGCTCGGGTTGAGCAGCTTAACATAGATCATTATAAGCTACCTGGGTTTGTTACACCCTTATCAGAAGAACGCGGTGGTGGTATGTGCCCAATAGACGGCCATCATCGTATGGTGAAGTTTTACAAAATGGGTATTACTATGTATCCCGTTTATGTTGTGCCTATGTCTGAACTCCCTGCTGTGAAAGAAGGTGCCATTGAATTGCAGTGGGGTGAACGTCAGGTGGATGCTGTTAACAATAAGTGGAAGGACTAACTGTGAATTATGTTATCCAGGAATCAAAAGTTAGTGCAGAAGGGCTGAAGATTGCAATCCTGGATTCTGAGCGTCAAAGGGTTGCTGCTGCACGTAGAGCAGTTGATCTTCAAATCCGAATAATCATGGTTGAGCAAATTGCGCCGTTGTTGGCCAAGCGCGACGAACTTGAAATGCGCGAAGTTGCTCTTGATGCAGACATTGCACCGCTTCTGGAACAAGTGGTGTATCGTAACCCTAAAAAGGAGTTTTGAAATGGAAAAGCCCCCGATGAATTGGGATGAGATTGTAGCAGGTGCTAGAAAAATTGCAGACAAAGCGATCTTACGCTCACCTAAGCTTGCAGCATTTCAAACCAAGCTGAAGGAGCAAACTGCACTGTATCTGGAAATGAATGGGGCTTTTGATCCCGCTTTCTATACAGATGGAAGCAGTCTTGATAGCAAGTTGCTCCTTGCGTGGCTGGTCAGTGCGGAGTCTGCTGCTGTTATTGAAGTGCAGCTTGAATGGCGCGTGTTATTCTGTGCTACCTGCTTTGAGAATCATCCCAAAGAACCGTATCACGTAACGTTGAGTCGATCAGGTAGTTGACAAACGCGGTAGGGTATTCAAGTCAGTATCGAGTATCCTACATCATTTTGTTGAAACTTTCACTTTCACTCCCACAACGTCAAGGAAGAATAAAATGCCTGCTGTTAAGCATCACAAGCGTCCCATTTTGGCACAACTGCATCGCGGTAAAGAACTTGTCTGGTCACGTTACTACGTGAAAATCTCCACAGCAATCCCTCGCGCAGTAGGACTGGCAATTCTGGAAGGCCAGCCGGGGGACGTTGTGGAGTTCAGCAATTCCAATTTCGGCTTTCTGATTGCAACCTGCAAGCTCAGTGTGACGGGTAAGCTGTCAATTGAAATCCACAAGGACTTGATTGCAGCGGAAGACCGCTAATACTGTAAATAGATAGTGTAGTAAAATTGCCCAGCTAGAGTTCATTTTAGCTGGGCATTATTCATTGTCCTTGAAGGAGTTCCAAATGTCTTGTGAAAAGCATGGTCGTACTAACAATGTTGTCTGCCCTGATTGTGATGCCGAGCAGGTTGCTCAAGAGCATCTGAAGGACATTCCGTGTATCACGTTTATGAATATGTCCGGTGACATTACGCTCACCTGGGACGAACAGAACCGTGAAAAGATTCTCGAAATGGTTCGCAAGAAAATGGCTGAGGGTTTTACGTTCTTCACTACGAGAAAGATTCCGCTTCTTCGTATGTACCGTGAAGTCAAGGTCACTGAGAAGAATCTGGATAAGCTCGAATCGCTTATCATCTCCGACGAAGATTTTGAACGCTTCACCAAAGCAATGGACGACGTTGATGTTGCGTCTGCCGTTCGTGACGGCCACGCGCATTTGAGCAAACGTCAGTCCAAGAATCGCACGATGGACGCTATCAAGCGCCTCAGCAAAGCAGAAGATGTTATGGAAGAGCAAAGCCTTGCAGTAAGGCCACTCGCAGGAGGCTAGTATGCCTGTTCAAGCACAAACAACCTATCAAAATCCGCCAGTAGCTGCTGGGTTGTTTAATGCTGCTATTGAAGCGAATTCACTTCAGATAGTATCGAGTAGGATTCCACCTGAGATAGAAGCAGCTTGTGTAACTACTCCAGGCAGCAACTTGGTTGTAAATGGCTATATGCTAGTTCCCTCAAACGGTACTGACATTCGCTTTTATCAGACAGCCACTTCGACTAACATCCTTGTAAGCACTACTTCAACTGCTGCTACGACTAACGGCTTTTATGTTTCAGGTGGTAGTGGGATATTCGTACCCACCACTACTAGCAGCACTGCAATTGTTCAAGGTAGTATTGCAATCAATGGTACAAACTATTTCATATACAATGCAGGAGTTAGTCCGCCGATTAACAGGGCTGGCTTCCAGATTGCAAAGAAGGTTGCACTTGCGAGAGAGCGTAGAACAAAGAGTTCGATCAAGCGTGCCTTGAAGCTTATGCTGAACGTAGGCTTTGAGGAAGAAGCAAGAATATTCTTGAAGGGTGACACTGTAGAAGTTGCACACCCTGAAAGTCTGTTCAAGTTTGTAATCAAGAAAGCGTATCATAGCGTAATGGACAGAACAGAGCGGCCTGGGCATAGCACACCCTATGCTTTGTCTCTGCACACTAAGTCTGATGTGCATGTAGCAAACCTGTGCGTGTATATGAAAGACACGCCTATGTTAGATCAGGTGCTTGCTGTTGCGATGTTTATCAAGAGCGGCTCTGAAGAAATGATTTTGAAACAAGCGAATTGGTTTAGGCTGAATGATGACCGCGAGTTGCGCGAAATCTTAGCCCTTGAGTATCCTTATCTGCGTCGCAAACTGCAACAATAAAACGTCTGGAGATTTACCATGCCTGTTACTAAGAAACCCAATGTTCTGGTTGACGCTTTTAAAATTCTGAAAGCTGTGCCCGCTCCAAAGATCAAACCGTCTGTTGAAGAAGTGAAGACTCTTCTTCCCACTATCGGTACGAGGAGGGTTCGCAAGGAGTGGAAAGCTCTTGCTGACCAGATTAAGAAGTCTTCCAACTTCGATGAAGTTCTTGCGCTGTTGCACGATCTTATTGAAACTCCCAAGTACGCAACTGCAAAAGCTTCTGCTTTCGATCCAGCTTCCGGTAAGCCTACTGAAGTTAAGTGGGTACGTGACAAAGCAGGCATGGGTACATTTGCTTTTGTCGATGGGCAAACTTCTGAAATTAAGTTCCCTGAATTATTCAAAGAGCGGATGCGCGACTTCCTTGAAGACTATGAAATGGGGATTGTTCAAGCTTCTCTTTATATGACTAAGGGTACAGTAGAAGTGCCCAGATGCTTGACTGTCTCTTTCAAGGAAGTATCGACGGGTGGTGGGCACAACGATTCAATATCGTATGCGACGGCTGTTGTTATCACTCCCGTAATTCTTATTCTTGAAACTCTTCCTGGGAATGCTTTCTTATGACCACTCAAGCTGAACTCCTTACAATTGCTAGTTGGCACGATAAGGATACAACAGTGCAAGCAATCGTTACTGCAATCAAGGAAGCACAGGGTGAAGCAGCCTGCGCACACCAAACTACGTCAATCTACTTGAATACCATGAGTAAAGCTCTTGCAGGCCATGAAGGGTTTCAGGTGCCTCTTTCAGGTAGTGACATTGCTCACTCTGCAATCAAGCTGTCGGCAGCTATATCAAAGCTTGGTAGCAACTACATGACCTTGGCCTGCGCTCTTTCTGGCCTTGGCGAAAGCATCGACTACTAAGAGGAGAAACAAAATGGCTGCGAAAATCAAACTCAGTAAGACTTCACAAAAGCTTGTTGACTCTTTTGAAGAATCTGCAAAGCAGTATGGATGGCAACAAGACTGCGGGACAGGTTCATCTGTCGATAAAGCAGAAGCGAGTTTCAAGGAAGATAAAGAAGCGTTGGAAAAGCGTATCCTCAAACTCGAATCTGACGCCCGGCGCCTCAAAGGTCAACAAAACAATTTTGGAAGAAAACAAAATGGCTTATGGTGAATATCGCAGTGCTGGTCGCTGTGCAGGCAAGCTTTTGTATCAACTCAGCAAAATCGGCATCCCTCTTCATATTGTTGAAACCGTTATGTTTGCAGGTGACGGTGTAACGATTCATTACTCCAAGGAGCCCTTTGCTACTTATACTTGGGCTGATGATGACACTCCTCACTTCAAATTTTTGAATGAACGATATAACTACAATGAATTGCAAGATCGTTGGCTTGCACGTTATCGACCTGTTCAGGACTTTGTCATTCTCGACAAGAACAATCCCATTGATGCGTGTGCCCAGTTTGCTTACAAAGGGTATCAAGTTTCAATGAGTACGATAGGCGTAAGCGAAGGTGCTTGTCGCTCACCTATCGCTATCTTCTCACAACCTGACGGCGAAGGCTATTACGAGAATCACGTAGGTGATTTCAATACGGTGGAAGATGCTATTCGATACATCGACGGTGACTCTGACGTATGGCCTGTGCGTATCGTTCATCCTATCATTCACGAAATCGCTTTCATCACAGGAGACTAGTATGGCCGGTGAAGTAAAGACGCCTGAAGAGTTTCTTGCAAAGTGGAATGCTGTAACACTTGAACATCAATTTGGCGAATACTGGACAAAGACACCTGCTCGTTTGTATTGGTGTCTGGCGTATGATCTGTCTGAAACGCGCCTCCGTGAGTGTGCTAAAGACTTACTGTATGTATCCATTGCAGGTGAGTGGAATACATCTGTTTTACATGCACGTACTCTTCTGAATTCCTATATTGGGAGTAATTAAAATGCCTGAAGTTTGTGTATCTCTTGCAATCGGTGACGTTGTCAACTTCACTGAGCAATCAACTACTGACAGGAAGTTTACACCTAGTGGTGACTTTTTTGTTGTGTCAGATGCTTCCCTTGACGGCGGTTGCTTGCAGTATGCCGTTAACGGTTGTTCTTGGTATGATCCAGAACACCTTGAACTAGTTAGTCGTGCAACACCTGAAACTCTTCAGTTCGTAACAGACATGCTTCAATCCGAAGAAGATGAAAACGATGAAGAGATTGAAATCGAGGATGATGACGATGACGAAGATGATTGCTGACATAGGTACTTCATTCCCTCTTCATCCTTATCAAGAAAAGATGCTTGCTGATCTTCGTGCAATGGGAGGAAAAGCAGTATTCCATATTCCCAATCAAGCTGGGAAAGCTTCAGTTGTAAAGCGGTTGCACGGTCATTCTATACGTGACCAGTCAATGAAGAATGCGTACTATTCAATGTACGGCAGGCAACACAAAAAGAAACGCTGGATGTCTGAAACGTACCACAAGCGTATTCAAAAAAAGTGGAACAAGCGTTACGGTCTAGGCATTGTTAATAGTCGTGCGAAGGTAGACCTTTCAAAGTCTATTGAGCAGATACTAAAAACTGCACCTGGCGAAAAGTTTTATAAAACAGGCTACGGTTCTTCGCTCGAGGAGTTTCAATCTCAGTCACGGATTTTTCGTACTTGCATACGTAAGCCTGTTGAAATTATTGAGTTTACACCAGAACTTCTGGAAAAGCTCAAACCTAACTTTACTTCAAACGTGAACTTGAAAGAACAAAATGACAAAGAACAAAAGTAGTGCAGAAAAGAAAGATCCTACTCATGTAGATGACTGGGTGGATGCTTTTGATACGGGCAAACAATCTGTTGGACAAAAGTATGCTCGTTTCTGTCTGTTCTTATACAGGCTGGCCGCTGTCTTTCAAATGGATTGGCCTGAGTGGATTAAAAAACACAAGTTGTTTTGCACGTATGAAGGTAAACGTTTTCGCATGACCGGCGCTTCTCGCATGGGTGACGTTTGGATCACAAAAGATTTTGATCGTGACACTGGTTACGACATGCGCGTTCTTGTCGATGACTGCTCTGACTGGTCTGATAATCCAGGCGAGTACATTGGAGTCCTCAGTCTTGCAGATGAACACTTTGAAGACAGTGCTGCCAAGCTGCAAGAAATCCGTAAGATCAAGAACATGACGGTATCTGTGTCAGCCGAAGAACTTGCTTGCTTGATGTACAAGGCCCATGACTGTAGTAAGCGCCTGGGTGAAATCTGCGCTGAGACAGAATGGACGCAAGAAGCTTTTACCAATCGTCATTCTGAGCCGCTGCTTGGTTTCCCAGAAGATGCAATGGTGTCTTCAAGCCATACAGCTATCATGTCTCGCTGGATCAAGAACCTGCTGAAGATTACCAATAACATTGTATCTTTGCGTGAAGACCTCTTCGCTCAAGAAGACACTAGGGTAATCGGTTTCAAAATTAATAGCTGCTTGCGTAATGCCGGCCCTTATAACAAGGATGACGAAAATGGAAGTTAAGATCCCAATCGCTATCTCTATCAACGAGAAAGACCTTCAGGCAAAGATTGAGCAAGAAGCTCGGACGACAGCTATCCAAATAATCAACTCGCAATTCAATGACGGTAAGTACAGCGGTACTAAGGGCATTGCTTATGGGGCCGTTGAAGAAACGGTAACCGCATTGATCTGCTCCGATGCTGCCGTTACCAAAATCAGCAAGATCGTTGAAGCAAACTGGGATCGCATCCTTGAAGAAGCTGTTCTTAAAGCTCTTGAACACAAAGCAAACAAGATAGCCTTCCCTCTTATCAAGTCCTCCAAACTACCTATCGAAAACAAACATGAACACAACAACTGAAAGCTCTCTGAAAATTCGCGTTGTAGGTGATCGCTGGTCTGCTGATGCAGAATATACTGTCACGCAATTGTGCTTGAAATACAGCCTACCTTTCATTGATCGCGGGGGCATTACTGCTTCTACTGCCCTTGAAGGCATCAATGTACTTCTTGGGTCTGACGACATTCAACTACCTTCTAGCTATGCTTTCTTTACGCATGAAGGCATGGCTGATCTTCCGCATACCCATAACTGCAAAGTAGTACCGCTTCCTCCGAAAGTCACTACTCTTGAAGTGCCCGTCGATGATACGACCAACACACGCAAGATTCAAGTCGGCAGCAAACGTATTCGTGCAGAATGGAAGGAGCTTCAAGCTAAGTGCAAGTCCGCTACTTCCCTGAATGAGTGGCTGACTGCAATGCACGGGCTACTGAATGTCACTCGCTACTCGGTAGCTCAAGCAGCGCCGGAATCTGAGAATCGCAAGTTCGTTTGGCAGCAAAGCCCTGAGAAAGCCAAATTTGAATGGCCTGTTGACGACCTCGGTGCCGTACCGAAAGGGCTTGTCGATGAACTGAACTCGATTGTCGAAAGTTTCAAGAAAGGGTTTCGTGTTCCGCTTGTCGTTCAAACCGAAAAACTGATTTCTTCAAAGTCATTCCGGGCTGTTGTCATTGATGCTTACAAATGGGGTGTGTCTGATGCGGATGAAGAAAACCCTGACATTTGGGTGCTCACTGTGAAACCAGTGATAATCGAAAATGGCCTTTACTAGCCTGCTCGTAACGTTTGATAAGAAAGAAGGGTGGCGTGTTAGAGGGCACGCCCCTTATGACGATTCTATACGTGTTGTGCATATAGAAGGGATCAAGTTTTTGCACATACCTGTCATATCAGAAAAGTCTTCAAAAGCAGGGCGTTTCTGCAATCCTCGAAAACTCGTGTTTCAACATTTTTACGAAAAGCGGCCTAATCTGAAGACCTAGAGCAGGCTTGACAAGTTTTGATTTTTGTGCTATAATACGTACACGTAGAAGTCACACCTCTATGATCGACAACTTGATTAATGACAATTCGTGAGGAAAACAAAATGCGCTATTTTATGCACGTTCACAAAACCGTTTCGTATGCAGTCCTGCAAATCAACAAGGCAATCGCTACCCATCTTCGCGGTGGGAAGAAGTCCGGTGCTTTCCGTGTTCGAGGTATGACTGTCTATCCTAGCGGCTTTGGCTGGTATCGCATTTATGGCGAATTGTCGAGCAAGGGTAGTGATCTGTTGTCCACGGTCAACTTCCTTGCTGTCCGTATAAAGAACATGGCTCTTCGCAAGATCGAACAGGTCGAGCCGAAGCTGTTTGCCTTTGAGGAAGGCTTTTTGAATCCCGCTATTCTGAAAGCCACGCGTGTTCTGAAGGTTCAGTATCAAACGATTAGAGGGCATCGTGTTCCGTGTGTCATCAATCGCGCCGTTCAAGCAAGCGAAGGTTTTCGTGAGTTTCTTTCGGAATCCTTAAACCGCTTACACAGCAGGACTGTTTCTGATAACAAGCTTGTTGCCCTTCAAGCCAAGTTTGCTCATTAAGAGTCTTGCTCAAAGGCTCTAAGCTCTACACCTTAAATAAACGTTGGAGGCACATCATGCCCAAGCTGAAACTGTTTCACTCTATCTTCATCCCGAATCAGGGTTTCGTTGTTCAATACCCAAACAGCATAGGCTTCGTCGAGAAGTTGGAAGAAGCAACCTTCTTCTCGTCCAAGAAATTGGCCGACGGGGTTGTTGCTGACTACGACATGGTCACAGAAGGCTGCGAAATCAAGGACGTCAATGTTCTGATCGTCGATGAAACGCAGAAGGTTGAAAGCCGTCTGTTTCTCAACATGCAGGTTGAAGGGCAAGCACTTGAACTGTTTGCCATCGCTCTGCCTGCCTCTCGTATTGAAGCGTTTGCTGCGGCCAACAGTGCTGTGACGCTGCTCCGTACGATGTTTGCTTCATTGGGGTAGACGACCATGCCGCTTGATATAAAATCAAAGTCGGCAGAAGTTATGAATCAGGTTTTTGAGAAGAAGTATTACGAAAACCTGTTTCTGCCCATTCTCGGTAAGCACAACATGTCCACTGCGTCTATTGACCAGCACGAATTTCGTGAGCGTCAGCTTATCTTGATGTGGAAGGACTTCCGCGCAGCACTACCTGATTCTGAAGAAATTCGCCGCAAACCGTTCTTTGATATTGCGGCCCTGTGTGAAAGGTTTAAATAATGGTAAAGCATGTTCTGATTTCTTTGGGCATGTCTCTTCCCAAGAAAGATGCTGAAAACAAAATCGAAGCCCTCACTCCTGTTATTCAGGAGCATATATGCCTACTGCTCGGACTGCCTCCCTGTGTTGATAGTCATCACTGGCTAAACAACGGTGTTCTTGCTCCTCTTGCGCGTGTTTATCAATTCTCCCTTATCAAGGGAAACAAGCGCATCAAGAAGGACTGGTTGTTAAAAACTCTGCACAGGAATTACTTCGGCGAGTACCACTCTTGCTTGGGTAATTGGATGACCAACGTTATCGGTAAGCCCGAGTACAAACCTTTGGTGACAGAGAGCACCTTCATGTATTCGTATCCGACAATCAAGCATACACTTGAGCATCTTTACGCTCAGATAATCGACTGTATCCTGCAACCTGTTTTACACAAGGACGTTCTTGAAAAGATCGTTCTTGACGCAGTGGAGAAATTCCACAGCAACGCAGGCATACGGCCTTAAGGAGATTCACAACATGAAACCACTCGTTCTGAAAAAGCCCGGTGGCAAAGCTTGCATTCAAGTCGTGGGTACTCGTTTCAAAAACGTGGACTACATCGACGTTCGCAACTTCTATCTGGCCGGCGAAGAGTTCAAGCCGACGCCGAAGGGCATTATGGTGCCCGTCGATCAGGTTGAAGCTGTTGCTGCGGCAATGCTAAAGCAGCTTGAAGTCTTCGGCAAAGTGCGTGACGACATGAACACGCCCAAGCTCTACGTTCTGCTGCCGGCTGACAAAGCTGATCGCCCGCTGAATCGTGAATTGAAGATTGCAGAATACCGCATCTTTGAAAGCTACGTGGAAGCCAAGAAGTACCGCAAGAAGGCTGAAGGTGATGTTATCTTTGCCTTCCTTGGGGACTATGAACTGGTCGATAAGTTCTACGTCTTCAGCAAGAATGTCAAGAAACGCCGTGTCGCAACCTTCAATGATGCTGTTTGGGTCAAGCAAACCTCTCTGTAAAAGGACACTTTCAAAATGAACGCAACTGAACTCCGCAAAAAACTCGGCCTCAATCAAGTGGCTTTCTGGTCGCGTCTTGGTGTTACTCAAAGCGGCGGCTCTCGCTATGAAGCAGGCCGTAACGTACCCAAGCCCGTACAAAAACTTCTGACAATGGCATTTGCTCCCAAAGCAGAAGCTCTCCGTCGATTCAATGAACTGCGCGGCAGCGATGTACGTCCTGCCTCGTACTTCATTGTCAAAGCTGGCGATCATGTCGTTGGTGAAGAAAGCACTACTACTTTCACCTCAGACAAGCTCGATTCCTTTGAGTCAGCTTTGATGACTTACGGTATTCAGCGCGATATGACAGACTGGGCTGAAATCGAGTTTCATACAGAAAACCAGGTCTATTCGTTACACCCGAAGCGCATTCCGGTGCCCGCTGTCGGCGGCTAACAAGCCTTCTCAAAGTTTGAAACTTTCAATCTTCAGTATCCAAATTCTTTCTCTCGGAGAAACGTCATGGCAATCTCGCGTCAAAATTCTACCCTCACCAAGCTTCATGCTCTTACTGCAAAAGCAACCCTCACTTCGGCCAACGTGCAACTTGCTGTCGATCATTGGGACAACGAAGAGTTTCCCAGCAAGCTTGAACGTCAGGTTCGTACCTGGATGAAAGCAAACGGCAACCAAGCCCGTCATGCTGGCCTTATTGCAGCGTACGCCAAGCTCGATGAAAAGTCGGCCTCTGTTCTTGTCGATCCCGTTGTCGCTGCCCAAGATGCAATCATCAAGCTCAAGGATGAAGATGACATTCATCTGTTGGTCAAACGGGCAATCAACTACACTGAAATCTCCAATCGTCTTTGGACGATGATCGTTGCGTACAGCGAAAGCTTGTCTGCCCGTACTCTGAAGGACTTGTCTGAACGTGAAGATGCTCCGGCAAAGTTCGTGAAAGAATTCGGGGCTGACATTGAAGAAAAGCCTACGCGCACTTCGCGCCGTGCTTCCGCTGCTTCTACAGCTGCCCCAACCCGTCGTAGCGCAGACAAGCCTTTGAGCGCACGTGCCCAGCGGCGTCTTGAAGCTGCGGAAAAAGCCAAACGCGGCCGCCGTGAAGACGACGAAGAAAAGCCTGCCCGTGGCCGTCGTGCTACTGAAGCTGATGCAAAGCCCTCTACCCGTGGCCGCCGCGGTGCCCAACCCGTTGTCGAAGATGCAGACGAAGCCGACGAAAAGCCAACCCGTCGCGGCAGTCGTAAGCTGGTTGAATCGAAGCCGACCCGCCGCGGTCGTACCGGGGCCTCCACTGTCGTCAAACCGCGTATCAAGGCCGTCCCGGCAGAAATGGACTTCGAGGATGACGAAAAGCCGACCGCAAAGGCCAAATCCAACCGCCCCGGTGTTCCCGGAAAAACTGTAAATAAGGGACATAAAGTAGAAGGGGCTATTGCCAAGATTCGTAAGGTTGTAGGTCCTGCCAAAACTACCGTCCGTCGCGTTCAAGTTGAAGACCGCATGGACGCTACTAAGGTACGGGCTGCTGCTCAAACGGTTCGTCGTCCCCGCGTTTAAAAACTGTAAACAAAGGGAATGAAATACAAGGTAGTTTCTTTCAACTTGTAAATACTAATTCGTTACATCTGATTTAGATGAAAAGAGTTAGAGCTTCCTTGACTGCCCGGGTGGGGAAATTGGTAACAAAGGACCAAAATGCCAGCAAAGTCTAAAACAAAGTGTAAGCCGTACTCAACTTTTTACACTGACTTTGTTGCTTTGTACGGAAATGCGTTTAAGGTGTACGGCCCGTATAAAAGAAAAGATGGACGAAAGATCGTTATCCTGTACGATAGCGTGAAACGGACAGCTAGGCAATATGCTAGAGTTGGAAATAAAGCTTGGTCGGTTTTTAACTTCCGCTGAAGAAGTAGATCACAAAGACGGCAACTTTAGAAATGATAAGTTTCGTAATCTTCAGTTGCTATCTGGAACTAAGAATCGTAAAAAGCAGCAAGTCCAGCTTTACGGAAAACCAGTAAAGCTTTATTGTGCAAAGTGTTCTGGGTTTGTTCGAGAAGTTTATTCTAAGAAGCGTGTTAAGGTTGCATTCTGCTCCCACTCATGCCGCTCTAGGTACTTCAAAGCAAACCAGTACGGTAATGCTCTAACTGGCTATAGATGTTAAGGGCGGGTGGCGAAATCGGTAGACGCAGCGGGCTTAAAACCCGCAGCCGCAAGGTGTAAGGGTTCGAGTCCCTTTCCGCCCACCAATAAAGTGCTACGGGCACCACTTATTTAAAGGATGCAATATGGAACTATCTCTCACTGTTGCTACTCCTCACATATCTCTTTCTATGCCGTACTTGCTTGAAGGAACGTACAAGCCAGAATGGTCTAGGTCCAAGGCAAAGAACGCAGCAAAGTTGAAGTCTTTGCTTAAACGTGCCGAAGTAGTTGCAACCTATACTGCAACAGGTGGCAAGGTACCTGTGTTGCTGGTGGAGGATGGTGGAGCCGATTTCTATTTTGTTCATGCTAATATAGGTGACGACCCCGACATGATTCAATACGGTGCACGAGTTCGACACTACGATCTTACAGGGAAGCTTCATAGCAAAGCGTGTGGCCAAGTTAGTGTGTGGCGAAACGGAGCTTACGATCTTACTACCAACCTGCCTGAATGGTTGTTTACCAATCGACTCTATCCGAAGTATTCTAAGATTATTAGCGACAACACGCAATCTACACGGGGTCGTGGCTTTTGGGTTCGTCGAATAGGTGAAGCTTTGCAGAAAGGAAAAACCGTATCTGCTATTGAAGTCGACGAAGTAGGTTTTGTAATAAAAGTTTTAGCTGTAACCTCTGTGAAGTCTATCGCTGATATGGGTCAATACTACACTACCGGCGAAAACTATAGTGGGCATTATTACCGTTTTCTTATTGAATAACGGCAGGTAGTAAAATCTGTAAATATCGTCTAGTAACATTTTGTTTATCCTTACCGACAAGGAGTTTTAAATGTCTCAAACTGAACATCATCAAGGTGCCGTGAATTTTGACGCGGGTCTCGTGAAGGTTGACGCACAGCTGGCTGCTCAAGCTGCTGATGCTGCTCCTGAAAAGCCGATTGCTACTATCGGCGGTATCAGTGCTGCTACTCCCGTACCCGTTGTTGTTGTCGATCCGCTCGACGCAGAAATCGCGCAGGAGCTGAAGTTTCTCAATGCTCCTTCGATCAATACGATCACGGTTCTTCCGTTCGTTACCCTCAGCTACGGTACTCCGTACATGAAGGGTTTGAAAGAACTGAAGTCTGTTACGCTGGAAGTAACACCGGGCACCGAAGAAACTTTCAACTTTCACAATCCGTTCTTGAAGGCAAACGGCGCCAAGAATCTGAGCGAAGGCGTTCTGCGTCGTGTCTTCGGCAAGATCGTCAATATCGTTCGTGCTGCACAAAATCGTGAAGTCTCGTATATCGGCAAGCCCGTCGATCTGCAACCTATCGTGCAGCAAGTCGCTGAAGGCCTGGTACGTGATATTCTTCGCAAGTTCCCGCTTTCTCAAGATGAAACACTTCTTGAACTGGTCGTGGACGGCACTGACTTCGACCTCAAGTTCGGAGACCTGTTCACGTTGAAGACCTGGACAGTTGTTGCTCTCGACGAAGAGACCAGCGTTGTCAATTCGGTTATCAATCTCAACTTGGTCATCAATGCAGCGGCGCTGTACGATTCGCCTGAACCGCACAAGTTCATCATCCGTGCTATCTCGTTCGTTCGCGGTATCCTGGAAAAGATGGGCGAAGAAGTTCTAAACCCATACGTCGGTGTTGCTATCTCTAGCGACTCTTTGCAAGAACCTGAAAATCGTGAATTGCTTGACATCCTTCTTTCTCCGGAAGAAGGCTTTGCTCTGGTGTCACGTAATTCTGTGTCTCTTGGCAAGGAACCGTGGATCAGTCCGAAGGACGCTGACAGCTTGTTCGTCAACGGTACTGATATTCTTCTGTTCTCTCATGTCTTTGCAGATGAAGACGAAGGGGACGAGGAAGAAGAAGCTGCCGGTGAAGAAGACGACAACGAATAATTGTCCGATGTAGTTCTACCCGAAGTACAATTTGGGTTTTCCCGAAAACTGTAAATAACAGTTGTAACAAACGTAATACAACAAACCTTTATCAACAAGGAGTAACAAATGGCTCGTGCATCAACCCGTAGTTCCAAGGCTGCCCCGGCAAAGACCTCAACCCGTCGTGGCGCTGCTGCCGCTGAAAAGACCTCTACTCGCGGTCGTCGCGCACCAAAGGAAGTTGAAGAAAAACCGGCTCGTGGTCGTCGTGGCGCTGCTGCCGCTGCTGAAAAGCCGGCACGCTCTACTCGCTCAAGCAAGGCTGCTGCCGCTGAAAAGCCGGCACGTGGTCGTCGTGCTGCAAAAGAAGTTGAAGAAAAGCCGGCTCGTGGCCGTCGTGGTGCCGCTGCTGCAAAGGCAGCTCCTGCCAAGACTACACGTACTGCAAAAGCTGCTCCGGCGAAGTCTTCGCGTCGAGGCGCTGCTGCAACCGAAAAAGCTACCAAGGCTCCGCGTCGCGGTTCCAAGGCTTCCAAGGGCGTTGACGAAGGTCAGCAAATCGCTCTTGTCAGCCGCCTGGTTGTTCAGCTTGAAGGTCAACTCGTTTCGTTCTCTACCGAGAATGTCGTGTTCCGTCATGCTAAGGAACGCAGCAAGCGTGTCCAAGTCTCTACCTTCCCGCTGAAGGATGTTGTCTCTATCAAGGGCAACGAAGGTGAAGACGCAACGCTGTACGTTTACAAGACGGTCACGCTGGCCGAGTATCAAGGCGAAGTTTCGCAACTGGAAGGCGGCCTGATTCAGGTTACGACGACTGATGGCGAAACCGTTATCATCAACACCAACAATGATGCAGGCGTCGAAGTTCAAGTCTTCTCCCAAGAAGATGCGTCTGCTGCTGAAGTCGCTGCTCCGAAAGCCAAGCGAGGTCGTAAGGCTGCTGAGGAAGAAGACGAGGACGACGAAGAAGAAGGTGATGACGACGAAGACGGCGATGATGAAGATGCCGACGACGAAGAAGGTGATGACGAGGATGATGAAGACTCCGACGACGACGAAGAAGATGATGAAGAAGATGACGAAGAAGGTGATGACGAGGATGATGAAGACTCCGACGACGACGAAGAAGATGACGAGGATGATGAAGACTCCGACGACGAAGAAGATGATGAAGAAGATGATGAAGAAGATGACGAAGATTGGGGTGATGACGACGAGTAATTCCGTCTCATTGCACTAACCAAGTAGTCTGTTTTAAAGGGGAGGGCGTAATGTTCTCCCCAACTTTACATATATAAGGAATACAACAATGAATTCTCGTACTCTCAAGAAGGCTATTTCTTCTCTGGTTGCTGCCAACAAAGCTATCGACGCTGCCAAGAAGGCTGTTGCTGATGCTGTCGAAGCTGTCAATCAAACTATTGCTCAATCTTCGGCAATCGGCACCGCTGGCGAAAAGACTCCGGCTCGCTCTACCCGTGCTGCTGCGGCAACCGCCAAAGCTGCCCCGGCCAAAGCTGCTGCTGCTGCTGCCAAAGCTGCTCCTGCTAAGGCTGCTGCTCCGGCCAAGACTTCTACCCGTGCTGCTAAGAAAGCGGCCGCTGCTGCTGAACCGAAGAAGGCCGAAAAGTCTTCGCGCGGTTCCAAGGATGGCAAGAAGTCTTCACGCAAGTCCCGTCAGTAACCTTCGAGGTATTGATAAACAGGGTGGCTTCGGTCATCCTGTTTCTTCATTTGTGCTATGACTAATTTAAAACTGAAAGAAGATGTTTTGCAAGAGCAATTCCTGAAACTGTTTTCAGATGATCGTTCCTGCAAAGCAAGTCTGTCTGATACTTTAGAAGGCTTAGATTTAGACTCGATGGACATGTTTGAGTTAATCCTTCTTGTTGAAGAAACCTTTAATACGATGCTTGACGATAGCTTCCGCCCTAAGGTGACTATCAAATCTACGCTGTCAGATTTCTTAAAGCACTTCAAGGAATATTATTACGAAGCTGCTGCTACCCAATAAGGTTTGCTTAACACCTAGACTGGTCGATGTATAGTCCAGATGAAGTTGAGCTTTAACGTGCATAGGAGTTGTGGGCTGCACGTTGAGCGTATCACAACTATCGACACTGACTTACTGGTGGTAGGTGATCGAGAATGTAAGCAACCTTATAAAGTTTTAGGCCTGTAGCTCAGTTGGTCAGAGCAGAGGATACTAATTTATGAGCTATACCACTACTCTGCTCTAACCTCATGGCGGCAAACCTTAGAAATGAACGCTTCTTTCTTAGCCTGATAAACTCAGGTAAGTTAAAAGTTACGAAGTCTGGTAAAGCTTTTAATTTGATTTCAGGTAAGGAAGTAGCTAAGACTCCTTCTTCAAAAGGATATCGAAAGCTATCTTGGCAAGATCCTAACTCTAAAAAGATTCGTCAGATACAATTGCACCGGCTTGTATGGGCGCACTTTAAGGGGATACCAGAGGACTCTGAACTACAGTTAAACCATCGTGATGGGATTAAAGCTAACTGTCGATTAACAAATCTTGAATTGACAACTAATTCCGGTAATGTGAAACACGCACTGGCAACAGGTTTGCGCGTTGATCCTCGAGGTGAGCTTAGACCTAATTCAAAGTTTTTAGATAGTGAAGTTAAACGCCTTAGGAAATACTTTTCTGAGTATGAATTGTCCCATCATGAACTAGCAGAAGAGTTAGATGTGCATCCTCTTACCCTGTTCTCAATGTTGCGCGGTGATACTTATAGTCATGTTAAAAGCAGCTATACCAAAATTTGCCGTACTCTATTGCCTAAGCTAGGTAGAGGACGAAAGCTTACTTAGAGGGCCTATAGCTCAGTTGGTTAGCAGCGCCCGGCTCATAACCGGAGGGTCACTGGTTCAAATCCAGTTGGGCCCACTAAGTTAGTTTAAGTATTTGGTCGTCAGTTCAAGTCTGACCGGGCCTACCAGAAAGTCGTCGGATACCAAATCTGACGCAGAGAGGTTGCTTCGGCTTAATCTTGCTGCCGGTGGAAGCCCGGTCTTCTTTCTTTAGGAGCAACGATGGAACTGATACTTCGTAACATGTCTGTGTATGCGTCGGCAGTATCTGAGGTAAAGCATGTAGCCTTAGTTCCTGAAGTGCAACATGCTTTACTTGCTTGGATTAAATCTAAAGTAGGTACAGAAGCTCCCGGTGTTTTAATCGGCGGACTTGCAATGTCTTTCTATGCAAAGCCTCGTTACACTGAAGACGTAGACCTTCTGTTTCTTAGTAAAGCTTTAGTACCTACTGAAGTCAAGGGCTTCAAGCGTTATAGGCCAGGTGCCTTTCAAGAAAACAAAACGCAGGTTGATATTGAGCTTACAACACCTGCTTCAATTGAACTACCTATACCCGTTGCTAAGAAGGTGATACACACCGCAGTAAACCATGACGGGATACTTGTTGCTTCTAAGGAGGCAATGGTTGTTCTAAAGTTGTTTGGTGCTAACACGTTGAAGCGCGAGTTCAAAGACTTGAATGACATTGTTTCAATCTTGTCTTCTCATCCGGATCTAATCTTAGAGGGCTGGGAACAGTTCTTAACTGAAGATCAGTTATCTAAGTTTAACGATGCAAAACGACGCGCAGGTAGTTAACATGGATACTAAAATTCAATTTGTTTTACGCTACCCAGGTATATCAACTAATATAAGTCGTGAAGAGGTTGCGTCTGACTTTAATCCTCCTGCGATGCGCGAAATTTTACGCTTCGACACTTGGGATGCTGCTCATGCGCACCTATACGGTGTTGCTGAAAAGCAAGTGGGTAAAGCTCGCGCTGAACTGGCCACAGCTTTAGGTAGATTTGAAGAAATACAAAAATTGCAGAAACCTTAACGCCGTGAGGCGCACATTAAAGGCCACCACCGAAAAATGCAAGAGTAGTCTGTGTAGTCAGTTACCGAATAGCCCGAGTATAGCAGAATTGAAGGCCCCGGCCAGGGTACAGCGGTTTAAGCAATGATTGGAAAGTCTTACAATGTTGGAGCCGTGATTTCGTTATACGCGCTAGGGTACGTCGATGGAAAGTTGTTAATCTTATCGAATACTTGTAACGGTCTAGCATAAGCCGGTACCTATCCCCTTAGGTGTCTAGCTGAGTATTTAGATTGCACAGTGGGTCAAGCGTGTCCTTGTTGAAGCTCTTCGGAGCAGCAGATCGAGACAGTGGAGAGGAAACTCAGTGAAGCCAGCTTGAGCGGGGACGACAGCCAAAGGTCGGACGGTTAGCTAGAGCAACCTAGCATAGATTAATAGGTAAGCTATTACCTTGCTCTAGTGAATAGAAGTAGTTGTGCACGACTGCCTCGTGTGGTTTGGCCTTGCAAGCTAGACCCCACCTGAGAGTCGTACAGAGTTTAAAGTTTCTTCCTCCCATATCATCAAAGGTTCAATATGGCGCGCAGCAATAAGGTCAAGAGTATCCCTAAGTCCTCTAATAAGAGTCGACTCCGTGACACGCAGCGGGATCTTGAGCGTATAGCCGAAAGTGAGAAGCATAAAAAGTTTCGTGAGCGCGAATCGTGGCGTGTTGAACTCCTTCCCAAGACTGTTAATCAGCGTCATTTTATCAATGCTCTTAAGGACAGTGAAGTATGTGCGGCAATTGGGCCAGCGGGCGTAGGTAAGACATACTGTGCAGCAGGGGTTGCTGCTCAGATGTTTTTAGCAGACCTTGTTGATGGGTTTGTTCTAACACGCGCTAATGTGTTGCGCGGTGAAACAGTAGGTTTCTTGCCAGGCAGCAAAGAAGATAAGATGACTCCTTTGCTAATGCCTATTCTTGATAGCTTACGTCGCCATCTTGGTCCTAAAGTAGATTACATGCTTAACAAAGGGCAGATTGAAATGCTTCCCTTTGAGTATGTACGTGGGCGTTCATTCATCAACAAGTTTGTAATCATTGACGAAGCTCAAAACCTTGACGAAGAGGACATGATCGCAATCATTACTCGCTATGAGTCAGGTCGTATTGTACTTCTTGGAGATCCCTTCCAAAACGATCTAAAGGGAGAAAGTGGGCTTTTGTGGTTGCATGCCTTTGCCCAACGTAATGGCTTTGACATCCCAATAACAGTCTTTCAGTTAGAAGACATTGTTCGTTCAGGCTTTGTTCGTTCCTTCTTGTCGCACTTGTATAAAGAAAACGGTGTGACTGAGTTGTATGCAAAACTTGCTGCTCCTTCTATTCATATAGTGGCAGCTACTTCATAAGGAGTTTAATATGCCCGATACTCTAAGAGTGAGTATTGAAGGGCCTGATAAGTCCGGTAAAGGCTATGCAATGGCTGCTATAGCTCATTATTTAGAGTCTCTAGGCTGCGAAGTTGTAGTCCAGCTAGGTGAGACTCACAATGCTAAGAAATTGGCTAAGTCTGATCCTGAGATTGCTGAACGTCTTAAAGGCGTTAAGGTAATCTTAACTGAAATGCAAACATAACTTTCCAAGGAGAAAACGTATGTCGTGTTGTACCAACCAAATCAATCTCGAAGCTTTGGCAATGCTGGCTGACACCGACTTGTCGAAGGAAGCCAAAGTCAGCGAGAAGCTTCCTGAGCATTTGCAAGCGGTTATGAAGAAGCGTCTGGAGCAGCGTGACGTTGAAAAGGCAGAACGTGCTGCTGATTCGATCATCGCTATCATCGACCAGGCAGAGACGGTCAAGTTTCAGCAAGTTGTGGCGATTCGTAATGCCCGTGCTTCTATCGCTGAAGCCCAGCGTATGCTTGCTCATATTGACACTGCTATTGACTACGGTAACGAGTCGTCCAACTACTTGCCTCTGGCTGGTATCGTGATGCCTCTGCCTTCGTTGCGTGGTATCAAACCCGAAGCTCTGGTCGTTCCTTCTGACTACAAGAAGATGACGTTCGGTAGCAAAAAGAAGAAGTAGTCTTTAACTCTTCGCCCTAGGTACTGCCCGTGAGAGTCGGGCCGGCAAGCTTGTGAACAGAAGCTCCCGCTACGCTCATAGCGAACTCTTTTGGAGGGTAACTTAATGTTACGTCTAATATAGTTCTTAAATCTAAGTAGGGTTCTATATACAAGCATACATATAGAACATTATATAAGGGTGATGACCATGCGCTTTAGGCGAGAATAATCAGTAGTTTGCAAGGTGCAGTCAATGCGGCTTTTCTCAATACTATCCCATCGAGAATTGCTGCTTGGCACAACGCAAGCTACACCGGTTTGACTCAGACGGTGTTAAGCACTTCTGAGTCTTACCACATAAGCTTTCTAATTTAAGGCTCTATAGAAAATTTATGTGGTATAACTATGAAATCTGCTAAAGTGAAACGTACTGATTTTGAAACTGCACGGGAAGTTGAAAAAGCGATCCGAATAGCTGAAATGGGCTTTGTTCAAGATGCTGCCTTAGTTTGTGGCTGTTTGGGTGTTCCGCTGGAGGTAGCTGTACGGGTGTTAACGCGCCCTAATCAGCGTCGTCAATACTCAAAAAAATAATAAACAGGGGTTGTTATGGAACTTTCTACCGATCAAGAAGATGAACTCCGTAGTGTCTTAGCTCAACATCCTATCGGTATTAGTACCGAAGCTCTTTGGGCCAAGTGTAAGACCTTTGGGGAGAAGCAAGAACTGTCTCTAGGTCTTCATGCAGCCAAGCATCAAGGCTGGATGTATAACAAGAGTGGCTTACACTTCCTTGTCACTACCTCTAAGGATTATGCTGACACTATTCAGCCCACTCCTACTAGTAGCAAAGAAGACCCTTGGGCTGCATCCAAAGCTAAGTTTGAACCGAAGAGTTTGCGTGAGACCTTTCCTGAAACCTCTTTCAAAGTAGTTCCGGGTAAGCATGATGAAGTTCCTGCGGATAGTGGCCCAAATACTAAAGTAGCTCTTGTTGTAGAAAGCCCTACTGACGTTCTGAAGGAGATTGCAACTATGTCTACCCAGCAAGTTCAAGCCTCTACACAGGTTGTGCAAGGTGACAAGCGTCTCCCATTCGGTGATCTGCATCGCTCTAAGAGCCTGGGGGCTGCTGCTCTTGCTCTGTTCAAGTTCCGTGCTGAGCCTGCTCTTACACTTGACGATATGGTTGCCATTACGCAATGTCCAAAGACTTCTTTGTACTCGGTTATGACCAAGCTTGTAGAGCAAGGGTATGCTGACAAGAACGATACAGACTTCCGTAAGCCCTACTTCAAGTGGTCTAACAAGTTTGCGTATCCCTTTGATAAGACACTCGCTACTGACACTGAGTTGCTTCCGTACCCTACTGTTGCTGCTTACTATGATTCAAAGCGGCCTAAGGTAGAGATTGAGCCCGTTGTACATAAAGACTTCACTGCCGCTGATGATGCAATGATCGCAGCTGATCCTAAGTGGCAACAAACGACTCTTTCTAGTTTAGGTCCCATCGGTGAAGCATCAGGTTGCTGTGTTGCGGGTCATGCTACTCTTGAACGTCCTGTACTTAAAAGTCCTGGCGTTACGATGTTTGAAAATAGCGAATACTTTCCGCCTAGTTCTATCGCAGGCAACAAGATAACACTCGCTGTTCAACAACTGGACTTCGAGATAGCTCATTACAAGCATCAGGTTGAAATGCTAACAAAATTGCGGGATGTTCTAGTGGCATAAAGTTTTAGGGAGTGTGGTAGAGCGATTGAATACACCGGTCTTGAAAACCGGCAATGTGGAAACACATTCGTGGGTTTGAATCCCACCGCTCCCGCCAACACATGAGGTAGTGTATGTTTTGTTCTTCTCCTATATCTGTTACTGGGTGCGCATACACAGGACCTTGCTTTAAGCAAAGCGAGAGTCTAACTATCACAGGTAGTTGCTACAATTGTCCACACCACCGTGACAATCGAATTCAAACTTTCTATTTGCCTAAATCTGAAGTTATTGAGCCTACTGAGAAGCCGAAGCTTAGAGCTAAACAGTTGCGTGAAGGCTTAAAGAATCTACCGGGTAATCGAAAGAGTATGCGGTACTAACATACTATAAACGTGAACGTGAGGCTCAAGATGGCTTCTGATGATGACGAAGAAAAACTCAAACTAAAACTCAACACCTTTCATGTTAGGATTAATGAGGGTGCTGAACAACAGGTCTCAGTTAAAACAGGTAACTACTATCTAGCAGCGGCAGCAGCTTTAGCTTTACTTGGGTATTCCGATGATGACGGTGAGACAGTTGTTAAAATCTGGGTGCCCTCTCTTCTGCCTGACTATGGTCCTTACTATTACAAGTATGATGGGCATACTTTATACAACGTTCAGAGGTTGTCATGACTAACAATTTAAAACTAGCTTACGGCAATCTACAACCTCGCAAGCCTGAGTTTCTCGACCTAGGTATCGTTGTCGAACACAATCAAGCTTGTTGTGTTTATCACTCGGGTGCCGACATACGATCTGCTGTGATTGAGTGCAACACCGGCGTGTTTCATCCGTCCTGGCGTGCCCAGCAAGAAGGGTGGAAGTTAGTTCAGGCCAAGTCTTGGTTTCAACGCTGGCTGCTAAACACCTTCTTTGATGCAGGCTTCAAATGAGTGTAATCTACGTTCGTGAAATTGACCATAGCGTTATGATACCAGGTGCCGATACTAAATTCCTCACATGCAGCATAGGCACTATAAGCAACATTCGTATCACTAAGGGTGATGCACGATACAAACCTAAACTTCGTATTAAGCTCGTAGGCCGATATTACACAAGTGAGCAGGTAGATGCAACATGCGTTCCTAACTCATTGTTGTTTAAGACCCGTCGTGGTGCCAAGAAGTTCTTTTCTAAGCCCTTGTATGTAAGCTCTGAAAAGCAGCTTACTGCTATCTATGGACAACCTTGCTTTGCTAAGGCTGATCTAGTAGTTAAGTCTCCTGAAGATTTTTGGACGCTCGAACCGGGCATTAGTGATGAACTAAGAGCTAAAGCAAAAGCAATTGGGTTGTCAGATACTTTCTTTGATATGCCCTAAAGGTGGAACTATGGATCATCTTATTCAGCTTATAACATACTTTGCAGTTACAAGCGTAGCAGCCGAGCGCGTAACCGATATTCTAAAGCGCGTCCATCTAGCCAAGATCGAAGTTCCCGGTGTTGTGTATCAGATCATCGCTGGCATTGTAGGCGGATTACTTTGTTATGCTAGTCCTCCTGAGTTTACATTCCTGAAGCTTAACGAGTACGTACTGATTGTAGTCGTGGCGCTGGCGACAAGCGGTGGTTCGGGTATGTGGCATGATATGCTTACTTCCTTGAATAACTATAGTAAATCCTCGAAGGCAAGCTGATACAAACTGTAAAAATAATACATATAGTCAACGATTTGCCCCCGTAGCATGAAGATTCGTGCAGTTGATTTTGAAGAGGAAACGCTGTGATACGCAACCGTGTTCGGATCGTAAATAATGTGGGCTACTTGCTAGTTTGGCAGCCGACTCACGACCGGGCCGATAAGTCAGGTGCTTATGAAGGGTATGTCTATGAGCATATCTTGGTGGCAGAGCGGGCGCTAGGACGACCTCTAAAGCGCACGGAACACGTACACCATCTTGATCTTAACAAGGTAAATAATGCACCTTCAAACCTGCTAGTTCTTAGCCGTGCTAGTCATGCCAAACTTCATGGGTGGCTTGATTCGATTGGGTACTTTTCTGAGCACCGCATTTATTCGTATCGACACAACGGCTGTATTGATAAAGTTCTTGCAAAATGTACCCGCTGTAAAGTCTGTCAAATGCCTACGGACAACAGTAGCTACTGCGGATCGGTATGTCAGAGTTCTCACCGAGAATGTTTCATTGCGGGTAGCACTCAGAAAAAACCAAGTAAAGCAAACCTTATGAAACGCCTAAGTAGGCAATCATGGGTAGCGGTGGGTGAGCATTACGGCGTTAGTGATAACGCAGTGCGTAAATGGGCTATAGCTTATGGTATAAACCCATTCGATTATTTTAGAGGTAGGAAAGTTTAAATTGCTGAGGTGGCTCAGTGGCGACAGCACCGGATTTGTAATCCGGCTCCGAAAGGACACGCGGGTTCGAGTCCCGCCCTCAGCACCATATACACAAGCTCAGTTAACAGTTCGATTCCGACCGGGGGCACCAACTTTTGTATCAAGGTAGGCTAAAATGATTCTTGTTTATTTCGTTGCGGGAGCAGGTGGCTACCAAGTCCGTTCTATGGACATGGGTATTCACAACTGCAAAGACTTTCATCTGAAGTCCAATTTGCGTAATCAAGAATCTGCCTTGCGTTATGCTAATGTTTGGGTAAAGCATACAGGAAAGATGCTTGACACTGACTGCTACATAGTTACCTTCCCGTGCTTTGCAAACGTGTACAACGGCTTCGTCCATACTGCTAAGGTTTTTCTTTCGGCAGTGCAAGATGATCGCATATACGAAATGCCCGAGTTTCCTATGCCGCTGCGTACGGACTATACTCGATATGCACCCGCAATTGCAAAACTCTTAGAGCTTGCGCCAGAGAGTGATGACATGCAGAGGCTTATGAAAAAGATAAACCTGCGAAGTCGTAATAGCTGGCTGGATAATCTTCTGTTTCAGTATCAGCGTTATTTGGACAACTCAACGAACGGCCCTCTCTTAGCCCAATGGGTGAAAACATAATGGCCACCTATGTAATTCGTGCTGGTGAATATTGGTCTCCTTATGTTCGTAAGTTTTGGTCGAAGAGGTTGTACTACAATCGTTCGACAACTTCGATCAGGAGCAAACTTCGTACAGTCCGAACGCAGCAACGTATAGTGCAACGTAGGTTTAGTTTCTTATTGAAGGATCTAGCTTCTGCTTATCGGTACAACTATCGGTTTACCCAGCGTAAGCTAAAATACTACGGTCGAAAGTAAAACTGTAAAAAGTTTCAAGTAACAAAAGCCCTGTTAGCTCAGAGGTAGCAGCACTCGCCTAGTAAGCGAGAGGTCGTCTGTTCGATTCAGACACAGGGCACCAAGTTTATATTCCCACACTCACTGATGACCCGCAGATGCCTCAAAAGCCTAGGCTGCGTCAATGTAAGCAAGAAAATCATAGCTGCCGTTAGTGAGTGTGGCAATATATACTTCTTTTGTTTAAGGGTCGGCGTGGATGGACACGCTAGATGTGATGCAGAAACATGAAACACAAGTCCGTTAACCCCGTTCACGCTTTCACATGGTCTATAGGGTAAAAGCTCTGCTTGGTCTAACCATTCATCTTTGCGGGAAATACACTAGCTTGTGCTGCGAAGGCATTGATAGGAAATGGTGTGAGCAACGTGGACGCACGACTCACCGGAGGCAACTGCCAGTGTGTTGCTGAGCCCTAATCAAGCCTGGGCACCCTTAAACAAAAGTGTAAATAAGTAGCATGTACTTTAAATACGTGAAGGTTCTGTATTTAACCACCTACTCTTGCAACCAGACGGCCTGCCCGAATGCGCGGAGGCTATGACACGAGAGCGTTAGGGTGTAGCGAATGTAGAACCTTCACTTATTGAAAGTCAATAGAAGTAGATGTATATAAAACACTACCTGTAGAGTGTGATCTTCAGGCGTTGGTAGCGAGAACGTAACACTACCCATACTAGGATGAAGTGAAGTGAAGTGCAAATAGACTAATACTAGGTAATCGCGTCTATTACAATTTCTATTCGAGGACTGATATAACATGACCACAAATACACCTTTAAAGTTTTCGGAAGTTGCTCTTTCTGTTGCAGAAGCTTTTGATCTTGTTAGTTACTTACATGAGCTTGCGCTTGATACTGATGAAGCTGGAGAAATCTCTGAACAACCTGAAGGAGGGGATGAAATTCTCAGCTTAGGTGTGACTGGAGCTATTTCGCAGTTTTGGTTTCATAAAAGTATTGCTGAATACATTGCCGATACTGAAATGTATTTTGAACGGCTCCCCGAAGGCCATAAGCTTAATTATGTTTTAGAAGCTGACGATTCTTTGGATCCTGAAGACGAAGGTATTATAAAGACACGAACCTTGTCTTCTAGTAGAGCCGGTTTGTACTTGATGTATCCTGAAAGTAGTGCTTGTTATGGGCCACTGGGTAAGGAGTCTCATGAGTATTACGACCTTGATGTAAGTTCAGTAATTGCTACTGCTGAATTGATGGAGTAGTTTAAGTTTAAAGTCTTGTATTTCGGGACGGAATGCATACCGTCGAAAAAGTCATTCTCCGAAGCAGGGACCAAACAACATACATGGGTTGGACCAGCGTCACTCTATGAGTACGGCCTGACTGACATATGGTGAGTAATGCCTGTACAAGACCCTTACGAATATTTAGATCAACGCCCTTGGCGACGATTAACGGGAGTGAGACACTTGGACTCAACGTTGTTGATTAGTCTTCAACGCCAAGTGCCCGACCAGCAGACGGTAAACCCTTCTCTCACCCGGCAGTTACACTGGAGGTCAGGGTGTTGTTCTAAATATTTAAGGGTATGTGCTATGCCAAGACTGACAACGATAACACCTGAGTTTGTAGATACTGTACCGCCTGATGACGAACTGAAAGACGGCGTGATCTACATATCTGAAAAGTATAGTTGTGCAATCCATATGTGTGCTTGTGGGTGTCGTGTTAAGACTGTGATGCCTATAAACTACAAGCAAGAAGACGGCACAATGACTACGTTCGGCTGGGACTATACTTGGGTAGCTACTGATTCAGTCAGTGTTACGTTTAGCCCTTCTGTCGGCAACATGCAGTTTCCTTGCAAGAGTCATTACTTCATCCGAAACAATAAGATAGAGTGGTGCTAGAGCTATTATGATACCTAAGCGAAATAAGATGACGCGGGAGCAGTACGAACTGCTCCGAACTTTGATGTATGCTTGCCGCTTTCGCGGTACTATACTGTCTAAGGATAACATAGTAAAAGAGAAAAAAGCTATTAAGGAAATTCGTGCGTACTGTAAAGGTGATGCAGAGGCTCTAAAGTTAATCGCTTCCCTTATACATGCTTACAGGCTTCGAGGTTCTTTTTATTATGCTTCTAATGATCCTTTACTTGAGCCTGTGCAGCAGATAGAAAAATCGCTCACTGTAAGTTTGACTCGTCACTTTGAGAAGATTGCAAAGGGTGCGTCATAAAGTTTCGGGTTTTAGCTCAGTCGGCACTAGCTTGTCACAACCCATCAAGTTTCTCAAGTCAAAGGTAAACTAAAATGTCAAAAAAGAGCAGTCCCGTCAGTTTGACCGCACATGCTGAGTTTGTTGATAGTATCTTAGACGTATCCAACCACCTATCACCTGGGCTTGCACAGCGGGAGCTTGTAATAACATTTAACAAGTGTGATTACGGTAGAACTAGTTCGGTAAATATTGATTTTGTAGGTTCACCAGCAAAGTGCCCAATTACGTTTACAGATTTGCACCCGCATCTTACCGACATTTCAATTTATGGTAGGAAGCCTAGAGGCAGAAAGCTTGAGAAGCTGCGTTCTGCCACTGACAGACTTCTGAAAGAGCCTGAATTGCAAAAAGCTTATAACGCCGTACATCACGGCCACTACGCGGCAATAACTATTGTGTTGCCTCCTCTACCTACGAAATAAAGTTTAAAACACTTGCTCACAAGCAACCGCAGGACTTGTGTTAAAAAGATGCGGAGCCGAGGACGACTTATACTAAGTCCTGAAGTCCGGCAGTAGACTGCAAGTGTTTGGGGATTAGCTCAGTTGGGAGAGCCTCTGCTTGCAAGCAGAGGGTCGTCGGTTCGATCCCGTCATCCTCAACCAGTTTTGAGAGGTATTGGACTAGTCGTCTCGGCGACGATAAATAGCCTGTACGTTGTGCCTCGTTGGTTTTCCTTTCGGTGGAAAACGTTCAATACCTCTCACCCGTGTAAGAGAAGTGCTTGCTAACAAGTCGTCTCGGCGACTTTCAAAATAGCCTGTATCTCGCTTTGGTTTCATCGTCCATTTCGAGCCTCTTAGTAGTAGGGCAAGCACTTCTCCCCAATTTTACTTACATAATAAAATTTCTTTTCAACTCACCTAGGGAGTATTTCTTAATGAAGTGGTTTAAAACTCTGCTTGTTGCCCTTGTTCTGTCAATGGGTTTGCAAGGCGCTTGGGCATCGGATAGTTCTTCTGGCTTGTCTTTTGACACAGCTTCCAAGAGTTACGTTGCTGACTTCGCCAACTTTGGACCTTCTGTTCTTGATGGTGGCTCTGACGTATTTACGTTTACGCTACCGACTACTGCTGTTCTGGGTACGTATCATGTTGTATCCTCTTTCGGTGGTTCTGGCTTGAACATTGATTGGTCTAAGACTAATCTGAATGGTGCTTTCGGCGCCCCTATCCTTACTGGTCCGGGCTTTGACTTTGGTGTTATCTCTGTTAATACCAAGTCACCGTTTGTGCTGACACTATATGGTAATCAAGTAGGTGCCTTCCAAGCTTTGGGCGGTCACATTGATGCGTCACTTGTTGCTCCTATCGCAGCAAGCGTCATTTCTTCTGTGCCCGAACCTGAGAACTACGCTATGATGTTTGCCGGCCTTGGTATGATCGGCTTTATGTCAATCAAGCGTAGGTCTTAACTAACACGTAATCATTGGCGTGTTAAGGAATATGATCGTATGTAAGTAAAGCCGATTAGCTACCGGAACAACTTTGCTTATGAGACTTTTGAAATAAAAGTGTTCAAGACGGGAGTTCGATTCTCCCCAGGTCCACCAAAATCGTTCTGTGTGCCGAAAGGTCCTACCGCAAGGCTGAGGTCACCGGGGTGGGTGATACATAGAACGATCCTGATGGGCCTGACCTGGTTTCGATTGGGCATGAGTAGTTGATAAAGAACGATCCGAGCATTGTACTCTCGTTAAACCGGGCTAAACTTGTAATTGCCGCGAATGATGCGTCTTTCCGGAAGGCTGCCTAACAGCACCTAAACGGATGGGGTCACTAACAGACTTTGGTTTGTTAAGCCGCTCACTCTCCTGATAATGACGGAGTCCTTATTACCAAAATAGGTGAGCGGCACACTTACGAAAGCACATTATCTATATAGATTGTTATAAGAGCCGACATTCAAACTAAGATAGTGTGCTACTGTAAGTGTGTTTAAGGACATAATAAAATGACTATCTCTGTCGAAAGCTACCTTTTAGGTGTTCCTGTTATTGACGAAGAACATATCAAGTTGTTCTACCTTAGTAATAGGCTGGAAGCTATCTTAAACGGAACTTCTTTGCTAAGTTCTTTTGATATTGCCGCAGAGTTGTACGAATACGTATGGACGCATCTTAAACATGAAGAAGAACTAATTAAAGGGTGGGAAGGATACGCTAGTCATGTAATGCAACATCGTGCCTTGACGTATCAGCTTGACAACCTGTTCGAGCAGATTTCTCGACCTTTGTTCATTGATGCTAGTACGTGCATCCTAGAAGAGTTGCGTACTCTTGTTGTTGACTGGCTGACAAAGCACATCCTAGTAGATGACGCACAATTTATACCTTGGCTTAAGAGCCACTCTACCCAAACGTCGGAGCATCAAAATGCCTTTCTTCTTGTTGCAGATAACAGATAAAGAGTTCAACGAAATGCCGTATGACCGTACTCATATGGTGCTAGTCGAAGCAGGTAATGAAAGTGGTGCCTGCGGTTGGGCAGATATTCAATTCCCGAGCAGTGACTATCCGGGTATCTGGGACGATAAATCCCGTACAACCTGCACAGAGCTTGTTGAGACAAAAGAGCTACGTGTAGTGGGTAGCTTTGCAATGGGGTCTGGTTAGGAGAACTTCTGTGAGTGATTGTTTTGACCATGAAGCAGATGCTTGGGATGATTTGATGTGCGGGAGAAGCGCTGACGGACAGGATGAACGCCCTCTCTATTCAAGTTACCCTGGTTGTGAAAACTCTACAAACTTTCACAAACCAAAAAAGGTAACATGTCAGTATTGCGGTAAGAAAAAGTTGCGTTGGGTAAATACTTCAGCGGGTTGGCGTCTTATGTCTAAGAAAAAGAAGAAACTCCATATTTGTAAAGAATACCTTTCTAAGAAAGCTCACTGATGTATCGCAACGCTGTAAAATTCAAAGATTCTTGGTTGGCTCCAGGCAGTCAATGCTTTGAGTTGTACCACAGTAAAGATCCTAAAGCGCGTCAACAGCTTGAAAAGCTTATGAAGGAACTTGACGCTAAAGACAAACTACTTACACAAGGGAAGCAAAATGAGTCAAGACAGTGAATCGGTTAATCTCCCTGAGAAAGCTGCTGCCCATCTTTCGGCCCTTATTGATAGCCCGCCTGAACCTTCTGAAGCTTTGAAGAAAGCTGCCGCTTCTTTCAAGGGTAGCGATGCTGTTTATACAATCCCTCAAGGAAACAATATGGAACTCGCTAGGCTTGAAGAAGAACGTGCTGCGGAACAATCTGCCCAAAAGCTTGAACCGCACCAACAACGGGTTGTTAACGAGAAAGCCGAACTCGATAAGAAGGTTGAAGCGATCAATAACTTTATCGAGTACAATCCTACGTTCCACGCTTCTTTTATCACAGACGGTGAACGTGCCCGTTTGGTGAAACAGCGTATCCATATGACTGAATACTCCAAAGTCTTGGGCGAGCGTATTGCTGCTTTTGATCCGGTTGTCTATCAGAAAGAAGTTCTCGACCAGCTTACCTCAGAAGCTCAATCAACAGGGGAGTACAGCTAACATGTATGACGGTGGCCATACAAGTCTTGATGTAACACTGGACGGAGTATTCGTAAAGAAGATTACCGTTCGGGAAGACTCAAGCAAAGATACAATCAAGAACGCTGCACTCAAAGCGGTAGGTAAGTCTTATACCCAGGCAACTGTTACGCATGTCCCTGGGAAGAGTGCAAATGTAGTTTCCGTTACTGAGAAGGTGTAAGCATGACTCCCTGCGGATGCACTCATTTTAGTAAAAAGCAGATCAAGAAATTGGTTGCTAAGGCAGTGAAGAAAGCACTTCGTAAACTGCCCCCTAGCCAGCCGGGTCCTCCGGGTCCTACTGGGCCTCAGGGTTTAATAGGCCCTAAAGGTGATACAGGAATCTGTTCCTGCAATGTAATGATTAAGTAAAACTGTAAACAAGTTTTGTAGCCAGTAGTAGAGATTTGCTAGATAGGTTGTTATGTGTGACGAGGCTTACGGCGGGTCAACTGTAGCAGGTTGATCGCTAGTAGTTGGGGTGTCCCGATTACTTTCACATGCAACTACTTTTCGGAGAAATATCATGCAAGTTCAATCTGCTTTTACTACTGCTCAAAATCTTTCGGTGTCCACTTCAGTCGCTAACAGCCACAAGCCTAAAGCTTCCAAGAAGATGCCGAAAGAGGTCAAACAGCTTAATCGTGTCAATCTTCGCACTTTCATTGTTCGTCAGAACGGCTTGTTCGTTTCTGTGGACTATATCAAGCTTAGTGGAGAGAAGCGCACCCTCACAGGTCGCCTTGGAGTCAAGGCTTTCTTAAAGGGCGGTCAAAACAATGTTGAGAAAGACGAACGTCCGTACTTGACAGTGTTCGATATTAAGTTGGCTCAATATCGTACAGTCTCGCTGGACACGGTATCTGAAATCCGTGCACAAGGTAAGATTTGGCAGATCATTGATTGACCAATGCAATAAGTTTAGGGCCGTAGACGCCACATCGCACCGTAACGCTGAAACAATGCAGTGAAATTCTGCTCAGATAAGTCGGTGGAAGTAGGGTTAAATCCTAAACGCAAAGCACCCTGCATAACCTCCTCGGTATCGCTGCGAGGTAGCACGATGGAAAGCAGGGACTTAGGGGAATCGTGTATCCCTTTCACTAATGAGAATATAATGAAAACGCACAAGACCCGGAACAAGAAACGGTACAAAAGTAAAAGCTATCGTGCTTTCGTTGATCGTCTGTACAAAAAGTACCCAGCTGTTGATATATTTGCAGAGTGTATGAAGGTGCATATGAACATGCCTGGTTTAATGCGACGGATTTTGTCACCGGATGCCGAGTACCCTAAAACACCTACTCCTGTAACAGACGGCTTCAATTTAGAATTCCGAAAGTATGATCGTCGGCAATCTTACGATCATCTGTGTTTAATATGAGTACAAGTTATTTGCTGGCAGCATTGGCGACATTTGCTTCTGTCTTCCTCAAAGGCTTTCAGCACAAAAACGTAATAGCAAACAAGATGGCTTCTATTGTTATTACATCCTACTTTATGGCTTGTGCTGATGTTTGGCTAGTAGGTTTGATTGTGCGAGACGGATGGGTACTGATACCCTACTGTGGCACGGGTGCTGCTATAGGTATGTATATCTCTATAAAGCTGCATGATCGTTTGTTTGGAAAGTAAAATAGTTTAGCTGATCTACAGGGAAAGCAGACCTGTCAGAGAACAAGGCCGGAGCAGTAAGCAGCGAAGGGCACATTGTAGACCACCAGTAGCGGCACGTATGTGTTGGCGAAGCGTCGAACACCCGAAGGACACTGTAACTGACGTGGAGTACCGGAGTTGGAGTAGCGCCCAACATCAGCATCAATGCCCAGGTGGCTAAATTGGTAGAAGCGCCAGATTTAGGTTCTGGTATCGAAAGGTGTAAGGGTTCGAGTCCCTTCCTGGGCACCAATTACTGAAGTATTTAAAACTTAGTAGGCGCCGAAGCGCCTATTGTCACGTTCGGAGACTAGCATGTCGGATGTCCCTAAAGTTATTCCTCAAGTACGCAGCTACCATGATGTGGAAGTGGAGTTTGGCGGTAATCGCTATCGACTGTTCGATGTTAGTTATGGCCTTATGCTTACTTGCACTCGTATGGGTGGCTGGGAACTTTGGAATCGCTGGGATGGTAAGGATGAACTTCTAGCCAGCGAATACGGCACAATCAAGCTTACTGTTATCGTTGATGGTATAGTTGTATGTGGTGAGGTTCCTCCTAATGACACCAAAGCAAATTAAGCTACTCTCGAATTTAGCAGAGGGCCCAAACCTAGCTAACAAGCTTGTGCCTGGTGTTGTATCTGGGTTTAGACACGCTTCTGTTTTTACACCTGCTCATGTGATAGGTAGTATGTTGCAGCAACTTGAATGTAAAGGTTTCTGCTATCATATACGTGGCCCTGCTAAAGGTAAGGTAAGACCTAAGTTATGGCACATAACAGAGCTAGGCTTTAATACAATGCTCAATGAGTGTGCCAGTCTATAAGGAGCTTTGATTATGCGTATTTCAGTTCAAGGTAATATTATTATAATAGACCAAGCTCAGGAGCTATATCCTAATTACATGGAGAAGCTTCGTAAGCCCGACGGTACTATCAATACGCTATTGCGGGACTTGCTTGTTGAAATGGGTTTGAAGGTAGAAATCAATGGGGTGATGTACGAGAGCAACTGCGGCCCTTACAGCAAGATCGAGCTCCCTGATATTGATGATGACGAGGAGGAGGATGACCTATTCATCTATACAAGGTAGTTGTCCAGTTTGTCACAATGACAATTCCCTTCGTACTCTTCCTACGAAGATAACAATTGCAACTGCACGAATTGCTTTTGAAGAAATGCAGAGTGGTCGTAACTTGACACAGCATCACATGCGGGGAACGTATGTTAACCCTCCGATGGCCGCTCTATGGAATCAGCATCTGAAAACGCTACGCTGGTTGGGGATGCTTGATGAAGAAACTGTAAAAACTAAATAACACAAACGACGATCAACCAAGGAGTATCACATGTCTTTGATGCTGGATAATGCTGTTTTGACTGAAAAGATTGCCAAAAAGGAACAAGCTCGGCGTGAGCGCAAGCAACGCCATGATGAACTGAAGACAATGGTTGCAGATCATGCCCTTGAATTCACGTACATCCGAAATTTTGATGAAGACTCGGAGCAACCGTATCAATTCGGTGGGGCTGTTGTCTGCTGGCAAATGCCGGAGAAGCCCTATGCTCGAATGCTTGAAGTGTCCATCGCTTGGTGTCATGACAATGAACGCTTTGACAAGATTGAGGGTCGTTTTCGTGCAGCACAATACTTTGTTAACGGCCATACAGTCCTGTTTAAGCTGCTTCCTGGTCAAGAGTGTATCAGCGAAAAGCTGAAGGCTGTATTTGAAAACGGTTTTGTAGTCTAAAGGACAGCAACATGTTTACAAGTGAGAAAGCCGTAAAAACAAGTAGTGGTCGTCGCGTTAAAAAGCTAATAGGGGATAAATGGTTTCCCTGTTCGTTTGAAGCAATCCATATCGGGGATGTATTTAAGCTGTACGATAATGAGGCGCTATATACAACAACAGACGGCCGATATATGTTTAAGGCTGACTCACTTCCTTTTATGTCAGATGGTATTCTACAGGTACATTGCTCTGATGTCGAAAATCAAATCGAAACGCCAGTTGCGGGCTGATAGACAACGAATTGAAAACCAAGCATACGCTGAACGCGAAGCAGAACGGTTGAAAGCAAACGCTTTGAGGTTGAAGTCTTTAGTAGGTGGCTTCTCAATTGAAGGCACCGTAACAGGTAGAGTCTCTGCATCTAAATCTAATGAATCCGCAAAGCCCTCTCCCGGGTGTGTTTTGAATCTAAAACATTATGTCCGTGAAACTCGTGAGATTAAAAGTCTCATTACAATGGACGTAGGCTTCACTAGGACGGAACTGCGTGTAGCAAAGCGTATGTCTGCTGAAATGGAAGAGCGCGAACGGATTGCCCAGATAGAGATTTCTAAGAAGCGCAAGCGGGTTGCAGTAGTTGCTCACAAAAGTGCCTACCAATACCTCTCTGACGATATGGATCTTACTTTAATAGGTAGGAAATAAAGGAGTATTACATGAGTGTACCTGCTGACGCAAATGATGAAAATCTTGATCTCCAACTTGTAACGCAAGATGAAAGACCCGGCTTTGAAAAGGAACTTCAAAGTTTGATAAACCGTTACTCTAAAGAGAACGGTAGCAATACTCCTGACTTCATTCTTGCTGACTACATGGCCAACTGCCTTAGCAATTTCAATGCAGCCGTTTTACTTCGTTCTAAATGGTACAACCAGAAATGACAATACATTCCAAAGCTGCTAATGATGCCTCCCGCGAGGGCTATGAACGTATTTGGGGCAAGAAAGAAGAACAAAAACCCAAATACGAAGTTGCTGAAGACCCTTCTGTTGCACCCGTAGGTATTGAAGAGTTTGAAATAAAGAAGGAGCGCCTCTTTACTGAACTCAAACGTTGTGCAAAGGAATGGATGGGCACTACTGACTTAAAGCTGGATGCGACCTTTGATTCACTAGGTGCCGACTCTTTAGATCAGATTGAAATGCTGATGGACATTGAAGAGACTTTCGATATTGAAGTTGACGATGACACAGCAATGGGTTGGAAGACCTGCCAGGATGTGATTAACTACCTGGTAATCCATGTAGCTTCCTAAACGTACAAGACCGCGACATTTGCATGATACTAATTTAGCCTTAAGAACAATAAAGGGGAAGTATCATGCAATTTCGTACTCGTTTTGAGGGTAGATCAGCTACCTTATACACTGAAGGTAGATTTACCTTTAATTGCCATAATGATTTTAGAACCAATCTTTTAAAATTAATTGGTTGCACTACCTTAGACTTAGACCTAACAGAATGTACCTATTTAGATAGTTCCGCTTTAGGAATGATCTTAATAGCGCGTGACCGATTCCCTGGAGTTAATATCAGGTTGATTAATGCTAAAGGCGACGTTCTTAAAGCTTTGAACATTGCCAACTTCGGTAAGCTGTTCTATATAAAATAGTTTGTCGGACTTCTTGAGCAAGGAAGTCGCTCAAACTGTTGTACTTTGCGACAGTTGCAAGGCCGTAACACTGAAACACAAAAGCCTATGCCTTTTAATCGACATAGGAGTAGTAAAAATGGAATCTATTTTCAATCCCTTGATTCAAGTTGTTCATGGTACTATTAAAGGCTACGGCAGTTCTGATGTGCATACTGCCAGAATTATATATGAAAACCTTGAATTGGAAAGCCTTGAGTCTCAAGACGAATATGACTTAGGTATTCAAGTAGCCAAGCTTTTGCTTAAATGGCAAAAGCAATGGTCTTTAGACGAGTTCCGGGCCGCCGTTAGCAGTAAACCTTTAGCTTTCCCTTTATGTTCAAACTGCGGTAAGCCCTGCACTAAAGGTGTAATAAGCTGTCTGAACAAACTGTGGTGCTATAACTGCGAATCTAACTTGGATGAAGCGAAACGCCAATATAGGAAAGACCAAGAGCAGGAAGCAGAAACTAGTAAGGTTGTCACAAAGATCATAGATGACCTGAAAGATAAAGGAATGGTTGGGCCCTTCCATGAGAAAGGCTCACTAAAAGATAGCATGGACATTGGTACCCTTCGTTGCAAGATGAACATCAATGCTATCAAGGATGTCGGTAGCTCTGTTCGTGTTGAAATGGGTGCAGTATATTCTTCACGCCCAGATAGTGAGAATAAGTGCTTCTCGGATTCAACGCCGAGTGCTTTCTTCTCAATGGATATTAGCAAGACAGCACCTGCATCGAAAGCTTCTTGGTTGCAACCAGGTGCTCAAGTGTATGTCCGCATATCATTAGCAGACATCCCTGAGTGGAATTGGAGTAGTGATCGTTATCCAGACGAAGGTCGTAAGTTGGAAGTACGCTTTGATACCCTAGAAGGTGAGCAGCACCTCGGTACTTTTATACGAGAAGTCGATGATGACTTTGTCGCCAACATCAAGAATGACTACAAGTATCCAAAGCTGGTGCTTGAAGATAGTTCTCGTTTAAACCTATACACTAGGGATCGTTCTTGGCTGCCGTACTATTGGAAATACACTGACTAACCTTATCTGGAGATTTAAATGCTAGTAATAGAACCTGACATGCTTTCTTTGGTCTTCCTTATAGTGCTTGCCCTGTTTGGAGTTAATACGATTCGGGCAACCTACTGGAAAGCTAAGTATCACGAACTGGAAGACGCGTATAAAAACTATCGTCGTGATAACAGTAGTGACGGCTGGATTGAAGAAGTCAGGTTTTTGCGACGGCAGGTAAATAAGAATGCCGCGATAGCAATTGAGAAACAGATAGAAGACGGGTTGTACTAAAACAAGGGCTGCGGGTTTATTCTCGTGGCCCTTTCCCTTTTGCTTTTTAAAAATGTAAATATACATTATACAATAAGGAGTTTTCTATGCCTGACTCTGAAGCTGAATATGTTCCTTTTATTGCGCGTGAAGAAGGAAAAGAATACAAGTGCAATATTTGTTTAGACTACGGTGGCTTACTTGAATCTTCTGGAAAGACTTGGCCAGACGGTGAACCCCTTACTAAATTTTGTGAATGCCGACTCCCACAACCCAATGATGATTGACAACCTAAAATGACACAACCTAAAATAGCTGTCGATGTACATGCCCAGCCACCTAAAGATTGCCCAGCTTCCGATACGTGGAACTGCAAGTATTGCAAGATCGTTGATGACTGTGCTTTACCAAACGCTGACGGTCTGAGCCACAACATGCGTAAACGGTTGGAAGCGGAAGCAGCACACGCTGAACAACCCGATGCAAATTGTATTGAATCTACACCTGCTGCTGAATGGCGTTTGAATGGCGAGCCTGATCCACATGGTTCATCATATGATTGCGAACGTGCCAAGCTCTGCATGGGTAAGCTTACAGACGATGAACTAGCTAATGGCGCCTTCATGAACTATGATGTACGCCCACCGATTCAATCAATCATTGACGGTAAAGCTTTTTCGCCAATCGCTTGGATGACGGCTGTCAAAGATCGTATTCGTTGGCTGTCTCGTCGCCTTGTTGAAGCAGAAGAACGTGAAAAGAAACTCGAAGTCATTTTGAACGACTGTCTTAAGGACTGGTCGGATGATTCAATCCACGAAGCTTTGAAGTTGTTGAAAGAAAAGAAATAATGGCTCAAATACCAAACTACTATAAGTCAGGGGCTATTGTAAAAGTACGCCTCACTCGGAAACGTTGGTTGTTTAAAGCCTTTGCTGTTATACAGATCCGTAGAGAGCAGCTTACAGTCCATGGGCTTGATAAAGACTGGAAAGTCTGTGGTATGGAAGCTTGGCGCGATGTAAATCCAAACAACCTTCACGAAGTTCATGAAGCAATGTCTTTCTTGGAGAGTCTTAATGCACCGAAACAAACGAAGCAAGCGTGATTTCTCTGCTGCACGTGGCTACCAGTTTCACTATGTGGCCGCTTGCATTCAACAGAAAAAAGAACTGTGCATGTCTCCGCGTCAGATGGCAAAGTATTGGGAAGAGCCCAATATGAATATGAATCCCGAGCCTACTGGTTGCTACTCCCGATTTCTGAAATACAAACTTCCATGTTGGTCAAAGATGATTAAAAAACGCAAAGTAACACACATCGCGGCTTTTCTTGTAGATTCATTGGAAAAGTCTTTCGCTGACATCCGCGAACGAGTTGCAGGTACCTATCTCGAAGGCCACGTGTGCATCCTAGACGGTACAATGTATCTCCGTTACGATACAGATGACAACACAACTAAGGAAAATGAATCGACGTATTACGACATTCAGGAACTCTTGCAGCGTCACGGATATACATTGGTCAATACCTGCATTGAACATGATTGCATTTCAGGCGACGTAGTTAAATACGTTTCTGCTTAACTGGAGTTGAAGTATGCTAACGCCTTACATTTCCGAGTCTGGTGAGGAAATTCACCTGTGCGAACTCCTTGGTGACATATCGCAGGACTTCTTGGCTTGCTCGTACAACGAAGATGAAATTCGTGGCATGTGGAGAACTGGAACACTCAACGAGTGGGCTAAAGACTCTGCACCAAACTACTCAAGCCAATCTGCTGTTACGCAACTAGCGAAAGCGTACGGCTGCACTGACGGTAACTGGCAACGATTGCTATCGCAAGTAGTTCAGCACTACCAAGGTTGGTCTGTTGACTACGATCATTGCAAAGTCAGTCCGCTTACCGCCGCCGACCGTGCAGCTATAGACCGAGACTTGACTACCTAATTCTCAACTCAACCAAAGGACTCAAAGGAAAAACTAGCATGAACAAATAACCGTTTCAACTCTCAAGGAAACAAAATGTATTTACTGAAAGACTTGTCCTACTTGTGGATGATCTTCTTCATTATGATCGTTGCCGGACTAGCAAAAGAGTACGCACTCTTCGCCCCTGCTTACGCCTATGTTAAGAGTGTATTCCGCAGTAACAAATTTGTAGTTGTTCTACTCAGTGCAATCGGTGGTGTTCTACCTATCGAAGGTCGTGTAACTGTGTCAGCAGGTTTGCTTGATACGGTTGCTCCCAAAGATGGTGAACATCGTGCTAAGTTTGGCATTGTCGATTATCTTGCGACTCACCACTACTACATGTGGTCGCCGCTTGAGAAGACTGTCATTCTACCAATCGCTGCATTTGGGTTGTCGTATTGGCAATGGCTGGGAGTTATTTGGCCGTTATTGATTGCAAGCTTTTTCTTCATCTTTGTCTATATCTGGACGACGATCAAGGATGAGCAGATAGCAATCACGCCAATGAAGGTAAACTTGTCGAATGTCATCCGTAATGTATTCCCAATGGTTGCTGCTATCGGGGCTTACATATACGGTGTAGATCATGTATGGTGCTTCGGGACGTTAGCTCTGTACTACATGTTCTTGACACAGCAGTGGGCCCATTCAAAGCTCTTCACCTATGTAAACTTCCAAGTTCTTCTTGTAGTTGCTTGCGTTATGATCTTCGGTAACTTCGTGAAGGCACATAGTGCAGAGGTTGAAACATTGGTGAGGTCTGCTTCAACAGACGGTAGCAGTTTTAAAGCTATCGCATGGGTATCACTCTTGAGCTTCTGGGCTTCATTCGCAATGGGCAGCAGCGGTAAGTTTGCAGCCATTGCAGTAATGCTCAGTCAAGTGTTTGGCATTGAATACTTCCTATGGTTTTTCGCAGTGGACTTTGCTGGGTATTTGATTAGTCCTACTCATAAGTGTGTAGCAATCGGTAATCGCTACTTCGGTACTCCTGTTAAGACTTACATGGCTGTTTTAACTAGCTGGGGACTGTTCATTACACTGATAGCTTTCTGTGTTACTTTCGTCAAGGTGTCACTATGATTAAATTTTTACAAGGTTTACTTCTCACCATCCTCTTCATAATCGCCTTTCTCTGGAGCTTTGCTTCTCCGGCAGGCGCAGCGGAATACACCCCGCGCGTTGGTTTCGAGTATGAACATGAGAAGTCACACGGTAGCACTGTTGTCAATGACGCCTTCTCTATTATTCCTGGCATCCAGTGCAAAGAGTGTTTCATCAACCGCTATGAACTGTATCTTGAGGGCAACCAAGACAGTCACGGTAGCACGGCAACTGAAACTAAAGTCGGTGTTCGAGTTCGCAAGGACTTCAAGATCAGCGATAGCTTCAGTGGTTACTTTCGTGTATTGATCGGGCATTCAGCAAACAGTGAAAAGAACTTCAACTATCTGTATTGGGAACCGGGTATCAAATACTCGTTTAACGATCAGTGGAGTTTCACTACTGCCTACCGTGTTGTTCGCAGCATTGATGGAAGTGAAGGACACAACGTGAACAAACTTCGCATTGGCCCAAACTTCGATCTGGACAAGCATAATGGGTTTGAGTTGCGCTATGTTCCTGCGTGGGATGCAAACAAGAGTTTCATTGATCTTGGTACCAACGAGTTGCATTCGACAGCTTTGATCGTCGAATACACTTACAAGTTCTAAAGTAAAACGTAGGAGGTCTTCGGGCCTCCTATTCTATCTTAAATAATACAAGGAGTATGAAATGGCTGACATGCCCGCAACTATCAATGAACTCGTTCGTGACCGTATTCAAAAGGACTTTGTCTCCTTAATCCCTGTTGAGAATTGGACTCAACTAGTTAATGGTGTAGTACAACAATTTACAACGAAAAAGAAGCGCGGCCAGTACCAAGAAGAACGTTATACTTCTGATTTGGAAGAACTGATCCTTGCTGATATTGCAGCCCGTGCTAAAGAACTTATCAAAGCAGAACTCAACAAGTCTGAATATCAGAGTATGTGGGATGGTATGGGTCAGCAAGTCGCTTCTGCTACTGTTCAGGAAATCTGTGAGAAATATGGGCATACTATTTTCAACAAGGTCATTGCCAATATGGTAAGTAATGTGATGCTGAACCTGCAAAAATACGGAGTGTAAATCGTGGAAACGCTAAAGACACTCGCACTTGCGGTAGCTGCCATTGTAATCCTAGAACTGTGTTGTGCTGTGATTCTGTATTGCATGAATATGTCGATGCCTACTTGGATGCGTTTGTCTTTAGTGCGTGTCCCTCTTAGTCGATTCAAGTGGTATCGTAAGTGGTACGGGGGCCGTTGGGAATACTGGTTTATTGAAATGTGCATGTCTGCAATGTGGTTAGAAATGAAACGCACTCATTGCTGGCCTGAATTTGGACCTTGCTCAGGGCGAGGCACTCCTACAATTGAGGATTACTATGATGATTAACGTTTCCTCTGATCCGTTACTTGCTTTTGATGCACCCAAAGAGGGCAGCAAACTCAGTCTTGATATACTGAAACACCTTCGTGCTACGATAGATGGAGAGGCCGCAGATATTGAAGAAGCTATAGGGCTCACGATAATGCTGCCTCACGATTTACTTCACCATATGCCTGAAGAAGAGATTACGCATCTACGTGACTTAGGTATAACGATAGTTCTACCTGAAGATGAAGAACTCGCCAGAAGAAATAAAGAGAACGGCCCATTAGTTATAGGTGCGGGTCCAGGTATTCTTTCTTCATTGATGCCTGCTGCTTTAAGTGGTTGGAATGAAAATGATTTTCCGGCTACTAAGATATATGAGCCCAGCAAGATTGTACCTAATTTTGGACCTACTCCTTCACGTAGAGGGGGGTAACAACAAGCCGTGGTACGATCCTGAGTTGAAACGTCGTAAGGCAAAGATTGCGAAACAGTCAAAGCGTAGGAATAGAAAATGAACAATGAACCGTGGTTTAATCTTGATTCGCAGTCGGCTAGACTATACCAAGAAGCACAGAAGGCAGAACAATCCACTTCTGAGCCTGCTTATAAAGAACCTGAAGATGACTACTTTGGAGAGGACGAGACTGCTCCTTGTCAGTCTTCAGACGATGACTTCAACGGTGATGACCAACCTATTCGCTTCGGTAACAACCGTAAGCACGTAAAGAAGTCTGATGCTAAGGCAAAGCGTAAAGCAGCTAAGAAATCCAAACAAAGGAATCGCAAATGAAAAATGTCCTCCCAATTGTAGGTACTGCTTTAGTAGTTGCTCTCGCTATATGGTATGAAGTAAGTATGTGGAACGAGTGTCGAGAGACAAATTCTTTCTTTTACTGTATGCGTGTCTTGGGTCACTAAAATGGCTACCCGTAATGATCGAGCAATGGTAGAGCTTGTTACGTCTATACTTGCAGCAAAGAAAACAGCCGTCCGTTTATCAAAACGCCCTTTGACTCCTGATGATATTCATGGACTAACTTTGGTTGCCACTCAATCTGCTCAAGCAGCGGCTGAAGCTAATCGAATCTTGGGTTCTTTGACTCAGCAAAAATTCGGAGATAAGTAATGTCACCCGCGTTACTAAGAATTAAGAACGTGCATAGGTGTATAAAGAGTGGAAAAGAAATCACGGATGAACTGCCTGCTGAACTTTCCTTAAAAGATATGCAAGCTTTGCGTACCGCTGCAACTCAATTTCAACAAGCTGCTAATAAGTTATTTATGTTAGTTGGCTTCCTGGATGGAAAAGAAAATGGCTGAGGATTCTTTAAAGTATGCGATTGTAAAACATGCTGGCCCTTCATGGACGCACTACTGGCAAGAAGACCCAAAGCAAGGTGTATGTCAGTGTAACTCTGCTTCATGGACGCACACAGGTAGTACAGCAGGCATTCTACCTGTGTATGAAGATCATGCATATGCTGAGTCCGATGCTGAAAAGCTCAATGAGCTAAACCCAGTCGGTGACTATGAAGTTTGTCCGTTAATTAATAAGGGCTGCTCTATTTGCCCGATGGATGAAGAGGTGGCAAATGTCGAATCTTGATCTTCTGCGTCAGGAGTTTGAAGCGTGGTACGTTACTCAGTATAGTAGAGACCAGATTGCTACTTGGCATCCGGCCGATACGTTGTTTGATAGTGCTACGTACCCTAACGGCCGCTATACTAAAATGTCCTCCAAACAGTTTGCTTGGGAAATTTGGCAAGCTGCTAAGGCGCCTAAGGCGGCACCGAAGGCCAAAGTACCTCCCATAACTCTTGCCCTAGACTATGATGGCACCTATACGCGGGATCCTGACTTCTGGCTTGAGGTAATCAAACTTGCACAATCACGTGGACATGAAGTGTTGATCGCAACTATGCGTACCTTTGAAGAAACAGATGACATGTGTGACAGACTTACCGAACTTGTACATAGGATTGTCCCTACTGCGCGTGAAGCAAAGCTACCGTTTCTGTTGAAGTTCGGTATTAAACCGCACATCTGGATTGACGATCAACCTCACTTCTTGCTGATGAACGCACAACCTATTGAGGATGAAAAAGGTGGCTGATAATCAAGCATCTTTAGAGCCTATCGTAAATAAGGTGGCTGATAATCAAGCATCTTTAGAGCCTATCGTAAATAAGGCTTATTATGTGCTACTTCCTTACTCAAGTGCTTTGACACTTGTTAAGGTAGTTGATAAGACGGAAAAAACGGTACATATAATCATGGGCAGACTGCACAACGCAGAGTTCCGTAGGACTAGTTTTATAGAGCCTACGGTCTACCGACTGGAAGACATTAAGTTTGTCGAAGAAGTAGGCTGCATAGTAATTTAAAAGAACTGAATATACCCTACGTTTCACATCATGTGGGATAGATCCGTATGGCTGGTATATCTGACCGGTGATAATTATCCCGTCTTAACCGTGAGTAGGGTAGGTCTGCTCGGTGCACGTTTAAGGCCTCCTCTAGGTAGTAATGGGCTACCAATATACCTTCCCATCAAACTGGAGCACTATATGCTAAACTCCCCGACAGACAACTTGATTCTGTTGAAAGATGTACCGGGCTTTTGGCGAAGTCCGAGTTTTGTTAAGGTCGAGAACTCTTTGAATAGGGTATGTATTGAGATATTCTATTCCCTAATGTTTGGGCAAGACATCCCTCAAAAAGTTCAACCGTTTATCACGCGCGGTAGCATATACACAACAGAAACAAGCCTAGCTTATTTTGTGGGTTTGCTGATTATAAATAAACCGTATGCTACATATGCCTACCCTCCGACAGGGACTAATCAAGTCGACCCTATTGCTTTGTTGACTTCTAAGATTCAACAAATTACCTACATTGAAAAAGCGGATTTTGATTTAGAGCTTGAAGCGTTTAAGCCTCAAGTACCTGCTGTGCTAGTTGAGAACTTAAAACTCCTAGGCGGCCGTTGGTAATACAATCTACCTATACGAGATAATATAATGCCTATTCCTACAAACGTATTCAAATGCTGCGTATGTTTAACTCCTTTTGAAGATTACACGGAAGCTTGTATATGTGATGCAAAAGGTCTACCGACTGGGCCACGGCTAGTTGCCGGTACTATGCTGAACTATGAAAATGAAGATACCCTGTTTGGTACTAGGTATTCATATACTTCTAACACAGGTATTGTTATTTGTAGCTTTGCTTACTACAGTCGTGAAACCCAATCCCATGAGTGGGCACACATCCTAAAAGATGAAGCTAATTCTAGGGAAGTCGTAGTAGTAAAAGGTCAGTATGGGCCCTGTTCACCTGCAGAACAAAAATACAATCCGGGGTATGCTGATGCGTATAAGCAGTCGTTGCTTAAATACGCAAATGCTTTAGCGTATCCTATACACTATTAACACAAATGAATTTCTGCATTGTGCTACTTTCTAATTTATACGCATGTCAAGTTTCGCTTGATAAGCGACTGAGGTAATCCAATGCTTTCCGAAGATATATACAGAAAAGTCCTACCTATAGGCTCTGTGGTACTAAACGTAATAGTTTCAAGTGCCGCTTTAGCCGTAGGTGATAGGCAGCTTGCTATAGCTGTAGCTGTATCAAGTTTAATCGTTACCGTATTATTTGGCCTCTACCTTAAAAAACTATATAAGAAAACTAAGGTATTAGAGTATAAAGCAAGGCACGATCCTTTAACAGGCTTGCTAAACCGATCTTCATACAATGACATCCTACAAAAGATATTAGCTTCTCCTGAAAATAAAACAATAGCTGTGATGTTGTTGGATCTGAATAAGTTTAAAATCGTGAATGACACAATGGGGCACTTAGTAGGAGATGAACTCCTAAAGCAAGTTGCCCATCGTTTGTCAAAAGGTTTACGTAATCATGACTACCTAGCTCGTATAGGCGGTGATGAATTCGCCTTCATCTTTACCAATTTTGAGAGTGATGTAAATCTCTCCTCTATTGCCAACCGATTGCTGCATTCTTTTGATGCTCCGTTTAAACTCAATGAGAGTATCTCGGAAGTAGGTGCAAGCTTGGGTATCGCTTTATACCCAGCACACGGTGTTACAGCCGTTGATCTAGTTAAGTGTGCAGACGTTGCAATGTACACGGCGAAGAATGGCCGTCTAGGATTCTTTATCTATGATAAGGACCAGGACGTGAGTTCAATCGAGTCTCTTACTCTGCGGGCTGATCTAAGGCAAGCAGTTGAAGCAGGTGAACTCAAACTGCACTATCAACCTAAGAAGAGTCTTACGACTGGTAAGATTGTAGGTATCGAAGCTTTAGCTAGATGGACGCATGCTCTACTAGGTGAAATACCTCCTAGTAAGTTTATACCTATTGCCGAGCATACTGGCCTGATTAAGACCTTAACAAACTGGGTTGTGCATCAAGCACTAGACGACTTTGTTAAGTTGAGTGAGTTAGGCGTACTTACCAATGTGTCTGTCAATATCTCACCGTATAGTTTAGCACAGGGTGACTTGATACTCCATATATCAAAAGAGCTTGCTACACATACGATTGATCCACAAAACTTGATATTGGAAGTAACTGAAACTTCCCTGAATCAAGGTAGTGAGGAATTCATCAAGATTCTCCTTTGTTTAGACATGCTAGGCTTGTCAATCTCGATTGATGACTTTGGTATTGGTCAGTCTTCTCTTGTGTATCTAAAGAGTCTGCCTGTTAAGGAAATTAAGATTGACCAGTCCTTCGTAGCCTTGATGCTTGAGAATAAGCAGGACTACAATATCATAAGTTCTATCATTCAGTTGGCACATAGCGTAGGTTGTACAGTGTGTGCAGAAGGTGTAGAAGATCAAAAAACAGAGGATGCTCTACGCGCTTTAAAGTGCGACCTAGTTCAAGGCTACTACATATCTAAGCCTCTACCTCTAACTCAACTGTATGAATTTTTGGGAGTACCTGACGATGTCCCCTCTGCCCAGTGATGGAATAAGTGTATTATCTCAAGACATTATTGAGCGCCTTTCTGCAAAGAGTTTGAGGCTACCTGCTTCACCTGAAGTAGTTTTGAAGATCAATGCTTTGATGAATGACGACACTAAGGGCTTGGTAGATATTTCAGCCGCTATTGAATCGCATCAAACCTTAGCTGCTCGATTACTTCAGGTGGTAAATAGCCCCGCTCTTAAGCCCATCAAGCCCATCACATCGCTATATACAGCTTTGTCGATTCTAGGTATTGTGTTGGTAAAGAACTTGGCTATCAGCATCGCAATTAGGGATATGTTCAGGTCTAAGAACTTTGATCTTAAGGTGTTGCTCGAAGAGACATGGCATCATAGTGTAGAAGTAGGTGCTCTGTCTCACTTGCTTACAGCCCATCTTGAGGATCGTCGTTATGATCCGAACGTTGCAATGATTATTGGTATCTTGCACAGCATAGGTTGCCTTCCGATCATTGATTACTTCGAGCAAACCTCTACGCCTATTGTAGAGTATGCTAAGGTTTCTGAAGAGATAGCTTCCCTTATATCAGTTTCTTTGATGAAGGAATGGGGCCTCCCTTCTAGTTTTGCAGAAGCTATCAACGGTGATCCGGGCATGTATGGTGAGATTCTAAAATACATACACTGCTACTTGGATAAAACTGAGTGTGCCAACATCTTAGTTCCCTTTGATGAATTTGACAAAATTGTAAAGAGTAACAAAGATAGGTTCTCCAACTTGGTATCAATATACAAGTAATGAATAAAAGGTAGCTTTTCTTTTGAATTGCTACCTTTTACTATTTAGGGTGTCGGCTTTGGACTTCAATACACTAATACAACCGCAAAGAGAAGCCTTCACAAAGATTGCTGCTTTCCTAGAGCATCCTACTCAACGCTTCTTTAGACTTGCAGGCTATGCTGGAACTGGCAAGACGTACTTACTCGGTTGTGTCAATGAGAAGTACAGCTACAAAGCTCAGATCAATAGCGCCCCAACTAACAAAGCAACAAAGGTATTTTCTAAGAAGGTACCGAACGGTTCTTGTAAGACCATTTACTCTGTCCTAGGCGTTAGGATGGTAGCAGATGAAGATCGCTTAGTGCTTGAGTTTCCGCACAAGCCAGTTGATATGAATAGATGGGATATTGTTTATATCGACGAAGGTAGTATGTTGTGCGTAGATATGGTGACGTACATTGAGTATATCTCCAAACTATACCCACAAGTAAAATGGGTTTATTCGGCCGACCGCGCTCAGTTGAATCCTATAGGTGAAGATGAATCACTTATTTGGAAGCGCAAGATGCCCAGCGTTGAACTGACAGAAGTTGTTCGTTACGACAACCAGATTCTGAATCTTGCTACGAACATACGGGAGCAGATTATCCACTATCCTGACTGGCAGCTTGACATTCGTAGTAGGCATAAGTACAAAGAAGGTGTCTGGCGAGTTAAACAACGTGACTTCCTTCACTATCTGGAAAAAGCAAGTAAGCAGGGATTATTCAATGAGATTGACCACACTAAAGCATTAGCTTGGCGTAATGCAACTGTCAATCAATTGAATGATACGATTCGAGGCCATACGTTTGGACGCCATGCGTACAATGAACCTTGGATTGTAGGTGATCGTGTAATGGTTGCAGAACCTGTTACAGGTGACAAGGGTATTAAAGCAAACATCGACGACGAAGGTAGTATCAAGTCTGTTGTCGTTACACATAACACCTACTACAAAGACCTAAAGTGCTACAACATTGTGATCCAGCTAGATGACAATGAAGGCGAATTGGAAGTAAGTGTAATCCATGAGAGTAGTGCTTCTGATCTAGCCAAGCAATTGAATGAACTTGCAGGTGTTGCAAAGCAAGATCGTACTAAATGGAAATTCTTCTGGGCGTTGAAAAACAACTTCCATAAGATACGTCATAGCTATGGTTTAACAGCCCACCGGGGTCAAGGTAGCACATTTAGAAATGTGTTTATTGACATGGGCGACATTATGAGCAATCGAGATAAGCTGGAAGCTTTGCGGTGCTTGTATGTCTGCGGGACTCGCCCAACAACGGGCATAATCATTATGTAATTGGAGAAACAAATGGCTCAAATCTTTATTCGTAAGGAAGAATCTCTTAGCTGTGCAGGTAGTGACTATGTTATGTCACTAATGCACAGTCGTACTTGGGCACATCTGGCACATCTTAGTGTCACTGGCCCGGGCGCGTATGAAGCGCACAAGGCTTTGAATGCGTACTACGACGGTATTGTTGATCTAGTAGATCGTCTGGTTGAAACCGCACAAGGTTGCTACGGGGAGATTCTACAATACGGTAGTTTCAATTTTACCTTCCCACCGTCAAATGAATTGGCCAATGACTTCCTACTGAATTACTTTGAAAGCCTTAAGTCCCTTACGGCTGCGGTATATCCTAGTATTGAGCAACCGGCTCTCCAGAACATTGTTGCTGAGATTTCAGAACTGATCTGCGGGACTTTATACCAATTGCGCTTTCTCAAATAACTGTAAAGATACACAATAAACTGAAGTCCTAGATACATACTAATTTAGATGTGTATGTATCTAGGAGTCTACTATGCTACAAAATGTTATACCTAGAACCTATCCCGGAAACGTAGGGGATACGGTTAAATGGAAAAATGGATATAGTTACACTAAATCCAAAAACGGTAAGTGGGCTTTAATAATCCCAGATCGCTTAAAAAAGAAAGTAGTACGTTTATACAAAAATCAGACCTTCCGAGATATATCAGAGGAAGTAGGTTTGTCTATGTCTACTGTACAAGCTATTGTTAATGAAGAAGGCGTATCTAAAGGTAAAGCCGACCTCATAAAGCATCATAAACAAATTGTACAGAAAAATAGGCAAAAAATAATAAGAATGTACGTTAAGGATAGTGCTAGTATTCAGGAAATTACAGAATGCGTGGCTTTACGGGACCCTCTACATGTTAAGAATGTATTGCAAGAAGAGGGCATTGCTTTAAGGTCTACCTCAGAGCGTGTCAACTTAGCATTTCAGCGTTCCTTGGAATTAGGCACTGCTAATTGTGTAAAAAGAAATCAAGAAAGTTTACGCAATGCTTTTAGGAAGACTTTTACTACACAGTCTTCTTACAAATATGCGGTACGAAAAGTTACTGAGAGCGTCTTAGTCGTGTGGGGCGACCTTATTGACACTAAAAGTTTAAGGTCTTATGATCACCATGTTGACCATCAGTTAAGTTTGTTTGACGGTTGGAATATTTATTCACAAGCAAAGAATAGATATGTGAAGCGGTCACCCATAGTACCCTTGCACATTATATGCCATCCCGCGAATCTAAAACTAATGCCTTGTACAACTAATATGAAGAAAAATAGTACAAGTCATCTGTCTTTAGAAGAACTCCTTTTGAAAATAAAACACTTCGAGAAAAAACATGGCAAGGTCTTCATACAGTGAAGCAAATATTGTTAGATTAAAGTTTCCAGATAATGTGCGTGAAAACCCTGGGATGTACCTAGGTGAGCGCGGTCGTTCAATGGTATTTCAATGCGTCAAGGAAATCTTCGACAACTCTGCTGACGAATTTATGGCTGGTCGTAATAAGTCCATCTTCGTCTATGCTGACAATAAGGCCAACGTTTATCTTGTAGCAGACAAAGCTCAAGGTATCCCTGTTGGCCTAAAGGTCGTTGATCCCGAGAATCCTAGAAGCAAGAAAGCATCAACCCTGACATTGATCTTTACTGAACTGCACACAGGTGGTAAGTTCAATGACAGTGCTTACAAGAAGTCGCGCGGTGTTCACGGAGTAGGAGCAGCAGGTGTTAATGCTGTATCCTCTTCTTTTGAAGTATGGACGTTTCGGGACAAAGCTTGGCACTATCAGAAGTTCTCTAAGGGCAAACCTGTAACAGAGTTGCTCAAAGAGAAGCCTCCTGTGCGCGTTACTAAGATCATGCCTTACAAGCCTGTATCGGGGACAATCGTTCTTTGGTCAACAGATCAAACAATCGTATCGACTGACAAGGGTAAGACGAAAGCAACTCTCGATCTTGGTTATACGGCTGCTTGGATGAAGTCGTTTGCTAATCTCAATCCGGGGTTGGAAGTAACGTTTAGTGCTAATGGAAAGTCTAAGACCTTCTTGAATAAGGGCGGTCTTGAATCTATTATCAAGCAACGGTTGGCCGAACGGGATGTAACTGCAACAGGTCGTATGTTCTCTTTCATCCATGATGATATGTCTGTTGCTCTGCAATGGTCGACCTACTCTGACGATGATGCGCTTGAAACCTATGTCTGTTCTGGACGTACTCGGGATGACGGTGAGCATGAACTTGGCTTCCGCAATTCTTTGAATGCTGCACTTGCTCCTTTCAAGAAGAAGACCCAGAAGTTTGCTCCGAAAGATGCGTACTCGGGACTTGTAGGTATTCTTGACTGGAAGATGCACCATGCTGAGTACAGCGGTCAGACAAAGGATCGACTGACTTCCAATGTGTCAAAGCAGGTTGAAGCTTTGCTACTTCCTCAGTTGAAACTATTCTTCGACAAGAACAAACCTCTTGCACGGGCTATTGTCAAACGTGCGATGGCTGTTAAGGTATCAAAGGAAGCTTTCAAGAAAACGTTGTCAGCAATTGCTGATGCTAAGGGACGTGCTAAATCTTCGCTTCCTTCTTCTCTAGTTGCTGCTCCGAAATGCCCTGTGGCTGCCCGTGAGCTGTATCTAGTTGAAGGTGACTCTGCTGCGGGCTGTTTCATTGGAAATACACCAGTTCTTCTTTCTGACGGCTCTACTATACTTTTTGAAGAAATGGCAAAGCGTACGGAAGCTGGAGAACAGTTTAAAGGCTTCGCTTTCAATTTAAAGACCAAAAAAGAAGTCGAGGTCATTTTTGATGAACCTCGACTCACTAAATGGGTTGACGAATTGATTGAAGTAGAACTGTCTGACGGGACTACTTGGATATGTACTATAGACCATCCTTGGTTGCAGATAGATGGTATTTATACAGAAGCACAGGACCTTAAAGAAGGCATAGAGTTACAGACTCGATAGCAGCCTTGTTAAGTCTTTTCTTGAGGGCGACCGAACCTTTATAAGTCGCCCTCTGTCTGTATAGTAGAACAGCCAAAACTCCTGCTCTATAGATTTAGCATACTTTGAAGCAGCTTTAAATTTCTGAACGTTTGTTTCAAAGCAGCACCTAAGAGGATAGGAGCCCTTTACTTCTATTATTCTTTTTAACCCAGACTTCATACTAACGACTAGGTCAGTATAGTAGCTACGATTGCTTTTATAGTATATTACCGGTATGCTATTTCTGGAAGAACTTATGCTTACAACGGTTTTCCTATTAGACAGCCATTCAATGGCTCTGGGTTCATAGCCCTGAACTGTATGCGTTGTACCAAATCTATCGGAGCATATTTTTCTATGAAATTTCGGTAGTACGCCTGCGTTAGGAACACCGTATCGCTTTAAGCTAGTCCTTCTCATTTTAGCTTTTACGGATCTATGCTGAGAAGCAAACTCGCAACCGTATTTACTTAGATTCGTCTTCTTTAAGGTTTCAAGCGAAGCTGCAAGATACATCGGATTTTCTTCAGACATAAACTGCCGACCTTCTTCTGTTTTAGTCCAATGCGTTACTCCAAAATTACTTAAGGACGTTTTACGCTTTTTGCGTTTGATCTTTTCTGATTTTGAAGGATTGTCTACACCGTATTTCTCAAGGAATACCTTCTTCTTTTTCTTTTGTATAGTAGGATGCAGATTTGGTTCACCACCAAATCTTTCCTTAGAAGTAGCCCTTCTTTTATCTACGGTTTCTTGTGAACCATCTGCACATTCACGCGAACAAAACTTTGCATATTTGCCTTCAGGCATCCAGTTTGTTTGTTTTCCACAAGAACATTTTGGTTTTTTGAATAAGAAATCATGTAAAATCTGAGCTTTTAATCTACCCTCTTTCCTGGCCCTTCCTTCATTTTGTTTGTTTAGTAATTCTGTAAACTTAGAAGGAAATAGCTCACGAAAATTAGCTACTTGCTCTCGGTTGATTAAAGTTAGGTTTTGTTTAAAATCCGCTAATTTCATTATGTTCTCCTTTATAACACAATTAAATTAGTATTTAGTAGAAGGTGATTTAATGGGTGTTTTTGTTAAGTCTATTCGTCGAATAAAGTTAGAAAAGTCTGTACCGGTATATGATGCTACTGTACCTGAGTACCATAACTTTGCTTTAGGAAACGGGGTGTATGTCCACAACACTGGGAAGAATGCGCGTGACAGTAAATACCAAGAGTTGATGAAGCTCGACGGTAAGATTATGAACGTTGCAAAGCAGAAGCTCCACAAGATTCTGGAATCAGATAAGGTCCAGAACATCTTAATGGCAACCGGCTACAACTTTGATATTCACAAAGCTGATGTGGGTAAGGAAGCCAAAGGAGATGCGTACAGCAAGCTTCGAGTAGGTAAGATATTCTTGCTTCCTGATGCTGACGAAGACGGTCGTCACATTTGCGTATTGCTGCTAACTCTGTATTGGCGTCTGATGCCCAGACTGTTTGAACAGGGCATGATCTACGTTGTCGACGCGCCTCTGTATTCAGCCTTCTTCAAGAACAAACGCTACTTCGGGGATACCTTCTTGGAAGTAAAGAAGCAGCTACCCAAGGGAGCCAATTCAAACATAATTGGTCGAGCTAAGGGCTGGGGTGAAATCAGTCCTCAGATGTTGGAACACGTAGCATTCAATCCTGCTACACGGACAGTCATCAAAGTAACACCGCCAAAAGGAAAAGAACTACAATACTTTGAACGGCTTGTAGGTAGTGAAACTATTGCTCGTAAGGAGCTACTTGGCCTATAAGGAAGTATCATGGAGATCATAATCTCTACGTCGTCTGACAAAGAACATCCCTCAGAAGCAACCTCTATTTTGTTTCAGGTATTCATGTCTTTCGTCCGTGTCTATCTTACGGACAGCAAGACCGCCGAGGATGAACTGAAGCATGTACTACCGGCCTTTATTGACTATGCAAAGCGTATGAAGGAAGTCCGGGGCGAAGCTAATGCTCAGAAAACCCTTTTGGAAATGTATGAGGATGCGAGTAAGATTCTACCCACTAGCATAAAGTCCATCCATCGTGATCCCAGGTATTCCCATTTGAAGAAACGGGTTGAACTAAGCAATCGGAAGGCACATGAATTGGCAGCTTCCCGGATTAAGGAATACGGCAAGGATTTCATATGCCATGTTCTCAGTACCGATAAGGAAAGCGTGGGCTCGATCATCAAAGACTTGCTCCTTATAGCGCATGACGAAAAGCTAGTTTCTAAAAGTCTTTAAAATCAATGACTTACAACGGGCTTGACAAACTGTAAAGAATACTGTATAATTACGACACGCACAGGTCTCGAAGAGAAGCGAAATCATGCGTGTGATCTGCAAACTTGACATTTGAATTTTTTCCGTTTCGCAAATGCCAAGTTCCTTTGTAAATGGAAAACATCCTAGGATGTAACAAAATGGCAAAGAACAAAAAGGAATCCTCCAAAGCACGTAAGGTTGTAGTTCCTGAACCTAAGTTGCTCCTCCTGAACGGCAAGCTGTCGGCAACGTCGGTGCGATTCGAGTATGTGCATGTGGGAACGCCCTTCGTATTCCAAAAGGATACCTTCCTGAAAGTTGGGAAGACAACGGCTCTATGCGTTCAAGACTACAACCTAGCGCGGGGCGAGCTAGGTGCTGCATTGGGTGAGAAGATCGTCTTCGGCAAATCGAAGTTGGTTCGTCTGGCAGAAATTGATCTTTGCATCAAGCTTATAGGGGACGTTGAAGCGCCCGTCCTGTTGGCAGTCCCTACAAGTGCAGAAGACTGTGCTACCAAAGCACAAGTAGAAGCTGCTCCAAAGGTATCAGATATAACGGCGGCCGTTACACAGCGCGCCGGATAAGTAAAATTCGTCGGCTGAGACTCGTAATTGAGCCTCGGCCTTTTGTCGTTTCTTGAAATAAGAAAAATACCGTGACACACCAAACTGAATCTTTATCTTCCATAACAGCACGTAATCTTTTGTCTTATGGACAAGAGGTTGTTATGCAACGAGCAGTTCCTGATTTTCGTGACGGCCTTAAGCCTGTCCATCGCTGTGTTCTATGGGCGTTGTATGGACTAGGGTTGAAAGACTCAGGGCCTTTCAAGAAAGCTGCTCGTACTGTAGGTGAGGTATTAGGTAAGTTCCACCCACACGGTGACTCTTCAACGTATGACGCGATGGTTGGTATCGCAGGTACGAAGAATGAGAAAGGGGATTGGGCAACACGCAACACGCCTATTCCCTTAGTAGAAGGTTTCGGCAATTGGGGAGATAACATCGACCCTCCTGCTGCTTACCGTTATACTGAAGCAAGGTTGTCAACGTTTGCAACGAAGTACATGCTCGATCCGACGTATCTGGCGGTGACAGACTATGTGCCTAACTTCAGCGGTGATGATCGAATGCCGTTAGTGCTACCTGTCAAGCTTCCCGTTTTGTTGTTGAACGGCAGCGTGTCAATCGCTTTCGGTATGAGCGCAGAATGCCCATCGTTCGGTATCAAGGGTGTTCTGGACCTAGTTGTAATGTGTTTAGAAGGCATCAAGATTACACCAAAGCTGTGCTTAGATAACTTGGACTTTAACTTTGCATACGGCGGCGAGTGTATATCGGATCGGAAAACAAAACTTGCATTCTTTAAAACCGGCAAGGGCAGTATATCATTTCGACCGATTCTGGAAGTAGATGAAGCAAAGCGCATCATCGCATTAACATCCGCAGCACCCGGGTTGATTTCAAAGGCTAGTTGGGCAACTCTCAGTAAGAACCTTTTGGCTAAACCGATGATCCAATCGGTGTCAGATGTTTCAGACAAGAAGGGCTTTAGATTTGAAATAACCTATATGAGAAACCTAAAGCTGGAAGATGTACTTCCAGTAGTTGAGAAGGAAATAACACGAACACAATCCTATGATATAGGAGTTACGGATCGACAACTTAAAGGCGTATCGTTCCGACGTTCTGACGTAGCTACCTTGATTCATGAATGGTGCAGCTGGCGCATCGAAATGGAACGTAAGGTAGTTCATTATCTAATCTCATTGGAGGAAAAGAAGTTACGTAGGTTGAACGTAACTCTGCTTGCGGTCCTCAATCTTGCTGTGATTATTGCATCTTTGAAGGTAGAAGACTCTACTGCTTATCTGGTAACGAAGTTGAAGATAACTCCAGAAGAAGCAAATGAAATCCTCGATCTGAAAGTAAGGCAACTAAAGTCACTTGAGGCATCTAAACTTAAATCGGCAATTAAGGAGGCCGAACTTAGCATCAAAAAGCTGCAACAAGAGTTGAAGATACTCCCAGTTCGGGTAGTACGGGATCTGAAAACTCTTGATATAAAGGCATTTTAGTTTAGCTCTTATCTAAGGCGGTACAGATGCAGAGGCGCATCGTAACGTATTCGTCTGAAATGAAGGCATTCTAATTTATACAAACCAGTAGATGTAATGGGGAGCTTTATACATCTACTTAAACTGCCACCAAGAATAAAGGTTGGAATCATCATGGTCAAAAAAACTACCGTTCAACTTATCCAAGAAGTTGCCGGTTTACTTGAAGATACGATGACCTCGTGTTCTTCCGAAAAGAAACGCTCAGTCATTAGCAAGAGACTGACAAACCTGAAGGAGTCTGTTAGCACTACCCTATCGCACCTTACGGACAATGAAAAACGTAAGTTTATTGATGTAAGAAAAAATCTAAAAGCCGTCTTCAATATTATTGACGGCACGCTTGAAGGCTTATCTTCAGGCGATATGTCGCGGAGTGAATTCCGTGGCACTCTGAACACTCTGCGTACTCGGTTCTATCCGAACGTGTGTTCTAGTCTCTCTGTCGAAATTGAAAAAGAGGAAGCCAATAAGGCTAAAGCTGTTGTTCTGTCTGCTGAACAAGAGTCCCTAAAGGCTGCACTGTCTAAGTCCGCTGACATGAAGGAAGCACTGACAGTTGTTAAGCAAGCCGTTAAGACCCAGGATGCAACGTCCGGGCCTCCGACAGGTGAGATCACCGATGTGGCTACTGTAACGCAATTGCATGGCCTCGCCCAAATGCGAGAGAAATTGCCTACAACATTCAAAACGGATTTTCAATTGATCCGTATGCCCATCGTACCCATCTTCTCCAATTACCAAATGAACAACCCCAAAACGTTCAAAGACTTAGGTATTGAGCATGTCCTCATTGAGGGCTATGCGGTACTACTCGACCAAGTGTTGGTCGCTATCTCTGAAGCAAAAGCCAAGCGCGTAGGTTTGACGCCCTTAGCTTATGCTGAGAGTGTAGTTAGTCTTGTGAATGAAAAGAGCGGTCGTGATTACGAATTTGTATCCGATCAACCAGTCGGTAATCCGCGTAAGGCTGACATCCAGATGTATTGGGTTTTGCCAAAGCCGAAAATGAGTGCATTGATGCGTATCGCGCTCTCCGGTCGTAACGCCAGTACCGTCAAGTGGGGGCTTCCCTTCTGATACTCTGTCCTACCTTGTAGTATAGTCTCCTAGTTAGAGGTGTAGTGTGCCGAGTTTAATTACCCATGACTCCTGTGTGATTTGTGATATTCACGAATCTGTTATGCACAGCCATCACACTGTCCCACAAGCTAGAGGCGGTAGGGACAGCTTACAGATAATACTTTGTAGTAGCTGCCACAATATTCTCCATGCTAACGCAATGTATTTAGTCTCCTGCATCAACAACCCAAAACGTATACGCCGTACCACAAGCTTCTGGTCTACACCCGAAGAAGAGGCCCGTGCAACCCGCTGGGTTGAAGTGCTTGTCCAAGCTTTCCTTACAGATGTTCCTAACTCCGACTCTCTGGAGCATCTTGTAAGTACAACATTAAGTAACCAGGATTGGCACCTATTTAAGATCCTGGCAAAAGATTTAGGTACCTCGCAAGATAAGGCTCTAGAGTATTGCATCAAATTTACTCTAGCGAAGAAGGGTATCAAAAATGAGCAAACAAAACCTGAACTGTGGTTCCTGCCTGTATTTAAATCGTGAGCGTTGTTTTGAACGCCGCTGCTCTGATCTAGGCAAGATTCCCACTAATAAGGCTTGCAACACGTATAAGCCTGATATGTTCACGTTGGTTGGTTCTGGGCAAAAGATTGATCGTATGCACAAGATGGCTGAAGCCGTCCATGGCATGTCTGCAAATGAATTACAAACGCTAGGCGCCGTACTCCACGCGGAGCGTAACACGCGCAAAGCAGGCTGGCGTTTCATGCAGAAAGTTTATGTTCGTTTCACAGGTAGCAGTAATCGCAACTACCTTAGCAACTTCTTGATCGGTTATGTTTTGTATGCTGACAAGGAGTATGTTCGTATCGTAGGTGATTCTGGCAAGATGTTCTTGTCTGTTTTGAATGACGAGGAAGGTAATACCCTTTTCACTGTCGCAAAGTTTAAGCCTATTCGTGAAGCGATGCTTGCTTCCAAGAAGCGCGACGACCCTGAAGGCGGGCCAGAATATATTCGTGGGCATATTGCTAAGTTGGATGAAGTAGCCAACAGCGAACAACCCATGCGTAAGCAAGTAACAAAGAAGAAGTCAAGTGAAGACGACTTGGTATCTATAGTGTCACGTATGGCACGCGGTATCATCGGTCGAACACCCACTGCAAAGCGTAAGAAGGACGTCAAGGAAGGCGCAGAAATTACTTTCCATTATTGATTGTCTAACAAGCGCAGCATCAGCAGTGGGAGTAAAATATGGCAAAAGGTTTATATGGGGTAGTAAAAGCTGGCTTGTACGTTGAACCAGACAGTGAGGCATTTGTTTATACGTATGCAGAGAGTATCCTGTATCTCGTAGGTAGTTCTTCTGCGTTTGAATATCAGGAGTACATCAAGCCTTATTGTAGTGAGTACAGTGCAAAGCTATTCAGGTTGTCGATTCAAGATCAACGCTATGCGAATCTCGACCTGAAGCTGTTTTCTCTACGCCTAGCAAGAATGAAAAGCCCTACTAAGGAAGACGCATTCTCCTTAGGCGCGCTTCTTGGGATCACACGAAACGACACGTTCATGGTGTACACCTTGTTCAGTGAAAACGGTTGGTTCCGTCGCGCCCTGTGTCAAGCAGGTAGGAAAGTAGGTAGGAACAATGTTCTATTAGACCCAAAGGAGATTGACACATTATTCACACGTATCTATCCTTCGATTCTGAAGTACATCAAGTTTATCAGTTACAAGAAGCTTCGGTTCATTGTTAAATCCGACAATATTACTTTTGAGGATATGCACAGTGACCTTAGTACGAAGGTGCTTCAATCCTTCTACTCGTTGATTCCCGCTCAAGCAACTGAGCTTCACATCATCAACTACCTTAAGAGGGCTGTACATAATCATGCCATCAATATTATCAAGAGTCACACTTCACAAAAGCGTGGTCGATTGGTAAATGTAGGTAGTGATAAAAACAATGAGAACCAATTCAGCTTGTTGTGTGTTTCACAGAATCAAGTTCATACGGGCGTAGATGAAGACGGCAACCCTGTCGACATCCTAAACGTTGCCAATGATGCGCACACTAAGTTTGAGTTGGAGTTCAGTGTCTCTGAGGTGTTGAACTCAGTTAAGCATCGTAAGAAAAAGTATCGCTTCATATCCTTGCTCATGGGTAAAGAAGACGCAGAGTTCACCGATTGGCTGAAGCAGGAAGAACTGTGTAAGCCTAGTGAAGACAACGTGGACGTACAAGCACGTTGCTCTGCAAATGAGTTCAATGGGTATGTAGCAGAGTTTCTAAAGGTGACACCGGGCAAGGTAGAAACCTTCCTCGGAAGCTTGCGTGAGTTAATGGAGGCATAATGACCACTGACACAATTGTTTTAGATAAGATCGAATTGAAGCACCGCTTCAGTTGTGGTCTTGCGTCAGAGGATTCTACGGTTAAGCATTCGATTGTTGTGTATATGGTTTACAACACGATCAAGGCGAACGAACGTCTTACTGTCAATTCTGTAAAAGCTCTATTGTGTGGGGAGTATATGCTCTCCGAAGCAGCACTCGATGCAGCTATCGCGGGATTGATTTCAAGGTCTATGTTCGCATGTGTTAAACGTTGGAAGGCTCCTGGCCGCCCGATCGGAGACATGCAGGTATCTGTTACAGAGCCTCCGCCCAATGAGTTCATTGAGTGGTTGCGACGTACAGAAGAGAAGATGCCTGAATTGCAAATCTTCATCCCTCCTATTTATCAGCATAAGAAATAAGTGGGAGTACCAAAATTAAACTGTTTAGCCAAAAACTGGAACAGACAGCAATCAAAAGTATCTGTGCTTCCTCGCGCGAGGAAGTGCAGGCTTTGCTGTTGGGTGGGCTAGACGATACCTTCTTTCAATATGAACCTTGCAAGGCAGCTTATCAGCGACTACACAATGTTGCTAAGAAGCGGTCTGTTATTTTGGGCTATACTGAACTCCTAGAAGATCCTGCTCTGAATGAAGAGTATCGGGATCTTCTACGTGAGTCCGAAGTGCCTGCTTGTAGAACAGTTGATAGAGCGCATCGTCTAATAGAAGCTCTCGATAAGTATCGAAAGACTCGTGCCTTATATTACATGGCCAAGGACATCATTGATGAACTTAAAAAGCCGGAGGTAGAAGTAGATGACTTACTAGACGAGGTTACAAACGTCCTTACGACAACTCGATCTAGGCATGAACTAGGTAATCTTGTGCATTCAATCGGTCGTGACGCGAATGCTATAGACCTAGTTGATGATGCTTTAAGTATGGAAGATGAAGCCCTACTCAAGTGCGGCTTCAAAGACATTGATGAAAAGAATGGTGGTGTTCCTTCAGAGGGTGTAATGCTGTTAGCAGCAACTACTTCTGGTGGTAAGTCCACGCTATTGATGAACATGTTGACCAATATGTATAGGATCAACAAGATCAGCGTAGCGAATGTTTCGCTTGAAATGAATGAGCGTAAGATTACACGCCGCTTATTGTCCAGCTTGACGAAGATTCCGTATTGGAAATTCGTTAAGAAAGCCTTGTCAGACGAAGAACGGGCAGAAGCTAAACGCGCTTGGCGTAAGTTACATCGGTATGGTGAGAAGTATGATGCTCAATACTCTTTCATCTGCCCGAAGCGCGGTGTCAACATTACGCAGTTGCTAACGCTGGTCAAGCCTTATGGTTACAAAGTAATAGGCATTGACTACATTTCACTACTGGACGGTATAGATGAAAAGGATCAGTGGAAGGCACTATCTGCTGTCGTGCGACAATGCAAGTTGTTTAGTGGTGAGAATAATTGTCTTGTTATTCTTCTTGCCCAGCTTGACAGTGATGATGATCGCATTCGGTACTCTAAGGGTATGCTTGAACATGCTGACGCAGCCTGGACTTGGAACTACTACAAGCCCGAACAGCGTGAGAGCAAGGTACTTCCGATTCGCCAGTTGAAGGCGCGTGACCAAGAACTGTTCCCGTTTGAATTGAAGGAGCTGTTTGAAGTTATGTCTGTCGAGAACATGGACGGAGAAGAAGCAGTAGACGGTTCATCAAAAGAAGGTGGCGAAGTTAACGTAAGCAATGGTAGCAAGCGTACTTCTTCACGCAGTAAAGGTGAGCATGATCTAAACCTAAACGATGATGAAGTTGAAGTAGATTACGAAGCAGGGCAAAAGTAATGGGCACAGAGGGTTGGTATCTTAGTAGGTGCCAACCCTCTACCTACGTTTGATAACATAATACAAAACGTTGAGGTGATTTCATGTCTGAGAATGAAGATATTGAAAAGCTGTTTCAAGAACTACAGGATATCTCTAAAAGGTATCCTCCGTATATCCTTAGTACAAAGCCTGTTGATCGGCCCTACTCAGAGCTACTGAAATCCTTAGGTGCAACTAAAATTGAGCCTAACGGTGTTGTGACGATGCGTATTATCAAGTCTCGGGCAGAACACCCTACTCTGTCAGAGCATCTTACTACAGTCAATTTCAAGACCGACTGGGCAGCAATGCGCCTAACTAGTCCTGATTGTGAAGGCGTGCAACCTGAAATACGAGATACCTTCATGCGAGAGGTTGCTGCTAGTGAGTATCAACTAGCTCTCAAGGATGCGTTTCAATGTGAGGAAGGGCTAGGTGACAAAAATGTCTGAGCCTATTGCGGTAATAATTCCTGAAGTGCCCGCTGACATTATTGAAGCTGCTGAGAAGGTTGGCAGCTGGTTTAAGCTACACGGATTTAGTCGATGGGAACTCGCGGGGTGTGCTGATCGCAATCACTACATTTCCTTGAAAGTAACGGCACGCCTTGTTGTTGCTGCATACAGACAGCCTGCTGCTTATGGGTTTGCTGATGTAGTTAAACACGTTGACGAACTCGACAACCTACTGAGGTAGGCATATGGAATTTAGTATAAGTTTGGCCGGCTCTTTGAGCATTGTGCCTGTGTCTAAGGTGACACCTGAAGACTTGGTTGCTTTTCGCCAACGTTCTCATGAAGAGTCTAATAACGTTAATCGAATGAACCTCAGAGAGGCATCTGAGTGGGTTGAACAGGGGGATAACTTCACCCTTCTAATGCGTGATGGGGAAATTGTTGGGCAGCTTGTCCTTGATCCGAATGAGCCTGAAGACATGTACATCGACCTGATAAGCGTGCTTGACTCTGAAAAGGGTAAGGGAGGTGCAGACAGGCTGTTTGCTCAAGCGGTGAAGCAAGCCAAAGCCCTGAAGTGTAAAACCTTATCGCTGGCAGTGCATCGAAACAATGAGCGTGCTTTGAAGTTCTACAAACGCAGAGGCTTTATACTAGTTAAGCGTTTAGGTGTCGATGCTCTACTGTACTCAAAACAGATTGAACGGACAACATAATGGCTGAGATTCTTCCGCTCGAAGGTAAGTATTACGGCACAAAGATCAAGATCAAGAATCCTACGTGCCCTCGTGATACCGATGAAATCACTGTTTGGTTTCCCGATCACTTTGCTGAGCCCTTTGCTTCTGAACGTGAAATCAAGCAGAACGATTGGACACCTGCTGAAGAGCATGACCATGTTGAAGATGCTCAGTCTTATCGCATTGCCCAAATCATTGCTGAAACTTTGACCAAAGAGGGCTTCTAATGGACATCAAACTTACAAAGATTGAGCGTATCACTGTTACCTGCCCAATGGACAAACGTGTAGAAGCTGTCAATTACGTTTATGATAACGGCTACACTAAGGTGTTGCGCTCTGGCCCAAAGTCGAACGGTGACTACACTGTCGATATGAATGTGTTCCATATTGTAGCTGATAAGGAAATAAAATGAAACAAATGATTACAACTGGTGAAAATTGGTTTGTTAAACTACCCGGTCAAAAGAAAGTATCCAAAGTTTGTATCAAGGAACTTACTGCAAAGACAGTTGCTTTTGAAAACCCGTTAGCTGCTTTCGGCCTACCCGGTGAAGACGAACGCTATGAAACCGAAGATGTTCAATGGGTGGAACTTGTTTCTGATCGTACCGTGTATGCGTCAGTCCCTATCGAGGTTGCTCCGTGAAACCAAAAGGCTTAGTTGCTCCGGTAAAAATCGTAGATGCTAAGGCCAGTAAGATCGCTGCTTCCTGTAGGGTAGTATGCCAAGATGAAGACGGCAAGCTTTGGCAAATGTCTGCTACACAATTCAATGCTGAAATGAAACCTTATCGGGAGGACTACCCAGACTTCCGTAAGTGGTGTGAAGATGTTGTAGTTGGTTTATTTTACGGCTACAAAGACTACCTTGAAATTGAAGACTACAAAGAGATTTATTTCATGGGTAAGCCAATGGAAGAGTCTTACTTGTTGATAGCAAAACGGTCTGAATCAAAGCGTAAGAAAAGGATTGAACAGAATGCAACAGAATATAAACGGTGATCTTGTACCGCAAGTAGAAGGTAGTTACATCTATGGCTTTTACATGGATGAGCATAACCAGATTATTGAGCGTACTCCTTCTACGCATCCTTACAGCTACGATAGCTACATTCTTTGGCGTAATCTGCCCAATGACCAAATGAATGCGTCTGCTTATAGTGACCGCATGATGCAGTGGAACTACAAGAAGTTTGACGAGCTTTGGAAGAAGCATGGCCTAAAAGGGCAGTACTGGTATGCTTCGGATAAGGACAAGATCGAAGCTTTCATCAAAGATTACTTTGAGAAGCCTAACTTGAAAGTAGTGTATGTTATGCAGTGCTGCAATCAAGCAACAGGTTTCCCACTGTGGTTTGTTGCATACAATACAGGTGACGAAAATGGGAGCTAGGGCAGCAATGCAGCCTCGTTGGGTCAAGGGTGATACGAACTGGGATGAGCAAAGGTTGATGCTCGATCATGAACATGCTGCTTCTGTAATGCGTAATCAATCAGGCGGTTGGGGATACAATGCTGGTAACACTGCTCACCAGATTCCATATAATAGAACTAGGGATGACCTGCCCGGCTTCAAAGATGCAAACACTGCTAAACGGGCAGCTTTCGTCTATGTAAGCAAACACATCAAGCCTCTTGATAGAAAGAAGAAAAATGAATTTCTACCTCAGCAGCTCCAGGAGTCGGTCTGAAGAGCACTACCTTCGCAAGTTTGCCTTAGCGGTACTACTGATTATTATTTTAATCACCTCTATACTTATAGCAGTAGAGGATGTTGCTCAATACACAGAGGATGATTTACTCAACGTAGTATTATTTAATACCGTCTGGCAATTTTTTAAAATTACCTTAACTGTTTTTCTTATCAGCGGTACCGTCCTAGGCATTCATAATTTATATGAAGACCGTAAGTGACTAGTTAGTTAGAGTGGAGTAACACTAATGTTAAAAGATAAAATCGACAATCCCGATCATTGGAATCATGCGTTGTACCAAAAGCGTGTCAATCGTTGGACGATAGTGATAGAGGTAGTGTTAATCCTCACTTATAGCATATCTAGCATTGAAGTTCCTGCTAATATCCCTGGCCCAGCTATAGCGTACCAACTTGTAATTGCTGGGCGTTGGTTTTTAGTAGGCATTGCTGTTTGGTTTGCAGTTAGCATAGTAATAGCTTGTTATATGCTATTGTGGGAATGGATGATGGGCAAGTAGTACAACCTCAAAGGATTAAAATGGACTACACTATCGAGAGGCTACCTATTTCAAAAGCTGAAGGGGCGGCAATGCTCCTTCATAACACCTTTGTTGAAAAGTTTAAAGGGCCTGAATTCGAGGACGTTGTTCAAAGACGCTATGGGTATGATCGTATTCTGTATGAAGTCCTCCATTCCTACAAAGAGACATTTCCACATTCTGTATTTTTCATAGCACAGTCTGAAGGTAATGTAATAGGAGTAGCAGGTCTTAAAGAAGTTGACTGGGCCTTGAATACCTACACGCTGTTCTTGGCTGCGGTTAATAGCGAGTATAGAAATCAAGGAATAGGTTCTGCTTTGATTGATGCTCGTATAGACTACATTAAGGAATACAACCCTAGTGCTCGTTTGCTCGTATCTACTACCCACAAAGCTCGTTATGAAAAATTTGGATTCAAGGTAGCTGATTTACTAGGGCATGCTTATACAATGTCTCTTCATCCCAGTAATTTGTAATTAATAATTTAACGGTATGTAAAAACACATAAAAGAATGTCATGGAAAAAGTCTCACGAAAATTTATCGCAGATTCCTTAAAGAAAGCCGGCTTCAGCTACCTGTTGAAGACCGGCTTTTCCTGCTTTTCGGAATTGGGAGTTTGCCCATGGGGTAAGCTTCGTGCGGACATACTTGCAGTCAATTTGAAGTCAGAGATAGTGATTGCTGAGGTAAAGTCGTCGGTAGCTGATTTCATGACAGACAGTAAGTGGCGTGGGTACATGCCCTATTGTAATCGCTTTTTCTTCATTTTTCCAGAAGCTGTATGGGAAAAGTTAAAGCCTCGAATACGCGATGATCTGCTTATCGCGGGTGCTGGCGTATTGGTGCTTTGTCCTAAAGAGGGTTGGCTTAGAGTTAAGCTTCCTTGCAAACGTAGACCTATGAAGGGCGCTACGAAGAAGTTGGTTGTAACTAGAATGGCGTGGCGTGGCGGTGAGTACAGCAAGCGCACTGGGCGTAGAGAACGTGTGTTTTTAACAGAGGAAGATCAAAATGTATACAGACAAGAAAAAGAAAAGAAAGCCTCTAAAACTCAATCCCGAAGAGCTAGAAGGCCTAGTAGACGAACTCGTAGGAGACGGCCTGCCTGAAGGAGTGTTCGGTGTTCTTGATAACCACCTAGACCGTGCACAAAAAGAAGCAGATGATGCTGCTGTTCAGGCTTTGCGTAAGCCTAAGAAAATAGAGCCTCGTCGACCGCGTGTACTGCCCAACATGCAGATTCAAACTCCTCGTATGCCTGAAGAAGGTGAAGGGTTGGATGTTGCTAATGTGGTATCAGTACCTGAGTCCTTATTAAGAAAGATTGCCCGCGGTGTAGATCACAATACGGCACAAGTTAATGCGCTGTTACTTGAAACTCTAATTCCATTGATGCTGTCTTATGAGACAGGCACTAGTTATGCCCGCGCTGCTATGCGCGATGGGCTTAACATTGAAATGGACTTTGACCAGGGCTTAGGCGAAGCAATTAAGCACATCGGCTACCTAAACGTTATCTTTTTCTATATCAAGAAGAGTAAGCTCCCAAAGAGTTTGAAACAGCGCTTCATGCGTACCTTCTCAGATGCCTTGGCTAATCAGTCAATGACTACTCTGATAGAAACTAACAAGTTGCAGGCTAAGCAGACCCTACAGCAAGAGCTTCAAGCGGTTGTCTATTCTGGGCAGCAAAGAAAGACGACTGTCCATACAGTAGATGACAAGAAGACTGATAAGCCCGGCTCACGTAATGATTCTATGCCCGTTGCAGTTAAACGGAGATCGGCCCGGTGAGAAAACCTAGAGTCGTATGGTCTACAGAAAGCTACAATAAACTATTAAAGGCTCATAAATTAAAATGTGAAACTTTCATCACTACAAATGTACTTATTCCACATACTTGCTCTATATGTAATAATACATTTGATAGACTACCTAGTACCGTTATACGAGGTAGAGCTTCCTGCCCTTTCTGTACTAAATCACCCAGCTCTCGTAATTTAACTTCCTATAATGAAGAACTACGCAAATTCAAAGTTAAAGCTTCTTCTTATATAAACACGGCTACAAGTGCAGAGCATGAGTGCTTAAAGTGCAATGCTATATTCCTTCGCAAGCCTTTAGCTTTTATAACAGAGCGCAGTGTAAACTGCCCTGCGTGTAGTAGTAAAGTTACGACGAGGACTTTAAAATCCCACAATATTGAAATTGCCGATTTGGGTATAAGATGCACTGACTTTCAAAAAGGTAGAGTACATAATACCTATAAGTGCAAGGTATGCAAGCGTAGCTTTAAGAAGATTACCCAAGCTTTATTGTCAGGTAGAAGCTTAGACTGTGAATACTGCAAAAAGGATTCTGTACGGGAAGAGTATATATCCCTATTAAGCTCCTTAAATATAGAATGCACTAACTACTTACATATCAGCAAGCCTGCTAATCACCACTGTCTTACGTGCGATCATCATTGGAAAGCACAACCTCGAGCTATTCGAGACTTAGGTACGGGTTGTCCTGGGTCTTGTGCTTCTGATAAAAGACTTAAATCTTCTTTTAATAGGAAAGAAATAGAAATAAACGGACGTAATGTTACAGTACAAGGCTTTGAGCCTTCTGCTTTAAGATGGCTAGAGACTAAGGGCTGTAATATGGATAAGATCGCAGTCCTTGCTAAGGAAGGCAAGCCTACAATTTCGTATAAGTATAAAGCGCAGCCTAAGTTATACATTCCTGACTTTTATCATACGTCTAAGAATAGGATAATTGAGGTAAAGAGTATCTGGACGCTATTAGGAAGAAGTTCTGATACCTTTTTACGAAATTGTGCTAAAGCAAAAGCAACTATTGAGCAAGGCTATGACTTTATTTTAATGGTTATGGCAAAGGATGGCCGACGGCTAAGAGTTCCTAAGAACTGGTTTGAGCTATCTGCGCTAAAACTTAGAACGAAAATAGGTGCGCTAAATGAATTTAGCTAGAAACTGTTTAAAATGCTCTCATTATTTTGAATGCCGAGAACCAGCTAAGTCGTTGATCTATACCTGCAAACGTTTTAGTTTGATGAAAGCAAGTGGCAAACAAGAGGTAGCTCTACTGGAAGATATCCTAGAGCTACCTCTTTCCAGTTCGGAAGACAGTAGAATTATAGTGCCCGAAGGCAAGATGACTAAGTACGGTGGCTCAAACTTAGACATTTACGATATAAACTTCGGCGGATTTAATGCGTTTCAGACAATCAAGAATATCATCAAAGACAAGCGCATTGTTAGTCCGGATATTAACATCCCAGAAGGTGACTTTGCAGAAGCTCCAAACTTCTATACTTGGTGTGTATCAGATAAGTTCTTAGGCCAGAAGCCCTATCTGAAGCAAGCTCTAGTAGGTACTATTGTATTCGGTGAGTATTGTCCTGAGTGCAGTGATATGGAGTACATTGAAAGCAAGCACCGAGTAGATGACAGCCTTGAGAAATTCACACGTAAGGTATGCTTACTAGAACATGGTAAATGTCCTTCGTGTAAGAAGACTCGGTTAAACTTCTACCGCAGTAAGAAGCTAAATCCGTATTATGAACTTGCAATCAATGCAGGTCAGCGTTCGGGTAAATCTGCTTTGTTTGGGATGCTTATTTCCTATCTCACCCATCGGATGATTAAGCTTGAACGACCTAATGAAGTGTATGGGCTTTTGAGAGCGACAGTATTGCAGGCAACCTTCGTAGCTCTTACATATGCACAGGCCAAGGATACTCTGTGGGAACCGTTCTACGGTAATCTTTTAGACTCTGCTTGGTTTAAAGAATACCATGCTATGCTTGATGATGTTCAATCCCGCACTGGTGAAGAACTCTACAAGCTGAAAGATACATTCGTCCAATACAAACATCGTCGTCTGCTTGCCTACCCAGCAGGTCCGGATAAACGGATTCTTCGCGGACGTACTCGTTACGCAGCAGGGATTGACGAACTGGGTTGGTTTGACAATAGTATTGAAGCTGCCAAGAATGTTAAGATGAACGCCAATGAAGTCTATGTGGCTCTTGAAAACAGTCTAGGTACGCTTCGTCAATCAGCCCGCAATGTAATTAAGAAGGGATTCTACAATGTTCCCTTTGGTTTATTTGCCAACATTTCTTCTCCGTCTTCTATTCGAGATAAGATTTGTGAGTTGGTAAAGAAAGCCCAACATAGCAAAGTGATCTACGGTATTCAGGCACCTACTTGGGAAATGAATCCTAATCTTCCCCGTAGTTCTGCTTTCATCCGTGAAAAGTTTAAGAATGACCCGGTAGGGGCTATGCGAGATTTCGGTGCGCAACCTCCTCTTACCAACAATGCCTTCCTTCCAAACAAAGATGCTGTTATGGCATGTATGGGGCAGAAGAAGAACGCATTGAAGATGCACTATACCACCTATAAGACCTCAGACGGTCAAATTGAAGTGTATGGTGACCTAGAAGCAGTTAAGATTATTGCACGTCCTTGTATTCTTGCGCTGGATGCAGGCCTATCAAATAACTCTTTTGCCTTCTCGTTAGGCTTCTTGGGTAAAGATGATAAGCCCATTATCAGTGTTGTGGGTGAAGTTATTCCCACGCAAGGTATGCGTATCAATCATAGCAAGATGTATTCTCACTTGCTGTCAAAGCTATTTGAATTTTGCAACATCGTTAAGGTAGTTGCAGACCGTTGGAATAGCTTGAAGATTCTTGCAGACATGGAAGTAGATCACGATTGCGAACGTCAAGTGTACAGCCTTAAATACACAGACATGCAATTGTTCAAGTCCTACATCGAGGACACTCAAGTTACTCTACCTTTATGTACTACTCCGATGGATGAAGTATTGAAGTATGACCATAGTGAGTATCCGGGCTGCTTTAAGAATAAGCCGGTTGAACACTTCATGCTCCAACTGCTGACCGTCCAAGATACAGGGGCAGGGGTTATCAAGGGAGACCAGTTAACGGATGACATTGCACGCGCTGTGTTCTTGTTATTCCAGCAACTTGTGCATGAAGATAATCAGGAGCTTTTAAAGCTTCCGGAAAAGACTATGACTTCCCATGTAGATGCTTCCCAGATGGCTGTATATCGTAACTACAGCGGTGGAGGATCGGGTTCTAAGAACGGCGGGATGGGGCAACAAGTTTCCCAGGGTAGTAGCTTAGGGATGACTCGGCAAAGAGCTAATACTTAGTAAAAACGCAGGAAACTAATTTAGAAGTATTAAGGAGGTATAGTTATGACTTTTAATCCCTTGACACACTTAGAGACTGAAGCGGCTGTTGAACTAGCGGCTTCTGAATTTGAGTCTACGTCTGCCCTGATAAATGACACTATGGGCATGTGCCCTAAATGTCAGCAACCCTTCGGTAATGCCTTGGTTGACAATGTTCAAGTATTTTATTGTGAGCCTTGCCGCGTTTCACAACCGCTACCTGTTTAAGGGTGTGACTTATGTTTAAAGTGTCTAAAAGCGGGCATCCTGCAATCCAGGCTGTCCGTCAACAAACTACAAAAACAGAACCAATTGACTTAAAAAGAAACTTAGGCACTACCTCAAAATCTGGTACGAGAGTAGGGACTAAGCCTATCTCTAAAGGATTTGAATCAACTTCAAATACGTCAATGCGCGTAACCGGTAGTCCGAATACGAACATATCGGGTAATGCAATCACTATCGACGTAGATCCTATGCTAACAGGTATGACTCCTCAGACGGAGTCGGTACTACATAGCGTATATAGGGATATTTACTACAATGATAGCGTCGCAGGTTCTGCTGTTGACTTAATGTCTATGCTACCTTTTGGTGAGTTCAACCTAGGCGGTTTTCCGTCTGTTAAAGGTGACACCAAAAAGATCAGTGAGATATATCTGGAGACAATTGAACGGTTGAACTTCCGTACATTGATTCCAGAGATTGCTGTAGATTATCTGGTATTAGGTGAGCATTGTAGCTCCCTACTGTATAATCGTGAGAAGAAAATCTTTACGGATATTCTTCCTCACCAAGCTGATGACTTGACCGTTGAATCACTTCCGTTCTATAGTCAACAGCCCATTATCACAGTTAAGTTCCCAGATCAATTGAAAGAAATCCTAGGTAGAGATACGCCTAGAATCAAACGGATCAAAGAACATTTAGGGCATGAGATTATCGACAAGATCCTTGAAGGGTCTATCGAGCTTGATCCTTTAAGCACCATCTATGTCCCACGTAGAACATTCTCTCGATCTGACCGAGGTACTTCGTACTTCCGTCGGATTTTGCCCATTTATTTGATTGAAAAGAATCTCTTCCGCGGTACTCTAGTTGAATCAGCTAGACGCCAACGAGGCATTCTTCACTTGTCTTTGGGTGACGGCGATCAATGGATTCCTTCTGTACAAGATATGGAATTCATGACTGAGTTGTTTATGAATGCAGATAGTGACCCGATCGGTGCTATCATTGCAACACGCTCAGGTGTGATGGTTGAAGAATTACGTCAGGGTGGTGACTTCTGGAAGTCAACAGACTTTGCAGATAGCGTATTAAGCCATAAGCTGCGCGGTCTAGGTATATCAGAAGGCTTCTTATCCGGTGACGCAAACTACGACACTTCAGGTAATGCTATCACAGTATTCCTTGATATGATTCGTAGCTTCCGTGAGACTATGACTCGGAAGTTGTTCTATGATACCCTCTTCCCACTGATTTCGCTAATCAACGGCTTCACTGTTAAGAACGGTCGCGTCAATATCAATCCGAATCTGATGAATCAGGTTGATAGTGAACAAGCCTTGATGCAAATGAATGACGGTAGTAAGTTGTTTATTCCTTCTGTGCATTGGACTAAGCAACTTAAGGCTGAAGGTGATACTGCATATATCGACATGCTTGATTCCTTGACACAGAAGGGTGTTCCAGTTCCGTTACGCGCATTGGCTGCTGCAGGTGGGCTTGATCTTGAAACACTCATCCGTCAGCAAGATGAAGACCTAGATATTCGTAAGCGTATCTCGGAATACATGAAGAAGATTACTGCTCTAAATCCTGCTCCTGCTGGTGGTGAAGGCGGAGAAGAGTCTGAATCCGCAGAACGTGCGTTACTTGCATTAGCTTCTCCTGTTAGGGCTGGCTCTAGGTCTGCTGTATTAGGGGCTAATGGAGCTCGCCCATTGTTAGATCGTGACTTTACAGGCCATGAACCCTATGCTTTTACCAAGACAGGTAAGCGTAAGCATGTGGTAAATCGTAATACCTTTGAGTCTAAAGCTAACGAAACTATCATCAAGGCAATTAAGAACTTGAACAAGAAGGGTATGAAATGAATATATTAATTTCCGTAAGCAATAGTATTCTTTCCTACGCCAGCTTATCCGCAACCGTAGCTCACATAATAAACCATTACATACAGACAGATACTTTGGCTAGGCAGGCTCAGGTTAGTGCAGAGCAAGCTCAACATGCTTATCCGCGACTCCTTAAGAACATGCTTAAAGAGTTGGAGCATGCCGACATTGATGCAAAACTTATTGAGTATTCTGGGTATCGCCATAACATGGATGATACGATGACGGATGCTTTTGCTGAAAAGTCACCATCGCAACTAACGCACGGTGTTATTCAAGTAGGTCAGATGGCAATTGATCTGTGCAAACTACGCATGGGACAGCACTATACACTGCCCTTATCCTATCCGATTAAAGACGCTTTTCAGTTCTGGGCAGCAGTCGTAGATAGAACACACCTTGTTAAAATGACTAAGGAAGAAGCTGCTCTACGATTTAAACAAGCTATGCAGCAGCCTGCTAATAGGCAAGGTGGTGGTAGCAGCTATGAGGAAACTCTACTAGATTTTGATGAAGGGTCTGAAGGGGCACCAGCATGAAGAAAGCAACATACACAGGTAAGTCTGGACTATATAGCTGCGTTATGCCTGTAAAAGGATTTAGCCAGCTAATGAGTGCCCTCAATGAAGAACTTCAAGCAGAGGGTGTTAAGACATATGAGGAAGCGGATCTACACTGCACGATTATGTACAGTAAAGAGGAAGCTCCTCACAGCATTCGCGTAACCAAACTATTGAATGCAGGACCGTTCACATTCAAAGCGTGGTCCGACAAGCTATCCTACTGGCCGGGTCATGACAATGCAGGGTATCTTGTGCTTCAACTTAATTCACGCGATCTTGCTATTCGCCATGAGCAATACGTTGATCTAGGTTGTCAGCATAGCTTCCCAGACTATGAAGCGCACATTACACTTGCCGACAAAATCGGTGATAAGCCTAAGTGCTTTGCAAAGCTTAACCGCATGTTATCTTCCCTGAAATTTGAGATCACTCTTACGGGTGAACAGGTTGAAGACATTAAGGACTGACTATGAAAATATCTATCTCAGCCGCTAATCCTGCTAAGTATTACTGGATGCGTTACGCAGGAGCCAAGTCACGCACTGTTCTATCTGAAAAGGGTGACAAGCACGTATTAGCCCCTAAAGCTTTATTCGGAGTACGGGAACTGCGTAATAAGGAATACGATGAAATCGTTTTAGAAGACGGTTCAAAGTTCCAACTGAAGATCACCAAGTCTGAAAACTTGATGAATGCTTCTAAGCAGTATAACGGTAAGATACCTACTCTTACTTCTGCAAAACCTACTACTCGCAAGTCCTCTGCGGCTCCTACAAGTCCTGTTAAGCAAAAGGCAATACCTATCACTAAGCTAGGTACTATGCTTAAAGTTTCTACTCCCAAGCCGGCAGCTGTTGTCCATAAAGACCCGCGTAAGGCAGTAGTGACTAAGATGACGGGCGTTACCAAGCCGGGTAATCCAGATGCTCCTAGAACTGTAAAAGTAAAGTTATCAGAGTTGCATCTTCCTGAAATTGAAGACTTCAATGACGATGAAATTCCTGAAGAGTTCCGCCGCTATAAAACGGTTGAAAGCACAGGCGTTCGTGTAGAGAAGATTAGTATCAGTTTTGTCGATCCTACTATCGGTGATGACGTACCTGAGGGTGCTGAATCTAAGGATAAGGAAGATGACGAAGACAAAGACACTGAAGTTAAGCCGGGTATCTAAATGAAACCGTCCTATAGATATTACACTGCGGATAAGGGTGCTCGTTTTAGGTCTGGCCAAAAAGAATTGGTTTTGCACAAAAATGACATCTTCCGCCTTGCGCTGTACGAAGGCCGCCCTAGTGTAATCAAGGACGGTGTAGTTTACGGCGTTAATAAACGTCTTGTCAAAGAGTTAAAAGATAGGTCGCTAGCAGCAGCCGTAGGTGACTCTTTCAAAGAACAAGTTGAATTCCTCAATGTGCATGGACTAGACATTGAAGAAGCTTTGGTAAAGAATACAGCCTCTATCATAACTGCTTTAAAAGGTAGTGAGGTTCGTAGCTTTTTCAAAGATGAAACAATTTGCATAGCTTTCAATACGGTATATGATCGTCGACCGGAATCTATCGTGGTCGTATATCAGATGACTAAGACCTCTATCTCTGTAGGGGCGTATTGTTCTAGTAAGGAAGCTGTTGAGGGATGGTCAGCTACACCGCTTCTTCAGCGTAGCTTCTCCAAGTTTGCAAAGTACCTAACTACAAAATACGGTATTGAAACAGATAAGCCTAAATCGCACACCGCTACTTACGGTAATGTTCGTGTTGCAGGCAAGCCGTTTTCAGGTCGTGTATTCTCATACTCTTCTAATTGGTACGTATAAGGAATAGAAATGCAACTCCTTATTGAAACATCTATTTCTAGAAGTGAATACGGTTATTTAACAGACGCTCTGCCTGTTAATCCTAAACCTTTTCCTATGATCTTGCTCGATAAGTTGCGGACTACTTACAAGTCTAACATAGCAGACCTGGATCGACAGATACGTACCAACTATCAAGACCCTGATTGGGTAGCTGACTTGAAGGAAACAAAAAGCAATGTAGTAGATAGATTGGAGACGGTAAGTTCTATAATCGCACTCTACACTGCTAAAACTTCTGCTGGTAAGGAGAAGGGCCTAAACGTTTTGAGGGAAGAACGTGAGCAGGCTATCAAAATGTACAACACCTTCGTAAAAGAATATCCTAAGGGCTGACTCAAATGATTAAAGCTTGGCTTACACAACTAAAAAATAAGTTACAGGCAAGGGCTGAAAATTCTGAGAAAGAAGCTATTGCAAAAGCTTTCAATGATCGCTATACCTATCGTGTTATATACACTGAGGGTAGAGGTGCTATACCGGGTAGAGGTGATTGGGGTATGAAAGTCAGTGCAGGATATGCTTGGATGTGTCCTAGCTGTAACAATATCTACTATCCAATGTCTGTAAACGGTATAACGGGATTGCAGTATCCTAACTGCTGTAAAACACCGGCTGGGCATCGACTTCACAATAATATTCGGGCAGACTGATATGAAATTCCTTAAACGTGATATTGCAGCACTGAAGAAGTTGGTACTTGCTGCAAAAGATGCGTACTACAATAAGGCTAAAAACCTCCGTATTAAACTGTCAGAGTATTCTCCTGAAGTTGCGACAGCTTTGAAGATGGGTAAGTTGCACAGAGGTGCAGTACCCGTACTACCTGATGTAGCAATCATCGACAAAGGTATGCTTGAGCTTACTGATGACCGATACGATCTGCTAGAAAAGATCATTGAAGCAAATGACCCAACGTGGAAGCCTATCTCTGGAGCTAAGCCTGTCGTAGGCAAAGTGAAGACGAAGCTTCCATATGCCATGTCTAGCTTAGGCAAATCCTACCCAGGTGACGGTAAGCTTGATATATTTGCTAAGAAGAATACTGGCCCTTGGGTTGTATCAGACAAGCTTGATGGTAATGCTCTCGAAGTTGTTTATACAAAGGGTGCAACCCCTAAAGCTTATACAAAGACTAGTCCTACTATCGGACAAGATGTATCATTCCTTGTTCCGCATATGAACATACCTCAGCAATTGAATGAAAACATTGCTGTTCGGTTTGAGACTATTCTCCCGAAGAGTGTATTCTTAGCAAAGCACGGTCGTGACTCAGGTAATGCAAAGAACTACAAGAATGCACGTAATATGGTAGCAGGTGTATTCAATACTAAAGGTGTGCATAAAGCACTACCTGACGTAAAGATTCTTGCACATGAGATTATGAATAGTGCCTTAAGTCCATCTGCTCAACTGGCTAAGTTGAAGAAGTTAGGCTTTGATGTAGTACCGCATACAGTAGTTGGTCGATTGAGTGATTCTGTCCTCTCGACTATGCTGGCAAAGCGTAAGACTGCATCCAAATATATGATTGACGGTCTAGTTATCAATCAAGACAAACCGCATCGTGCTTCTCTTACAGGTGAAGATCCTTCGTATGCAATTGCTTTCAAGATCAATGATGAAACGGAAAACTTAGTACAGACTAAGGTAGAGTACGTTGAATGGAATGCAAGCAAACACGGTTCTGCAAAGCCTCGTATCAAGATCGAACCTGTTGAACTAGCGGGAGCCACTGTCGATTGGGCAACTGGTCATAACGGCTTCTTCATCGTTCACGGTTATTCGTACAAAGATCGTAAGAAGTATGAAGGCAAACCTGATAGACCTATTGGTCCAGGGGCTATTGTAGAAGTAACACGCAGCGGTGAAGTAATTCCGTATATAACGCGTGTTGTAAAACCTGCACGTAAGCCTGATCTGCCGAAAGTTCCCTTTACTTGGAATGCAAACGAAGTTGATATTCTGATTAAGGAAGCCGGTAATCCTGTTGTTGCAGTTAAACGTATCTATGCTTTCTTGTCATCCGGCTTAGGTGTTGAACATCTAGCTATTGCAACCATCCGTAAGTGCTACGACGGTGGGATGACAAAGATCAAAGACTTCTTGCTTGCAAAGCCTGTTACGTTCTTGAAGTTTGAAGGTATTAAGGAAGTATCTGCAAACAAATACTATCAGCAAATTCAGTCCAAGCTGAAGGAAGCTAATCTTGCCAATGTTGCAGCCCATAGTGGATTCTTTGGACGCAACTTCGGTACGAAACGTATGCAGATGATTATTGATAAGCACGACCTGTTCAAACTAGCTACAAAACTTGAAGGTAACATAGTTGATATAGTGGAAAGCATTGACGGGTTTAGTTCTGTTACTGCGGAACAGTTTGCAGCAGGTTTGCCGAAGTTTATCAAGTGGGTTGATACTCTGCCTATTACCTTCAAGAAGCCTGAGAAGGTTGTTGTCAAGAGTGCAACAATGAAAGATCAGGCAATATGTTTCACAGGATTTAGAAATGTCGAACTTGAGAACGCCATCGTCAGACATGGTGGTACAATCGCTTCTGGCGTCAATGCGAAGACAACGGCCCTTGTTGTCAAAGATAAAAGTAGTGCATCTAGCAAAGCCACCAAAGCTAAAGAACTTGGGATTCCGATATACACCTCTGAGGAACTTCTAAAGAAGTATTTGAATCTACTATTCTAAGGTGTTATATGGAACTCTACATATCTGTTTCAGGCCGTAAGACACCCGAAGAAGTGCTACAGAAAATAGCCAAGACTATTAAATCCACAAACCCAGGACATGAACCGGGAACCTACACGAAGGATAGCTGTTATGGGGCTATAGCTTGGTACCTTAAAGCAGAAGACTTTGAGGACTGGGGTAGCGACTGGACGATCTACATATTTGGCGGTTTTCTTGATATGGTAAAAGATCCTTTTCATGCCGTTGTGTATGATCGTCATCAGCATCGAATAGTGGATACTGAAACTACTGGACATATCTTTGATGCCGACGGTGAGGTATTCTACAAAGCGAAGCTTCCTGACGGTAGTACTACACTACCCTGTATGAAAGCAATCAGCATTCCTGCTTTTAAGAAAATATACTTTTAAAGGTTTACCATGAAGATCCTTTTATCCTTGTCTAAGGACTTCGAGAGCTATGACTTTGCTACCTTCAATGGAACCCGTGCTTTAAATCTAAGCGCAGGTGCTCGTTCTTTGACATTGAAGAAAGGTGATGTTTTCGGTTATCGTGACGGCAGGACTGCGGTCTATGTCGTTACTCCCGAACGCGGTTTAACATACGAATACAAAATAACAGAAGATGACTTTGATAAGCGCGTTGCTCCTCGAGCCGATGAACTAAAGCCTGCTAGGGCTAAGAAGCTATTTGCAGCACAAGAGGCACCCACTACTAGAGATAGAGCAGCTAGAACCGGAACACGCCTACCTGTTCTGAAGAAAGAGCAACGCCCGTCTACTCCACCTGCTGCGGTTAAAGAAGTAAAAGAGACCCCGAAAGAAAAAGAAGAACATGCTCTTGTTACAGCTTACGGTAATCCACTTAGGTTTAGTCGTATTCGCTCCAACACCGATGCAATTGGTTATCTGATTGAAGTATGGAATAAGGTCAACAAGACTAAGTGCGATAATAAGTTGCTCATGCCTTCCTTCATTGTTACTAAGGATATGGGAGCTAAAACTAGCAGACTAGGTGTATGGTATGCGCGTCAGCATAAGTTGGGTGTTTCTCCGCGCTTGTTAAAAGCCCAGGAACATGTTGCTTTGACGACTATCGTACATGAAATTGCCCATCAAGCTGTTACAGACATAGAAAAGTCAGCACCTGAAGGTAATAACGGTCACGGTCCTCTATGGGCTAAGTGGATGTATAAGTTCGGTCTTACCCCTTCTCGCTATTCTCAGTTCAATAAGATGGAATACTTTGACGAGGATGAGAAGAAGCAGATTGAACAGAGGCAACAAGCTGCTCAAGAAAAGATGCAGAACTTTAAAGCTGCTAGGGATAAAGCTGAGACTCGTGCTATCCGTCCTTCTAATATGCGTCTTGCTCAATGGTATCACCCAGATACTAAGACCTGGATTAAGGGTATGATAGTATGTCCTAATGACAGGGCCGGTAAGCGGTGGACGTTTATACGTATAGGTGCTACCTCTTCTCGCTTTGACATAGTTCCTAATGAGTGGTTCCATGAATTGCCACCTACCGAAGTATCAGAAGCCCAGCTTGCAACCCTTAGAGCGGAAGCGCAGAGGATTGTAGCTCATGTAGAACGCAAGCAGGACATTAGGTCAATGCGGCGCAGCATACGTAATGGAATGAGGTATTAATATGGAACTCTACATATCCATAAGCAAAGAAGGTAGAATATATCCACCGGATGATGTAGACCGTCTGTCTGAGTTTAGTCTTAAACATGCTGAAGGTGTATATAAGCTCAAAGGTATGCACGGATGGTTTGTCATTGATAATAAAGACGGCTTAGGGAATACGCCCAACAACCAAAATGTGCTGTACAAGGGTTGCATGGCTATTATGAATATCGACACTCTATTATATGCCTTACCGGACATAGATAAGCGTGATCGAGACTCTTATCAGATGGTTGATCTTCTGAAGCAAGGTGAGAGTATTGCAAGTCCCTTTCTTGATATTAACATTGATCTCTTTGTTGAGAACGAAGAAGGCGTACCAATGTTTGTAGGACATGAAGGGCGTGCCCGTACTCTTGCTTTAAAGAAGTTAGGTGTTAAAGAACTCCCTGTTCAATTACAGTTCATTGGGTATCGTGCCCGCCATGTTGAGAATAGGGATGCGTTTAAACAATGGTTGAATAAAGGCGTTAAACTATAGAAGTCTAGTAAGGTAGTTGTCAACTTATTCAAAGACATTATATTTGGGTGAACATCGTGGTTGCTAAAGCTAATACATCCGATACTGAGGAAGTGGTAGCACTAGGACGTACCGTTAAGATCGTCCTTAGTTCTATCAGCGTTATAGGGGCAATAATCGGAGCCTTCCTTACAGTTGATTCCCGCTATGTGCTTGCGGCTGACTTTGAGAGCTATCAAAAGCAGACCCAGCAAATAATTCAAAAGCAAACGCAGGAACTTCAAAATCAAGGTATTCTGTTACGCAAACAGTTGGTTGATGATAAGTTGTTTGAACTTGATGCTAAACGGGGTCAAGGTGGCGCCCTATCTCCTATTGAGGATGCTCAATATCGTCGATACCAACGCCAGCAACAAGAACTTGAAACCGCGCTACCTAGATCAAATCAACAACCGCAATAAGTTGTGCATAAAGAGCTATCCTTTTGGGTAGCTCTTTCCATTTGTACTTACGGTAAAAATAGTGGGTTACTAATTTAAGGGAAATGCAGTAATTCTATGAATGGATAATTAACATGATGGAACTCTTAGACAAACTAGTAGTAAGCCTACTCGGCCAAGGTAATAGCGGCGGAGTAATGCCCTTGCTATTAATCATTATAGGCTACTTAGCTTGGCAGAACTATACAACCAAGAAAGAGCATAAAGAAGAACTAAAAGAGTACAAAGAAACCATGGAAAAGCTCCAGTCGTCCTTGAACCAAAAGACAGGTGAGGAACGCGAAATGCTACTAAGTATTATTGAAAAATACCATCAGAGTCAAATCAGTATCCGCGAAGCTATTAATGAAGTGAAGGCTGTGCTGAGTACCATTTCAGCCTTAAGTCAGCGTGGTGTATAATCATGTTTGCATGGCTAGATAATATCTTTAAAAAGAAGCCGTCTGAATCCACAGTAAGTCTGCAAGTAGTCCAGGCTATGTGCGATATCCAGCGCCCAATGCTCCGTCGTGAAGACTTAGAGCGCATTGATAAAACCCATCTTGAATTACAGGAAGACATAAACTCTACCCGTGACCAAGCTAAACAGATCGTATCTCGTATGTCCTCTGAACTGGAACGTGCTAAGATGCGCGTATCCCTTATTTCAGATAGCTTAATGGACCCGCTTATCAGTATTGATGCTAACGGTTTCATTGTTAGTACAAATCAAACAGCCGAGCGCATCCTTGGATTTACCTCTACAGATTTGATTGGGAAGTCCGTTAACTTCCTTATCTCGAATTCTACACAGGACTATGCGGTTCTGTTTAAAGAGGAAGCTTTACGGTATATCGCATATGTGGACAGTATGCGGCCTACTACGATGGTTGAGTATCGTGACTTATACCGGGACTACGTAACAGGCAATTCAACAGAATTCCTGAATAAGAAAAAGTCGGTTTCATGTGTTACACGATCCGGCAATATCCTACCTGCGGAGATGTTTGCGAACATCTTGAATGTAGATAGTGAAACCCCAGACAACATTATATTCCTTGTTATCTTTCGTGACACTTCTGAGCAGGTAGCTGCTATATCAGAAGTTGAATCCTTGACGCAGTTCCAACTAAGTTTGCTGGCGGCTCTACCTAATCCGGTATTCTATAAGGACTCTTCGTTTAAGATCATCGGTAGTAATCAAGCCTTCGATGCGTTTATCAACAAGAAGCCGTCGGACTTCATCGGTAAGACCAATGCAGACTTGTTTCCTAAAGACTTGGAATCGACTATAAATAGCATCGAAGACGATTTAAAAGACCAAGATGCTCCGGATATTCAGATACACAAGTTGGACTTTCGTACTTTAGATAATACGGAAGTGCGGGAAGTGATGATGTATTGCACAGCCCTGCGTAGTAAGTCGCAAGAGTTTAAAGGCGTGCTTGCAACCTTTGTTGATCTGACAGACCTCTTGTCTATGAAGCGGTTTAAGGAAACACTGTTGAGTAGTATTCCAGCTCCTGTGTACTACCTAGATCGAGATTTAAAGTATGCGGGTTGTAACGATAAGTATTGCAATCTGATAGGAATTCCTATTGATGAAGTGGTAGGACGCACCAGAGAACAAATACTTACATACGATCTTCAGAATGCTGGTATCTTAACTGAGTTCTACCGGCAAAAAGATTTTGAAATGCTCACTAGTGGGCAGACCGCACAGTCGTATGAATCTCAAGTGTACAACCGCGTAACAAAGAGCATCCTTGACGTAGTAGTATATAGGTCGGTGCTTAGGTCTGTCGATGGTAAGTTTGACGGTATCGTTGCAGTAGTGACCAATATTTCAGATATTCGGGCAGTACAGCGTTTCCATCAGCACATCTTTGATAGCAGTCCTCTACCGGTATTCTACAAAGACAAAGACCTAAAGTATATAACGTGCAATGACCTATATGCTCGTTGGTACGGTTTATCTAAGTCCGACTTTGTAGGTAGAACTCGCGCTGATCTAGTTGCCTATGTGCGGAAGCAAGCAATAGGAAATCCGAGTAAGCAGTCTATTTTAGAGAGCATAGAAGAACGCACTCTAAAAGCCTTTCAAGTACAGAAGGATAACGATATTGAGATATCCTGTAGTTTAGAATCCACTATATCGGTTATTGAACAACAGGTATGGAACTTTGAACTAAACGAAATGCGCGATGTTATATTTTACAAGCACGCATTAGTAGGCGATGAAGGCTTTGAAGGCTTAATTTGCAGTATGATTGATGTATCTGATCTACGTCGTTTTGGGCAAGCCGCCCAGCACCCATAAAGGAAACTATATGACAATCCTATTAATTTCTACAAGCAAGAAGAAGTCGCACAAGTCTAATCGTAGTGCCTTCTTTTCTAGGCTTATGACGGCGCTAGCTGGTGATCGGGGTAACACTGTTTCTGATTTGTTAGTCAATCAGGACATTGAGGGCTTCAAGAAGGAGATGTATAAGGTTGTTGATGAAATCGCAGCCTCTGCCTCCAAGTCTAAGCCGAAGGTTGAATAAGTGTAAAGAGCATTTATACACACTCTACGCTTATAACAAATACCGGTGATACAAATGAATCCAGTTATTAACTTTACTAAATGCTTGGCTGTTATGGCTCTCAGCCTTACAGAAAAAGATGTGTTGCCGCTAAAGGCTCAATTCACGCAATGGGTGAGTGCTTCACAACCCTTTCTGAAGAAGTTCGGAATCTTGCGTGACTTCACTACTATCACCAACAACTTCATTCGCTCACGCATGGAGTTTACGGTGAACGATGGTGCAGATGCAAGTGCCCGGCTGAAAGAAGCTGTTGCTGATTTCCAAGCAGATACTTCTATCTCCCAAGAACAGTTGGCGATGATTAAAGATTGCCTTCTGTACTATCGTAAGGATAGTGAGCCTGCCTGGAATCGCATCACGCGTAATATCTATGCAGTCACCGGTGATTCAAAGCTTGCAACAAACTTCGTTCCAGATGATGAAGAGGTTGAAGCAGCAGTAGGTGATAAAGCTACTGAAGGCGGAATGATTAAGTTGGTACTGCAACTCACTGGGCGTCGGAATGATCCTATTCTGACTCTCAATGAAATGCGTGACTTCCGTGAGCTTCCGGGTAAGGTTAAACTGGTTGAACGCTATAGTGAACTGCGTAAAGTCTTCGTAGCCAACTATAAGAAGTATCTATTCAAGTTCATCCGGTCGTCAGGTAAGCCGTTTATCGACGTTAAGATTGTTCGTAAATACCTAGATACCTTAGGTTGCAATTACATCCCTAGAGGCTTTATAGGGAGCATTGACGAACAAGGCCGCTTATACACGACAGCAGGCAAGCAAATTGCAGGTATGCTTATCGGCGAAGTGAAGATGAACCCGAAGTATGACCCTTTGACTGATAATACCTATGTTTGTTCATTAGTAGGTAATGTCGCACAGCGTCTTCGTACCGTTGCATTTACTTCAGGCAATAAAGCTGCACGATTTGATAAAGTCTCTTCCTTCATGAAGGAAGTTGATAAGTTCCGTACTAAGTGGGTGAAGGATCTTGACTCGCTTGATACGCGTACCCAAGTGCTTGCTGCTCTGGTTGAAGCAATCTATCAAACCCAAGCTCGTATCGGCGGTGATAGCAAGAACATGGAAGGCGAAGATCGTTACGGTATGAGTACGCTGTTGGTAAAGCAGTTACTTCCTATCAGCAAGGGCTTTGAATTCAAATACACTGGTAAGAAGGGTACTGAGCAGCATCACATCTTACTAGGTACGACTGCAACAAACCGTAAGGTGATTGCAATCATCAGGGAACTTATCAAGGGTAAGAAGCCGACTGACGTTGTGTTCACCAATCGTAGTAAGCCTCTAGGTGCAGCTCCTGTCAATGCGTATCTGAAGAGCCTGGGTGTTCCTACAGGTATCACGATTCATAAGTTCCGCCACTTAGCTGGTACTAAACTCGCGTTGAAGATTCTTAGCGGCGCGCCTTTCAAGAAGTCTGAACATCCTAGTCAAGCCAGTGTTGAGAAATGGATTAAAGAGGAAATGAAGCAAGTAGGCGAAATGCTTCATCACCGTGTAGGTAGCGGTGAGAATCAGAAGCTTACAGGTATGACTGCAATCAATGCGTATATCTCACCGAACGTTCTCAAAGAGTTCTTTGACAACCTAGGCTTGCGTGTTCCGAAGTGGATACCTAAGATTTAAGGATTGTAATGGCCTTCCCGACCCCTAAAATAATAGCAGAGCTAAGGGATGAGTTTCTTGAGCATCCCTTACTTCAACAATTCAAAAGCCGCCCTGAAAAGCTAATCGTTGACATACCTGAGAAAGGGTGTGCCCGTTTATACCTAACTAATTTCCCAGAGCTTGATAAGTCACAGCTTGAAATTGGTTGGTTGCGCAATCTAACACTACATAACTTCCGAGCGTATGATGGTCATATCATGTCAGGATCGCCTGACGGTATTTCCATACAGTATAAATACGAGGTTTGCTAATTTATGTGCAAGACCTATATTAAGGAAGTACTATGACTGTTCAAATTCAAGACCCGCATACGTGGGCAAAGAGTAATAGTTACTCTTTAATGCCGCAAAGTAATTCCAAGTTTACGACTGTTGCTTTCCAAGGTAATCCTGTCGGTGTTCTTACCCAAATTGGTGACTACTTTGAGTTCAAGCAACTTGACCAAGTAGCCAATCCTGAAGATGTTGGTGAGATTGGCTCAGAAGAACCTATCAATCCTAATGCTGATGTACCGCATGGGCATTATGATCCCAGCGTGCCCTACTTAGGCGCAGGTAACCCAGGTACAGGATATCCTCTTCTTAGTGATGGTCAAAATCCTAACGCTATTAAAGGTGGGATTGATACTTCATTATGTAGGAGTTTAGACAAACTGGCTTTAGCTAGTTCCTCTACAGGGATGCTGAGTCAAAGCTTTGGTTTAGGCCTTAATCCCATACCATTAGATAAACTAGCACAAGGCACAAATGAACTACCACTTTCGGCCCAGATTTCTGGCACTGGGCACTCTGAGCGTATCCTCGATTGCAACTACTGGCTTCCGTATGCTGCGGAGCATTACGATATTAGCCGCGATATTAGGGATTATATTCTTGTCCCTATACCTGCAATCTTCAGCGGATTACCCAACACCAACGGTGATTCACTTTCACTGAGGGAAATGCTGTCGTTCAAACCTGAATACGGTATGCAGATGTACAAGACCTTCAAGGGTCAGCCTACCCACCAGGAACACGACAACAAGAATCTGTTGAAAGCCAAGGGTGTAATTCTTGAGTCATTCTTACGTCCTATTAAGTTCAATCCGAATTACTACAAGATTGTTCTTCTTATGGCGTTTGACCGTACTAAGGATAGCTTACTCGTAGATCAAATCCTTACCCGTCAGCAGAATGCGTATTCAGTAGGCTTCTACTATACCTCGTATTCGTGTTCTATCTGCAACCAAGTAGTCGGTAAGGGTATTAACTTATCCCCTTGCAAGCATACCCAAATGGGTCGTCCTACGTATAAGCAAGCAGATGGACGTTTGGCTTTCCGTAAGTGCCATGATGCAAAGGGCTTTGAATGCTCGGTTGTTAACACGCCTGCTTTTGTGTCCGCTATTGGCCCACACTTGCTCGATCCTAGAAAGCTGTAAAGGATTAAAATGGCAACTCAATGTTTGTATTATGCTTTAGATCAATGGAATGAGATAGGTGGGTACGTTGAATTTAGGCGTTCTTCGCATTGGTGTATGCCCCATGTTCTCCACTATGATCCGCGTACTAATAAACGTACTCATTATGTTCCCCCGGATAAGCTAAGGTATCCTTGGTATTCTATGTTCGGATTTGAAGGATATATAAAAACCTTTGATGATGAAGATTGCCCACCTATGCCTCCTATATGTATGTTCTTTGGGACAATAGTTCTATTACTTCTAGGTGCTGTTTGGGCATTTAAACGGTTTACTACCCGCCGGAATAAACGACAGGTAGGTAGAGATAGGCGTGCTTCTGACCGTCCTATTGTGAATGATCGACGCCGAAGTAACTATCGGTAGTTCTCAAAATCTGTGCAACATAATTTAGAAGGAGTATATCGAAAGGTATACTCCTTTTTTTATTGGCGTCAGATCGGGATACCATGCGTATATGTACAAAACACTATACCGGTACAAAGGGAGTGTATGCACATTTTACGCCTGACTACCGGACAACTCACTTACTAACAGGACTGGTATGGTATACCCATCCACCTTTCGCAACCCATAGTGTTCCTTATACCTCTCATGTAACAGCTGTATGCTCTGATAATGCTTTACGCACTCTCCGAATACCGTATCCTAAGGCGCCGGTGTTCACTAAGATTGCTAGGGTTGAGTATTGGAAGCAAAACGGTAAAGGAATTGCTGTATTTATCTTGGATTCACCCATATTTAAGCATGTTCATTCCTTGTTTCTCCAAAGGGGTGCAAAGCATAGATATCCGGATTACGTACCTCATGTGACAATAGCGTTAAACCTAGATGTCCCTGATGAAAAGATGCACCAATGGGCACACCATAGTACCCAATATGTACACCGGGAAAAACATGTTCTTGCCTTTAATAGATTAAAGGTGCGGGATATGCAGTTTTAGTAGTAGATTGGTAGTTTGTAGGTTTTGTAGGTCTAGCGCAATTTCTGAATACCATAATTTATTTGTACGTGTTTGAAATTGCACGTTCGTTTCAACAATTAACAGGAGCCAAAAGTATGCCTAAAGCTGAATTTCACGGCATCCTGGCAGTGGGCCGTTCTAAAACCGATGCTATTAATAAGTATCGGTTGCTCGCCATGGGCAAGGGCGCGGTTGCACAAGTGAGTAATGATGGGAAGTTAGCCTTCGTTACACATGCCAGTCATGCTGAACAGATGTTCAATCCAAGCACTGGTGACATGGACCTGGAAACTGATAACCAAATTCTCGATACCCTGGAATTCGCTTCTAATTCCAGCGCGGACATCGAAGCGAACCACCTGGTTTGCTCGTCTGGTTGCGGTGCCCACGTTGTGTTTGACAGTGAATCCCTGGTTAAGTATTGCCCGCAGTGCACTTCTGCTCTAGCCACTGAATGTGACGGTGATGAAGATGAAGATGACCTGGGTGATGTAGATACCGACGAAGATGAAGACATTGCTTCCGAATCAGATGATGATGAATCAGATGACGAGGAAGAAGATGACGATTCTTCGGAAGAAGATGATGCAGAAGACGACGAAGACGAAGACTCTTCAGTAGTTGTTTCTTCTTCATTCAAGGAAGCTATGCGCGTTTTCTCTGCCCACAAAAAGCTGTCTTCTATGTCCAGCGGTACTAAGGTTAAGACCCAGTACGTTGTATGTAGTTCTGCTGGCTGCGGTGTTCACATCCTTTCGGATAAGAACGTTTCAGAGTGCCCGATTTGCTTGAGCGAAGTTCAAGAACCTTCTGAAGATGTTGCTGGTGAAATCGACCTCAGCGAAAAGCCGGTTGAAGAAGCTGTCGCTACTAAGGTTACTGTCTCTAAGTCAGAAGACCTGGGCGACGGTGAAGTTCCTGGTGACAACGTTGAAGATGCTTCTACTGAAGATGAAGGCGAAGGCGACGATGCTGCTGCTGAAGAAGGCACAGACGAAGGCGCTGCTGAAGAAGATGAAGGTTCTGAAGATGCTGGTGAGGAAGACGCTGCTGCTGCTGAATCTAGCGATGCAGATAAATCAACTTCCGGCGATGATGAATCGGATGACGCTTCTGAAGATGAAGAAGATGAGGGTAATGCTTTGTCAGTTCTCGATGATAGCTCTGAAGATGAAGGTGATGAACTCGGTGAAGATACCGAAGAAATCGCGGCTGATTCTGACTTGGATGAAAGTGCCTCTGCTGATGACCTCGACGTAAGCTATAGCTCTACGGTTGCTGGTTGTGCTGCTTGGACTGCATACCACAAGGGTGTTCCTATTGCAATGGCACGCGCTGCTACTGCTGGTAAGAATGCTGATATTTTCGATACTCCGTCTTTCGGTCATGCTGCTCTGGCAACCGCTAAGGTCTCGGGTATCAAGAAGGCTCTTGCTGAACTCGGCTTTGCTCCGATCAAGCATAAGGTTTCTGTCTCTAAGGAAGTTCGCCGTTTAGTGGATTCGCAAGTCTCCGAACAACGTGCTGCTCTTTCTGCTGAAATTAAGGGCCATCAAGAGAAGTTTATGGCTGCTATGGCAACTGCTGCTATCGGTATCAACCGTGGCTTCTTTGCTGGCGTCCAGAATCCTCTCAAGTCCGCTCTTTGGAATGCAATGTCGAGTGCCGGCGTACGTAATCCGGAAGTCGTTATCGACAATGCGTTCAAGGCACACGCAGATGCTTATCACTCAGTGCTGTTTGCTCAAGCAAATGACATTGTTAGTAAGCCTTCTGAAGTGCAAGAAAGCCTCGCAAAGACTATTCTCGGTACAAACTATCAGGCGGTTTCTTCTGCACAACCTTCTGATTCCATCGAGAGCCGTTTAGCAGGCATGGGTACTTCTGTTTCGACTGAGCAGAAGCCCGGTGCAAATACTGAGGTGTCTGTCTCTACTGAAGATACTGTAGGTATGCAAAAAATCCATCGTGCTGTTTCCTCTCTCGGCCGTCGCGCTCGGTAAGAGTAATTAACAAGGAGTTTAAACCATGCTGCAACTTCGGAATACTCGTATTTTTAAATCTCTTTTTGAAAACCTCGCTACCGGCGTGGCTATTCAAGAAGAAGGTATTGCTCTGGCTTTCGTCAAAGAAGCCGGTTCAACCAAGGTTCAACCCTCCACTGGTGCTGCCGGTGAAGTCTTTGCAGGTTTCGCACTTGCTCGTAACATGCCACCGGCTACTCTGCCGCTGGTTGAAGATGGCGTCGTCGATGCTTCAGCTACAGGTTCGCTTACTCGCGCTCCTATCGCTGGTCAAGCTCTGATCACCGTCGGTGGTGTTGCTCTAGCTATCATCGCTTCGGGTACCCCGACTGCTGGTGAAGTAGTTCTGGTTGGCGCCAACTACGTTCTTGATGCTTCCAATGCAGGCAAAGCTATCCATGCTCAATACCTGTATGCTCCTACTGTCCAAGAAGCTCGTACCGTTATCGGTGATGCTCCTTACGGTGGTCTGGCCGCAAACGCTCTCGGCACTATCGCTGCTATCAAGCAAGCGGAAGTTGCTACTTCCTTCTTCGACGCTTCTGCGGACTGGTCTACGGCCCTGTTCGCAAAGCTCCTGGCTGGTGGTAAGCTTGGCCCGTCTACTGGCCCTTCAGACAAGGCTATTCCGGGCTTGACTGTTAAGGACAGCCCTTCAGCCGGTTCGCCGTTCCTGGTTGTTGAAATCAACGTCGGCTAATCGTAGGCCGGTACATCTTACAAGCAATAGGAGTTTTACATTATGAAAGCAAATCCGTACGCTGGTTCCCAAGTTGTGCTTGCTAGCGGCGCCCCGGTTACTGAGTTCCGTATGCCTGGCACTGCTGAACGTCTCCTGTCGACCTCGACTGGTGAGTTCAACGCAAACGACAAGAAAGAACTGATTCGCGCCATTACTGGCATGTTCTCTGCAATGGAAAAGGGTGACATCCGTCATCAATCTACTTCTGCTGAAGAACAAATGCAACTGGCTCAAGAGCGCCGCGAAGTTATGATCGCTGCTGCTGCTGATCCGGTCAAGTGGGCTGCTCTGGGCGCCGATCTGGCTGTTCAGATTCAAGAACAACGTAACCGCGAAGGCTTCCTCCGTCGCGTTGCTGTTGGTCAGACTCTGAAGCAAGGCGAACTGCCGCGCGTTAACGTCCCGATGTGGGATGCAATGGCTGTTGTTGCTACTGGCCCTGCAAACGTACAGTTCCAAATGATTCGTAACAAGCAGTTCTACCCGGCTGAATTTGAAGTCGTGGCAAATCTGCGCGCTGATCGTATCGAAATGGAACAAGTTGGCGGCGACACGCTTGACAACCTGTACAACATGGGTCTTGACGCAATCATGGTCAAGGAAGATAAGCTGTGGAAGCAATCTGCTGACTTGACCGTTGGCGTTGTCAATCCGCTTAACTACATCGCTGGTCAACTGACGCCGCAATTGCTTGCCAATCTGCGTACCGCCATCACTGACTGGAACCTGCCGGCCACCACTGCGATCATCGCTAACGATTACTGGAACGACATTATCGGCAACAACGATTTCTCGTCATTCCTTGATCCGGTCACCAAGTATGACTTGGTCCTGAACGGCGAACTCGGTACTCTGGTTGGTCTGACTCTTCTGACGGACGGCTTCCGCCAACCGAACCAGAAGGTCCTGAATCGTGGCGAAATCTACGTTCTGTCGACCCCGGAACATCACGCTATGTACAGTGATCGTGGTGGTGTTCGTAGCGAACCTACTTCGGGTGCTGACAGCGGCTCTACCGCTCGCGGCTGGCTCATGAGCGAAGTTCTCAGCTTCACGCTGGCTAACTCGCGCTCTGTTGCTAAGGGCAAGAGAATATGACGAGTAAATAATTAGTAGAAATACTAATTTACTTGTATAAGAAGTGTGGGATGCTCAAAAGGTGTCCCACACCTTTCTTACTTCAAGTAAAGAGGTTCTACTATGTCCAACTGTGCCAATACAACACTATTAAATAAACTACCTAAGCACTCAAAACAATTGCTGGCTATTGCCTCTGATTTAGGATTTGATAAACCAGCAGGCAATGATATACATTCCTATTTTCGTAGGAAGATAACAAAGCTTTACACTCAACCTAGTTTCAAAAAGTTTTTAGACGTACAAACATCTTTCCTACCTAAGTCTTTTGATGTAGGTATAGAACGTTGGTACTACTATATAAATAGTGATACTAAACCGCATCTATGCCCAACATGTAAAGGTTTTATTGAACAATACAAAGATAGGTTTTGTTGTCACGAGTGCTCCACTAAATATCGTGATAACACTTATAGTAAAACAGGGCCTAAAGTAGATTTAGGTAGTAAAGAAGTTGAATTTCGTAAGCAACTTAAAGCAAAACGTCCGGGCTATAAGATGGTTAAATTTGGTCATCCTAGATCAACGTTTAAACATGATTGTGGGCTTAAGTTTGAAGCGGACAACTACGCTCTATACCGAGGCGGTGTTAAGTGTGAGTGCTTGCATAAGAAGGTGGTTGTACAGACACTTACAAATCTTAAAGCAATCCACGCAGAGCGCAACTCTGTTTGGACACCCGTTAAATACACGCCTGGGTCTGACTTGGTTACCCTACAGCATATAGATTGTAGGCACAAAGTTGAGCTACCTTGGAATAGAAGTTTCGATTTAAGATGTCCGACTTGCTTTCCTAATAAGTTCGGCACTAGGGTTAAAACACATACTGAATACAAAGATGAACTTAGCTTTAAAAAGCCAGAGTTTAAATTGTTAGGTAGGTATGTAGACTCTAAGACACGCATTAAGTATAAGCATTTAGACTGCGGTGCTAAATTTGAAACTACTCCTTCTGATATAAGACGAAAATTGTTTCGGTGTCCAAGGTGTTCTCCTACGAGTTCAGGTTCTTTCTACTTATACAAGTATAGAGGATACGAATTTAAAGTACGCGGGAAAGAAGCTGCTGCAATACACTGGCTACTAAATAACACTTCTATAAAGCCTAATTCGATTGAATTAGACTCTGATAGAACTATACCTTCTATCTTATATACATTCAATCGTAAAAAGTGTTATTACTATCCAGACATGCTTATACGTGATAGGAATATATTGATCGAAGTAAAAAGCCTTACTACTATAGGCTTAGGTCATGAGTTCTTCTATGTTCAGCCCAAAACATTATGGGATAGAACTAGAGCGAAAGCAAAGGCTTGCATTGTAGCAGGGTATAAGTTTCAAATGCTAGTGTTTGACGGTGGAAACACACGAGTCAAGCTTCCTAGAAATTGGTATGACTACACCCATCGGGAAATAGTCAAATGGTTTAAAGCTAACGTAGGGTGACATAATATGGCAATTACTGACGACAACAAAGATACAACCAAACCTGAAACTCCTTCCGAAGATACGACAACAGACAAGGACATTGCCACAGATGCAACGCCTGAGGTGATCGACCCTAACAAAGAAACAGACGATAGTTCTAAGGAAACAGATATGGACGTAACTAAAGATATTGACACTAAGCGTGAAGGCACCTCTGAGAACTTCAACCTAGAAGCAAGTGTTAGTGCAGATGTTATTATGGCTAAGAAGTTCTTAGCTCTTTCCCTGCAAGCCTTTGCTGCTAAACAATTTGAAGAAGCGGGCGCTCTGTTTGCACAAGCTGCTGAATGCGGTGATGTTAAACGGTTGACGAACGCTTTGCTAGAACCGGTAAGTGACCATCTTCAAGATAGTCAAAATCCTATCACTACTGAAAACCTTCAGCAACTAGCTGGTGAAGAGGGCGCAGATAGTGACGATGAAGACACTGATGAATGGGCTGAAGAGGACGAGGACGCAGATGCAGAAGACCTAGAGTCGGAATCTTCTGAACACAAACCTTCTCCTATTCGTCGTCGTGTTACTTCTATGCACCAGATTGGTAGAATCCTTGCAGCATCTATGGAGGCTACAGCTTCTGAAGATAGCTCTACGCAAGCAGCCGAAGATACTGAATCGGAATCAGACTCTTCTGACGAGGAAGACCTAGACGTTGAAGCCGACCCTGATGTCCCGGGGGAGCAGCGCATACCTGTGTCGTTCTCAAGCATTAAGATCGTGAAGGGCTTGGACGTAAGCTCCCCTGTAAAGGTGAAACAGTAAGCCACAGGACTAAAGCCCTGCTCACTATGTGGGTGGGGCTTTTTCATTTCAAGTTCTAGGGAGGAGCATATTTAATGTCCTTAATCAAAGAACTCGCTAAAGAAAACTTGCTTTTTATTGCCTTAACAGGTGTAAGAGGTGTGTTAGAACGTGAGTTGGATATAAAAGACATACTGTTCACTATGTCTGAGAACTACAAGCAGGACTTAATTCGCAGGGCTGAGACTAAGGGTGAACAACTTTCTTTTCCCTGGAGCTACTTCAAGATACAGTCCTTAGCAGGTTCAAGAGATACTACCAACAACTATGCTATTCGTAAGCATGGTGTTAGAGTAAGCACTGCGGGGGAACTTGCAACAAGCAAGAAAATATATCTGTTTCCGGTTAAGCTAGGCTTAGAGTTTCACTACATTGATACAGACCCTAGACGTTTGTTGACGATGGCACAAACCTTAGTTCTGTTAAGCTCAACAGGTGGATTAAAGTTTCAGATCGACGTAGGCGACATGTATAGTTTTACAGTCGGCCTGGAGATTCCTCTTGATAGCACAATTGATATACAAGAAGAACAGAATCCGCAACTCCCTGAAGCTACTGACATTGTTACACAGATCATAATGTCTAGTGAAATAGGTTTCTTCCGTGATGTATCGGCTGTCAATGGGCAAGCTACTAAATTGCGGGTATCCTTGCAGTCTAACGGTCAGACTGAAGAAGTTTTTGAAATAGAAGGGCCATCTTATGTCCAACCTTGGTAAGAAAAGGCTTCCGTTCTCAAAGACAGTCGTAGTAGAATTTATTGTCCAACTGGCCGATGTTCTATCACGAACTGTACGAATGAAAGGGAGTTGCGCAACACCGATATTAGATGCTAACGGCTTTAATAACGGTGACACAAACGTCGGTAGCACTCCCTATACAATAACAGATATTAAGTCTATCGTTATACTTTCATCTTTTGATCCTTATCTGGTATCAATACGGGATGTAGCAGGTACTCAGGTAACACTTGAATGCAGCGGATTATTTGTGCATCAAGGCCCTGTTGCACAAATCACAGTTACACCTATCTCAGGTATGTCTCAAATCCGTCTACAATATCTTTGGAGTTAAGTTATGATTTTTAAACCTAATAGCTTAGGAGGGGCCTATCATGGGTAATGTTCACAACAGTGCCGGCGTTTATGTTCAAGAACGCGACTTCTCCCAAACACCTGTAGCTGCTACAACGTCTATTGCTGTATTGATAGGTGAAGCGCATCAAGGCCCTGTAGGTATTCCTACTCTAGTAACTTCTGAGAGTGAGTACATTTCAATCTTCGGCAAGCCTGATGCTACAATCGGTTTCATGGGTCACTCTGCTGTTGCTTTCTTGTCTGAAGGCGACCGCATGTACGCTCTACGTGTTGCACCTCATGCTCTATACGGTGGTTGCAACATCGGCTTTGACGGTAGCTTCAATACGTCACTTCCGTTTGCTTCAGGTGTAGCAACGGCTGACGACATTTCTATTGCACCTACTGACCTGTTTGCAATCTATGCAATCAATCCGGGTGACTGGAATGCACGACTCTACGTTCGTGTCTATCCTGATACGAAGTTCGGTCAAGGCTTCTTCTATCTTGAAGTCTATGTAACAGGTAGCTCACAGCCTGTTGAGAAATGGCGTTGTCACTTAGCTTATGTTGTTGACGGCTACGGTGTTCAATTGAATATTGAACAACAGATCAACCGTAAGTCCAGCTACATTCAAATCGTTCAGAATCACCAAAATGCTGAACTGATTGCTACGCCAGCGAAGCAATTGATTAATACTTTTGATGCAGGTGGCAGTGCTACTTCATTAGGTATCTCAATCGTAGGTGGTGCTGACGGTGCTCGCCCGAACAAGTATGACTTCATTCAAGCCCTGGATAGCTTTGCAGATCCTGAAGTGATTGACATTAACATGTTCATCAACGGTGGCATTACTGATACTGACTACCAACGAGCTATTGATGATCTATGCCGTACTCGGATGGATTGTATTGCGATCTTGGATGTTCCTTCCGATCAACAAAAGGTAACAGATGCAATTGCTTATCGTCGTACAGACCTAGCAGTTGATAGTTCCTATAGTGCTTTGTACTCTAGTGATCTTCTGATCGGTGACCAGTACAACGATATACGTTTGTATGTTCCACCGTCAGGCTTTGTTGCTGCTTGTTATGCACGTACCGATCGTGACTATGAACTTTGGTTTGCACCAGCAGGTATGACACGCGGCGATCTGAAGGTAGATGGCGTTCGTGTTGTATATGACCAAGGTAAGCGCGATGCTCTGTATGAGTCGCAAGTTAATTCAATTCGTCTGATTGAAGGCAGTGGTATCAAGATTTGGGGTGCTGATACTCTCCAGATCATAGGTAGTTCACTGTCTAACATGTCCGTACGTCGCCTAATGATCTTTATCGAGAAGTCGATGGAGAACGTTCTGTTGTATAGCGTGTTCGATCCTAACGATCAACAACTGCGTAGCCGTCTTGAAGATGCAGGTACTCGTTTGCTCCGTCCTATTAAGAACGCACGCGGCTTGTACAACTTCGGTGTTGTTTGTGATGAAAGTAATAACACCAATGAGAGTATCGCAGCAGGTGATCTTTATATCGACTTCTGGCTTGATCCTGTTCTGCCAGTAAAGCGTGTTCAATTTACCGCAGTCATTAACGCAACGGGTGTTCGCGTTACTGGTTCTAACATTTAAGCAAGGGAGTAGATACCGTGGAGAAGCCCCAGCCAGGTATCTGAAAATAACTGTGTTCAAAGTGCTTGGCAATGAAAAAGCCGGCCAGCTGATTTGTTGCCAGTAACAACAAATAGTTGCCAAGCACTACTACTTTACTGGAGTAGAAATGAAATACGATAGACATAAGATTTATTACGTCTATGCTTTACTAGATCCTAGAAAGCCTGGACCCTTTCAATACGGACATTGGAAGTTCTCCCACGAACCTTTCTACATAGGTAAGGGTAAGGGGAGTAGACATACTGTACATTGTTCAAAAGCCCATCTTGAAAATAGCACCAATCTAAAAGCCAAACGTATAAAAGAAATTTATAGAAAGGGTTTTGAACCCATCACAATAATTAAGCGTTCGGATATTACTGAGAAGCAAGCTTTTACGTTGGAAGCTTTCTTTATTGAAAAGATTGGACGTATAGATAGAGAAGAGGGCGTTCTACTTAATGCTAATGCAGGTTGGACCGGTGTTTCTCCTTCAGAACGTGTTAGGAAAAATATAAGTCGTAACTCTAAACGTATGCACCGTAATTTTAATGAAGAGCAAAAGTCTTCAAGGGGTGCAAAAATAGGTTCAGGCCAAGCTGCTTACTGGGAACGCTTAAGGCAAGATCCAAAAGCTTATGCTGCTAGGTGTAAGAAGGTATTTACCTTTGATACGCTATCTGCTACTGAATTGGATAAGATAAAAAAGCGTATGTCTAAAGGCAGAAAAATTTATATGTCTAATTTAACGCATGAAGACAAAGCTAGAATTTCTAAGTCACTTTCAGATGCAGGTAAGAAAGCTTGGCAGAAACGAAAAGTTCAAGGTACTAATTCTTGGTATTCTCAGTAAAATCACTTAATTTGAAGGAGTAAATTATGGCCGGTAAGCCGCAAATCGGGAAGGTCATTTCCGTAATTAAAGACCCTATGGTCTCAGACCAATTCGTTTTAGAATTTCCGGATGTTCCTACCGGTGGTGCGGATAGTGAACCGTTGATGATTCACTGTCAACAAGCTACCAAGCCAGGTATGACTCTGAATGAAGTTCAAGTTCAAGTATTCGGGCATACACTTGTGTATGCAGGCAACTTGACATTCAGCCATGATATGTCCGTTACGTTTGTTGAGAACGTTCGCGGTGGCATCATGCGCTGCCTTGAACGTTGGGCTGAAGTTGCACGTAACCACATTAGCCAACATGGCGAATTCAAAGCTGGTTATGCGCGTGACGCAAAGCTTACAATCTTTGACAACAAGGGTGATGCAGTTCTGATCTACAAGATTGTCAATGTTTGGCCTAGCAATGTGCCGGATACTTCATTCGACGGTAGCAATGCAAGTTTGATTACGCACAGCGTGTCCTTCAAGTATGACTACTATGAATGCACAGGCGGTAGTGCTGCTGGTTCTTTGTCAGCTAACACACCCGCTTAATACTGTAAATAGAAGAGTGGACTTCGTACACCCACTCTTCTCTTTCTAGGTATTATATTACAACTGAGATTAGGTGGTGTGTATGGCTAGAACTCAACTGCAACAAGCTTTAGCTAGGCCTGATCCGATGCTTACGTTTCAGTGGGAAGTTAAAACAGTCCCAGGTGGTGATGTTTATTTCGGAAACAATCCAGCCTCTTATATTGAATCATTTGATGTCCCATTCAGTAATGTTAAGACGACAGGTGTATTCTTTGGCGGAGGCTATAACTACTTTCCGGAGTTTCATGATACTTCTGCATTCTCTGTTACGTTCTACGGTGACAGTGAAGGGCGCGCTCTAGCGTACTTGTGGGATTGGAAGCAACAAGTTAAAGACTTCAGTACAGGTCTATATGGGCTACCAGCAGGTGCTAATGGATTTAAGAAAGATTGGGTTGTTTTATTAAATGACTCTAAGGGTGTCGCACTAGCTACTATAACTTTTGCAGGTTGTTGGCCTGCTGATACAAACAACATAACATTAGATCAAGAAGGTAGCAGTCGTATTACACTTGCTCAAACCTTCAGCGTGGATAGCATGTCTATTGTTTTAAAGAACTATCCTAAAGCAGGCGATTGGCCTAAGAATCCAAAGAGTTAATTAAAATTTTACACAAAGGAATACAACATGAAATGCGATGCTGCACAATTTGAGCAGATTTCTAAAGATTCTGCCTACCACGATGTAGGTACGCTACCTTCTCAAGGTCATCCTTATAAGGGTCGAATGGATAAACTGTTCATTCGACCCTTTCGCCTTAATGAAATGCGCCTTTTGTCAAAATCAGCACAATTAAACGACCTTGATCCTTTGATTCGTGCTGTTGATCTGTGTATCAGCCATGACGTTTACGATCTTACAATCGGTGACTTCTACTATGTACTACTGTGGTTGCGTATCTATTCGATGCCCGACAGTCCGTACATCCTTGAATGGTATTGCAATCAGCCGTACTTCACGCATAAAGAAACTAACAAGGCTCTTCTATACACAGAAGAGAATTGGCCTAATGCGGAAATGCTTACCAAAGATTACGATGTTGAATCCTGTGATACGCACAACACTAGCGTTGTACAGATTCCTACTATTGATGTTCTGTGCTTGGATGAAGAGTTTGAACTTGATCCTGACTTAGACTATCCTCGCGTTAACATCCTTGTTAATCTCAATGCGTCTTTGCTGGATGCCGATTTGTGTATGCTTGCACCTGCTATTCAGTGGTTGCAGGGTAGTACTTGGGCAGAAAAGATTGCAACGGCTGAGTCTGATCGCGGCATGAACTTAATCGCTAAGGCGCTAAAGATCAATCGGGAAGTTGTGCACGGCATTAATGAGACTGTTACCTTTAATTGCCGTAAGTGCCGAGTCGAGCATACCCAAACACTCAAGCTCAACGCTCTCACGTTTTTTCAATAGTGACTGAGGGGGACATACTAGATATGCAGTACGACCTTTTGAAGCACAGAGGTCTCCAACCTGTTGATGATGTTTCTAGTATGACCCTCCTCTACTTCTACTCCAAGTACCGTAAAGATCGTGAAGATGCTCGTAATGCAAATACGAATCTGCGAACTATACGGGTTGGAGGGAGGTAACGGTATGGACACCCGTAGCCCTTATGTTAGTCCGAATGACTAAGAGTTTGTTCAAAGGTGGAACACCATGAGTAACTTTCTAAGAGACTATCTGGAAAAGCGTAGGGAAGAGGTTAACAGTGCAGAAGATAGCACTGAAACAGCCGAACTCTTGGCTTCCTTGAACTCCAATATTAAACTAGTTGCTAACAGCACGGAAGCTAATCGGAAGACTAGCACCCAGATACTAGGTAGTATTGGTTCTAAAACAGCTACAGATACTCAGAAGGATGCAGTTTACGGTAAGTTCTCTAAGGAACAGATTGCAGTCTTCCATGAATTTGCAGCTAATCAGAATAGCCAAACGAAAACTATTTCAAACGACCTACGGGATCTTAATAAAGCTCTAGTAGATACGCTGGGTAGTAAGCTCGATGAAATTGCCCACTACTTAAAGCCCGATGGCACCCACAGTAAGCGCGATGCAGAAGCAAAGAATGCTGCTCGTAGTATGGGTTGGAAAGACAAGCCTAGTAAAGAAGGTGGAGGAGGTTCAATCATAGACGATATAAAAGACGTTTGGGATTGGGGTAAAGAGAAGTGGGATAACCGCAAGGGTGGTAAAGGCGGAAAGGGTGGCAAAGGTAAGATGGGTAAGGCGGGGCGCATGGGTAAAGCTATGGGTCAAGCACGCGTACCCAGCGTAGGTGGCGGTGGCTCTTGGTGGGATGCTGTCAAGGGTAAAGTAGGTGGTGCAGGAGAGTCTATCGCTGAAGGCGCAGGTAACATTGCAGGTAAAGCAGGTGGCGCTTTAAAGGGCTTATTCGGTAAGATGCCTGCTGTAGTTAAAGCAGGTGGCAATCTATTAGGTAAAGTAGCAGCTCCTTTAGGTGCAGCCCTTGACGTAGGTAGCGGTGTATCTGATTTGCTAGACGGTAAGAAGCAAACAGAAATGCCGTCGGGCTGGGATATGATCTCACCTATGCGTTGGGGTATGTATGCTGGTGATAAGATAAACAACGGTATCAATGCTACTTCTACAGCACTTGGAGGCAGCGGCTCTTTAGGTGGCGATATATACGACGGTGTAGATGCTGTTCAAAGAGGAGCCTCTAGTCTATATCACGGTGCAGTAGATAATACTTCTAAGGCAATGACTTCTGTTTCAGATATGGGCGGCAGCATTGCAGCAGGCTTTAAGAACAGTGTAATCCCAGGCTTCAAGTCAGTAACAGACAACTTCGGTAAGTTTACTGATAACTTTGAAACCAACACTGTTAGTATGCTTACCGGGTTGAGTAAGACCTTCTCAGACTTTGGCGATAACTTCAAAGCAGGGGCCGGTGCAATCTTTCAAGGAGCCAAGTCTGCTGTCGGCTCTGTGGGTACTGCGGTAGGTAATAAAGTAGAAGATGTTAAGCAAGGCTACAAAGAAGGTGGCATTGCAGGCGCTATAAAGAGTGCTGTAGGTGTCGGCAACCAACGTCAGTTTAAAGACGACGCAGGTAATACTGAAACTAGAGAAGGTGGTTCTCGTGCTTGGCGTAACAATAACGAAGGCAACATGCGTTATGGAGACTATGCTAAGTCTAAAGGGGCTATCGGTCAAGACAAAGACGGCTTTGCTATATTTCCAGATCAACAGTCTGGTGCGAAGGCTAAAGAGAGCTTGCTATTTGAAAGCAAGAACTACAAAGACAAGTCGATTGATGATGCAATCTCTAGGTATGCTCCTTCTACTGAGAATGACACGGCTGCCTATCAGAAGAAAGTTCGTGAAGCTGCTGGTGTAGACGGTAAGACTAAAATGAGTGACTTGACGCCGGATCAGCGTCAAAAGGTATTAGCAGCAATGAAGCAGCAAGAAGGCTTCAAAGAAGGTAAGACTGCTTATACAGATGCGTCTGGTAAAGATATTACTAAAGACCAGATGAAGGTTGCTGTAAGTGCCCAGCACGGAGTAACTGACAAGGATGCAACTAAGGATGCTAAGGCAGTAGGTCAGCCTGAAACAGGTAAGACGCAAGTTGCTAAGGCAGTAGGTCAGCCTGAAACAGGTAAGACGCAAGTTGCTAAAGCAGATACCGATGCGACTAAGCAAAAGCCCGTATCTAAAACAGACAATGTATCTGACAAGGTAGTTAAGTCAGGTGCTAAACCTACTCCTGCTACTGATGAAGATATGAGGCTTGCTAATGAAGCCAACCATATTGAAGTCAGTAAGAAGCAAGCTGCTATTGCTAAGACAGATGCTTCGATAATGTCGGTGAAGAAAGAATCTCCCCGCATGGTAGATAAGTCTGCTCCTGAAGAAGCTAAGCCTGTTAAGGTAGCTAATGCAGAGCAACTCAAGCCTGATGCTCCTACTGTTTCTGAAGCAGATAAAACTCCGTCTCAAGGTGGCTCTAGCACAGTGCCTACTTTAGATTCACTACCGTTACAACTTACTGATATGGGTCTTGTTCTATTGAATATTGGACACATCTAATCTTAGGAAAACATCATGGCTGTCATTAGTGGTAAAGGAACAGCATCCCCACCTGCTGCTACAGAATATATAGCTTCATGGGGTTTGCATGAAAACTATATAGTCACCTTAGAAGTTCGCGGTGACTCCAACCCAGAAGAAAACTTCTCTGTAGCGACATCCATTGATGAATCTTTTAGCATTAGTTTAGGGGCGCAGTGGGATGCTCCTTTTGCTAATGTTCTACAAGAGGCTATGGGTAACGGAGCAGTATCTTCAATTGCACAACAGGGCATGAAAGCAGCAGGTATCTCAGTTAAGAGCCGCGCTACATCTGCTCAAGTATGGCAGTCTTCAGACCCTATTGGCTTTCAGATACCTTTCACGTTTATTGCTCAACGTGATCCTAAGAAAGAAGTACAGGACAAGATTCAAAAGTTATTGAAGCTTGTTGCTCCTAGCTTAGGTGGTGGAGGTGTGAAAGAAATCTTAGGAGAGAAGGCCGGTAATGTTTTGAGTGCAGTAACTCTTAAAGCCCCTGGGCCAACGCTTATAAATCAAGCAATGGACAGTAAGCGTATCATCTTAAAGATTGGTAATTTTCTAAGGCTCGATAACTGCATTATCGAGCGGGTTGATGTTCAGTTTGACAGCTTATTTGGCTCAACAGGTATCCCACATAAAGCAAAAGCAACTGTTGATATTAAGAGTTACTTCACATGCTTTACTACAACCGATATTGATAGCATGTTCCTAAACAAATAAGAGGTGGATTATGGCTTACTTTGAATTTCGGTAGTCGTACTCCCACATGGATACTACGTTGTAGCCTAAGGACTTTAGTAAGTATTCGCGTTCCATGGTTTTCGTGTATAACTGTTTTGCAGTAAGTTTCTTATTTAAAGGATTTGGATAAGACCTAGGCTTATAAACAGTTGGGTTGCCGTGAAAACAGTCTCCGTAAAATTCAAAGATTGTGTTAGAGCGGGCATGGAAACCGTCTACTCGAAGGCGTGTTCCAGGTATACGAAATTCACCTCCCTTTAAAGCATGTTGTACACTTTTCAAGCGACGACGTTTTGCCTCCTTTTCAATCCATTCTATTGCTATATTTGAAAAGTTTACACAGACAGTGCAATCAGAGCACCCTTTACCACTTAAATGATTGTTAGGGGTTTGTAAAAAATCACCATGCTCTTTACAGGTAATAATAATATTAACAGAAGCTTTGGTATACTCTGATTTTTTATAAGAATACTTTGAGCCGTGTACTTCTTTCGCTTTTTTGAGGAACTCCTCCCTGTTACTTAGTCTTCGCTCTGCTCTACCTTCGTAACAACATTTCGTACAACCGTAGCCGTTCATGTGCCCATTAGGTGAAATCGTAAAGTCTCCGTGCTTTTTACAGCCTACAGTAATTCTTGTGGTAGAGTTTTTATATTCTACTTTTGAATAGTCAAATTTACGACCGTGCTTTTGTTTTGCTCTTTTTATAAATTCTTCTGAGCTTAAAGTACGTGTTTTATTCCGTCTATCTTGAGCGCACACCGGGCAGCCAGCTCCTCGTAGATGTACCATAGGCTTTTGTTTAAATTCTCCGTGCTTCCTACATTTTATTACCACATCAGCATGAGCATTTTCATATACAACGGTAGTATATACATAGGTATTACCGTGCTTTTCCTTGGAAGCTTTTATAAAGTCTTTTATAGTGTAAGCCATTTTTTAGTTCCTTTAGTTGCGTATACTCTATAAAATTACTAATTTCTTAAAAGAAGGGATTTTATGTACGCCGTCGATTTCAATAATCGCTTCTTCCGGGTTTATGCCGTCACTATTGATAAGTACGGTATTGATCCTCTTCTAGATAAGATAGTACCTAAGCTTCTACAGATCACTACTTATTCAAATCACCCTGTTGTGCAAGATGAACGGGGTGCGCCTGATTTAATCTCCTTGCGTGAGTACGGAGTTGAAGATTACTGGTGGCACATAATGACGTACAACGGCATATGTCGCTTCAGAGATATTACTGAGGGCATGACACTACGTATGCCTACTCTAGGTAGTATCATTGCTGTAACCAATGATGTGTTGATCGCACAGCCTAGTGGCTCCAACATAGCTATTATTTAGGCGCAGTCTTTAGGATTTAAACCATGCTAAATATCCAAGATAAAGTATTTGTATCGTTAAAGATTGACGGTACAGAAGTAGAATACGCAGGTTTAATTTCAATCATAGGTACTGAGGGTAACGGTGCGCTAATACCTGCGCTAAAGATTTCTATTTCTGATCCTCTCAGCCTCTTCTCTTCACCTAAGTCTGCTATAACTGAAGGTAATGAGGTAGAGATTTCACTTGCGCGTTCGCATAAAGATAATACTGTTCGCCCTAGAAAGTATAGAGTGTTCAGTGTCAGTCGAGGGAATCAAGCTTTCAATCCTACGATGGACATTGTGTGCATAGTGAATTCACCTAAGTACATATCAAAAAGTTCCATTGAGTCCTACAAGGGTAGCTCTGAAACTGTCTTAAATCAACTTGCAACCAAGTGCGGTTTGACCTTCTCTGGGCAGTCTTCGTTAGATGGACGTACACCTAATGACTCTCAGACATGGTTGAATGTTTGTCGTAATCGAGCTACCTTTGCGCAAGACGTTGTAAAGCACGGTTGGATTGATCCTCATAGCGGTATGTCAGCTTCTGTTACGTCATACGGAGAACTACGCTATAGGGATTTGATAGCTCTTATTAACACACCTATTGATAAAATTCAGTATGTGTTTATGCACAGTGCTCCGCTTAGTTCAACCGATAACAATCGTAAGTTGTACTTTGTTAAGGAAGCACGTGACCGTAGCAGTGCGGGTGTGATGACATCCTGGCAGAACTATGGCAGCACTCGCGTTCAGAATAAGTTGACTGGCGATGTAGATGCTCATAAGGAACTAGCTGTTAAAATGCCGGGTAGCTATCTACCTATCAATAGTTCAGTATCTGGACAAATTGATCGTTCCCGAATTGAGTACGCCCCTTTAGACTGCGGCAACGTTCATAACAATTATGAGGTTGCTCAATACCAAAATACAAAACTGAATGCTCTGTTCACAGAGAAGATGTCCTTATTGATGGACAGTGTTACGGAAGTTCAGCTTTATGATGTTATTATCTATCGTCAGGAAGATGCAGACCTTCGACAGCCTGTTAAGAACACGGACATCTATATTGTTTTAGGTAAGACCTATGCAATATCTGGTGGTGTCCATTACGCAGAACGCATTGAACTTGCAAGGATGAGTTTAACTATGTCAGGTAGCACTTCTTTAGAGAAACCAGGTAACTTCGCTAGTGAGCGGTCAATGATACCTGATGTTACGGTCAACGCGGGTAGCACAGGCGTCTTAGCTGCTGCTAATAGAGCCAACGCTACATCTTTGTCAGGTTTGGTATCGGGTGTATCTACCGGCAATTCGATGCTTGACGGACTGAAGAACTCTATTGCAAGTCCTCTTGTTGGAATTGCGGGGCGCTTAGACGGAGTTAAGTCACTTGTTTCTAATGGGCTTGCTTCACCTTCTACGATTACTGGTATGCTGCAAGATGCGCGTATCCTAGCTGCTTCGGCTGTAGATATGAAGTCGGTATTCTCCTTCGTTAGTAACGCTAACGGTGGATTACTGTCCTCTTTAGTAGGACAAGCAAGCGGTGTTAAGTCATCCTTAATATCTCAGACTAACGGCATTACAACTAGCTTAGTTAATCAGTATGCTGTAGCAATGCCCATGCAAGCTGTCTGCTCTGCTATGCAAAGCACTTTAGGTATTATGCCTGCTGACGTAGTTAAAGCTTCCGGTGACTACTCAATCCTGCACAGCACTTTGTCAGGTACTGCTAGTGATATTGCAACATTGACAGGTGGAACTAATAGTCAATGGAATAAGACTCTTGGTACTCTACGAGGTGTAACGGCTCCTTCTTCTTTCAGCAATAGCACTCCGCAGTTTTCTGTAAATCTGCAACAAGGGTTGAAGACACCTTCAATGTCAGATGTTAATCTGCTAGGGGTAGTTAATAGTGGGCTTAGTAAAGACTACAACGGTTCCCCGAGTTGGTTGTCACCTACTGCGTTGAGTCCCACCTCAGGTAGCTCTGCCGCTTCGTCAATTGATGAAGCTAAATCTTATTCCAATCGTTTAATGGCAAATCTATCATGACAATGAACCTAGCGACCGATATGGCCGAAGGGCAAGGCCTAAATAAAGATATTTGGTATGCTGCTACTGTCGTACATAATAACGATCCTGATAAGTATGGGCGTATTCAAGCGCGTGTAAAAGAAATATTCGATGGCATCCCTGACGAAGACCTACCTTGGGCAATCTCAGCTGGTTGGAATCACCCAGATGGGGCGTTCGGTAGCTCGGGTATATTGTTAGTACCGAAAGTTGGAACTAAAGTTCAAGTACGCTTTCAGAAGGGCAGTCCGATGTATCCGGAGTATAGAGGATACAATGTAGATAAGGGTACTGCTTTGCAAGAAGCAGAAATGAACTATCCTAATCGGGCTGTTCTTCGCTTTCAAAACAATTCAATGATGATTGTTGATACCCAAGCAAACATCATTTATATGCGTAGCCCTGGTGACTGTCGCATTTGCGTAGTCGGAGACTTACAGCTTGAAGTATTAGGTAATGTTGCTGAGTTGGTTCACGGCAATGTAACTAGGCACATTCAAGGCAATCTCGATGAAACGATTGATGGTAGCCATTCTGTTACTGTCAAGGGTGACTTCAAGGAACATATATCAGGTAAGAGTCATACACAGTCTGCCGACCATTTGATTTCTGCACAAGGACAACTTACGCATTCTGCTTCGGCTGCTGCAACAGTCAAAGCGGGTGGGGTGCTATCGCTTGAAGGATCGCCTTTGCAAGAAAACGGTGGAACGGGCGCAGGTGATCCGGGTAGCCCAGGTGATGCAGCAGCAGTCCAACTAAAAGATTGGCCTGGTATCAGAGGCGCTGCTCCAGGTGATGGTTTCTCTTCATCTGCAACTAAAGAAGATGTGGCGGTAACAAACTTTGAAGGAGCGACACCTTCTAAAGAAGCACTTACCGCAGCGGGTATGTCAACTGCTCCTAATAATCCTACTGAAACGGAGAAGAGTGAAGTGGCCCCTCCTGCTAAAACTGCTGCACCTAAGGATTGTTCTGCTTTTGAAGCAATGACAGACTTTCCACCGACTACTCAACTTTCAACTAGCTTCAACCTGGGTATGCTTTCAACGAATGCTGCCTTGCAACGTAATGCTGTTGCAGCCCAGCAAGGTCTTACTGCGGCCCAGATAGTATGCAACCTTAGCCAACATGCTAAGAATATGCTGGAGCCAATTACTGCTAAGTATGGTAAGCCTGTTGTAACAAGCGGCTTCCGTTTAGTTGCAAATGCAAGTGCTCCTAATAGCTGGCATACTAAGGGTAGTGCTACAGACTTGCAGTGGCCGGGTATTAGTGATAAGGAATACTATGATCGTGCTGTTTGGATTAAAGACAATCTTCCGTTCTCTGAAGTAATCCTAGAGTATGGGGCCAATCGTCCTTGGATTCACGTAGCATACAACTCAACGGCCCTTAGCACTACAAACTTCAAAACTCGCGTTTCCGTAAACAACGGCTATAAGCAAGGTATCATCTTGCTCAAGAATCAGCCGGGCGTCGGTGGCGTGACATATACAGGTTAGAAATGAAAGTGCTAATTTAGATGAAGTAAAAGGGAGTCAAAATGTTTGCTGTCACAGAGCGAAAGCTCCGACTTAGCGAACTGTTTAAAAGAAAACAAAGTATAGAAAAGGCAGTTTTTAAGTCAGACGATCCGGTACAAGCTTTACAATCCGATTTTTATTGCACCAGGAATACTTAGTAATACTTAAGGAACTGGTGCAGTTACTCTAAGAGACTGCTATGGAACTTCTTATCAGCGTATCTGCTAATACGTATGGCCCACTTCCTGATAAGCTCAAGGAAGCTCTTTCCCATTTGTGTAAGACGTATTATCCAAAGATTCCGATGGATAATATTTGGGCAGCTTGTGAAGAAGCTCGTATGTCTTTGCTAGATGAAGACGGTGAACCGTGGGAAGGCTTCTTAACAGGGCGTGACGGTAGAGCTACAATCGACTTAGGCGATAAGCGCGACAATAAGGTATGCAATGCTTTGCACTTACAGTGGCATAAGATGCCGAGCGGTAAGTATGAAATTAATGCCTACTTAGACAAGTAAGGGAATACTTATGACGGGTGCTGTTAGACTAGGGGATTTCGACAGCGGGCACGGATGCTTCCCTTCTCGTGCAAATATTTCTGCAAGCCCTGATGTATTTGTTAACGGAAAGCCTAGTCATAGAGTAGGTGACGGATGGGCTCTGCACGGATGCTCTGTATGTGCGCCACACGGTGGTGTTGCAGCCTCTGGTAGCCCTGATGTATTTGTTAACGGAAAGCCCAAGTGCCGAGTAGGTGATGCTGTTAGTTGCGGTTCTTCAATGGCTACAGGTAGCAGTGACGTTATTGTGAATTAAGGCGATCTTAAATGAAACCAGTTTTAAACACACCGAATAGGATTATCTTCAGCGATGTGAATCCTGATGTTACAATGGATGGACCGTTTGAACTGGTATTCAATGAAGACTCCATAGTCAAGTCTTTAGAAACATGTTTTACAACACCTAAATACTCAAGACTGTTTCGCAGACAATTCGGTTCTAAGCTCAATGACTTGTTATTCCAACCGATGGACGACATAACGGCCAACGCGATTGCTTTTGAATTAAAGCAGGTAGCGCAGGATTGGGAAAACCGTATTACAAACATAAGCGTCATAGTACTTCCTGATATTTCCAATCAGCAATACTATGTGGATGTAAGCTATCGTATTCCTATGCTAGGAAACAAGATGGTATCATATAAGTTCAACATTAGCCAGGGTGCCGCATCATGACCATCCCATTAGTTTTAAGTAATGTAAGGCCAGACTTTGAAAGTTTGCTGCTGCAATTGCAAATTTATTTGCAAGGTACTAATGCTTGGCAAGACCTTCAAACGTCGAGTACAGGTGAGACACTGATGGAAATGATGGCTGCTGTCGGGGCCATGAATCAGTTTGGTATTGAGAGTGCAGCGCGTGAAACGACCTTAACTACTGCGGTTCGAGATAGCTCGATCTATGCTATCACTCGAATGCTGGGTGTTCGTATTCATCGTAAGTATCCAGCCAGCGTTACAGTAAATATATCGCGTATTGACTCCTCTGTATCTTTTGCGCTACCTGCTTACACACAACTTACGGTTAATGGTCAGAACTTCTTTAATCGCAATACTTTGATGTTTGCACAAGGGAGCTTAACTGCTGCCGAACGTTTGTTCTACGGGCCCGTTAAAGCCTTTGTTGACGGCACGCACTTCCGTTTAGACATAAGTGCTTTAAACGTTACAGTGTTACGGGTAGGTGATACGTTCAACCTAGTAATTAATAGCGGTGCTGACATGGGTCAGATTAAAGCTATCAAGTACGTGGGCGGTAACGTAGGCGAAGACTTATTTGCACTAGCTGATGGTGAAACACCCTTTACGCAACTCGCTTCTGTTCGTGTTAGCGTAATGAGTTCGATTGTGCAATTGTTTGAAGGTAGTATCACTACTGAATCCTTTACGTCAGACGGTAGCGGCTTCCGTCAAATATACTTAGCCCAGACAAACTTCCAAGTTTCGGATGTTGACGTAAATGTAACTGTTACCAATATTGACGGAACTGTTATTACGTGGGGCCAGATCACCGACGGTATGTGGAGTGCAGGTTCTACTGACAATGTGTTCTATGATTCTACGTCAGGCTTAGGCGAAACAATTATCGCTTTCGGTGACGGTACTAACGGTGCAATACCTCTGTTAGGTAGTACGATCAATGTCAAGTACGTTATTACGCAAGGTCAAGCTGCTAATAACGGTCTAAGTGCTTTGGATGTAACTTGTACGAATTACAACTGGTTGTCAGGCAAGACTGCTTCTGTTATCTCAGGTGGTGCTGACCAAAAGCCGTCAAACTATTATCGGTTTATGGCGCCTCTTATCTTCAAGGCACGTAATCGAGGCGTTACTGATTCAGATTACTTAGCAGTGTCGTTAGACTACCCAGGTATTATCAGTGCAAACGTAATGGCACAGCGTGACATTGCTCCGCACGATCTACGCTGGATGAATCAACTTCGTATTTGTTTACTCCCTGCTGACCCAAACTCTATGAGTTTAACAGCACCTGAGTGGGATGAGTTTCTTGCATACATGAAGAAGAAACGACATGCTGCGGTCAACATTGTTACGATAAACCCTACTTCACAAAATGCTGAGATTGAATTAACGCTGGCACTAAAGAAGGAGTATATACCTTCTACTGTACTGCCTAATGCAGAAGCTAAAGTTAATGCTTTGTTCTCACGCCAGAGCGATACACTAGGTAGGCGCATCGCAGTATCTGACGTAGTGAAGGCCGCTATGGTGGAAGGCATCGACTACGTTGAGGTCAATAAGTGTAAACTAACTAATGATACTATTGCGGTCACAGATTTGTTGCCTGTTGACGGTACTTACTTCATTAAGCTTGCTTCCTATCTGGTTAATACGACATACAGTGAGCGTAGCATTTACGGTGATGGGAGTAGTTAAATGACTGTAACCATTGCAGAAGCAGAACTGCTCGATATTGTTACGTCTAAGCTAAAAGACAATACCGTATGGGCAGAGCTAGCTACAGCTTTTGATATGGTTGTCAAGACTAACGTTGATGACCCTATTCAACAGTTGGAGATGCTTAGGTATCTCCCTCCTGATGCTGACCAAAAGATATTGTCGGATGCTTGTCGGATGTTAGGCTTTGACTTGAGCCAAGACGTATTGAACATGAGCGTAGATAAGTTTACGCGCATTGTTACGCAATTAGGTATGTATCCAGATAGTAACGGCACAGAAGCTTTCACAAAGTTTATAAGCCTAATGATTAACGGCTTCTGTGATGTAACTTATTTGTGGAGCCAAGACTATGTTAATTTTTATGCACAGCCTAAAGGTCTTACAATAGATAAAGGTGGACGTTGGTTTAAAACGACGCACATTGATCTAGCTATGGGCTTCTTAACATTAGCAGGCTTACAGTTAAAGCAAGGTCAAACTCTGTATCAGCGTACTAAAGAGATATTCTACCAACAAGCACCGATAACATTAGTGATTGAGCGTATGGGATTCTCAGCGTATGTTAAAGCAGAGGTAGCTTTCGGGGTTAAGCAACTAGCGCCTAATAGGATTTACCAACTAATCGCAGCTGGTGACAATCAAATTTAGGTATAAAGTTTGTAACAAAGGATAAAAAAGTATGCTATCAGTAACCGACATAGGTTTAGCGGCCATTGCAAATGCAGAGCAAGGTGGCTTCTTAATAGACCTAACCGATTTCAAAGTATCTGAGTACGATATATCCGGTTTATCTAAAACTGATACTATTAGTGCTTTAGGTATGCTGGGTGTTCCTGTCTATCAAGCCCAAGTTACAGCTATTGAGGTTGTAGATACTGCTTCTGTTCGTCTTACACTAACAGTCCCAGCTAGTCTGCCTAAAGCAGGCATGTGGCAGTTACGTGAAATCGGTGTATATCTAGCTAGCGGCGAGCTTTTTGCTTATGGGCCGCTAGTTCCTGTTTATGAGAAGACTTCCGAGTATGCCATTACTATCTATTTGCTAGTTGTAGCAAATCGTTTAGGTGATGTTATCAATGTTGTTGTGTCAAACAACAATAGTCTTCCGGCTACACCTTTTGTACGAACTCTAGCACAGCCTCAACACTCCTATCAGAATGCAGTTATTGTCCTTGATGAAAACGTCAATGACTACCTAGATGCTTCTTCTGCAAGTATCGCTGTCAAGTCAGGGCCAGGTGGTAATCAATGGGCCTTCGTAGGCTACAATCGTATCTATAAAGGGAGCCTTGATTCGATTGTTGACTCTACTACCTTCTCTTTAAATCCAGATAAGGGTGGCTTTTGGTTGAATGATAATGAAACTGTTATCTGCCAAGTTGTTGGTGGCGTAGGTGACGGCTTCTCGCGTAAGTTAACATTCAATAAGGCAAACAATACCTTTACCACTGTTGATAAAGCATGGCAGTCAATCGCATCTTCTTCTACAGTTTCAATCTGGCGCAGCTTAAAGAATCAACTACCTGCACGTACAGCCGACTTGGAAGACTACCTTGTATTAGGTGTAGGCCTAAATGATTGGACTCGGGTAGAACAAGTAATAAATAAAACAAAGTATGTTGCACATGTTGCAAGCGGCACTTTCGACTCTTTAGGCATGTTTGCTGATCCCGCTATTCTGGGTGCTACTGAGATTGATACGTATGTCTTCGTAGAAGGTAAGTGCATCCCTTTCAGCAACTATTCTGTAGCAGCTAATGAAGTGCTGGCTCCTACCTTTGCCGGCAAAGCTGTAGATGTATATGCGTTCATCCCTACAGTTGTTGCCGTAGGTGGGATGCTGGCTAAGTTTGAATCTACGTATCCTACAGACGGAATAACTGCTCGTTATTACTTGCCTATTGTTCCAGACGATACGGCGTGGGTTGAACTATACATTGATAATATGTATATCCCCAAATCAGATTATACGATGGAGCCAACCTCTGTTCTGTTCAGTAGCCCGCCTACTGTAGGAACTTTGAAGATTGTGTGCTTTGCTACGTATGAGGATGACGTTTCCTACACAACGTTGAAGAGATACTTCTACCAAGCTACAGTTGGGCAGCCTCTGGCATTCAATGTTGATCCTTCAATGTTCGATGCTACTCGTACCATAGTCTATGTTGACGGTAGCTACTACCTTGAAACAGACTTTACTATTGACGCGGGTGTTGTAACTCTCCTTAAGACTCCTCTATATCCTAATGGTACATCCATTATTGATATTACTACCTTCACGGTAGTAGATAGCTCGATAACAGCTACGGTAAGCGGTACTAATACTGGACCGGAGTGGGTTGACCCTGCTGGTCGAATGGGTACGCCTAATAAGCTAGTACCCAAAACAATGAGCTATACATCAGACGGTGCTCGGACAGTGTATCCTGTCTATAACGTACCGCGTAAGTCCAACATCATCATGCTTGCAGGTGGAGCATGGCAGGACCCACGTAATCATATCTATGTTGCGGGTAATAAGGGTGCAGCTTTCGGTACATTGACTATCTTGGAAGCTATACCATTCGGTGTAAAGATCGACTTCATTTGCTTTACGGATGTAGAAGATGCAGGTAGATCAACTCTATGTGAGGTCTATGACTTCACCACTACTGCAAGCTTGACTTACACGATACCTACTGTCGATGATGAAAATTCAATCTTTATTGCAATAGGCGGTGCTTATCAACATAAGGGTAGCTACTACGTAAGCGGCAACACTACTTTGAACTTGCAAGAAGTAGTAGCAGGGCAAGCTGCCGAAATTTGGTACTTTAAGACGATACCTCATGCCGGATGGCGTACAGAAATGTACGTTGATTTCAATACAACGGGCTCTGTAAACCACTATCCCATAACGAACAAGGTTGAGCGCAAAGAGAATACTCTTGTGTTCCTTAGCTCTGTCTATCAGCTAAAGCCTACGTATAAGGTAGTTGAAGCTGACTATATTCAAGAAGTTCAGTATGCTACACCGCTGCCTATTGACTACTATGATCTACACTTAGGTAGTGTGTATTTTGTTAGTGGCCCTCCCTTGACACGTTTGTTACTGCGTGAAGATGGCTCTACTCAGTATATGCCACGTAATGGCCCGTATGTAGATTGGCCGAACTTGAGCTATCGCTTACGTGATATGCTGGCTTGTCCTATTACCAAGTTGCTTGCTCTGGTAACAGGTAGTATGAAGCTGGACTTCAATAACGGCAGCCAAAGTGACCAGAATCTTGCAAATAAATACGGTCTACAGCCTGTAACTAAAGCTCTGACTATGCAAGTTTTACCAACAGCGGCTTATGCAGGAGTTGGATCAGGTGCTACCCTAGGTGCTAAAATGACGTTCAACGTCTATAAGTATCTGGAAGTATTCCTTAAGCAAGAACTGGGCGATGCAACCTTTACGATTCACAAGTATGAGCAAGGTAAAAAGTATTTCATTGATAACATCAATCTTGGTGCAATGACCTACGAAGCTTTATCTCGCGCATCTATACCTATGATTACGTATGATACGGGTATTTATATTAACTATCCGAATGCTCTTCAAGGCACTACGTATTCAGGTGTTCCACTACTGACCAACTTCTTTGATATGATTTGGTCGCGTGACCATGTTACCTTACCAAGTGGTTTCACTTTAGGTAATACTAGCATCCATACGCAGTCCGTATCTTCTGTAGACAGTGATAGCACACAAAGTCGCACCTTCACCCATGTTATTGTTGATGCGTTTAGCGGTAGCACTTACACTGTTAAGTGGAAACGTCCGTATGTTGTTGCAGACCACAATACAGAATACATGACTTTGGTTGATGCGGGTGGCGCACCTGGGTATGTTCAATACTTTGCACGCTTATATGCTCAGTGGAAGTATAATGATGCTGATATTATTAAGTGTATGGTCTACAACAAGACTTGGCAGGCTAACGGAGGTATCTCTGATATTGCATGGCCGGCATGGTTGATTACTGTTCGTGGTGGTGCTTATGGTAATTATCCTTCAACAGCTGCCTACACAGCGAATCTATCATTCGGAGTTGTAGTAGATAGTTTTGATGCTAGTACGGGTGATTGCAATCTATTGATTAGCATTACAAGCGGTACTATTGGGTATTCTTACTTCCCAGCAGAAATGATGATTAAGAATATTCAGATTCCTGTTAGTTATACGATCTACCCTGCAATCTCTATCAATCCGGATGGCTCTATCAATCCGATGATCTCGAATGACGATTTGTTCAAGTCATGTTGCTGGACAGACTTTACTGCATCATCAGTATTGAATTGTGGTACTGGTGTTACTCCTAACAAGCCTACTGTCAATACAATGATTACGGGTAGTGCACAACCGGTTATAACAGGTACGTATCCGTATCGCTTTGCTAATTCGTTTAGTGTGACGGTTGAAGGTCAGACCTTTACTAAGGGTAGCTCTGTTGCTCTGTCTACTTTGAATGATACTTGGTCCTTGGACTTGAGTTTGACTTCGGTTGTACTAAGCTTGGGCTTCCACGATGTAGTTGCTAGTGCTGACGTAGGTGAAGCCGCACCGTATGTTGATACTTCAGTTAATGAGATTTCAATTACTAAGGTAGTCGATAATACACCTCCTTCAGTACCAACAGTTACGACGCATACGTACGGTAATACGACACCTATAATCATTGGTACATATCCAGCTAATGATGCAGCAGGTGGGTTCTCTGTTTCAATCAACGGTTGGTCCTATACGCTAAACGGTACTAAGGCTCTTGATACAACCAATAGTTTGAACACGCGTAATCTAGCTAGTGCACCTTTGACTGCAGCCGGCGGTAGCTGGTCACTAGATATGTCTAAGGATACAGCCAACGTTCTTACTTGGCAGACTTACTCAGTTACAGCCACTGTAGCAGATGCAAGCGGAAACATTGCAGTCGACCTAACAATGAATGAAGCTATTCTTGTGCAGCCCACTCCTACGCAAGTAGCTTATACAACAGCAGGTACGTATTCCTTAGTAATACCAGCTAACGTAACATCGCTTACAGTTGACGGCTTATACGGTGCCGGTGCAGGGTCAGGTGCTTGTAATAATAATGGCGATGCTTGGGTAGGAGGCGGTGGTGGTTCTGGTGGTAAAGTGCTAGGTACTGTTCTTACTGTAACACCAGGTGAAACGATTACGATCATCGTAGGCAAGCGCGGCTTTGGTGCTTCGTATCGCTTCAATAGCAACTACAGCTACAACTACACAGACACAGGGGCTGCTGTAGGTCTTGATACAGGTACTGCAGGTGGTGCAACATATGTAATGCGCGGATCTACCGTGCTTGTAGCAGCTACGGGCGGCACACCTGGTTCACAATTCGGTAACGGTATAGGTGGCTCACCGGGTGGTGGTAACGGCGTTCATCCTAACGGTGCACAAGGCTATACTGGGCCATTTGCGGGTGGCTCTAACGGCTCAGGTGTTCCTCCATCGGGTCATGGTAATTCTTGGAACGGTGGTACAGGTACAGGCTACGGTAACGGCGGCGGTGAATCTGGTTTAGGGGCCGGCTGTAATGGCCAAGATGGTGCAGCTCTACTGTCGTATATTATTCCGATTCTTTAAAAGGTAGACTACTATGTTTATGTTGACTCCGTCTGAAGTAGTTGAGGGTTGCTATTCAATGGCAATCACGGATGCTGCTACAGACGGAAGCTCAACCCAGTTGATGAAAAACATCTGGGAAGCAGCTTCCGTCTTAGATTCGTGGGAAGTAGCGCTGCCTAAAGCGAAAGTTATTCTAGCTAAGTTTGACCAATTAGTTAATGATAATGAAGCTGAGGCAAATGTTAAGCACTTCTATCAAACTATGCGACACGGCATGAGCTTTGACTGGATGCTAAACTATGTTAATAGCCGAATCCTTGCAGTGTTTCCGTATTCAAGTACCTTTGAATTTAGCGGTACCGCTGACTTTGTTAATACTTTTATAGATGACGAGGTGTTCAATACTGAGTTGGCTGAGATTGATAAAGAGTTGAACGCTGTATTCGATTGGGTGTTTGAAGGATACCCGGATCGTACAGTGTATAACAGACTGGCAAAGATTTCGGGTTCATCTGTAGCAGATGCGCTATATGGTTTATCTAATCTACCTTCTTTAGGGGACGGCAGCCCTTATGTAATACCTCTTGCTACGGCCCATCGTGTAAACTATCTAAATCTGTTGATGGAAATGTTTGCAGCAGGTATAGGGTATGTGAAACGTGAAGTTTGGCATAGTGTATTTGCTCGTATTAAAGCAGGCGAATTAGATGCGTTCGTTGTAGTAGGCAATAAGTTTGAAGCTTTTGCTTACGGTGGAATAGGTGGCACAGGTATTAAGTGGCATCGTTTTCAAAATGGTATCAAGATGATGGGCTTATCTGATCGTCAGCAACGCTCTGAGTATATTAGAGCCTTTGCAGATGAAATGACGTTTTTCCGTATTCAGAATGATACCTTGTATGTAGATGAAACACTATTCCCACAAGTATCCTTTGATGACGGAAAGACTTGGTTTACAGCAAATCTATTTAAGGATGATGCTTCCTCTTTGCAAGTTGATATCCCTGTTAAGATGCAGATTCGCTATCCTTTTACTCCGAGGTATGACGATATAGGGAACAAGACTATTAAGCTAAAAGGTAGTACAAACTGCGTATTCAAAGATTCCAAAGTGTTGCTTGATGAAAACAACTGGGCTGAAACCCAAGTTGTTTTCAGAGGACAGAATGTATCTTTTGGTATAACAGATGCTGATAAGAAGTATCCCTTCTCCTTCTTCAGTACATCTTCTGTATCCATCGACACGTTGGCGTGGCTCAAATGAAAATAGAAGTACCTATTCCTAATAATGTACATTTTACACCGCGCACTCTGAGCGGTTTCATTGACACAATAAATAAATATAAGGATCACATAAGCTGTATGTACTTTCCATTAGGTCATATAGATACTGATATTGATGTGTGGGGTATTCGTGCTCCTCAATTTGTATATCCTAATGGGAATAGGGATGCACAAGCAGTGCTTAACTGGGAGAATGCTGTAAATCAGATTCTCTCCTTTACAGGTCTTCCAGTTAAAGTGCTGATGAACAATATTTATAGTCCGGACTTCTATAAAGAAGAGTCCTGGGCTAAGATTTTAAATAAGCTTGAGTTCTACCGTAAGCGTTATCCTGTGCTTGCCGTAACTGTATCCGATGTTACGATAATACCCAAGCTTATCAATGAAGCTGTCTTGGTTTCATTGAGTACGAATAGCCATACAAGCTTACAAGAGTTGGATATGTTCTTGATGATGTACGGATCAGCGTGTTTAGATAGTGTGGTACTTCAACGCGACCTAAATCGTAATCCTAAAAAGCTTCAGCACTATCTATCAAAGCACCCAGAGTTGGCTAGTAAGTTAATTCTGATGGTGAATGAAGGTTGTGTCAATGCTTGCATCTACAAGAACAGCGGTGACGTTGAAATCTCATTGAGCGATGTTAAGAGCGGCCAGAATAAGATTCATGTTATAGGATGTGAAAATATAGCAAGGCTTACTCCTTGGTTGTTCTTAACTAGCCAGTTTCTAACTAAAGAGATACTTGAAATGCACTATCCTTTTATTGACCAGATTAAGTTAGCTGGACGTAACTTAGGTAGTTCCAACATCAAGTACATGCTCCAGCATTACGTAGACGGTGAGGATAAAGACTTATCTGAATTTCTGAATGTATCCGCTAATGATGGATTGAAGATTTCTAATTTATCAGAAGCATACTGGCGTGATGTGCTATCCTGTAATAAGGAATGTGCATCTTGCCGACAGTGTGAAACTCATTACGCGCAGGCTTTATCAAATATCAGGAGTAGTTGATTATGGGTGGTTTAACTAAAGTAAGTCCGTCAATGATTGACGGCAAAATTGCAACAGGTGCCACTGTAACTAATGGTACTGTAACGCTTACATTCAATGACGGTACTAGCATAAACTTAGGGGCAGCAGGTGGTGGAGCAAGTGGCGGGGCTTCTATAACAGGGTTGAGACTTAGTGCAACAGACATAGGCGGTTCCGGCGGAGGCAGTTCTACCTATACACCGTCTGTTACACTATCTTCAGCGGCCATTACTACTGCTCAGACCTTAGGTGTGAATGTTACAGGGGCCCCTCCTAACTCTAATATAGGTATAACTATTAAAAATAGTTCAGGTGCTGTAGCTGACTCTTCTTCCTTCACTGTAAATTCAGCAGGCACGGGCACAGGTAGTATTTCAGCTAGTGCGTTACCCGCAGGTAGCTATACGATCATTGCAACTTTTGATTCATCAAAGACCTATAGTTCGGGTAATACGGTAACGAAAGCCTTTACAGTGACAGCGTATTCTGGCGTTACTTATCTGCCTTCTTTAGGAATTGCAAATGCAGATATTACCGCAACTTCTGTTAAAGTAACTATTTATACAGCTCCTCCTAATAGTAATGTTACGGTGACTGCTTCTAATGCTACTACAGGGGCCTCAGTTTATAGCGGTACTGTAGCGATAGGAAGTACAGGCTTGGGCACTTTAAATCTAACAGGGCTTACTACTAAAACTGGTTATGTTATTAACTTTGACTTTGATGGTTCCTTTGTGTACAATCCGGCGTACGGACAGCACTTGGGTACCTTTGTAACAACTATATAATCAGAGGGGTAGGCATATGTTTTTAATTATTGACTTTTCAGACGGTACTTCTAAATCAGTAGACTTGAGTGCTTTAGGCTCAAGTGGAAGTGGATCAGGTAGTGTAGGTCCCGTGGGTCCAACTGGACCACAAGGACCAGCAGGATCAGGGGGTAGCGGTTCGGGTAGCCAAGGCCCAGTCGGACCAACAGGCCCCGCTGGAGCCACTGGGCCAGCCGGGCCCGCCGGAGCAGCATCCGCAGGCTTCGGAGGAGTCGGATCATTTGTTACTGTCTTTGGGCAAGATGACGGTAATGGCAATAATATATTTTACGATTCTTCAAATGCTCAATATAATATCCCACAAGCATTAACTTTCGGTTCTATATTGTACGGTGCATATTTAGTAGCAATAACAAAAGATATAAACTTCACACTTTATGAAGTAGGTAATTCTGCAAGCTTTGTGACTAGCACCTACTCCAATGCTTGGTGGTGGTCTGTAGCACCTGTCGTTATGGCAGGTACTTGGCAATGTCGTGGTTTCATACCAGGCGGTAGCTTATTGATGCAGCGTGTTTCGTAAAGGATTATTTTCATGCTTACTTACTCTTCAGTTAAAGATCCGTTGTACATTGAAGCATCCAACCGTTCAATAAAGATGACTGTTAAATTTGATCATCTTGCCTCAGAAGTTCCTTTTATCGCTCAAGGGGCTGATGTAGAAGAACACGGTGTAGAGCTATATCAACGTGCTTGTAACGGTGACTTCGGTGCAATAGCTCCCTTTGTAGAAGCTCCTGGTCCTACCCTAGAACAAAAGCAAGCTGCTTTAAAGCAGCAGATTACTGTAAATATAAATGAGCAAGCAAAGTCTCTGGGCTTTACCTCTATTGATGAAGCTCTTACTTACGTTGACGAGCCTGCTGTTCCTCTATACCAGCAACAAGCTCTTGCCTTACGTAAGTGGCGTTCACTGTGCTGGGCACAATATGATGCAGTAGTTGCAACGGCTAAAGACTTTGTTATTGAAGCTACTTTAAAAACTCTTCCAGCCTTCAGTATGTAATACATAAGGATACATAATGAAAATCGTCGTCTGTGCGCTAACATCTAGCGATCTACCTAGGCTTACTCGTTTAATGCGTAGTGTAGAAAATAATATAACTGTGCCTGGCGTAGAATGGAAGGGTATTGTTAATTGCAATACCCTTTCAGACGAATATCGTGAGTCAGTAGCTAGTTTATCTGAAGCTTTTCCTACGTGGGACTTTCATGCCACTGTAAGCAATGGTAAACCAGGTAAGGGTAAGAATGCTTCTCTCGACTTGTTCAATGAACACTACCAGGAATATGATTACTTGCTGCTGATGGACGGTGATGACTTTCTCTATCCGTGTGCTTTACAACATATCAATCGGGTAGTAAGTCGTACTAAGTGTGACGTCCTAGGTCTTCAAACGAATGACATCCTTGATAAGTTGGTCTATCCTAATACTAGTAAGATTGACCTCATGCTTGGTGAAGAGTTTGTCCATCTGTACTCCTGGTTTGAGCGTCAGTATAACATCTACTCTCTGCCTGAACAAAGGTATCGCGTAGATCGTGTCAATCAGAAGTTAGGTACGCACTCTACTCCTGATCGTATTATTCTGTTCACCCATCGTGCAGCTACACTACTGCATTGCTCTGAGCAGCTTCCTGTGTATGAGGACTACATTCTATCTTTGAATGCCCAAGCTGCTTATGTCCGAGGCCAGCTATCCTACTTCAATACTTCCTCTACTTGCATATACATCTACGACAAAACGGGTGAAACAAGTACCTGTAAGCAGTACGATAAGGATGTAAAGGGAGATTGGGCTGCACACGATCAGATGTTCAAGGATGAGATTGCTCACTTAGACACATTACTAGGTGACTTCCAGGCTGCTGAAGTTCCTTTCATCTACATCCCAAGTGAGGGATGGGAATTACCGCATATTAAAGCTCAATACATTGCTTCTGCCTACAAGTAATATTGTTCTACCCTACCCAGTACGTCTTCGGATTTACTGGGTATTTTTTCGTCCGCAGAATGAGTATTCTAATTTATTACAGTAACAAAGTATTCACAATTTACTACGAAGGAACTTACCATGTCTTTTTTCCAAGATGAAATTGCCCACATCAGCACAAGCATTAACGGTACTAAAGTTCGTAAAGATGTTTACCGTCATATGTTTCTAGGGCTGCTAGCCCTACTTGCCCTTATTCCCATGTGGGATGCTAGTCAGGTTGTCATTTATTTCATCGGTGTTATCGCGCTATTCGGTATCGGTGTGCATTTGATGCGTCGGATTTTCTTTCCGCATATAGGTCTTGATGAACTAGCAGTCAATGCTAAAGCAAGCCCTATGGCTTCAGCGGTAGTATTCGCATCTATTGTGTTCTTCATGTGCACCTTGTTCTTTACGGCTTCTCAACTGATCGGTCTAAAATGAAATCTCTTCTTGCTCTATTAGCGATCTGCCTGACAGCAAATGCTTTTAGTGCAGAACAAGTTGCTGCTCTACCTAAGCTTCCTATACACGCTGAAAAGAATCTACCTCTGCTAAAAAAGCATCTTGCGGATAAGTGGCCTACTTATGAGACTCCCTGGTATATTTCGGCTCAAGTAGAACAAGAAACCTGCGTCAGTTTAAAAGCTCCCCACTGCTGGTCTGAAACAGTTGAATTAAAGACAAGCAGGGAATATGGATTCGGCCTCGGCCAGCTAACGGTTGCTTACGACAAGAACGGTAAGGAACGATTCAACGCTTTCAATGATGTTAGGAAGCTAGATCGAGATTTAGCTAACTGGTCTTTTGATAAAAGGTATGATCCAGATAAGCAAGCACTAGCAGTAGTTGTACGTGATAAGTTTGAATATGGAAAGATTGCAGGTGCACCTGATCCTGTTGAGCATTCTGCCTTCTTCTTCAATTCGTACAACGGTGGTGCAGGTGGTATGATGCAAGATCGTAGGTTGTGTGCTTCGACTAAAGGTTGCGATAGTAGCAAGTGGTTTGGTAATGTTGAACGCACTAGTTATAAAAGCCGTGTAGTGCAGAAAGGTTACGGTAAATCCTTCTTTGATATAAGTCGGGAGTACCCGACCAACATTATTAAAATAAGATCACCTAAATACAAACCCTATTTTGACCGTTAAATACTAGAAAGAGTTAATACAAATGGAAAATCAACACCGTAAGATTCGCGGCTACCGTGAACTAAGCCAAGCTGAAATTGATCTGATGAATGCTATCAAGGATAAAGGCTTGGAACTAGAAGCTTTGATTTTAGAAGCGCAGAAGCATATTGCAAAACAAAGGGAGCATGTTAAGGGACTAGCTTCAGGTAAGTTGTTTGAAGATGCTGCTGAGGAAGATAGTCGATTGAAAGACGCAGAGCCTGAGCGTTGGGCATCCATCAGTAAGACGCATTTCCAAGAAGGCTTAATGGCTCTTACTCGTTCTATTGCTCAACCTAGTTTCTTTTAAATACTGATAAATAAGGGAGTTACATAAAATGATTACTCAAATGCTTGATTTTACCCTTGCTGGTAATTACGTTAAAGCTCGTCGCCTGTCCACTGTAACTCCCTTAGGCTTTCTTGCCTTAGTGATGGCAACAAACATGTATTATACCCATGCTATGTTTACATGTAGCTTAAATGTTGTAAGGTGCCACTTAAAACAACCTCTAGTTCACGAGTAACGCTATGGAAGTCCTAGTATCTATCTCCAAAAGCGATGTTCTATACCATCTGACTACCTTAAGTCCAGCTGCTCAAATCGTTACGCAGGATAAGTTTTATCTAAAGCCTAGTGAAGGTACTTCAGCAGAGGAAGCATTAGGTAAAGGAGCTTACTACCTTAGTACAACACGCACTAAGGTAGGTAGCTATACAAGACAACATGTTTGGTCATCAAGTGTTATATTTGTTTTAGATGGGTATAAGCTTGGCCAGTCATATAAGATTGCTCCGGTAGACTACTGGGCAACTCTTGATAAAGCAAATGCGGCTCCTTACAATACCGATGATGCGTATCATCTTCGTCGTGATAGGTATGAATCAGAAGATCGCGTATTCTCACGCAAGCCTGTGATACCTGCTTTTAAGTATATAAAGGAAATACATTGCCATGTGAACGAAAGAACACACTTAATGTTTTCCTTAAAGAAGGCAGCATTACTTCACGGTGTAAAGATTTGGTTTTATGAAGATACCAAAGAACTAATGCTGTTGAATAAAGCTAAAGCAGTCCCTGTTAAGTTTGATAAGTCGGCTTTTGCCCCAGCTAACAGACTTAATAGTGAGTACGATTTCAAGTATCGTAATAGGCAGAATTCAATTCGCCCTTGGTTGGAACTTTGGTTTGCTAAGATAAAGCCCGGGCAAGACCCTTACATGGCAGCAAGAGCTTTAGGCGGTAAAGCCTACGATGCTTTTCAGCGTCTAAGGTATGCAGATGCTGTTCATGGCTTTAGTGCAGACCTGCATAATGCAAAGGGTGCTAAAGCGGGTGACATATCAAAAGAACGTGAAATGCTAGACAAGCTTATAGGTATTATGCGTACTAATAAATTTACGCCTAAGCAATTCCTAGATGCGCTATTCGATAAATACTACCCAAGGAGTGAAGCATCATGACTGGTATAATAACTAAAGAATACTACAGGATGCTTCCTTTTCGTAGAGCTTGTGAAGCAATGAAATACTATGTAACGCTTCCTTGGGTGCTATGGTCGAATACTGTCTCGACACTTCAAGGTAAACCGTTGCAGAACGATGTGCATGTGAGTTGAGATAACTATGCCTACAGCCTACCTAAAGAAAGTTGCTGACGAGCGAGGTGTAGCTCTGAAGAAACTAGAAGAATACTGGAATAAAGCCAAAGATTTGGCTAAGAAGAATAAAGATCCTCAAGGTGAAGACTACTGGAAATACGTAATGGGTATTTTCAAGAATGTTGCAAGTTTGAACGGCGTATCAGTGTCGGCTGCGTATGAGTCAATCTCAAAGCGCGTATCCAATCTCAAGAAGCCTGCCAAACCTAAGAAACCTGTTAAGCCCGCTAGAAAGAAACCAAACTATCCGGTTAAAAAGAAAGCTTCAACAACGAAGACAAAAGCCAAGCCGAAAGCTAAGGCTAAAACTACTCGCAAGTCTAAAGCAGTGAAACTTCCAGAGTGGTGGGTTAAAAAGACTGAATTGGGTAAGAAGAAGTACATTGAGCAACACCCTGCTAGTAAGTATAGCAAAGAGGGTGCTAAAGGCAATCCTGCTTTAGAGAAGACACTAAAGGCAGCACAGAAGAAAGCTGGAATAAAGCCCTCCCCTACTTCTAATCTTGAGCGTGACCCTAAAAAGGTCAACGATCAGATCAAGAAGATGAAACCTCCTGAAGGAAGTAAGTCACCTGTTAGCGTTAAGCAAGCTAACAAGGACTCTACCGGTCCGGCACCTAAGCCTATTATCAACAATCCTATACCTGCTCCTAAAGTAATGCCCGCAGGGGGCCCATCTAAGCAAGATCAAGATGCGGAACTTGATACTAATCAAAGGACACAAGCCGTAAGGCATAAGTCAATCTTCCATAAAGCGTACTACCATGCACGTAAGAAGATTAATCATGCGTTGAAAGCCAATCGCGTAGGTATGAAAGCTGTTGGTAAGTTCTTGAAGGGTGGGAACTTAAACGATAAAGAAAAGCTTATGGCTAAGAGTTGGGCTGGCATGGCCGCTAAACTCGTAGTAGGTGTAGCAGTGGGCGCTGCATTATTTACGCCTCTTGCAGGTATGGCTCCTGAACTAGGTGAGCATTTCTTGAATCTGTTATCAGGTAATAATTCTGAAAGTTCTGATCGAAGTGAGAGTGCAGGTCACAAGAGTGAAACTAAGGGTAAGATAGTTCCTTTAGGTGATGCAGATTCCTTTGAGCCTACTGACTTTACAGACAGACTTGAAGACTGGCTACAGACGCAGGATATACCTGCACTCGTTAAGAAACTACAGGAAGGAAAGTAAATGACTGCTTCACTACAAGGGCGCCTAGCACAAGCTGTGCTAAATTTGATTAATGCTGCGAAGGAACAGGGTCTTAATGCAATTACTCCTGTAAAGATTAAGCTCCAAGGTAGTACATCGCAAGGTGATCTAGCAGCACCTGAACGCTATGTAACTATTTCCTATGCAAAGCCTGTTATCGGGATTGAAACTCAACTATGGGTTAATCCTACGAACAGATTAATCTTTAAATCTGATCCTTTTGCTAAAGAATGGTATTCAATCTATTCATTTGCAGACTTGTTCTCTCCTTATAATTCTGTAGCAGAAGATCAAGGAGGCGGCGGGGCTGCTGGTGGAAGTGGTACGGGCGGCGGTACAGCTATCGGTCAACCAGTAGCAGCTACTTCTGATCTGGTAGCAATGGATACAGCAGGTCTTCCAGATAAGACTCTAATTTATGTAGAGAATGAACGTGCCATTTATGGTTACGACTCTACAAGTATTGCATCAGGCGCAGGTGTTATTGTTCCAGCTAGCGGTGTAGGCCGTTGGCTTTTAGTATCAAATGCGTCAGGGACAGTTACAAACCTTGACGGCGGGATGTTTTAACTTTCTACTGCCTACATTGTAGGTACTTTAAACTACATAATAAAATCTACATATTCTCAACTTTCAGGAGTTTTTAAATGACTAATCGCGTTCAATTACGCCGCAGTTCTACCCCCGGTTATACCCCGTCAGTAGCAGAAATGCTTCTGGGCGAACTCGGTCTCAATCTTGTTGATAAGAAACTATTTGCCAATACAGGCACTGAAGTTTTCACTATCAATGCTGCTGCAAACATCTCCACAGATAGTACCCATCGTTTCGTCACTGATGCTCAAATCTCTAGCTGGACTGCTGGTTATACTCTGCCTATCGCTTCCGCTTCTGTTCTGGGTGGCGTTAAAGTCGGTGCTAACATTGATGTTGATGCTGCAGGTGTTATTAGTCTGAAGGTTGCTTCAGCTACTGATACTGGCCTTCTGTCATCTGCTGACTTCGCTACTTTTGTAGCCAAGCAAGATGCTATCGGTTATGTTCCGGTAAACCAAGCTGGCGACACTATGCAAGGCCCGTTGGTCTTAGCCGGTGTCCCAACTGTAACTAACGGTGCTGCTACTAAGGGCTACGTTGATGCTGCTGCTTCTGGTCTGGTTAGTAAGTCTGGCGATACTATGTCTGGCTTGCTTGTACTTTCTGCTGATCCAGCTCAAGCTCTCGGTGCAGCTACTAAGCAATACGTTGACAATTCTATTGGTATTATGGCTGGTGAGTATGCTGCACCGGTTCAAGCCATTGCTGACTTAACGGCTATTGCTATTGCAACACTTCAAGACAAGCAAATGCGTTTGGTTGAAGATGAAGGCGCTATCTTCCGCTTCGATGCTCAATCTACTATCGCTACTGATGGTACTGACGTTGTTGAACCCGCTGATGCAGGTGCTGCTGGCCGCTGGATCAAGGTTCAAGCTGCTACCCAGTCCCATGAATCTTTGAAGAATCTTCAAGGCGGCGCTGCTGGTGATCACCTTCACTTGACGACTGCTGAAAAGAACGGCTACGATGCTCACTTGGCTGACTATGCTCTTCACCTGACTTCTGCTCAAAACACTTGGCTTGATGCTGTCAATGCCAGTGCTGCTGAAGTTAACTACCTGGTCGGTGTTACTTCTTCTATTCAGTCACAACTGGATGGCAAGCAAGCTGCTCTGGGCTACACGGCGGTCAACAAGGCCGGTGACACTATGCTAGGTGCTCTGTACATGTCGCAAGACCCAGTCGGTGCTATGGAAGCTGTTACGCTTCAGTTCCTTCAATCTTACACAATTGACGGTGGTGTCTTCTAAGCTAACGTTATTAAATGGGGCGGCTTAGATAGTCGCTCCATTTTCGTTTATAGAAGGATGAACGTATGCAGGTATACGGTAAGATTAAACAAGATGATCCGACTGCTCGGAGTGTACGAAAAGGTAATACTCTTCCCCCAGATGCAGAAGACGGTGATATTTTTACGCTGCTATGTAACGATGGTGATAATTGTAATCAAGAAACACCGTACATACGCAGAGCTAATGAATGGGTACAGTTAATATTAGACGGCGACTATATAGACGCTGGCACATACTAACATAAAGGAATAGACTAAATGAGCTATAATCCAGTGTTGGTTAAACGGTCAAATGTACCGGGTAAGGTCCCTACTACTGCACAACTGCAGGCAGGTGAACTTGCTATAAACACCGCAGATGCAAAACTTTACTTCAGTACGGGTGTCCGTATTGTCGAAGTAGGAAGTAGTGAACTTCCTAATGTGGCAACCACTTTTACGTACATTGACAATATCTTTGTGGTAGTAAGTTCGGTTGCATTTCAACCTAATACAACGAAACTTTATATAAACGGTATGCGGATGGCTCCAGGTGTTGATTATACCGAACTGTCAGATACAGAATTGGTAATTCACAACTATGAGCTAGCTGACATAAACAATGTAGTCCTAGATATCTTTGTTAAATAAGGGAAGGTAAAATATGTCGCAAAGTCAATTTACAGCCAAGCAACTCTCACCAGGCATCATTTCCGATGCGCTAGTTGCAGCTGGAGCTAATATCGCTCTGTCAAAGATTGCTGGCGGTACTTCGCTAGTTAAGAATGACGGTAGCGTTCCTTTCACCGCAGTTGTTGCCGGTATTGATCCGACACTCCCTGCACATCTTGCAACCAAGAACTACGTTGATTCTATCGCAGTCGGCTTGGATGTAAAAGCATCTGTTCGTGTTGCTACTACTGCAAACATCGCCCTTACTGGTACCCAGACTATTGACGGTATAGCTGTTATCGCCGGTGATCGTGTTCTGGTCAAGAACCAAACTACTGCAACCCAAAACGGTATCTACATTGTAGCTGCCGGTGCTTGGGCACGTTCTTCTGATGCTGATAATAGCATTACTGGTGAAGTCACTGCTGGTCTGCATACTTTCGTTGAACAAGGTACGATAAATGCAACTAGCGGTTGGGTGTTGGCTACGGCTAATCCGATCGTTCTGGGTACTACGTCACTAGCCTTCGCACAGTTTAGCGGTTCAGGCACTTACTCAGCAGGTAACGGCTTAACGCTTACCGGTAGTCAGTTCAATGTTATATCAGCTAACGGTGGTATTTCAAGCACTGCTGGTCAAATTGCCCTGACACTTGCAGACAGCACACTGTCTGTCGGTAGTACTGGTCTGAAGTTGGCTGCTCTGACTTCTGGTAACATCTTAGTAGGCAACGGTACAAATGTTGCAACGGGTGTTGCTCTGTCGGGCGATGCTACTATCACCAACGCAGGTGCTCTGACTATTGCTGCACTGGCAATCACTACTGCTAAGTTGGCTGCTCTGTCGGTTACTACTGCCAAGCTTGCCCTGAACGCTGTGGATGAAACAATCCTTAAGCAGACCGCTGCAGGTACTGTATTCGTCGGTCAAGGTTCGGGTACCAATGTTATCGCTCAAGCAATTTCGGGTGATGCAACTCTAGCAGCTACGGGCGCTCTGACTATTGCAGCAGGTGCCGTATCTACGGCCAAGCTTGCAAATAACTCAGTTGATGTAACCAAGCTTGCTCAGATCGCTTCGGGTTCTCTGCTGGTTGGTCAAGGCGCTTCCAATGTTGTTGCTCAAGCTCTGTCAGGCGATGCAACTCTTGCTGCTACAGGTGCTCTTACTATTGCTGCTCTGGCTATCACTACTGGTAAGCTTGCAGCTAATGCTGTAGACCTTAGCAAGATGGCTCAACAAGCTGCTGGTACTTTGATCGTTGGTCAAGGTGCAGGTACTAACTCACTAGCAGTTGCTCTGTCGGGTGATGCAACTATTACAGCCGCTGGCGTTATCACTATTGCCAACAATGCTGTAACTACTGCAAAGCTAGCCGGTGCTTCAGTTACTACTGCCAAGCTTGCTCTGAATGCTATTGACGAAACTGTCACCAAGCAACAAGCAACTGGTGCAATTCTGATCGGCCAAGGCGCTTCCAATGTTGTTGCACATACCCTATCAGGTGATGCAACTATGGACAACACGGGTGCTGTTACTTTGAATGCAAACGTTCTTCGTACTACTCGTTTCGTTCGTAGTGAAACCCCTGCTGGTACAGTTGATGGTGTCAACGTTACTTACACACTGGCTAATACACCAGTTGTCGGTACTGAAATGGTATTTGTTAACGGCCAACTGCAAGATGCTGGCGCAGGTAATGACTACACGATCTCCGGTACTGCTATCACTATGCTGTATGTTCTAAGCGGCACTGACAAGATTCGTGTCTCTTACTGGAAGTAATAGGTAGTTAGTCTGTAACAAGCTAGGGGGATTAAGTTCCCCTAGCTATTTTAAAGGTTTAGCTATGAGAACACTAATAGACGGTGACAACCTTCTGCCTGATCTTTCCTTGCCGGGTACGGGTGGTGTGAACCTACCTGCTGGCCCAACTGCACAGCGTAAGACGGGTGCATTGGACGGTGCCTTTCGCTACAGCACGGACCTAATAACATTTGAAGGTTTAGTTAATGGCTCGTGGCAGCAGTTCGTATTGGGTAGTAGCAATCTAGTCGCGTGCGCTCTGCGCCGGACGACAACTTTGGCGTTGACGACAACAGCCACTGACATCACATTCAACACGGTTGACTACGCTAATAACACCAATGTATTAGTTCAAGGTGCTACGACAAGCCAACTGATTGCCAAGGTCGCTGGTTTATATCTGGTAATACTCGAAACAGAGGACATCAATACGACGACCGCCAACCTCAACCTGTTCCAAATCAAAGTGAATGGTACTGCGGTTCCGAACGGTTTGATTACCACAAACACACGGTCAGCACGAGAGCATTCAACTAAGGTAATCCCGCTGTACTTGAATGCAAACGACTATATCACGGTCGCTGCTTCAAGCAACACAGGTACGTCAGGTACGCTACAAATAGGTTGTACTCTTTCTGCACTGAGCTTAACCGGTGCACAAGGGCCAGCCGGTGTTGCGGGTGGACAAAGTACAAGCTTGTTCTCTGCTGCTCAGTTCGACAATCCGAATAACTCTAACTGGGCTGTTACTGTCCTTGCTCCAGTTATTGCAGATACTACCAACGCAGGTATTCTTGTTAGAGCGTTCGACGATACTGCTGAAGAAGGCATTGGGTTTACTCTGAATGTTCCAGCAGGAGCGACCAACCTTATTTTAAATCTTACAGGTAAGTGTGCAACAGCACCCGCAACTGCTAAGGTAGTACTACCTAGACTATTTACTCGTGCTATTCCTATGAATGCAGCGGTGGGTTCTTGGTCAGCAGGGCTTATTCTATCTGCTCTTAACATACCTACTAATGCGTACTATCAAGCCTTCCAACAGACTATATCACTTGCTTCTCTTGGTATGTCAGCAGGTAGTATATATCAACTTGAATTTACGCGCCAAGGTAGTAATGTTGCGGATACTTTAGTAGGTGACTTTCATCTGTTGAATGCTACTGTATCTTACTCCTAAGGAGGAGATATGAGTATCTTATTCAACGGTACGCACTATCATCAATACCCTGCAACAGCTTTTCCGTTATCTCAAGCAGCTAGAACAATATGCTTTTGGCTGAACTTGAGTGACAATGCTACCCTACAATCCTTTATCAATAGTGTCGATCCAACTAATGGGTGGGGTTATCAGGTAGGACTCCGCAGCTCTACTAGTTTTGCTGTATGGAGCTACGGTGGTAATGCTTTAGTCTCAGCCAACCCTCCTGCGATTAATACTTGGGTACATATAGCGTACACCTTTGATGGTACTACGCATACCTTGTACTACAACGGGGTAAGTCAAGTTACTTCTACGACAGCTCCTCAAACAGGGCAGCCTACAGTATGTCAAATAGGTGGTAATCAGTGGAATGAGAATGCAGTCAATTATCAGATGGAAGATATGCGTCTGTACAATCGTGCCCTGACTGTTAATGACATACTTACCATAATGAATAGTAAGCAGCGTGACTTTATGGACTACAGTTTGCTTGCTCTTTGGCCTATGTGTGAATATCAAGTAGGTAGTGTCTTTAATGGGACACCTGCTATCAAAGAAACACAGTCGAATCTTGTGGCGACATTAGTTGGTACTGCCTACCCTGTAGCCCAATCTTCTTTATTCTTACAAAGGAGATAGCTATGAGCCTGGCATTCAACTTAAACAACTATGTGTATATACCACACAATGCAGGATTCGATACGCTAACAGGCCCGCTAACTATTGCATGTTGGGTGAACTTCTCAGCACTTGCAGGTATGGGGATGTTTATTAATCGTATGGTATCCGCTACACCTGGTAATGAATGGTGGGCATTAGATGCGTACGGTAATAGCTTACGAGGCTTGATAGGTAGTGCTGCTTCGGTATCTACAGCTAGTGCAACAACTGCTCCTGCTTTAGCTATCAATACTTGGTATCATATGGTTATGACCTATGATGGTACTACAATGTTGATCTATCAAGATGCACTACAAGTAGGTAGTGCTGCACGTACTCAAACTTTCACAACAGACACAACAGGTGTAGTAGTCGGAGCTAACGCTCAAGCTGCTGGTGACACAGGGATTACTGAATTCCTACAAGGGTCTTTAGAAGACTTACGCCTTTACAATAGAGCTTTGGCTCAAAACGAGATTACAACTATTCGTAATTGTGAGGGGCGTGACAGTATCTACAACGGGCTGTTATTTAGGTTTGCTCTTGACGAACAACCTTCAGGTACGATAGCAAGCGGCACTAACAGTATTAAAGATAGTGGACTGTTAGGAATGCACGGAACACCCTATGGTAGTTGTGTCTATGGCCCTTCAGTGCATGGGTTGCGTAGAATGACTAATACTATGTAAGAGAACAAGGAGTTATATTGTGGCAAACGTATTAAGTAGAACTACAGGTGCTTACTTGGCCTCTGTTAATACACCTGACTACCCCGAGACAGATTGGATTATCAATCCTGATCTAAGTGCGGTAGCCGGCGTGGCACCTTGTTACTGGTTGGTAGAAGGTGACAGTGTTAGGGAAATGACTGTCGAAGAAAAAGCTGCTTATGATGCAGCACACGTTGTAATCCCAACTAATAAGCTTTCAGACGGAACCCCTTCTTTTGTATATCAGGATATTGTTGTGAGCGTCAATGTAACTACTCTGGTGTTTGCAGTTAAGGCTGCAAATGTTCGTAAGTTTGATATACCTTTTGTTACTACAGGTAGCACATTTTCAGTCGAACGTAATCGTTTGATTATGAGTGTTGCAGTTTCTTCAGCCGGTGCAGATAACTACGACCTAGTTGCAAAGATCAACGGTGTAGAATCTACCAGGTTTAATGTAACTGCTGAGGTTCGTAAGTTTACAAACTTAGCAATCCAACTTGCTGAAGGTGAAGAACTTAGTTTCTCTATTGAATCTACGTCTGATATATCCAATCCTGTTATCTTAGTCGATACGGCTGCGCGTAACTAACACTTAGGGGAATTAAATGATTCGTAATATTATCAACGTAACAGGAAGTTCTGTTACTATAACTGATATGAATGGCTTAGTCATCGACGCAGGTGCTACGGCTAATGGATTGGCTTTCGATGAAAATACTCTTATCAACTCAGCCAGCTTAATTATTCACATCCTTAACGGTGATCTTCAGATCAATGACGGTATCCAAACGTACATTAAGATGGATGCTGTGAATTTCTTGAAGGGCTTGAGTACGCAATTCACAAAAGATGGTAAGCAGATTACAACTTCTTCTGATCGCCCTGCTGGTTTCTATCGGCACTTCACAGGCAACGGTGATGATGTAACTTCCAATCCTAAAAAGATCGGTGCAGGCCCGCATATTCATTTGATTGCAGAAGCTGGTCAAACAGCTACGATTGATATACACTTTGCAGATGACGTTTATATCCGTGATGGAGAAGTTCGTTATCTAAATGCGGGCTTTGATAGTCATCTGTCAATTGAAGTATATTGTCCACCTAATACACCTTTCCCCCATCCTACCCATCAAGGTACTCTTGATCTAACGGCAACTGGTTTTGTTCCTAATACAACTAACACAGGAGCATACATGACGGCTCCTGTAGAAGTTAAGTTGTTTAGATTTATAAATCAAATGCACCTAGTAGGATCAGACAATCTTAATAGCATTCAGTCTCCGGAACCGTTTATGATGGTCTACCCTTATTTTTTACGCTATACCCTTGAAGCAGATCCTGACATTACAGGCGGCCCATTAAAGGCAGCTATCACTATGGGTATGTATAGAAAGAAGACTATATAACTGCTCCAAGAACACGGTCGTAAAAAAGCCCAGCCTCCAATTAAGGATTGCTGGGCTTTTCCATGTCCATGAATTAGGGTTTATACGCAGCAATTACAGTCCCTAGTGCTTTCATTTCTTTATACAAAGCAGATGGAGATATTAGAGCATCAGATACCTTAATACCAGCCTTCTGAACAGTATTCGACAAGAACTCACTGCATACTTCACCTACACTATTAGGTAGATGTGTTTTAATACCGAAACGTAACATAATGTCACGAATACCAATCTTGATAAAGTCAATATAGCTATATGGAAGTCCAGTATGTTCCAAAACCTCTTCTGCTATATCTGGGTAGTTCAACTTTACGTCAATTACTTCAAATGAGCGATCTGCATAATGACTTAGGGAGATAATTCTACGCCCACCGTTAGTTGCTTCGATCAGCATCAAACGGGAAGACACACCGTCTGTCAACCATACAGCCATACCACAGTGGGAATACTTTCCACCTGTAATTAAAGTAATAAGTTTTTGATTCCACTTAGTTGCTTTAAAGAACACTAACTGTCCTGCTTTTACACTACCTCTAAGCTGATCGTAAGCATAAGAGTTCATTTGGGGGCATCCTTTAGATTGAAAGCTTCCTTCATTGTTTTGACAAGAGCTTTGTTCTTAGACCGCAAGCAATTTACTACCTTTACATCTTTTGCGTGTTGGTCTAAAACATCGCTAGGCCTAACGTTGCTATCTATATCCGATAAAGGATCGCAATCTTCTAGTAGTCGTGGGTCTATATTAACTTCAGTCTTGACACCTTCAAGAGTACCTGGTATAACAGGAGGCTTAACTGAAGCACAACCTGCAAAGACTGTAACTAACATAGCTATGAATATCGTTTTCATTGTAGCGCTCCCTTATTTAAGATATTCCATTCTGTACTAAAGTCAGGTCCTAGGTATATAGGACCTGAAGTTTCAGAACCGCAAATACGTCTACCTTTTTGATCGTAAACATATTGGTCATACTTGTTACGTTGTTTATCAATTTCTTTAAGAAGGTTGTCTATCTTGAAGTTTGCTGTGTCTAACTTTATCCTCGCAATCTCAGCATTATTCTTGGAGTCAAGTTCAACTTCAGCTATCTTACCGTTTAGAGCTTTAACATCCTTATTATATTTTGCAGACCAGAGTTTTGTTGTATCCTCAATACCCTTTTGTTCACCTTGTGCAAATACATGATCGAGATACATGTTAGCTGCAAGAATAATCAATAAGGTAGTAAGAACGCCTGCTATAGGTTTCCAGTTATCTTTCAAAAATTTTATTACTAGAGCGTACTCCATGATATGCACCTTTCATTTTATGAGATTTTAAGCCGACGTGAAAATAGCTACCGAGAAACTTAATCCTCGGTAGCCATTAAAGTTTATTACTTAATTAAGCATCTAGTCCATAAGTCGGATTAGCAAGAGTAGGTGCAGTAAAGTTTGCAAGGTAGCGAGCAACACCCTTAGTGATACGGAAGTCTTGCAGGTACCCAGTGTATTGAGCATTAACTGTTGCTACTGTGTCATACCCTAAGATCAGAGTATTGGTAGCTAAAAGTGTCTGAGCTGTAATACCTACAACCTGTGCAACCTGAACACCGTTTTTGTATATAGTTGCAATACCGTTCTGAACAGATATTGCAATGTGTTGCCATGTATTCAGAACTATAGTACCAGCTGGTGCCATTATTCCAGTGATTCCAGTATTAGGAACCCACATTCCGATAGACCCATCATTACCATAGCCTACATAAAGGGCACTTGACGTTGCATTAGCACCTAAGAGCAGTAGACGGCACTGATTACCTGAAGCGGGTGCCACAGTAGGATACATCCAGAACTCTATAGTAAACGTGTCTGCCAAGTACCAATCAATAGATGCAGCATACGTCAACTTCGTACTACTTCCATTGAGATACAAAGACTTAGCACCGAACTTAGCTACAGCCGTTGATACAGCAGGACTACCTGTTACTGTTACAGCATGTTGTTTCAGATCACTAATCGACCCTTGGAGTGCAAATACAACGTTCTGCTCATAAGGATCATAATCAGTAGCCGCTATAGCCAGTAAGCTGTTATACGAAGCAGAAGGCAGCTTAAAGTTTGCAAGGTAGCGAGCAACACCCTTCGTGATACGAATGTCATCCATAAAGCCTTGGAACTTCATTGCATCCGTATCACCGCCTATTAATACAGGATTCGCAGCAGCAATTATTGTAGCAGTGCTATTAGTAGCAGTACCTGCAGCTCCGTTAACAAACGGTATAAATACACCTCCGCTGCGAACTAGAGCAATATGATTCCACTGATTCAGAACCATACTACCCATCGAAACACCGTTAGCTATATCAAAAGAAGTACCATTGCTAGAAGCCCAGTAGCTCACCTGAGTAGAACTAGCAATCTTATGAATAACCAAAGATGTCAATCCTGCTGAAGTAGCACGCTTACTAAATAACGTCATTGCATTAGTGCTTGATGATGGATACACCCACATTTCAATAGTGAAGTCCGCTGCACCAAACTCTAAGTATTTGTAGTCAGGTATAGATATATAATCTGTACTACCATTAAAGGCAATAGAGTTAGTGCCGAACTTCGCTACTGCTGTGCTAGCCTGAGTACTTCCTATTAAAGCTAAACTTCGATTACCTGTAGCATCCTGAACTGCAACATTACTGAAGTTGAACAGGACTTGAGTATTTGTAATAGAAGTAAGAGGTGTAGTAGAAGGAGTAAAAGCACCTACATAAACAGCACTTCCCTTAACAAAACGGGCACTTGCTATATAACCCTTCAACCAGTTATTTGCATTACCTATACCGCCTACTATAAACCCTGCTTGTGTAGGTGCCATCAAAGCAGTCGATTTAGTCCACTGCACTTGCTGAACACCGTTCAGGTATGAAGTAAAAGTATTACCGCTGCGAACTAGAGCAATATGATACCAAATACCTGTAGATAAACTACTACCTACAGTTGTAATCTGGGAGCTGTCTTGACCGACACCTGAAATCATATCCCATGAAGTGCCTGTGCTTGATAGCCACGCTTGCAAAATATTTCTACCACTAGAATCTACATAAGTAGCAATACCTATTGGGAAGTAACTAGAGGAAGCCGTACCGATTATATAGCCTCGTGCCGTACCGGCAGTACCGAATGAGGATACGTTAAACCAAGCTTCTGCGGTAAAGTCAGAACTACCTATTGTTGATGCTGCAAACGTACCCGCACTTAGGTAGTCAGTGCTACCATTAAAGTATGCAGAATACCCACCGGCTGCAAAAGGAGAAATACTACATTGAGAAGGAGCTCCTGTTGCAATTACTGGGAAGTTATTAGCTGAATTATCAACAAACACTTGATTGCTGGTCAGCAAATAATTCTGATTGAACATCAATAACTGGGTATTTGCAACTGCCGTCAGTGGTGTAGTCGGAACAGTAAACGCACCGGTATATACACCAGTACCGATTACGATACGAACGTTGCTGATAAACCCATTGAAGAAGTTTGTTACCGTAGTGTTGGCATACATCGCACCGATCTGCGGAGAGTTTGCAGAGTTGAGCGCACCACCTACAGAAGTGGTCGCGACCTTAGCACCGTTAAGGTAGAACGATACTGCTGTTCCTATCCGAACGACTGCAACGTGATACCAAGTACCTGCCACCACAGTGCCTAAATTTACGACTCCTGAATTTGACGGTACGTACGCTACCAATGTGTTGGTTGCTAGCTGTATCTTGAAAGGTCCTGCGTTGCTGTAGTTGTCACCGATAATGCCTTGGGTTGCAGGAGTAACTGTGTTTGCATTAAACCAACACTCAATCGTGAAGTCTGCTGCAAAGTTCATCGTTTGCGACATGCTGATGTACTGAGTAGTACCGTTGAGTGACAATGACTGACCTACGCCAGATGCAAAGGGTGAAGCAGCTTGTATAGTAGGAGTACCCGGTTGTGTGAAAGTTCTACCTGAACCTGACCACTCTTTTATTGTATTTGCTGAAGGTATTACAATAAAACCTGAGTTCTTTGTATTCAATAACAGAACAGTATTTGAAACTACAGGCAAAGAAGCAGCAGGCACTGTGAAGTTGCTGGTATAAACAGCAGTACCATTAACAACACGAATGTTTGAGAAGTAGCTCTTATTATAGTATCCGATAGTGCCGGCCCCATTACAGCCTGCCCCGAGGTATACAAGAGAAGCGCTATTTCCGACCGTTGAACTATTAGTTGCAGTTGCTTCAGAAGCTCCGTTCACATACATTGTCCACACATTGCCGTTGCGAACAATTGCGAAGTGATACCATACTCCGACTTGGAAAGCAGTAGTTCCGTGAAGAGTTACAAACGGTGATCCACTAGTTCCTGCGTTTGTTGCGGCAGCAGTAAATAGCAACTTATTATCTGCGCTGTAGGAACCGCCACCGATACTCAAACACCAAGTACTATTAGTATCACCTACAATACCTCGCGCATCAAGAATATCCTGCACAACTCCAGTTGCTTGACGGTTGAACCAACCTTCTATAGTAAAATTGTTGCTATTAAGATTTAGATAGCTCTTACTATTAGGAATTGATAAGTAATCAGTTGTTCCATTGAAGTATATGCTACCGTCAGTAGAAGTGCTAAACGGATTGATAATACCTTGATAAGGACTACCTGCTTTCAAGACAGCTAGTTGCGTACCAGAGTTGTCATTGAAGGTGGTATCAACCTGAGCAGTTGCCGTACCGCCAGTAATAACCAATTCGTTTTGTGCATAGAACGGATCATATGTTGGGCCCGCATCTGCAAAAGCAGACTGTTGCTTCGGAGAGAACGTAGAAGTATAGCGTGCAATACCTGCAGTAACTCGGAATTCATCAATATAACCCTTAACTCCATAATTGCCTGCTACCTGGTTACCTATAGTCCATATTGTGTTAGAAGTAAATGTCTGTGCACTAAGATAAGAGCCTATTTGTCTACCGTTCAACCAAAGATAGTAGTAATTACCTTGACGAGTCAGAGCAATATGATTCCACTGATTTGGTGAAAAAGCAGTTGCGGCACTAGCGGCAATTGTATAGGTCGGTCCTGAACTATAGCCCATCCATAATTGATAGGAACTGTTAAAACCAATACTTAAACCTAATACATCATTGACTACATACTCGCTATCAAGCAAAAAGTTCCAAGAAGCAGCTCCGCTTAAACCGTAGAACCACATTTCAATTGTAAAGTTACCTAGGAAGGGAGAAGCAGCACACGGGGACTTCACGACCAACCTAGTTGCTGCTGCACCGTCAAAGTATAAGGAAGTTGCACCTTGACGGGACTTTGCCTTTGTTACTACCGCACTACCTGAAACATTGACGTAAGTACCACCCAGTGAGTCAATAGTATAAGGTGTGTCTCCACGCAACATCAACACAGTACCTGCAACTGCGGTAAACGGAGTAGTAGGTAGTGCAAAACTAAGTCCTGAATATAGTGCACTGCCCTTAACAAAGCGAGCAGACAGATAACCATAATACGCAAAAGCAGAAGTTAGCTGACCAGCCCAATTAGATATACCTACTGTAACGTTGTTTGCAACAGAAGGAAGTGTCCAGTTCTGAACGTCAGCTTGTTGACCGTCGAGAATACCGTTGATATAAACACGAAGGATACCGCTAGTGCGTACAGATGCAACATGTGTCCACTTGTTAAGAGGAATAACAGTTGTACTGGTGTAGTACGTAGTAGCTGTTGCTACATTGTACATCAAATACTTACCAGCTGTACTAAGCTGGTCTACCCAATATACACCGGTAGATTGAGCCCGCATGTCTGTAATGACACTTGTGGTCGCACCATAAGCTGTTGGGAACAACCAGTACTCGACAGTATAGTCACCTGTACCAAAACCGATAGTAGTAGGTGCTGTCATCTTCAGATAGTCAGGTGTAGCACCTGTGAAGAAGATTGAGCTACTTTGTGTTGCAAAAGGATATACACCCGTATTAATAGGTGCCCCGTTAACTGCTATAGGTAAGCCAGAGCCTGCTTCCATCAATGCAGTATTGCTCAGGAACGAGTAAGGCTTGTTGGCCGCTAGCAGTTGAGTACCAGATACAGCAGTCAACGGGGTTGTTGAAGGAGTAAACGGAGCCGAATATACAGCATTGTTGGTAATACGAACGTTGCTGAGATAAGCTGGAGCAAACTCACCAAAAGTCGGATCACCACCAACTGTAGCAACGTTGGCTGTAAAGTTGTAAGTATTGGCTACGTCTGCTGCATACTTAACCCCATTGATGTAGCCGCTAATAACACCGTTCTTACGAACGATTGCAATGTGCTGCCAAGCATTTAGAGTTAAGGTTGCACTAGACCTCAAGATTTCGCTACCTGCGTAGAACAGTATCTGTCCAGCAGCTTGAGTACCTATAGACCAGCTAGTTGTATTAGCACCGGTACGAGTACTTACATAGGTAATGTAGTTTACAAAAGACAGCGGGAACAACCAAAACTCAACAGTGAAGTCACCCGTACCGAACGCAAGACCTGCGTTCGCCGAGGTAGTCAGCTTCTGTGTGCTACCATTGAAGGATAAAGATTGACCTAATGTACCGAAAGGTGAAGCAGGTACTAGTGATGTACTACCAGCATTAGTCAAGAGTAGCGTATTAGAGGAATAGTCTAATACCTGAGTGTTATCACTAACATACCCATTGTTTTTGGTATTTAACAGAAGCTGCGTACCTGCGATGTTTGTCAAGGAGGACGTAGGAGGTATAAACCCTGTAGTGTATATAGAGGTACCTGCAACTATCCGCATATTAGAAATAAAACCGTTGAAGTAACCGTTACCGCCAGCACCTACAACAAAGGGTGAGGTTGAACCGCTTTGCGGAGTACCTGATATTGCGCTAGTAGTATCAAGAACACCGTTAATATAAAACTTAACAGTGGTACCAGAAACAACCATTGCAATATGTGTCCAGGTATTGAGAGCAACTACACCTGTACCTATTATACGATTTTGTGAGCCGGTAAAGTAATACAGCTTTACATGACCGGCACTATCTAAACCGAAAGACCAGAAGCTTGACGCACTACCTACAGTCTGATTACCTACTAATACAGGGTCGGTATTAGAGTTTAAAGTAGAGGAGGTATACGCAATAGGGTATACCCAAGCTTCTATAGTAAATCCCGCACTATTCCACCACTGGGTAGCTATATTAGAATAAGGTAGTGTTAAATAATCAGTACTACCATTGAAGTAAATACTGCCATCAGTTGTAGTACCAAATGGATTATTTAGACCTTGACGCACATTACCGTACCGCGTTATCGCAGCTTGGTTGATAGAACTATCTACAAAGGTTGTATCTAAACCAACGGTATCATTACCGTGAATCATTAAGACCGTATTACCGTAATACGGATCGAATGCGCCCTCAAGAGTAGATTGCATTGTCGAAGTCGGGATCGTGGTTGGTGCGGGCATCGCCACCGTGTAGTTGGCCGTGTATCTAGCCACGTTGCTGACACGAACTTCGTCCAAATACCCTGTCATGAACTCGTTACCGTCAGGACGATAACCGAAGCGCAATGCAGCGTTTGACGTCAATGCTCCAGAAACAGCACCGGAGAAGACAGAAGCACCGTTAATGTAGACGGTGATAGTGTTACCAAGTCGCACAAAAGCAACGTGCGCCCAAGAATTTGCTGGAACCGACGCTGAATAAGTACCCGTGTGGAAACCGCTACCGTCAAACCACATTACACGATTTTGCTGGACTGCCCAACCATCTGTTGGGTGGTTCAACGTACCGAACAACGTTTGATAGCCACCGTTGGCAGGTAGATATGCCCAACCTTCAACCGTAAACTCGCCGGAGCCGAATTGACCGACAGCGGCAGGGGCAGCAGCATAAGAAGCACCGTTGAAGTATGCGCTGTAAGAACCGCTCTTCGAGATCGTGCTTGAGAACGTCGCGCCAGAATTGGTGATCGTGTTACCAACAACGTCTGTCAGGTTGTTTTCAAAGTGTGCAAGCAGTTTCGTGTTTGCATCGGTCGTAAACGCCGGGACCGCCCCTGCGATATAGCGACCAACTCCCTTAGTCACACGAAGTTCATCAATGTAACCATTCCAAGGAGTCGTACCTCCAGAGTAGTACCCACTATTACCGATACTTGGACGGCTTGCACCGTTGAGGTAGTTTGTTGCATCTACTACGCTGCCTTGAAGTGCACCGTTAATAAACAAACTTGTTACTTGGTTGGTGCGGCTTAGTGCAACGTGTGCCCACGTGTTAGTTGACAGTTTTGTCGCAGAGGTTAGCTGCACAACAGAGTTGACGTAGGTAGAAATAGCACCTGTAGTCTCCAGATACAGACAGATGTAAGCCCCATTAACATTCGCAGGCCGCGTGTCAAAGATGGTCTGTAGCGTCGTGCCAAAGGAGTTTGTTTTTACAAATGCCTCGATAGTGAAGTCATCATAACCAAAAGCGAAATCCGAACTACCGTTATAGTACATGGTTGCAGTTGCGGTGTTGTCAAACTTCAAACAGCTACTGCCAAACATGCTAGTAGCTGTAGAAAGAGTTACTCCGGAACCAACCGTTGCTGTATGGCCTTTTTCGTCGGTAATAACTTGACTGCCGTTAGCACCTTCTGCATGGAGCAAAAGAGTTACCGCATCATAGTACGGATCAAACCCTGAAAGAGTCTGTGCGACAGCCATGTAGAATGGTTTAACTGTTAAAAGCATGGTGTTTTCCCAATTCAAGTGGAGAAAACTACGGACACCTTACAGCATCCGTAGTTAGGTATTACCAATTATGCCAGGAACGCAGCAAACGTCCAAGATAGATCAGACAGTGTAGCATCTTGAGTAGCAGGGGAGGTAACAGTAATAATATCACCGGCTGCAATACTGAGTGCCGACTGTGTGCTAAATGTTGCAGAAGTTGAACTTGCTGCAAACGCGAAGGTTGCTATCTGAGTACCGTTCTTGTTAATCGAGAACGTTGCCGTTGCAGTAGCGGCAGCTAAAGATTTAGCGAAGCTACTTGCAAAGTTTGCGGGCAGCGTGCAGTTACGTGGAGCAACTGCCATCATAACTGTTGCGCCTGCTGTCGGCTTACCTGCAAGATTACTAGCGAAGTCATACGGTTGAACAGTAACGTCTGTTGTCAGAACGCCTGTAGCTGCATTGATAGCAAGACCAGCTCCGACCTTTATACCGCCTAGTGTTGAAGTAGAGGCGATTGATAAGCTTGTAGCAGCCGCACTAATCACACCGTTACCGTCAATACTAATCGTAGTGCCGTCAATCTTAACACCTCCTAGTGTTGAAGTAGAAGCAGTAGGTAAGTTGTAGGAAGCAGCAGAGCTAATCACACCGTTACTGATAGTAATCGTAGTACCGTCAACCTTTACACCACCTAATACTGAATTACTTGCAGTAGGGAGTGAGTATGCCGCAGCAGTGATTGCTGAAGCAACTTGAGTAGCGTTTTGATAACCTGCATCTGCAATTGTTTGAGCAAGAGCCGCAACCGCTGCATCAGAGTGAGTATTAGCAGCCGTCTTTGCAGTAGCAACCGTAGAATCAACGTAGGACGTAATGCTGCTGACCACAGAACTATCAGCGTATGCCTTGGCAGCATTCAGAGTGTTTGCAGCAACTGTATCCGCGTAATCCGTTGCAGCTTGCTGGGCAGTTGAAGCTTGGGATTCAGCATACAGTTGTAGGTTGGACTCTGTAGTAACCAACTGCGTGTCCGTGTAAGCATGGGCAGAAGACAAGACGCGAGTATCATTGCTATCAACGTATGTCTTACGGACAGAACCTAAGGTCTGAGTATCAACATAATCCTTAGCATCAACTAAGCACTTAGCAATATCTTTGCTTAGTTCGCCATCTGCATAATGATAAGCAGTAGATATACCGTTAGCGGTACTTGCCACTAAATTTGTATAAGCAGTAGTTATTGCTGTTTCCCGAGTATCGGTGTACGTTTTTGCAGCAGCAACAGAAGCTGTTTGGGTTGCAGTTAATTGGTCTGTTGCATACTGAGCAAATCCACCTGCAAATACACGATTCAGGTTGTCATCAGCGTGTTGATTTGCAAGCGCAAGATTACTATCCGCATAAGCTTTGGCAGTATTTAAAGAAGCCAGGACCGAAGCAGCAGTTTCAGTGCCAACCACTGTATGTAAAGCAGCTACCTTAGTGTCGGTGTAGGCGTTATCAGCATTTTCAGTTGTTACAATAGAAGCAGCAACCTGTTGATCTACATAAGCCAGTACTTCATTGGAAGTAGGTACTCGCGCAGCAAGATAGTCTGTAACATTTTGCATGGTTGTTGTGTAGGACGCAGCAACCTTGTCATCAGCATACGTACGGATGTCTGCATCCATATGATTCATACGCGAGTTTAAATCATAGCGTATGTTATAATCAGCGTTGGATAAGCTTAAAGCGGCTGAGGTAGTCAGACTATCAATACGAGTATCCAATGCAGTATGGGCATCGGAAAGATTTTGTGCAGCCGTTGTTGCAATAGTGTTTGCTTCACCGCGCAACGTACTTACGGCTGTAGCAACGCTGGAGTCAACATAGTTCTTTTCATTGGTAGCAACTAGATTGATACTGTCTGCGTAGGTCTTTGCTTGGGCCAATATAACATTGTCAGCAAGACCCGCAGCCGTTGCAGCTTGGGCAGCAGCTAAAGCAACCGAGTGGGTATCAGCATAACTCTTTGCAGCAGCTAGGGTGAGAGCATCTTGTGAAACAGCGTAAGCCTTAGCACCAGTAGAAGCATTGTTACCTGCTACCGTTGAGTAGTTCAATGCCGTTTGCAGCAAGTCTGCATTAGCTGCGGTAATCTGAGCAGCAACGCCTGCCGCAGTAGAAGCATCACCATCATCAATGTATGAACGAATTGCATTACCAAAAGTATTTTGATCTAAGCCCGTAAAGAAGGCTTGAACTTCAGTCTTGGTGTAAGCATCCGTAATACCATAGCCAACGACAGTCGTTGGCTTACCTGATAAGTTGGCAAAAGTAACAGTAGGTACAGCGGAAGCAATAGCTGAATTCACTTCAGACTTGGTGTAAGCATCCGTAATACCGTAAGCTGTTAGAGTAGTACCTTTGTCAGCTTTACCGCCAACCGTTGTAACAAGAGCCGCTGCACCGCTTTCATCAGCTTGCATCTGGGCAGCTAGTTCATGAATTGTATCCAACGTAGTAGGTGCAAGACCCACCAAGTTGGTAAACATACCATCGACTTCTATTTTAGAGTATGAAGCAACCGGTGTAAAGTTTTCAAGTAGTGTATTTACTTCGGTCTTGCTATAAGCATCACCGATACCGTAAGCAGTAAGAGAAGTACCCTTGTCTGCTTTATTGGTAATAAGGGAATTAACAAGGGCTGTAATCTTAGCACTATCGGCTGAACCAACCCAAGCACCATTAATATAGGTATAAATACCTGCGCCGTTATCACCGTCTGTTTGGGTTAGAGCTACTTCACGTCCTTCAAAGTTGCCTGTTGCCGGAAGTGACGTAACTAGTTCGACACCTGAGTTTAGTTGATTACCAGTAGCGGTAAATTTTGCACCATCTATAAGCATTTGAATCTCCGAGATCAATAGCGTAGACTTAAATTAGAAATAACTACATACCTACGTGCAATGAAATACAAGCAGGCTCCGATTTTTGACCAAACTCTGTTACAAGCCGGTATGAAAAACTATCAAGCCCTTTGAAGCCTACAGGGGCTTTATATCTAATACCTAATTTGTAGTCGCTAATTACAGCTTCTCCAAAAGCAGGTTGAGATATTATCTCCAACATTAATCTGTACCCACCTTGAAAGTTATGATATTCGTCCAACACTGTTTGATCTGTAGGATTCGCTCCTTGGATTAACAGTTCGCTAAAATCAAAATATTGCCATCCCGTATCACCTATAGGAGTAGGTATAGAGACATTGACTTCTATTAGCTTACCGATAGGAGGTATTGCACCTACAGGGACATTTTCAGACTTTGTAGTTACTTTTGTAGGATCTTGTGAATCTGTCAAAACTGTAACTTGAAGTTCATAGTAGGAAGATACCGTTAAAAAATAAGTATCGTATTTATAGTCAGTTTGTTTTAGGTCAATACCGTTGCATGTTACAGAAATAGAACCTTCTACTCCGTTAAAGAAATCAGGCATAGTTGCAACGCCTGTACCGTCTGAGGAGAATTCATAATGAAGAATCTTATCTCCATATAAATCATATACAGGTAGGTAATAGTTTCTAGCCGGCGCTGCAGGTATAAAATGTCTAAAATCTCCTTTTGTGATATACATCATACGCATCAACCCCCGCTAACCCAACCAGTGTCTTTAGTCACGCCTATGAACAAAGGACTTATACCTTGATTTACATCCCACGCTATAGGTGTTAAAGAGCCCGAAGAACCGCAATTGATTGTTTCTGCAACAGGCGGAACTGTCCACAGTTTGCACCCTTTATAGTCAACTATAGAAACTTGATCCTGGGTAAAACCTTGGAATAGAGCATCTGCATATAGGGAACTAGGACTAGTAAACAACCCATGTAAGTTGCAAGCTATAGGTGTAGGATCAAATACAACTAAATCTGTTACTTTTATAAAATTAGCAATAGCCGTAGAATACGTTGACAATGCTGAGTGTATAAAATGTGCAAATGCTACAGGATGCAGATTATAATCTGCCACCTTAAAGGTTTGATCGGTAGAGTGTGCTACCCACTTAACTGAGTCGGTTGCTGCATTTGCTTCTATTTCATAAGGTTTAGGTGTAAACTCAAATCCTTCCACTGTTATTTCAATAAATTGTGTCTTATCTAGTAGGTTGCCGTAAGTAAAGTAATACTCCTGTGCCTTTATATTTAGACCAACTAAAGGTTCAATAAAGTACCCATACTCACTAAACACATAATTGTCCAATGTGTATTCAGGAGAGACAAATATAGGTCTAGGTTCAAATATTTGATCTACAGGTCTTTGTGTATTATACTCATACAGAACAACTAAGGGTTGATACATATAACCGGTTGCTTTGGGTGCATCTCCGTAGTTCGCGGTTGCCTCATATACAGTAATAGATAGAGCTTTACCGAAGTTTTGAGCAGAAGTATGTTGGGACGCATTAACATATACGCCGAAGCCCTCTACTGAAGCTTTACTAGAACTATGTTGAGCAATAGCACCTGTACTCAAAGTATTCAATGTAGGAATAGAATTCTTGAATACTAAGCCAGTATTCAATCCTGCTTTTTCCAACGCTGCTTTTTGTAAGACAGCCGAGATAAAGTAAGGAACTAGGTGGATTCTATTATTCTGATACAATGTCAATATGGGCTTTATAGGTGTTTCCTTTAATGCCCATCTTATTTCATTTAACGGAGTTGTCTCATTGAAGAAACTAATAGGACTATCTGACTTAATCGGAGTACGTGTTACACCTGAAGTAGGTATAGGGCTATGTACTACGCGGCCTACCTTAAGATTTGACACTGCTCTATCTGTACGGCCTACTTCTATGAAGTTTGGTGTACTTATAACAGCATCAGATGCAGAATACTCTATAAGTTTGAATGCTGCATCTTGCGTTAAGGTAGCAAATACCGGCCACGTGATAGGCCCATCTAATAACAATGACGTAACAGATACACCGCCTACCGTAGTAGTAGTATTAAAATAGTCAGATGCTGTTATCGTATAGTCTGTCTGCACACCGTATAAGCCCTCGACTGTTAGGGAAACAGCAAGTAAGTCACCATTAACAACAGATGCAGTAGTGCCTACATACGTTCCGTTCAGTATAAACCCATAAACAGGTGAACTACTAACTATATTTAAAACGGCTGTAAAACCGTTGGACAGCCCTGCTATAAGCATAGGCTCTGTTGATACAACAGTATCAATTGCTTTGTTCAACAAGTTATTAAAGGTGAGGGTCTCAGGTATAATATCAGGTGCAGTTGTTATTGATAAAGTATAAGCAGAAGCCCCTATACTGGCATTTATCTTTTCCAACGTATTATAGCTCTGAGAACTATTGACATTAAATTGAATTATATCTCCGTTTGATACAGGTATCTTTCCACCAGACGTTGCAATACCGGTACCGTTTTTAGATACACTCAAACCCGGATAAGGTTCGATATTAATCTGATTAGTCCGCAAAACATTTGAAACAGTTAAAGTAGAGGAAGTACAGCTTATACCTAAAGCACTATTAACTATGTCAGAGGGTGTATATGTGAGTGTAGGTTCACTGCTTGTTACTGTGAAGGCTGCAAGATTTACATTCTTCAATGTTTCAATAGCATAGACAATTGAATTTTTACAGCCTAGACCTACAACCATAGCACCTGTTGCATACTGAGTAATAGTGTTACCATTGATTACATACAAGGATCTATACGTATCTGTTACATATATGTTACCGTTGCTAGCTTGCGTTACAGCAGTAGGTATAAAAGATAGATAAATTGTCTGAACTAGTATACCTAATTGATAAACTAAGACAGAATTATCATAGACATTTAGAAATACTTTTTGATCGTTCAAAACGTCTAGGTCTGTACAATAGATGCTTGCTACTAGAGGTGTAACGGAAGTAGGTGTATAAACGCCACCAGATGCTGAAATAATGTATACCTCATCTATACACTTTAACAGAGTAGGTGAAGGTATTGTTAAACTAGCAACGAATGAGCCTGTGATCGAGTATTTTTGAACTACATTAGATGCTTTATTTGATACATACACTAGGTTGTCTAAGCCCACGCACATACCGTCTGGGCTAAAAGGAAGAGTAAAAGTATTTGATAGGTTGTAATCACTATCATATACTGCTATTGTATTAGTACCGTTGAGTGCAACAACTAAAGAAGTAGCACCGCTGCTTGCTTTAGGATAGTAGTCTGAAGCTATAGGTTTACTATTTGCGGCAAACGTTAAGTTCTTAACCAACTTGTTTGTTACAGAGTCTACAATTTGAGCAGTAGCCAAAGAATAGTTTAGCAGCACTATAGCATCATTACCTGATACTATAGTGTTAGTGGGTGTAGCTAAAGATATATAGCCTGTAGTAGTACCATTAAGATACTTTAAACTTATATCTGTATTTAGGGTAGTAACAGGATAGTTAATCGGTTGTACTCCTAAGTAAGAGTCACTAACGTATGTAGAAGAACTCTTATTAGTAATAGACCATATTGTCAGATAGCTACCTGCAGTTATTGTAATAAACGCAGAATCCTTACTGTTCAAGGGTGATAGCGCTGTAAAGATAAGATGATCACCGTTAACCACTGTTGTATAGGTTCCTACCAGTATTCCATTTTTTGTTATGCTACCCGTGGGTGTTTGTACAGGTATTGAAGCATCTGCATCAAGGCCACTTATAGTTATAGAGGGCGTTGAGTAAGTAGTTCCCGGCGTACATCCTACGCTAGGGCTTAAGTAAAAGGGAGTAGGCTGAGTAGTAATTGAGCGCGTTACTGCACTAAACCAGGTATTCATATTACCCACAGCTATGGGTATGCTGATAGCTAGGCTAGAATAAGAGGGCGTAGTAAACGCAATTTGCAAAGTATCGTTCAATGCAGCATTAGTTGTCTGCCCTGAATTCACACCGTTCTTTAATATGTAAGCTCCGTAAACATTAGGTATTACTACAGGAACAGTTATATCACTAGCAATGCCTGCAACCGTAATGAGCGATGTTGATATTAAAGAGTTTCTATTAAGAAACTGAGGTGTTGTAAAATATACCTGAGTAGACAGGGAATGTGCTATAATAGACTTAGTTGTAGCTAGGTAGTAACCCAACTCATTATTTAAAGAGTTGGATATAACTGCAAATACCGTAGTAGCATTTGCGGCTGACGTAGTTAGCTGAACCTGAACAGAGTCATTAGCAACTACAGCAACAGAATTGGTTTTAACAATACCGTTAACAACAAATACACCCAGACTAGTAGTAAGTGTTTGGGCAACTGCCATAACTACAGCAGAAGATATTGCGGTAGTAGACGGGTTTTGATTTATTGATTGACCGAAATTATACATTTGAGTCGCCTAAAAAGAAAAAGCCTGGGAAATCACTCTCCCAGGCTCATTAGGTACTTTATCAAGAAATACCGCCGCCGTTCGTAAGGAATAGAACGCGCATCTTCGTATTGTTGATACCGTTTGCTAACATCGCCTGGTAAGTACGTGCAGAGCTTTCACCGTAAACAGTGAGAGGAACCTTAGCATATTGAGCAATGACGCTGGCAGAAGTATAACCAACTAAGTCAAGCTCTTGCGTATAAGCATAACGGTAGGTATTAAGTTTGTTTGGGAAAGTAACAACGTACTTGTTATCTTCCGTGATCGTTACTTGCTTACCTGCATTCATGATACCGTTACTGTCAACAGAATCATACGTAGCAGGCATAGAAGGAGTAGGCTTAACAACATCAGACTCACGCACTACAAACTTCTTAATACCACTTTCCCAACGCTCTGGATAGATAATGATAGCGTGACCATTAGTATCAGCACTGTCCTTCGGTTTAATAGCAGCAGGTACATACATATCCTGAAGACCATATACGCAGAACAAAGGACACTTAGTTGCAGTATCGACCAAAGCTTGACCCGTAGTACGATCAACTGGGCGCTGAACAACAACCCACGAGAAGTTTTGACCAGCTGTAATGTCTTGAGCTTCTTCCCAAATACACAACGAGAAACCACGCGGTGTAACATTGAGCAGATAGCTCATTGGGTAGTTTGCAGCAGTTGCTAGATCGGGAATACGAATAGAGCGATCAATGAATTGGCTATCCGCATTATTAATACGCTTGCTTCGTTGAACCATTGCAAGAGTAGTAGGAGTGCTCGCATTGTACGGAGTATCTGGAACAATGAGCGTTGTACCATCTAGCTTATAGGGGTACACTAGATCAGTACCGATAACACCAGCATTGTCAACAGCAGTATTGAAATCAACGTTGAGCTTTGCAACGCTGCCGTCATCTGGAAGCTGAAGATCAGCAGCAACATACATCTTGCACTGGAAGTCATCAATGACAGTGAATTGAATACGCCACTTCTGAGTAGTAGCAAGCGGATCAACAGTACTACCTGCTTCTAGTGTAACCTTATAGGGTGAAGCCCAGTTAATGGGAGCAACGGCTGGGAACTTTAAAGTAAAGCCGTTTGCTTCAAGATCAGTAATGACGGAGCCAATGATGTCACCAACTTTGACAAAACCATTACGTTGAACAGAAAAACCTGAGGACATAACTACTCCTTATTCTAACGGTAAATATGAAATGTTTAGGATTACAGCAGTTGCGACAGGACTACTATTCGTAATCCTAAAGTAAATCAGATTAGTCAAAGGGCTTTCACCGTTTGCTAAGATCGAATAACGTCTACCTTTAACTACGCTACCGTCTGACATGAGTGTAGATCCGTCATCAGCTAAGTGACTAGCAGTGGCAATAAATTTGTAAGGATTTGAATTGTTGCGAGCAGGACTATCGAAAGCTTCTACTGTAATAGGCTTATCTACGGATAAACTCTCAATTAAAACAGTACTGCCTAACGGAAGCGTAAAGTCTACAAAGCCATTAGGTGATAAGGAATCTGTTGTATGTGTTATTGATGTTCTAGCAGGTGCACTACCACCTGTTTTAAATTCAGACCATGTGTGTAAATCGTTACCAAGAATCCAAAGTTTCTTATCAGCTTGGGTATATACAAGCATGCCTTCTTTAACATTCAAAGGGTTTATCGCATCCCGTTCAGCAATATTAGTGCGAACTTGATAGCCACCTTTGACATAAATATCTTCTAACAAGTAGTAGGTATTTCTTAAAGCAGGATCTGGATTAGTAGCGTTTCTAGGTTGTATGAACGAAGCTAAATTAATGGGCATTGTAGTCTACCTATCAGCCTTGACTGGACTTCCAGTGGCAGGTGCCTAAATCTGGATAGTCTGTACGATACACATAGAACGGAATTAGGTTTCCGCCTACATGAACATCGACAGAAGTAGGCCCATATATGTTTTGAGGATCATCGTGGGCGCCATCCCAACCACCGTAGAAGTTAGAGTCGGTGTCCAAGAATTGAGCAGTTCCGTAAGCAGCGGGATATGCAAACCATTGGTACAAGCCTTGACCGACAGTAGCATTCAACGTAAATGTTGTATCAATTATACCTGCTGTAGGGCCGCGACCTGATAGATTCAAGATCATTGACTCTGTAGGCAGCGCAAGGGTACTCATGCCATAATAAGGTGCAATCGAAGGAACCGCTGCAGGCTTTGTACGGTAACGAATTTGAACAGATTGAAACCCCATTATAAACCCCTTTGCGTTTAAACTAAACGTGCAACACCTGAGAACGGTTGCGAAAACCGAATCACAACTTGTGAGTCAGACGGATACTCAATGCTACCCGGAAGAATTTCTTGAAGTTTATTTTCGTAGTTTACATAGACTGCTACAACAGGCTTACAGTTTAGCCCGTGATTGATAGTCCAGGTAGAGGCAGCTTCAGTTTGGTCAAACTGCATGTTGCTGGCAAATAAGCGAGGCATGTTAGATACCTCCTTTAGACGCAACGAACAGAACCAACCTGCGCGGTAGAGAACGTAATAGTTGTTTGCATCACGCTATCATTAACGACAGCTTCTGGCTGAACAACATAGTTGTCTACGATGCAAGTGATCGCGGGATAGTAACCTAGACCGTGTGCAACAACCCACGTAGTCGAAGCAGAAGTATAGGATTGCTCATATGCAGTGACCGGACGATCACCGCCTACTAGAGCATCACCGTACATGATTACAGCACTACCTGCTGTAGGAACATTGAAGACTATCAGTGCAGTGTCTTTCTGGCTGCAATCAATATCTTCAGGAAGAATTTGTTTACCACTAGCATCATATACTTGGACAAGACCAAGATTGACACCTAGATTATGGTTGATAGACCATTCGAGAGCCGGAGTTGCTTGGTCGAAACGAACGGTGTTAAGAACTTGAGTCAGTGGAATCCAAAAGGGCAGACCGTTAAGAATCTTAACGCAAAGAAACACGCGTTGATCCTTAAATAAGAACTCACCTTCAGAGGGATTAAGTGGAAAATCACCGCTTGCTAAAACAGCACGCTTTAGCTTACCGCCCATGCCTTTAAAGTCTAAATTGCCAATAACATCCATGACTATCGCCTCAGTATATTAAGAAAAAGGAGGATAACATTCCTGCTACCCTCCTTTCATGCTTATAAGTACCTAAATGACTTAGACCTTAGCAGCAGTAACAATAACCTTACAAGTGATAGCTGAACTGAAGTCAACCGTCAATTGATTGTTAGTGTTGAAGGTGATAGCATCAGCAAGAATGACCTTGTCGGCGCTGTCAACAACAGTGACTTGAGCGTACTTCTGACCCAGGTTGTGCGTAACGGTGTGCGAAGCAGAAGCAGTCGAACCATCGTAAACGAACGTAGAGCCAGCGAAACGAGCAGCCAGCGCAGCCAGAGCCGTATCCAGCTTAACTTCACCGTCAACTACTGTAGCAGCAGTGTCGATGTAGTTGGTGCCAGAGAAAGCAACGAACGAACCATCGGCAGCCAGACCAACAGCAGCTTCAGCAGCGTCCAGTTCAGTTTGCAGGCCAGCTTCTACACCAGTAGCACGGGTGACTTCAGCAGACAGAGCAGCACTGATCGAACCTTCAGCACCAGTAGCGCGGGTGGTTTCGTCAGACAGAGCAGCCGAGATAGAACCTTCAGCACCAGTAGCACGCGTAACTTCACCAGCTAGGTCGGCAGCGATAGAGCCTTCTGCGGTAGTAGCACGGGTCGTTTCAGCAGCAACCGAAGCAGCAACAGAAGCTTCAGCAGCACCAGCGCGAGTAACTTCAGCAGCAACCGAAGCAGCAATTGAAGTTTCAGCGATACCAGCACGGGTAACTTCCGAGGCCAGGTCAGCAGCGATGGAGGTTTCTGCACCACCGGCACGAGTGATTTCAGCAGCCAGGTTGGCAGCAATCGTACCTTCAGCAGCACCAGCGCGAGTAACTTCCGAAGCCAGGTTGGCAGTCAGAGTTGATTCAGCAGCAGTTGCACGAGTAACTTCAGCAGCCAGGTCAGTTTCAACAGTAGAAACGCGAGCCTTGAACGTAGTATCCAGGTCAACAGTGTAACCCAGATCAGACGAACCCGAAACGGTAACGAAGTTCAGAGTACCTTGAACTTGCGAGTTGGTGTTGTCGATAATGTCGACACCATCAAGCGTGTTGAAGACCAGACCGTCATTAGCGTTGGCGTAGAAAGCAGCACCAGGAGCCAGAATGAAGAAGCCAGCAGTCGTAACCTTGTAGTAGGAACCCGGAACAACTGAGGAAACACCAGTCAGATCGAAAGCAGTACCAGCATCAACACCACCAGCCAGCGTACCGATGTACGAGAAAGCAGCACCCAGAGCGCCGACCTTCGTATCAACGTACAGCTTGTTGGCAGCATCACCGTTAGCAACAGCAGTACCAACGTTGGTCAGCAGATTGCCACCCAGGGATTGGTTACCCGTGAAAGCAACAGAGCCGTCCTTGTTGATGAAAGCACCTTCGACAGTGGCCAGACGGGTGTCAAGACCAGCTTCGACGCCAGAAGCGCGAGTCGTTTCAGCAGCCAGGTTGGCAGCGATAGTCGATTCAACACCAGTAGCGCGTGTAACTTCACCTGCGAGAGCAGCAGCAACGCTACCTTCGGCGGCAGTTGCACGAGTAACTTCAGCAGCCAGGCCAGAAGCGATAGACGTTTCGGCAATGCCGGAACGCGTAACTTCAGAAGCCAGATCAGCAGCGATAGAAGCTTCAGCAGCACCGGCACGGGTAACTTCAGCAGCAACAGCAGCAGTAAGCGTACCTTCGGCAGCACCAGCACGACTAACTTCCGCGGCCAGGTTTGCAGTCAGAGTCGATTCAACACCAGTAGCACGGGTGGTTTCAGCGGCCAGATCAGAAGCGATAGTACCTTCGGCAGCACCAGCACGACTAACTTCCGCGGCCAGGTTTGCAGTCAGAGTCGATTCAACACCAGTAGCACGGGTGGTTTCAGCAGCGACAGCATCAGAAGCAGACTTGATAGCAGTGTCGAGCTTGGAAGCAGCATCAGCAACCGAAGTAGCCGAGCCAAGATAAGTCGAACCGCTCGGAGCAACATACGTGCCATCCGAAGCCAGGCCAACAGAAGTTTCAATAGCATCAATCTCTTGCAGCAGAACAGCAGTAGAGCCACCCGTTGCAAAAGTAATGGTAGCAGTACCGTTAAAGCCACGATAAACACCATCAGTGGTGTTATACCAAATCTGACCAGCTTGGGGCTGCGACGGATCAGAGGCTAGATTTTCGATACGAGCATTCTTCAACTGGCTGAAACCAGCCAGGATAATATCGCCAACACTTCTCATTTGAAATATCTCCTAGGGATAAATGAGTATTACATAAAATATTGTATTGTGTTATATCTTTATAACCAGAGGTGGTCAACCGTTTGAACACCGTATTCACTACCTACTACAAATTAAACAATTAAACAATCAAACGTCGAAAACAAAGGTAGCATGACCTGCTATTGGAGCAGAGAAATATACTACTAAATTATTAACATCAACAATATGACACTCAGAAGGTAGTATCTGATAACCGTCCGCATCAAAAACTGTGTATGTAAAAAAGGTTGAATTCAAGTTATGTACGATATCCCACTCAGCAGCAGGAGTAGCTTTTTGAAACGTATATGTTGCGGAACTTTTAAATGCCGTCCAAACACCAAGACCTTGATATTGCCAGAGCTTGTTATCCGATGCAGTCACCAGCAACATACCATTTTTCAAGCCTAGCTTTGCTGTAGCGTCTAAATAAATAGAGTCCCGTGCCGCTGCGTCAGCAACAACACGGAGACCACCTTTAATATATACGTCTTCTACAACAGGCCACTTCGCACCACTCTTTGGGATTAGGTTTGAGGAGACTTGAATAGGCATTACATACTCCTACTCAAAGTTAAGGAAGCATGGCAGTGTTAGGAGCTTGTGCTACACCCACTAAACAAATTGTTACGTTTGCGATAGCAGGTTCTACTGAAGCAGGAGTAACGATTTCAAGGAGATCACCCACTAGCAAGTTTAAGCCTGTTGCCCATGTGAAAGTACCTATAGTAGAACCGATACCGAAGTTTACGCTACCCTTATTGACACCGTTAACATTGATTGCGTATGAGACAGAATTCGACGGGGCAGACTTCGCGTAAGCCAAGCTTCCTGTTAAGTTCTGTTTCAACGAAATCTTACGCGGTGCAACAAACTCAGCAACAGTTGTACTAGCAGCATCCATGTTACCATAGACGAACATCGAAATGTCGTAGGGCAGTGACAAGATAGTAGTGTTAGGATCATAACTAGCACCCTGAGCACCCTTAATGTTTGCGACCAATGCCCAAGCACCTGATTGCTTCTGATATACGTCAGAAGTTGCAGTATTCAAGTATAGATCGTTGTCAACACCTAAGCCGCTTGCAGGAACAACAGCACCTTCACGCCACAAAGAAGAAGTACCCTGTGGGCCTGTAGGTCCAGCGGGGCCAACGCTACCTGTAGTACCCGTAGCACCTTGAGTGCCAGTGGGACCTACAGGACCTGTTAAACCGATACTACCTGTGTTTCCAGTAGGACCTACAGGCCCCGTATTACCAGTGGCACCCGTATTACCTGTGGTTCCTTGAAGGCCTGTAGGGCCGACGGGACCAGTACTACCAGCAAGGCCTTGAAGACCAGTAGGTCCAACAGGGCCAGTTGAACCAGCAACGCCTGTTGGGCCTACTGGTCCAGTACTACCTGTAGTTCCAGTAGTACCTGCAACACCCTGACTACCTGTTGGGCCTACAGGACCTAGGCTACCTGCGACGCCAGTTGGTCCTACGGGGCCAGTTGAGCCTGCTGCTCCAGCATTACCAGTAGGTCCAACAGGACCGACACTACCAGTAACCCCTGTACTACCTTGAACACCTGTGGGACCCACAGGGCCAGCGGATCCTGCAACACCTGTTGGGCCAACGGGCCCTGCAACACCCGTACTACCTTGCGTACCAGTAGGACCAACGGGACCTGTTAAGCCGTCAGTACCTGCAACGCCTTGAACACCTGTGGGTCCGACTGGTCCAGTAAGACCTATGCTACCAGTAGGTCCAACAGGACCGACATCACCAGCAGTGCCTTGAACACCAGTAGGCCCAACGGGGCCGACGACACCTTGGATACCTGTATTACCCTGAACTCCTGTGGGGCCAGCAGGCCCAGTGGCACCCTGTGGGCCTGTCGGGCCGATCGGGCCTGTATCACCAGTAGTTCCTGTAAGACCGATATTGCCTTGAACACCAGTAGGACCGACAGGACCGGTTAGGCCTGTAGTACCTTGTTGTCCGGTGGGTCCGACGGGCCCTACACTACCAGTGCTGCCTGTTGCACCTTGAGTACCCGTAGGTCCAATTGGGCCAGTACTACCTTGAGTACCTTCACTACCAGTAGGACCGACAGGACCATCAATACCTTGAACACCCTGGACACCTTGAAGACCTATAGCTCCAGTAGGACCAACGGGACCTGTTAAGCCTTGAAGACCAGTAGGACCGACGGGTCCAGTTGAACCAGTTGCGCCAACAGATCCAGCAACCCCTGTAGGGCCTACAGGACCAGCAACGCCAGGTGCACCGTCTACACCAGCTGGGCCTTGAACAGAAGTATATTCAACCCAATGAGTAAGATCAGAAGAAGGCTCTAAGGTAGAGTTGTATGAACTTGCACTAGCTAAAATCCAGATAGAGTTTACAGCAGGATTAGCACTAGATGGGGCCAGAACAGAAGAGTCAGCAGCATACTCACCTGCAGCCCATATGCCTTGATAGACTATACCCGTGCCTGAGTCACCCTTAGCACCAGTTGCGCCAGTAGGACCAACAGGGCCAGCATCCCCTAAGTCACCCTTGATACCCTGAGTACCAGTAGGCCCAACGGGACCTAATTCACCTTGGATACCTGTGGGACCAATCGGACCTGTATCTCCGACAACACCAGCATTACCTTGGATACCTTGAACACCCTGTGGGCCAGTAGGCCCGACAGGCCCTAGATTGCCTTGGACGCCTTGGAATCCAGTAGGACCAACGGGACCTGTATCACCCTGAAAGCCAGTAGGACCGACAGGACCTGTATCTCCAGGAGAACCCGTTAAGCCTGTACTGCCTTGAAGACCAGTAGGTCCAACAGGGCCTAAGTCACCTTGGATACCAGTAGGACCGACGGGTCCAGTACTGCCTGTTGAGCCAGTGTCACCCTTGATACCCTGACTACCTGTGGGACCAATCGGACCTAAGTCACCCTGAGAACCAGTTGCCCCCTGAGGGCCGCCGGAACCCGTAGGCCCGACGGGACCAGTATAACCATTGGCACCAGTTGCCCCTTGAGCACCTGTAGGACCGACGGGTCCAGTGCTACCAGTAGTTCCTGTAGTACCAGTGGGGCCGACGGGCCCAGTATTACCTTGAGCACCCGTGTAGCCTTGCTGACCAGTGTAACCAGTAGGTCCCATCGGTCCAGCAACGCCAGGTAGGCCTTGAGTACCCGCAACCCCTTGAAGGCCAGTGGGACCTACAGGACCAATATTACCAGCAAAGGACTTTTCAGTCCATGTTACAAGATCGCTACCTAGTGTATAGACTTTACCATCCACACGAGTAACAACCCACATACCTTCTTTAAGAGCAGACGCATCAATAGCGTTACGCGCATTAACGTCTGATACGATACGGAAGCCGCCCTTAATATATACGTCTTCCATCAGAGCGTAGCTATTACCTGCGCGTGGGATGAAATAAGAGGCAATTGCAATAGGCATGATGTTCTCTCAATTAAGGGGCAGGCGAAACTGTCCACTGATTAGAAGAAGCTACACCTAGATTTGCATACTCAGAACGATACACATAGAACGGATACGAAGTACCGTTAATGACGACTGTAGTTTCAAAGGGTTCATCTAGTGAAGCAGCAATAGAAGCAGCAGAAGGACCAGGGCCGCTATTACCTGCACCACCCCAGCCGCCGAAGAACTGGCTAAGCTTGTCGAAGAACTGAGCTTTACCGTAAGACTTCGGATACGCAAAGTACATGTAAGACGTTTGGCCGATAGCATCAAAAGATACTTCAGCATTAACGCTACCGTTAGGGCCACGGTACGGAAGGGCTGTGATGAAAGCTTGCCAATCCAGCGGAAGCACAGGGCCTACACCGTAGAACGGATAGACAGGAGCGACAACAGCAGTCACATTAACACCCTTCGTAGCGGTAACAGGCACTGTAGTACCCGGTAACGTGTAAGAAGCTTGAACAGTCAGAAGGTTGCTAGTGTTATCAGCAGTTAATACCCCACCAGCTGTGATCTGACCGTGCGTAGCATCAAGCATAGACCAAGTAGGGGTAACACTGATTGCAGCGCCGCTGTTAAGTGTAAGAATTGCACCGTAAGACGAAGACGTACCGCCTGCAATAGCCGCAGCACCGTTAATCGTCAGAACAGTACCTACTAGTTGCTTAACCGTTACATTCTTGGTAGCTGTTAAACCACCCAGAGTAGCTGTCAGCACAACCGGAGTATCTTGAGTAAGCGGATTCGCACCAGCTAAAGTACCAGCGGCAGAGATAGAAGCAGCAGTCGTGTTATCGACAGCCCAGCCGGTCGGTGTAACAGTAGCAGTAGTGTTATCGCTGTAAGTGGCAGTAACAGAATAAGCTGAAGAAGCGCCAGCATAGATACTCGAAGCCCCGTTAATAGCAATACCTGTAACAGTCTTGCTGCTAATAGTTACAGCCTTCGTTTGCTGAACAATACGTGTCCAGCTAGGATACTCAGCAGTAAGTTGAACGGGCACATCTACGTTTGAACTACCTGCATGTAGCGTACCGTTGAGATCAATCACAGTACCTGAAGGTAGCGTGTTACCGGCACCTGCTTGAACAATGATCGGACCAAAGACTTGACGCGTAGTAGGTGTGATATTACCTTGAGCATCAATTACAGGTTCTGTGAGCCATAGCTCATACACAGAAGCCCCCGCAGCGGCCACCGTATCGGCACCACGAATCTCAAGAGTACCCGCTAGCTGACCTAGTTGGCCCATAGCCAACTTAAGGAAAGCTGTCAGATCAACGGTACCAGCTGGGCCTGCACTGCCTGCAGGGCCTGTAGGACCAACAGGACCGACACCACCGACTACGTTGACGTAGTATTGTGGATCAGCGAAGATTTCGTCATAGGTGCGAACTACGTGCCACCAAGCATTGATAGCCGTAACTTCAGGCTTCGTAGTAGCAGTAGCTGGATCAAGAGTAAGTTTAAGCTTTAAAGCACTCAGGTAGTAAGGATCAGCTGGATCAAGTACAACCCAAGTTACGTTTATGGGTGTTCCCATATAACTAGGATCTTGTTTTGCCCCAACAACTGTATAGCGCAGCGCAGTAATCGGATGTTCCATTTGGAATACGACCGGATTGAATACGTCCAGGTTCCGAACATCTGCTAACTGTTGAACGCTTAGGATGAAATCCTGTAAACGTTTTTCCATTTAAAACTCCAAATTAATCAATAGATTCAGGTTGAAACTTACGCAGGGCTTCTTGTGCCTCTGAAAGAGCTTGTGTTAAATCAGCTATCCGGTGATTCAAGTTGTTTATTGCTTCTTCTTGAATCTTTGTTACCTGAACAACCTCATTAAGAGCTTTATTCAATACAGCTTTATCGGCTGCAAGATTAGCTACGCTATTTTGAGAGTCATTCCTTTGAGCAGTAACAGTCTCCAGTAGTGTTTGCATACGGAGACTGTTCAACTCAGCATTACGCTGTTCAGCGGTAACAGGAACAGATTGTGTATTTTCCATTATGTGAGTCTTTCTTTTGTATATTATTTATTGATAAGATAGGACTTAAAGTCAGCGCCGGTTGCCATTAAGTTGGCACGAAGATGAATTCGTTTTGCAGTAATAACGGGATCGAAGTAAGCATCAATAACAAGAATGCCTGCTGCAATGGTGTCGCTTGTGTTATTGCTGTCATCACAAATAACTTGGAACCAATATAGACCACCGGCGTTCTTAATTGGAGATAAGAAACGTTCAATGATTGATGTAACCCGACTACGAAGAATTTGGTCATTCGGGTCAAACACGCTATACATATTGGCAATGCGTACGGACTTTTCAATGAAGTTCATCAGACGACGAACATTCAGATCCGACAGAGCAGACGCCATACTCTGTAGGGTATTCGATCCCCAAATACGCCAGCCTTGGCCTTTAGGGAAATAACGAATAGCGTTAACATTTACGTAGTCGAGGGCGTCTCGATGACCTTGGTTGTAAATGTATTTTGATTTGTTGACTTCATCCATGCGACCACGATACATACCAGCCGGTGAGAACCAGACTTCATATTGTTCGTCAGTCAATGCACAGTTTGCAGCAACATAACCAGAAGGCGGAACCCAGACTTCCATGTCGTTGTACACATCCGGTACTCGTATGTCACAAGTATAGATGGCAGCATAGCTACTATCAAGGTTTAGCTCTTGAACAGCATATGCAACAGCACGGGCAGTTTCTTGTTCCGGTGAAGGGATGTCAAGAATCGCAACAGCATCCATACGTTCTTCAGCAATGATTGCCATTTTACGTTGGATGTCGCAAATATCTTGCAAGTTGCTCATGCCGATCGGAGCACCACCTTGAATCAAGATATTGACATTGATATGCTCAGTATCCTTATAAAGATCCCATGCTCTCATTACTTGACCGAAAGCTAGATAGTGACCGTTAGTGCCACCTTCAAGGAATACCTTAGCAGGTTCTACAACCTTAACAGTTGTAGGAGCAAACTCATTATTGCGAACACGAATATACTTGGAAGCTTTATTGATAACATCTTCCATGAACATCTGATTGCCGAAACCGTTAATCTCTGAGTTGCGCTTTACAAGCCATGACTCAACAGGCTTATCACGCGGGTTGTCATGATTAACATATACATCAATCCAGAATGAATACGGATCATCATATGTTTCATCGAATGAAGACAAGCCTGCCTTGTAAGCTGGGCGTACTTCAATGTATAGAGTGTTATTCCAGTCACCCGGATCGACAGCACATATGAAGAATAAGACGTTTGCAATACCCGGTTGATTTGGGTTGAATGAATACGTATTGAACGGATCAAACTTACCCAGAGTATTACCGTTAGCATCGTCAAATACTGACAGAGTAGGACGCGGTGCTACAGCCGTAACTGAATCTACAGAGTAGAAAGCTCCGGCTGTTAACGGCACAGGGCCGTGATTGGTATCATCATTGATGACCCGTGTAACTAATAGCTGGCTACTATTCTCAAGAAACTTTAGAGCCGCATAGTGCATCAAGCTAAAACGCCAATCGGGAGGTCCGAATGTCTCAATAAATTCTTGTTTGTTTGTAACCAGTGTAGGTGTCATTATCGGGCCCTTCTTGGAGGCTCCGACGATAGCACCGATTGATGTGGATACAGCACGAACTCGCTGTGATAGATCACGCTCTATCACATAACTACCTGGGGAGGATGGAAGACCCATTACGTTTCTCCATTTGAATATAGATAAGTAACCCTACCAATAAATTAGAATTTGTATTGTTTTCACGAAATCAAGGACAAAAAAAGAGCAGCGTCCAACTAAGGAGGCTGCTCTAATGTCGAACGGAGGAGATAGTCCGCTCACTTCCAATAATCATTTTACTTTAAACCACAACGGTGCCTTATTATCTGGATGCCCGTTGTAGTTGAAACATATTTCTTCACCCGGTAGGATGGTTCTTAAAGCATACACCAGTAATACCTTATTCTTTATATCTTTAGTGTATTCCGCATTGGGTGTATAACTGTGATTGTATAAGCTACCGTTCCCTAAGGCAATAGCTACTTTATTCTTTGACCACCTAAAGGCGTATGTCTCTAGTATGTGAGTACTGCCTAAGGGTACTGAGAACAGAGCAACCGGACAAGACTCAATCAAGGAGCCTTTTACAATTCGTTTAACTGCTACAATACCCCGCCCCTTTCCCACTAAGTTTTTTACTAAGGTCTTGTTCATCATACTTATTAAATTTAGGATTCAATCTAAACGAAATAAGAACGGAGTTACCTGACGGTATAAAAAAGCCAAAATTGGAAAAGTGAGCAGACAAAATAAATCTTAAATCCGGCGAATGAATCTGCCTGTCCCGCGAATCGTTAAAGAATATAATCAACCTTACTTCATGTGGGCTAAACTCTTCGTCAATCCTCTCGGGATTAAAACGAGTCATCAGCATTTCTTTATATTCTTGCGTAAGGCCTTTGAAGACCTCTACCATATTATAGCTCCCTAAATTTAAGGAACTCAGTAGCGATTGTCCGAACACTCCCATTAAGAAGTTTTATGTCTGTAAAGCCTTGTATTTTGCTAGAACGTTTAGCAAGAGCATCAAACTCTTGTATAACAATCCTACGAATTCCAATTACACGATCAGTAAACCGCTCAATTACTTTTGAAAGCCTGCCCTCTTCGTCATGCGGTACTGTCTGCACAATACTTACATAGACGCGCACTTTATACTTAGGCCTCTGTGCTTTCTTTACTTGCAAATTTGCCACAGCCTTTTTCCGTTTCTGAAACTCGGGGCCATACCGTCATGATCTTACCTAGTTGACTCTTTGCATGGTTGCCTTCACCGGGTTTAAATGAAGGAACAATAACAGTAGGAGAGCTTTCCCGGCAATCATGGTAAGCTTGGCCTTCAATTAGATGGATGTATTTGCAATTGCCGCAGTTCTTTGTTGCCATAGTGTGACCTTTTATCTTGTAAGTGTACGAGGACTAAAATAAGCACTCGAAGGCCTCACTTTGCAATGAGGCCCCGGCTGCATACTTTTTGTTCCCCAACAAAATGGGTATACAACTTGTGTAGAGCGTTCCGGCTAAAAGCCCGACACCTTTTGTCGAAACATCAACTACACCGTACACCAATTTTATGTGACAATTAAAGGTCTAACGCGGCATGACCACGCGCAGAGCATTCACAAGAGTATGATGTGTCCGACTACTTCCTGAAATTAGTATTTTTCAGAAAGTTTAGACACTTTCAACAGCCTCTTCTTCTTGCTCCGCAATATACGCTTCAAGGTTGTTTGTTTCTATGTAATCCAACCCTTGTTGGGTAATACGGTATGCAAACTTATCAGTAATCCGGTCAGTAACTCGTTCCATACGTCGAGCTTTAACATGATTCTCTAAAGCTCCTCGTACTTTAAGCTCTCCGGTGGCACCCTCAATGTTGCACAGCTTAGATATAGCCCGTAAGCTTTGATGGGCTTCACGGTATGTGGGCTTACAAACAGCTAGGGCTTTAAGGGTTAGCAGTGTATGTTTCTTGCTTATCATTTCTTTAATCTTCTTTCTCTTAGATGTCCATGCCCAGGTTGAAGTTCATGGCAGTTATCGCACAGGCATTTCAAATAAAAGGGTATTGTCTTTCCACCCTTAGACACTTGAATTACATGGTGTGCCCGTAGTTTGTTAGTCTTACTACCAGCAGTACCGCATCGACTACACCGATGTCCCGCTAAACTAATTGTTTGTGCGCTAGTTGCGTCCCAATTACTACCATAGGCTTGGGTACGTGTGCGTCTGATCTTAGAGACCGTTTTAACTTTTGGCGGACCTGCTCGACGAAACGCACACATACATTACACCTTAATTGATAGGTTCAAGCAATGACTTAGGATCAAGATTGAGCAAAGCTTTCAACTCAGTATCGCAGTCTGGATTCTTAGGGAGCTTTGCCTTGAGCCAGTGTAGATTACCAAAAGATGAAGATACTTCCTGTCGAAAAGACGGGAGCTTCAACTTAGGATTACGCAATAGCTTATTCAAACGATCCAGTTTCGTTTGGACTTGAACTTCCGCAGTATTTGTATTGGGCATTTTTAATAAGGAAGAAAGATTGCAGTTAGATATTCATCACGTTCTTCAAGATCAAGAATATGAATCGGCATTACATCAATGTTGAGAGCGTTAGCCAGCCCAACAGCGATATGATTTAGGTGTGCTATGTAAGCAACACTAGGTGGAGCCGACTTTGCAACATCAATTATCGGGATACCTGGCTGTATAACACAACCTCGTTGGAAGTACTGGAAGTACATATCAATGCACCGCTTTTGATATGCAGCAAAACGTTCTTCCAAGCGTGAAGGAAAGTCACGCGTAACATCCGCAAGCATGTAGATCAAGAAGTCTATCGGAGTACGATCTGTTATGCTGCAACTGTTATCCCGATACTGAGGTTCTACACGCTCAATCAATTGCTCTTGGATGGTCAATCGTGTTTCAATATCGTATTGATCTTTAGGATTGAAGCCAAGCTCTACAAAGATTGCATTGGTATCAATCTGTAAGTAGGCTATATGAGGTGATACTGCAAACTTCTGAGCAGAAGTCGTCTTACCTACGCGGTGGGCCCCAATTAGACCGTAATGTTTGTTATCCATTTAAATGTTCCAACACATCATAGCTCATTGTAAAATCAAAGTTCATCAGATTACCGAACATTTGAGCTTCTATTGACTTAAGGAAGGCGCCTTTTAAGGTAGCAATACGCTCACCCTTATACCAGATTTCAGCATCTTTCTTATAAGAGTCAGGAGGACCCATATTCCTAGCCGCTTCAAACCAAGTTCTTAGCTTATCACCTAGATTGGCAAAGCATCTACCCGTTAGGGAAGTAGTTTGTATTCGCAGTTCTGAGTATAAGTATTGGCCACGTTCGTCCGATACAACTTCATAGGGCGTTCTGAAGGATGGTCCATGATTATGAACAACATTCATAGACGAAGCATACACGCGAAAGTCAGAGAACCTAATCTCAATGTCCGATATATCAAAGAATCCAAAGTCTTCTTTGGTCTCTGGAACGACTATCGGCGTTAAGTCCGGGATTTTAGCAAACGCTGGTGTTAGTTGCGTTACAGCAAAAGCAGCGGGTAGCGTAGCAAATAGCTTTAGAAACCCGCGTCTTGATATTTCCATTTTGAAATGTCCTTAAGACGTTACTTCAAACAGAACACCCTTAGAAAGGCCCTCACTTACGATAAACTTATCAACGCCGGCTTCACGTAAAAGCTCACCATACTTAGCATTGATATATTCTGCAAGGTATTCAACAGTAGTTTCTGTTTCAAGAACTACCGTCTTTTGACGCTCGTTATTCTTGAACTTACCGCCCATAGATCCGCGTGACTTGGAAGTATAAGCAATAGACACCTCGTCAGTGCTTGCTGTCCAAACATTAGCACCGTATATGAAAATCGTATCGTCCAGGTCTTTGCAGATTTCATTGCATACTTTATCAAGGGCTGTTAAAGCATTATCTTCATCAGCACAATGAACAGGATCAACGACCATGCGAATAATGTCCACCTTAGGAATCAATTGCAGATAACTAAGATGTCCATGTGCTAGATTCTGACAACCGTATGCTGAACTATCGCGCAGGCCATGAACGTAGCTAAACATTCCGTAGACACCACCTGCTTGAATAAACAGAGGGCTGGTATTTAGGGCACACTTAATGTCTACCTCAATACCGTGAACATTTAGCAGAACATCCTGTACATGCTGGGCTATGATAAAACACGCCGAAGAAGCATGTACATGTGTAGCTTTAGGGAAAGAGCGTATTGCATTCTCTGGAATATTTAGAAGTGCAAAGGGTGTAGCAATTCTAGGGTTTGCATCTTCTTTGCAATTAGAATCAACCCAAAGCTTGTGGTCGAATCCGTACTCATGGTCATCGACAATCGACTTAATGAGCTTCTTTACCTTAGAGAAGTCTACAACAACCTTCTCACCTTCTTCATCAACCTTACCCGATACTGTGAAGGAAGCATGGTATGAACGACCACGAATACGTCCAATATCATCCACGTAAGCATGGTCAATACAAGTCAAATACGGCAGTGTGAGTGTGCTAATCATTTGTTCATCAGTGTCAAGAATTCCATACGCAGTGCCGGATCTTGCTTAAAGGCACCACCCATGTAACTGGTTGTATGCTCACTGTCCGGGTCTTCTACACCACGATGGCACATACACATATGTTGTGCTTTGACAATGAGAGCTAAAGCTTTAGGCTTGAGAATCTCTTCAAGAAGTTCTGCCAACTGTTGGGTAGCTTCTTCTTGAATTTGAGGACGACGAAAAATCCATTCAGCTAAACGAGCAAACTTCGATAAGCCGCTTAGATCGTCGCCCGGAATGCAACCGACCCATACCTTACCTACGATAGGTACTAGATGATGGCTGCACGTACTCTTAACGCTAACAGGGCCAACGATATACAGTTGGTCAATCTTCTTAGCATTAGGAAAGACAGTAACGTTAGGCATTTCAACGTAACGGCCTTTGTAGAACTCGCGCACAAACATCTTTGCTACGCGCTTGGCAGTTCCGTTCGAGTTATGGTCGTTATCAACGTCGATTACCAAAGCTCGAAGTAGATTGTCCATATGAAATTCAACTTCTTCTTGAATACCAGCCAACTCTTCGGGCGTTACAAAGCTTGCGATGTTGTCATTTGCAAAGAAAGGAGCATTAGCTTCCAGAATACGCTGCCTTACAATATCACTTGTTTTCATTTATGTCTTCTTTATGTTCCATTAATTTTGAGTATTCACCGTACAGAGTAGTAAGATCGAATAAGCGTAATCCGTGTTCTTCATCACACCTCATCCAGTAAGCAGCTATAGGCGATTGGAATGGGCAATGTTCATCATCAAAGATCAACATCCTACCAATTGAATCTTTATACTGATCGTACCAGCGTTCAACCTGCTTGTATCGGTCGCGTATATGAAAGCCTACGCTTAGAGTCGACCAGTTATTAGGCATAACATAGTCTGCACTAATACCTGCTTTGCTTAACTCTTCTTTACACTTATCTATACCTTGTTCTTGCATGCCTGCTGAGATAACGATTCGGAAATCATAGTGTTGGCACAATGTATTTATTACTTGTACCAATACAGGATCAGCACCCGTCGGAGTTAAAAAGAATCTTCGTGGGAATAGAGCACCGTCGAAGTCTAAGACTAAAGCATTATACTTTGTCTTCGGTGGTATGGCAGCCATACGATGCAGTCCTATCAGTAGATTCTTCCAACCGCTTGCGAACGTGTTCAGCTAAAGAACCGTAAAAAATAACATCTACATTAAGCCTACGTTGATCTATATCTTCAGGTGTGTTATTGGATTCATCACACACTACCGTAAACTCCTTGAGCCTACCTTGCTTTGCAACGTCTTTAAGAAAGTTGTCAACGTCTGTCATCCCATTTCCTTAACACGATTTGTAGGGCCAATCAATATACCTGCATTGATAGGGCAGTACAATTTGTTTGCAAAGAATGTCAAAGGGTCGGCTCCGCTTAAAACAACAATGCGCGGTATATGAGAATACTTCTCCAATATGTCTCGCACCTTCTCAAGCTTGTAGGAGCTACTTGCTTCATTGATATTCGATAACACCAACAAGCTAGGTGTTTCTTCAATAGGCTTGTCACGAAGATTATCATTGAAGCCTCCGAATACACGATGCCAAATAGGAAGTACTCTACCTGGACGATGCCTTCGTTGCCATGAAATCATTGATTGATTGAATATATGGATTGCAAGAGCTTTTGCAAGAGCATCACTAGGAAAGCTACTAATACCCAACACGTAACTTGAACGTAAAGGATTTGTACAGATAGACTCTAGTGCTTTCAGTTGCTTTGCAGTACCTACTGCCCTAGTAGGCATACGTGCAAGTTCTACTTCATACTTAACTAAATTAGGAACAACATCATATTGCTCCTTACCGTGAATGAAGTCAGCTTGCGGTACCCCTCTTGCTGTGAGAACTTTCTCCCGTTCTCTAGGCAAATGTTTTAGTATTAGTTTTTCCATTATCGCCTTCCTGCCCTCGCGCGACCCATGTTACTACCGGCATCATCTTCATCGTGACTTGCTTGAGACGGAGCAAACTGGTCATCGTCATTATCACTATTACTACGACGCCCTTTAGTTGCAAAGTAGGCTAAAGCTTCCCTTGTCTTTTGATCCTTCGAGAACTCATACTTAAACTTCTGCATGTGAGTAACACAGTTACGTGCACAACCCACTGAGGGGCCCATGGCTTCATCATAGAACAAACGAATGACAGGCTGTAATTTACCTTCCATCGGAGTCCGAACACGCGAAGTTTCTTGCTTGTAGTTAGGTTCGTTCGATATGGGCATTGCTGTATAGATCATAGACCAGCGCGGTACATTCAAGCCTAATTGCAACAGCGAACGAATACCTACAACGACTTTGATCTTACCTTTAGATACACCTGACAAGATGTTGTCACGATGCACCTTATTCTTATCACCACCCCCACCCATGAACGCTTCAGCAATAGGTCGGCCGTACAGATCGTTAATACCATTAACAATGTCCATAACGTGCTTCTTGAACATCAACGGTATCACAACGCTATGCCCTGCTTTAACATCCGCTACCGCTTGCTTGATAAGTAGATCATTGCGCTTTTTATTACGCGCTAGATTCAGCATTGCAAACGTCCATTGCTTAGGTACCCGTGCAATCCTAATACCTGTTTCATGGATGAATACTTTTGGTGTCATTGACTCAACAGCTGACCGAGCAACAACAGGCCCAATAACTTTCTTTATAACGTAGTGCCTACCGTCTTTACGATCAACAGTACCTGTTACACCCAGACGATAACGTGCAGGGAACATAGACACAACCTTACTAAACTCAGCAGCGGCTGCTTTGTGCGCTTCATCAATCTCAACAAGACCTATCTTATGCTCAATCTTCTTGAAACGATTCTTACCAGATACTTCATCCATGAACTGGTGATACGTCATGGTAAAGATTTGGAAATTTTCAAAGTCAGCATCGGTCTTTGGAAAACCGTAGAGCTTCTTTTTATACTTTAGTTGAAGCTCTGGCAGATTTGTACATTTAGGAATACCCTTCTTCTCATTACCCTCAATATGGTAGATATACTGTTGAAGGAATTCATGTTGGGAAGCTAGCACCAGCGTTTTGTTACCTAGCTTGATGCTAATATCCAGCATACACACAGTCTTACCGAAGCGAGGAGGGGCTTCGATCAAACCGTACTTCTTCTTGAAGAATGTATCAACCAACTTCTGTTGGTGCGGGCGTAGCTTAATAAGAAACTTGATCTTGTAATCGAAAGGAACTACTTTGCGCCTATCAACAATCTTAAAGTCTTCAAATACAATGCCTGCATACTTTTCAATGTTGCGCTTGTCACCTATAGGAAGACCTATATAGTTTATGCCTCTTACGTTCTTATGGCTGTAAAGTTTAACAGTACCTTTGTAAGCAGGGCATACTTCGCACATATCGCAAAAACGGTCTTTGAGATAATCACATGCTTTACATGCCTTATCATCAAAGAACCGTTTCGTATATGCGTCTTGCAGGTCTTCTTTACTGCGTATATGTTTGATAGGTATGAATACCTTTTCACGAACATATATCTTAGGTAGTAGCGCCATTATCCAAGCCTGATGAATTCTACAAAGTCAATTAAGGTGTTGCCAGAACTTAGTTCAACTAGCTCCTGCTGAGTGAAAGTCATTTCACCTTGTACCCCGTGACACGCATATCGCAAGGTAGCAACTTGTCTCATAGGATCTTGCTGAATACTAGCTTGCATTATCTGCTTTTTACACTTTGCACAAAAAGGAGGATTGAGGTGAACACTATGTTGAGGTTGAAACATGATACCACCTTAGTTACATTAGAAGTAGGCCCGAGTAAGCTTCAACTGCTTTCAAATACTTTCCATAACTACCTGTGATACATAAAGAATCATTCAAATAGTCTTTCGGAACATTGTCATCTTCAATGAAAGCCAACCACTCAGGAGCAGTACCGAATACAACAGCACGAACTTTAGTAAGGCCCTGCTCGTCAAATAAGTGAACTAGATTCTCATGCCACATATTGACAACGCGAGGCCCACCTAAGCGGTCACGAAAATCAATAGATTGGCGATTATCTGGATTCAGAAAAGATAAGTAACTTCCAAAGCTAAGTGGAAAAGGACTCTTACAGATGCCTACTAAAGAATGACTACCTAACTCCTGCACAGTAAAGTGAACAATTCGGAAACTAGCAGCGGGTGTTACTTCTTCAGTTTGTTGATTTGGCATGGCAGATAAACTCAGAACCGTCAGATAGAATGATTAAGCAATGGTGAGTAGCTTGCGGTGGAATACACACCTGAAGAAGACTTTCAGAGAGCATCAGCCACATTTTTCTAGCAGAAATATCTGTACCGTATAAAGGTGTAACGGCAGTCTTAGCAAGAGGAGCTTCTTCTGAAGACGAAGCATCCACTACCTGCATTTTTTGCTCGATATACTCGTCACCTTCTTTACGATACAGCATAGAGTTCTTAAGGTATAGATTAGTACCGATCTTCATGAAACCGTCTTCTTGAGTAGAAGTGATAGGCCCATATACTTTAACAGCGTTATCCGTCTTTATTTCAAGCAGTGTAATAGACGGCGCTTCAGGGAGCTTCAGCCCTTCACCTGCAGTTACAGCAACTGGCATAAGCGTTTCTACAGGTAATTTATAAGCATCCGCTACTTCTTGTGTATCCCAATGTATACCCTCTACCGGAAGCCCTGTGCTTACGTCAGTTGTAAGTCCAACTACGTCTTTTTCAGAAACGTCCGCGTCATCATCAATATGGTTAAAAGCTTGTTTAAGAAGCAAGCCCTTGCCGTCACCGCCCATCAAGGGACTATCCTCAAACTGAAGATGAATAGCACCTAGGTTGTATTCAAGCACATCCTTGTTGAGTGAAATGCCTACTAGCTCCCAACGTTCGCGTTGCTTCATTTCAACCAACTGCCGATATAACATATCATCTGACTTTGCTACGTCAGAATAAGTATCAATGTCATCAACAATGTTCCATAGCTTACCGATCAGAAACTTATATTTATCTTCCTTCTCGCGTTCTGCTTTTAGGAATCGTGTATTGAATACAGCCATTGCGATGATAAAGGCCACTGTTGTTGCTAAGGCAAAGGCGGTCAGATACGTGCTAATCATATTGTTTGCTCCGGACGATTTTGAAGTTCATAAGCGTTAACCAAAAGACGAAGGCCCCAGGCCGCTTTGTCAATATCCAAAATTACAATGTCTGTCAATTGTCGTAAGGTAGTACATTGACTAATGAACTTGTAGAAAGGGCGTAGTGCCATTTCTACCAACTGCTTACGCTCATCCTTAGTCCGTACAAAAGACATTTCAGGGCCGTAAGTCATAATAAGATACTCTTGTAATGGCGTTAGGGCTTCCTCTAAACTAGCAGCAGCCCTAAAACAACTCATTGAGATTTCTGCCAACCGACTACGGTTTGATTGATCGCGGAGAGAAGCATCTACAATTTGTTCGATGAATCGCCCACTCGCCCTAGATAAGAAACGAATAGATCGAGTCTTATGAATGTCCATTACTTCCTTGGTGAGAGAATCGAAAGCAATCTTGTAGATACCTGAGTCTTGAAAGATACCCAACAAGCGTTGGCATCGCTTGTCCTCACGTAGCTTATTGCGTATAGGACTTAAATCGCGTTTCATTTAACAACCTCAAGGTAGGTAATTGTTATATCAGCATTAACAAGCCTGCCATGCGAATCAATTTTAGCAGGTGTATCAGCGGGTACTATCTCATATGAAGTTATTAAATAAAGATCAAGGGTAACACCGTTTATCAGTTTCAAGGTGACATTAAGAGACTCGTTAAAACTACCTGGATTTGGTGAAGCTTGTATACCTATACGTTCAGCCAGTATATTACATACATCCCGCACTTGCTCTGTGCCCAGCGCCCTGATCTTCAGTATTTGATTTTGATTCACGATCAATCCTTAACGGAGAAAGCTTTTCAGTGAAAACTATTTGTTTGTTGAACTGGTACTGGCCATCTACTACCCAGCACTTCGGCTTATCCTTGTCGTACTTGAAGTAAATAGCGATACGATCATTGCCGTTTTTTACAAGTTCCATATCGCCAATGACTGTCATAGGTCTACTTTCACAAGTAACGAGGACTCTACTCCTAGAGCAACAAACAAAGTGTTACTGTCTGTTGACTCCTCAATCAATACACCCTGAGGTTGTAGATGGAATAGAGTCTTGTAGTGTTCGGATTCAGAGCCGACTACTACGCATACATTCTTTACACGAGTGTTTGATGTAGGGCTGATAACAATAAATCCGCAGATACCACCAGGATCTTGCAAGAACGCATACTTGCAGAAGCCGTTCAGTTGAATAGGTTCTTGCGCCGTTACTTCAACACCAGCTAAAGGCTTTGATAAGAAAAGGGTATGTACGATACCCTTATTACCTATAGAAGGACCAAGCAGATGAAATTGGCGTTCAACAAAGTCTGTTAGCGTGAAAGGCTTATCAAATGTTATAGGGCTTGCCACGGATGTGCCTCGTAAAGTTTTCAATGTCAATACGAAGAGCCGACTCTTGAGCATCATCTTCAAGGTCTACTCTGTTAAGAAGGGCTATAGCTTCCCTCAGAGTACCTAATAAGGTAAAACCGTACTGAGCAAGAGATTCGTAGAAAATTTTAGCAGCTTCTTCATTCCTACCTAACTGATGGATGTTGACAGTACCGTCCTGCATAACTTCAACAATCTTACCTTCTGAATTGGTAATACATAAAGCAGAAGTAAATTCAGCAGAAGAAGGGAGTACACCGACCGTTGATTCAGAACTGATAGTAGGTACTAGCTCAACATTGTCGATCAAAGCTTCCTTAAGTGCAAGATACACCATAGGAAATATAAGTTGATGTGGAGCACCGCAGTTACCGGCAGCATCTGTAGAAGCTTTAACAGCAAGCTCCAGAACAAACTTTTCTGTAATTTCCATTATTCGCTCCGTGCACAAGCTAAGAACAAAGCTGCTTCTTCCGATGTGCTACCTTGCATGATAACAACCTTATCGGTAACAGAGAGTTCAGGCTCTTTGATAGTACGAGCAAGGAATAGAATATCCTTGAACAACCGAGGATCGACACTTGCCTTGAACGCTTTGCTTGCCTTAGCCGGTTGCACCTTCATAGAGTCAGACGCAGTACCCGAAGGAGTAGTAAAGCTAATGTTCAAGATGGTCGCTGCATCTTTTGCAGATAGAACAAAGGCCGTATTCGCGTTATACAGAGTGAACAGGTTTTCACTTAAGGTAGAAAGCTGTGCAGCATCATATCCGCAACGGAAGACAGGCTTTGATAAGCCCGCAACGAAGTTCTCAACCATTTCGTAGTGTGATTCTTCCGCTTGAGTAGCAGGGAGCACAATAATGAAGCTCTTACCTTCTACACGAATGCTACCGTTAGTGATAGAGAACTTAGCATCTTCACCAGCAGAGACTTGGTCAATAAGAGAGAAGTGCGACGCAGGCAGTGCTGCTTTGAACTGCAAACCCTTTACGCCAGAGTCAAGCTTGAACATACCGAAGTGCTGACTGTCGAATGAGGATACAGACAACTGGCCCTTCTTGTCAAGACTGATAAAGGAAAGAAGCGTACTTCCTTGATATACGTCTTTAACATTGGTTGCATTCAAACCTGCCTTCAATAACAGCAGCACTTCAGCAGGGATGGTTGCATCAATCTTCTTGCTACCTGTTAAGAAGGTATCACAGGTGCTTTGTTGATCACCTGTAATCGGGAGCGTGACAATATGGCCCTTGTATGGCCCTTTGACTTGTTTGAAGTTGCATTCATTGCCGTTAAAAGCAAACTCCATGTCCTTACGATTCTTGATAAGGCCAGTAAGAATATCAGGTGCGAAACAGAAAGCACCTTCTGCGTCTGCTTTCGTATCAGCCAAAGAAGCCATAACAAATGTATCACCACTCATACCGATAACACTTGTCTTCTTCTTACTACCCAAAATAAAGAATGAAGGACTTACGGAAGAACTTAAAACACCTACTACCTTCTTGATAGTAGCCTCCAGTGCCTTGCAGTCAGCAATAAATGAAAAGGGTTTAGAGTTTAGCATTATATTTTAATCCTACTAATGTCGAGTATAAGTGAAAGGTGTGTGCATGTAATGTAGTTCTTTTACATTTTCGGGCACAACATCAAAGTGGGCACACAGAACTTGTTGGTCGGATATGTAAGCGCATACTACAATCCGGCTATCTATCTCAATTAAGTGTTTTAGGTTTGTTAGAGATACATAAAAGGAAAATCCTTCCTTTAGTGCGTATGTTAGATCGAATGAAGCATTCCAAAATTCTTTGAAACTATGTGCTTCACCAAGTCTAACAAGATAACCGGTGTATAGCTGACTAGCTCGCATTTCCATTACTTCATACAAGTCCGACGACCTAGAAAAGACTCCGTCTAGCTGACCTGTAGAAAATAGCATAAGTCCTTGAGGAGGTGCTATAGCCATATCAAGTACCTATTTCATTCTTCCATATCCATACATGGACACGTGCACAGAACTTAATGCCATACTTCAAACATAGGGCGGCTACCTTACGCTGCATTTCATTTTGCTGTTCTAGCGAAGCACCTTCAGGCATCAGCCACGTTTTGGCCCATGCTTCATTGGCGTAAGTAGTATGCCCACCTGAGTAAGTATCAAGAGCTTGACGTATCTCTACCAAAGATTCTTCACTACCGTCTGATACAAACTTCCAATACTTCTGACCGTAGTAGGAATCAACAACTTCTTTTGAAATTGCTTTATTACGAGGCTCACCAGAGTTTGAAAGTTTCGGACTAAGACTCCAAACTAAATTTGGATTACCTGCGTCTTCTAGTCCTCGCCATAGCTCGTTGGTAGCTTTAATCGAAGCGTTTGTCTCAATCAAGATAAACGAGAATTTCTCTTTTACCAGTTCCCATATTGCACCAAAGTATTTTTGATACAGCATAGGCTCGCCACCTGTGAAGCACAGAATAGGCTTAGTAATCATATACTTGCCTTCAATGTGCTGAAGGATTGCTTTTGCCAATGTCTCAACAGTGTGATCTACGGTAAGGTGCTTGAACGCAGGATCCCAAGAGTATGCGCTATCACAACCTGTCGTGAACTGATACTTGGACAAGTCTTCGCGTGTCTCAGGGCTTGCATACTTCAAAGCATTAACTTTAGCAGTTGCAGGCTCTTTTGTTCCTAAGCCTGAGCAAGTAAAGTTGCAGCCGAAAAATCTTATAAAAAGAGTTGGGTATCCAGTGTAAGGCCCTTCTCCCTCAAGTGATAGAAATGTCTCACTTACGCGAACCCTGCCTGCAAACAAAACTTCTGCTTTCTTAGCAGTAGGATCATCTTTAGGTACTTGTTGAAGATTCATCATTCGCCTCTATTCAAAAATTGTTTATGATAGTCCATCAACTCACGAGCATATTCAACAGTATCTTTGCCTTCTGCAATCTTACCTTGAGCAGCTTTAGTGGCATCCTTCTTCTGTTCGTCACCCTTGACAAACTTAACGTCTTCCATTGCTTTCTCACCTGCTGCAATCTTGGCCTTACCCTCGTCTAACATGCGCTTGATGTAACTGCGCTCTGTCAACTCGAAGGAATAGTTCAAGTTGCTAATCTGTTTCTGCATCCATTCCGGAGCATCTTCAGTAACAGCACGATCAGAGAAGATCACCTTCATGATGCGGTCAGGAACAATATTGCGCTGAAGCTTATTACGTTGGAAGATCAAGCTATCCATTACGAGTGTTTCAAGCTGTGCAATACTGAAGTCCCAGCCTTCACATTGAGAAAGAGTTGCCCCAATTTCAAAGTCGATTTCAAGATTGCTTACTAGGTCGAAGCCATAACGTTTCTTGACCTTATTCTTAACTCCGTCTGTCAATGCCCATTCAATCATAGCAAGAGACTTCAGGAAGTTTGCATAGCCTGCTTCGTTTTCTAGCGAGTCATGCACTGAGTTGGTAATGAATAGCATGAAATTCTTGTTCTTCTTGATTTCCTTAAAGATCAGCCAATCAAGAATACGAATGCCATTCATCATGAACTTAGAACACATACCTTGAATCGGAGCATTACCTGCTTGACGATCCATACGAGCGGCCATTTGGCCTGCGCTCTCAAAGCTACTAGGTAGTAGATAACCAAATAGATTACGTCTAATACCAGTCGGTGCTTCTACGAATAGATTCTCCGCTGCAAACTTCTTGACGTTTTTCGTCCAAGCCATAGCTTTAGGGAAGCGTTTGGCAAAGTTATCTACAAGGGTCTTAGTGAAGTCATCAGTCTGCCCGATGTTCTTAGCAAGCGTCTTCATACCCATGCCGTAGATCAGACCGAAGATGATACCCTTAACAGCATTACGAAGAGGCTTATCAACCTTCTCCATTGCGACATTGAAGAAGTAGGAGGCATTCTGAATGTGAACGTCAGCTTCTGTCTTCAAACGTTTCGCAAGTTCCGCTGTTGGATGCAAACGATATTCATCACGCAATTTCTTAGCTGCGGCAAATACAGCAGCAACCGCTTTGTCAAACGATATAAGACCCCAACCGCGTACTTCATGTACCCGATAGTCGACCTTGATATATAGAGTACCTTCACGCGCAACAAACAACCGCTTGATATGTTTACCCAAAGCAGAGTGTGCTGGGACTTGTTGCAAGTTAGGATCGCTTGCTGACCCGCGATGTGTTACAACGCCTAGATAGCCATAGTTTGGACGAATGCGATGATCCTTCTGAAGGTCTTCGCTCGAACCCAGCATGTTGATGAAGCTCTTAACATACGCATTCTTGAGTTTCTTTGCCTTCTCAAGTGCAGTGTATTGTGCTACCTCCGGTATGTGAGCATACGCTTTCTGGAATCCTTTATCAAGCTTACCTACGCCGCCTGCACCCTTCTCAAGCGGCTCTAAGCCAAGCACTTCAAAGAATAGTTTCTTCTTATGGTCAGGCTTGTTAAGCTTGAAAGCTGCTACTGTTTCAACGCCTGTAAATAAGCTGCCTGTAGGCATACCTTGTGCTTTGCACAAGAGCAAGTTGGTCTTCTTAACAGCATCTGTTTTAAGAAGGGCTCCAGCCATCTTCTTAATCTCCAACTCAATCGGAGAGTCAACAGTCTTCAAATAGAACAAGTAAGGTACGTCAAGACCGGCACCTGTATATTCCATCTTAGAGAAAGCATGGATCGTATCACTAGCCTCATTACGTACTACCTGTTCATACTTGGCGTACTTGATATACTTAGCACGTTCTTTCTGTTGCAAATGGATCGAAAGTGGGACCACCACATCGAGGGTGCAATAATGTTGAACAGCGGGATCACTTAGGTCTGTTGCTTCAAAGTTGGCTCTATGCTGCTTACTAAACTCAGCAGTGATATACCCATCGAAACCGTATTGCACTGACAAGTTACCCAAGGAATAGTAATACTCGCCAAGCACTGTCATCAAAGACTTAAGGTTCTCGTCAAGCATGAACTCGCCTGCAAGAATGTCCCATACATCATTTGCAAAGTAACGGATACCGCACTCTGCCCGCATCAACGTTAAGTCAAATTTTGCATTAACATAGATGTGGTAATCATTGTTATTATTACCTTCAAAGTAATCCTGCAATGTCTCAACAATGTAATTGAGTTCATCAGGTGTGAAGGGTGTGTCTTTGTGATATATAGGTATCAAATACCCTTTATCTATATCAAAAGCAGCTTGGACAGTAAGAAGTCTGTTCGTAACCTTATGCAGATTCTTGGCTTCCGTATCCCATGAGACATAGGGCTTCTCACGTAGTACAGCCATAAGCTTGTCAAACTTTGCAACCGTATTGACCATAATTGTCTTATGGTTGTGCAAGCGATCTACGTCAACACAATAGTGTCGCCCATATACAGCAGACAAGTTGCGGCACATATAGCCAAGCAAGCTCACTTCCGCGTCATCACCGCGTACAATGTCATTGAGGCTTAATGTGGAAACAATAGTTGTGGTATGTACTTTCTTCTTATACTTGATGTCCTTCTTAACAGGAACACCTAGCCAATAACTGAAGCGTGTCTTACCTTTACCGTCTGTTACAATCTTGTCTTCCAACAAAGCTTGCATAACAGAAGTACCAAACGCAACTACATAGTCAGGTTGGTACTTAGTGATAAGGCACTTTACACGTTCAGAGAAAGCTTGTTCAGCCTGAGCGCGATACTCAGACGGTTTACCAAAGGTACGAAACGCATTGAATGTAACAGCAAGCCAAGAAAAACTAGGCGCCTGCTTTGCGTACAGACGCCTAGTTGTTGCAACGAGAACGTTCAACAAGTCTCCAGTTTGCCCGGAGAGTAGCTTACCGCTGTGCAGGTCCTCCGTAGGCATAACGTCGAGGACAAACAACACCTTCTTATCGCCGTTATTCTCGTAGGCCAACTTCACATATGAATATTCATCGTCGGCCTCGAAACGGGTAAGGTCATAATCAAAATTTGTGTGTTTCATTTAGCGACGCTTTCTTGGTACAACAGGTGTAGTAAAAGCTTGAACGATGGGCCACCCGTATCTACAAATACGTCCGTGGAGGACATTATTTGGAATACCTAAATGTTCAGCCCATTGAGCAACAGTTTTCTTTTCACCTTTGTATGTTACGTATTGTGTATTGCGTCTATTACTACTATTTTCTTTAGCGGTAGTCCAATGACAGTTAGACTTTGTATAATTTTTATCGTTATCTTTTCTGTCGATCTGAGCCCTAAGAAAGGGCTTAAGTCCCATATCAGCTAAGAAATTTTTAAAGGTATGCCGTCTTTTGCATACAGTGATTCCACGAGCACCGTAATCCTTGTAGCGGTCACTGTTAGGATTATAGCAGCGTGTCATCATATTTTGGTAAGTCCTATGCTCTGGAGATACCTTGCAGTCAGACAGGTGCCCGTGCGGCTTTGCTAAACATCCGCAACTCTTCGTATTACCTGTTAATAAGGAAGAGAGCCTTGTTGTTTTTACTGTTCCGCATTTGCAAACGCACTCATAAATATCATGCCCTTTAGTGCGTTCTACAAACTTTAGAACGGTTAGTTTATGAAATCGTCTACCTATAAAGGATGTAGGATTCACAGTAAAGTCGCTTTCAATTGTATTACTATATTATGTATGACTTTTACAGTTTACTTCTTTTATTCCTCAGACGACGGTCTATCTTCAACGGGCTTAGCTTTACTCAGAGTGGCCTGTTTAGCTTGAGCAGCCGCTGCATCCGCGTCCTTCTGCTTTTGAAGTTCTAGCTCGGTACATGTAAGCATGCCCGTTGCTTTATCAAGAATGACGCCTTTAGGATATGGGCCCTTGTTAGAAAGCGGAAGACCGAAATTCGGCAAGCCTGGGGCAAACGTGCCGCTCATTTCCCACTTCTTCTTTGAATCAACAGTTGCCGGACCCCAAATACCATCAAGCTTACCACCGTAAAAGCCCTTGGCCCGCATTATCTCTTGTTGACGACGTAGTTGTTCGCTACCTGTTTGCATTGTAGTTACTCCTTGTGAGAAACCATACCGCAGAATCCGCGATTGGTTGCTTGAAGAACAGTTGTAGAAAGAGGAACAGTTTCAGCTTTTGCTGAAGATCCCTTTTTCTTAGAAACAGTTAGTGTGGTTGACGGAGAGGGAGTAGAAACATTAATAGTTTCTTGAATCCACGCCATACAGGCCGTTCCTACACACTTACGATCCGTCATACAACAAACGTGATGCTTTGCTTCGTCACTACCTAAAATCTTTTTCATAGTGCATCCTTAAATAGACAGAGGGAATTACCCCTCTGCCTTTGCTACATTACTTGGTTGAAACTTGCTTCAGATTAAGCGAGCCCACTTCTTCTTTCAACTCCTCAATGTTGATAACATTGAAGCCTGCTTGACGAAGTTCCTTGACCTTATTAACCAAGCTAGACTTACGATCAAAGAACTCAATCTCAAGACCGTCAGCTTCTTGGAACTTGACTGCAGGTGAAGTACCCACAATAGTCTTGTTCAGGATCTTACGAATTACAGGATTGGTTGCAATATCTACAACCAACAGCAAGCTACCATTCAAGATGACAGGGTATAGTTTCAGATCAGGCTTACGCTTGTCCTTAATCACAGTCATTGTGTGACGGAGACGATAGAACTGCGGAAGCATTGAAGTAGGTGCAAGCTCAACAGCAAACTTACGACCTCGACCACTATTGAAGCTATCGTGCAAGCTATCTAGGAGCTTAATCGTCTTAGGAGCTAGGGTATATTTCGATTCAATATACTCCAACACTTTCGTAAAGTTGGCATAAGTCTTAACAGGTAGCCAAGCATAGTTGCCAAACTTCGTAAAGCCGTATTGCTTCAGAGATACAGTGGCATCTTCCGGTACTGCTTCCAGCGCCAAGAATTCGTTGTAGATTACAGGATACAACGAAATGTCCATCGTTTCTTCTGAAGCGTCTTCAGGCTCTTCAACAGCTTTAGGCTTACGCTTAACATCAGCCACCTTCTTGACAAAGTCCTTCTCACGTTTAGCAGCACGAGTAAGCGCGACTTCAGCCTTCTTAGCATTACCAGAAGTGCGTTCCTTATCTTCTTTCGTGATCTTCGGAGCTTTCTTATTCATGGAGCTCTTTGTCTTTTCGGTAATCTTAGTTGCCAGATATACCTTTGAAGCAGACAAAGATTCAACCTTACCACCCTGAGAAAGTTCGATCTTCACTTTACTAACAGATACTCCGGGATCTTCATCCTCGTCACTAGAAGAATTCTTTGAAGTTGATACCCCTATGATAGTACCTAAGCCGAACTCACATCGGACAAACTGACCGTTTAAGGCACGCTTATCTTTCTTGAATGCAATAGTCAGAGGATGATCCTCTTCTTGTAGAACACCCTTGAGCGATAGCAAACCTTCATCATGACGATCAGGCACCTTCATATTAGGCACCCACGGTGTGAACTCAATCACCTTAGCATCATCAGGCATCGGAGTAGGCTTAACATCAATCATGTAAGCACGTTTCGTCTTCTTCATTTCACGAAACTCTTCAGCCATTTCACCTACTAGATAACCGTACTGCCCAATGTAGCTACTGGAATTAGGCTCTTTCGTATCCCCTACGCCTGCAATAGCACAAAGATCGGCCATCTTGTTCAATGTCTTGATGTTGTCAAGGGACATCTTAATAACAGGCAAGTTCAAAGGATTGAGATTCTTGTAATATTTAGGATTGTCCAGTTCATCGAACTGTGCTTTCCGCAGCATCTTAGAAATCAGTCGGCCCATCTTCGCAACTTCTAGCGTACCGTCACAAATAATCCAATCAAGGAAGATTGTTTGACGTTCATACTTACCTGATACGTCAGGGCGGAAGATACGCGATGAAGACTGGTCAAGCTCACCCGGTGCCCAAGGAGATTCAACACGAATGAAGCGTGAAGCCATCTGAAGATTGTGCCCTTCAGAGATACCCATTTCATTTGCGATCAGAATATTGATCTTAGGATCATTCTTGAACGCTTCGAGATTCTCCCACTTGTTACCTTCGACTTCACCATGGAATACAACAGCTTGCTTCTTCAGATCAGCAGGCAGTGCACGATAGATAGCATCGACAGATCGAGTAAAGCGACAGAAGACTAGTACCTTACCCTTAGACTGAGGTTTCCAGTTTTCGGTATCTTCGTCAGGGGCAATAAGAGACTTGGTCTTTGTCTTGCCCATGGGCTCTTCAGACTTGAAGATATAAGATTTGCCATTGAAATCAACAATGTCAGAGGACTTAATATCCATGCCCTTACGCCACTCATTGCTTTCAAAGTTCTTCTTGATACGTTCGATTACCTTAGAGACTTTAGGTGTTACGAAAGTATCACGGGTTGCTTCTCCGAAGAACTCTTTAGCAACTTCTGCTAAGTCTTCATCACCTAACGGATCCGTTAGGATGCGCTCAAGCCGTTGCAAGTAAGGATTTAAAGCAGCTTCGAGCTTATCAAGATTATCACTGTCATCATCACCGTCAGTAACGTCAATCTTAGTACCTTCAGCAGTGGTTACAGTGCGATCTTTTCCATCCTTGCTATCAGGAGTGCTACCTTCAGGCGTATCATCAGCATCGTCATCTTCGTCGTCTTCTGAGCTACCCTTTAGAAGTTTCTGAAGTACCTTGTCAGTCTTCAGTTCTTCCATAGTTTGTTTCAGTACAGCATCGTAGAACATACGATGGGCACGACCCATTTCAGGGTCTTCTGCATCATCAAACGATACAGAGATAAACGTTTCTACAGGCAGCGGAAGCATGAACGCCCATTCCTTACGCTTGTAAGAAATGATTGTTGCAAACTCACTTAAACGACGTTTCACCTTAGCAGGAGCATCAGGTGTGTAGTCATACACATCTTCTCCACCGATAGATGAAATCATAGCCTTGTTGCTTGCATCAAACTCTTCCTTAGTACGGAAGACTTGAGCATTGTAAAGAGCAGTTTGACCGACAGCATCCGACAGAACGTTCTGAATGAAAGTACCTGTACCGATACGACCATACTTTACGCTACTAATCTGCATCATAGACTTAACGATCTTATGAATACCAGAGCCTAGGTTGCGCATCCGATGGGATTCATCAATAAAGATATAATCCGGATGGAACTTCTTGCAGAACTCTAGTGAATCAGAAACGTTCTCTACAGCATTACCTAAGATCAGTTGGAACTTGCCACGATTGCCTAAGAAGCTATTACCTACGACAACTACTGTATTCGTAGGAGCACTCTTAATCATTTCAGTAAGGCGTTCATCACCCCAAGCCCCGTAAGTCTCAGTAGTTACTGGGATTACGTTCCAACGTCCTTCCATGTGCTTGTGAATATCTTCAGCCCAGTTACCTACAAGACCGTTAGGGCAGATGATAAACGGACGCTTAATCAATCCGTCAGCATACGTCATTGAAATGTCAGCAATACCTAAGGTCGTGTTATGGCCATATATGCCATTAACTACGTAGGAGTGCGGGCCCGGTACACTAATATCATATACCTGCTCTTCTTTTGCTTTGCGTGAAGACTTAACCTGTACCCAAGTGTTGGCTACAAAGTATTTTAAGGAATCAATAGCTTGTGCAACATAATAGTCAGAAAGCAGCTCCTTCTTAGCTTCCTTGGGCACCCCTTCGATTATACGGAAAAGGCGCTCAACTGAGTATTTATTTGTAGCATCATTTCCGTACGAAGCGGGTAGTGACTTACGGCCTAGCTCTGCATCACGCATTACTTTCATAATAGACCAAGGTTCTGTCCTGCCCCCTGCGCCGTTCTTTGTTTTAGGTACTTCATACGTGTATGTGCTAAGAACTTCACGAATACGAAGATTAACAAAGGTTGCTAGCTCGTAGCCAGGTATACGATTTTCTGCACTACCTACTTTAGTATTTGTAGTTTGCTGCGCAGAGGTTGAAACGAACTCCACATGACTAACAGCTTCTTCTAGCAAAGACGTTTTAGCAGTGCTAAGGAAACCAATTTCTTGTGCAAGCTTAGGCAGTGCTCTCCAATTAATAAACAAGCGATATACACGTTTAACGTGATCGTGCCCATTAGACTTGTACGCGTTGCCTGTTTTTAAGCTAGTGAGAATACCCATGTTGTCAAGCATTGCTTTTACATGGTGCACAAGTGTCTTACTTATTGTACAATACTCAAACTTCCAAATACGACTCTGGTTTCTACCTTGACTTCCATGATAGATACTAGCGTCACCCTCAAATAGAGACCTTAAGAAAGCTTGTTGATACTTCTTAGGTGCAGTACGAATGCACAAAGGTACTTCCTTGAAAGCAGAAGTTCCTAAAGTCATAAGGTCTCGAACAAATTCAAACACAGCTTTCTCTGAGAATTTAGCCGAGGTCGTCGTACCTTTACGTATAACTACGGAGCCTGTACCAAACAAAGTTTCTGCTTTGTTTATATAACGGGCCATCATTTCAGGACTATGTTGTTCAAAGTGACAACGGTCTTTTACTACATAACCTTCTGCCACTAGCCAGCCTAAAATCTCAGCTAATTCTTCTGTAAGAGTATGTTTTTGTCCATTGAAAGACAGAATAGGGGTCTTCTTAGGATAGAGTTCAGTACCTAAAGCTTTGGGCAGCCAATCTCCTTTACGTAAGTTATCCAACCTAATAAATTCAGGGGCATTAGACGTAAGAGGTACTGCCCATAGCTTATGTTCAGGCAAACCCTGCGTCACAGTACCGTCAGATAGTTTTACTTTATGCGTAATACCGACGGTTGAGTAAGCAAAGTCGGTTTTCTCTACACGATTTTCGTGAGATACAACAGATGTAATATACTCTTGGAAACCACGCTTATTAGTAGAAACGTCTGAACGAGCGTATACTTCCTTCAAGGAAAGAATACCGTCAGAAGTAGGTACTAAGCTATCTCCAACAAGGCATTTCCCGCCACCTGGTGCAATGTCAAGCACTGCAAAGCGAGGATGGTTCTTTAGAATTGCCAAACACTCTGCTTGGTGCGGGAACAACTGCATACCCGGACGATTAGCAGTCGGGGCACGACTACCTGCAATGTTCAACTCTTCTTCAGAGACTTTAGGATGCTTGTTTGTATCTTCAATCTCTTCAGCCTTCTTGAAGATAGCTTCCTTCAAGTCGGTAACGTATTTGCTAAACATCAAGCAGAACGGAACAACTTCTGACTGTAGCGCAGAGAAGCCTGCGAAAGAGTTCTTATCATTGGGATCAGTTTCTTCCCCGATAGTCATAAGGTCTTTAGACGATACGGCAACAATAGCTTTCATTGCTTGCAGGAATATTTGACCACCTACATACTTAAATAGGTTTTCAAACTCATGGATTGCATGAGTCTGTGAGTCAAAGAAGCGACCCGTATCAGCAGGATCAACGTTCTCCTTGATGCAGTAAGCAGCTAGGTTGCTTCTACCCAGAGCGCGAGCATCATTTGCAACAACCGTTAAGTAGTGCAGAATTGTCTTACCTGTATTAGGTAGAAGCAATGACGCATTGTTTGCATCAGAGTCACCGACTAAGCTAAAGCCAAGATCGGGCTTTAAGAAGTTACCGTAAATAGTCTTGTTGCTATCGAAGCGATCAATTTCAAACATGGAAACTTCTTCATCACGGAGTGACTTGAGCTTCAAAGATGCCATTGAACGGTCGATTAGTTCCTTCAAGCCAGGAACAAGTTTGCGCTTCTCAAGCATGTTGTAAGCTTGAGAGAAGTTAAGGAACAAGGAACTATCGGTAATAGCAGAAGGCAGATCAGCAAAGTGCTTCGGCTCAGGCTTGATGCGCTTTGCACCCTCTTTAATCGTAGAGTCTGAGAACATGTTGCACATGCCCTTCATGAAGTCTGTCCTCATGTAGTTGGCAAGGTTTAGTTCATCAGGAATAGAGCATCCCACAAGCTTCTGGCTAACAAAACGATCAGGGCTGACAACAGAAGTCGTGATAATGCAATTCAAGTCCCAATTGTAAGTCTGCATACAACCCTTGAAGCCATGTAACTGGCTCTTGGTCATTCTGATCTTACTCTTATACTCAGGACTAGCTAGATCGAAGATCGAACCAGCACTACCTTCTTGGCTAGTAATGAGAGGAGTACCTGCCTCATAGCTTAGAGCCAAGCTGTCTTCAAGAACTTTCTCATAAGCCTTGGCATTCTCTTCTACTGCTTCTGTTTGCTTAGGCAGATAAGAAATGTTACCGCGCTCAGTGATATATATACCGTCTTTGTTTGAACGGCCTGGCTCTGAGTACAAGCCGAGTTCTTCACGCTTCTTAGATAGGTAGCTAGAAGCAGAAGGCATAAGCACGTAACGCGGAATCTTGTTTGTCTGCAAGCCCGTACCCTTAATACCGGGTGGCTTCATCATAGCAGATGCCCAAACAGATGCCCATACGTTCAAAGAAGCAAGGCTGACTTTGTCCTTAGCTTGAACAATGTATTGCACGATGTTGATCGGAAGATTAAGAGCAAACGAGAATGCAATAGTAGGTTGCATTGC